ATAAATTGCTGCTAAATCTCTTTCAAAGGCCTCTAGTGCGGCCCATGCACCTCTATTTAAATTCTGATGTTGAAGTGCACAGTTAACATAAGTAAATGTAGTTTCTAACCACTCTTCTTTACATGAGAATGTATTTGCGGGTGCCATATGACCCTTGTCCCAAATATTATCAACGTAATCAGATGAAGACGAAGTTTTAATGCCATCTACTTTTTCAAATCTCATACCATGTCTAGAATATGATGGTGCCATTGCATCACAAATAACAGTATAATTTATTGTTAATGGTTGTTGATATGTTTGAGAATATGTGATCTCATAAATATCTGTTCTAACTTCTATTACTCTTAGCTCGTCTTCTTGTGCATATAGTAATGTATTAAAGAAGATACAAATGACTGCGAAAATGATTCTATAATGATACATTATTTTATTTGTTTTACCCAAGTTAGTAACCTAGTTAAAGGTTTCCAACTAAGTGTTGATTTTATTTTAGTTATATCTGCTACTGATCTTTTAGGCTCTAACCTTTCTGGTATGTGAATTATCTCACCGCCAAATGCTTCGGCTAAATCCATAATACTAGTTTCTTGACCTGATGCAACATTCATAACTTGAATGCCATTTTCTGAAATGTCAGTATATGCACTGATGCACGCTTCAACCACATCACCTACATAAATAAAATCTCTAGTTTGTTTACCATCTCCAGTAACAGTAATTGGCTCGAAAGATTCATATTGATTCAAGAAAACAGGAACAGCACTTAAGTAACCGCCTTCATTTCTTTGACCTTCACCGTATACATTAAAGAATCTTAATGCAGTGCCTTTAAATGGTCCTCTTTTCATACTCTTCTTTTAAAAGCAATTCTGTCATATGTTTTGCTTTGGCATATGGACTAATAGGATCAATAGATCCTGATTCAACATATGGTAAATCTTCAGAGTCTCCATAAATTGCAGGCGGTTGATGCTATAATAACATCTCTATTTCCCTGTTGTAATGACCAATCAACTATATTTGCCGTACCTCTAAGTATTTGATCGTAGTATTTTTTAGGATTGTTTAAACTCTCTTCAACAGAAACTGGTGCTGCTAAATGAAATAAAGCATTGTGTTTAATTTGCCAATCTTGAATAGAAATATTATTAACATCTTCTTCAATTATTTGACAGTCTAATCCTTCAATGTTTTCTAAACTTCCGGTACTAAAATTGTCGATAACTGTTACTTGCCATCCAAGATTAATTAATTTTTTTACTAGGTGTGATCCAATAAATCCTGCACCTCCGGTTACTATTGCTTTCATATTAATTCTTTTTTAATCTATCGGGTTTCCATTGGTGTTCATAATACCACTGTGTCATTAGATGTCCCATAAAAACTAGTTGAAAATTAAAAGCCTTTTCAAAGGTTCTAAATTCATACACTGTTTCAGTGTCTCTAACAACTACCCAACCCTGTTCTTGTGTTATGTCTTCCATTTTTCTAATTCGTTTATTACTTGCGATGGCTGTATTTGTTTACTACATTCAAATTGTCTATGTGTGCCTTTCCATGAAGGGCACCAGTTCCAGTCACCTTTATCAAAGGTGTCCCATCCCCAACATCCATGACATGCTTGTTTATTAATTATTCTAGTACACATGTCTTCAAACTCTACATACTCGTCAGTAAAACCACTGATCATAATAACTTCGGCTCCAAGCGCCCAAGCAAACCAAGACAAGCCAGAAGAAATTCCAATAAAACCTTTGGCAGTCACAATAGAGTCTGCAACCTCTTCTAAGGCTTCTGGTAATTGTTGAACACCTTGAAGTTTAGTTCCTTCTTTACTAGCATGATGTACCTCTAAGTCATTTTGATTACACCAATCTACAACCTCTTGCCAGCCAGTGGGATGATTCCAATATTTGGCTTGAGCAGTTGATTGTGTTGCTATGCAAACGTGCGCGCGTTTAGATTTGGTTTTAGCCTTTAGGTATCTAGGTGCCATAAATGGTCTGGTTTCCCAGTATTCTAGGTCAAGGCGATCTGCGGCGATTTTTCCAAGGGGAATTTGACGCCAATCATATCTGTGCTCGTGTCTTTGCCATGGTGCTTCCATGGTATAATAGACTCCGATGGTTTGTGAATGGTATGTCGATGGTTGGTCCCATGCCAGTGGATACACTTTGTGTGTTGCATATCTTTTCCAGTCAAATAACCATGGCTTATGACACTTTACGAAGACTCTGTCAACAGAGTGTCGTTGTTTGATCATTGTCATTTGACCCATAAAGCTTAAGGTATCTCCAAGTGATGAGCTATCAAAGATAACTGTTAGATCTTGGTTTACCAGATCTGGTTGTAGCTCTGTGTAGAGTTGATTGTCTCTGTATATTTTAACAGTCCAATCAGTCCACCATTTTCTAGATGGTTGATACCAGTGTCTGTCTTCCAATTCTCCAGTACTGTAGATTAAGTCTGTAGAGTCCCAAAATTCTGCACGCCATGTTGCAAGATCTAGTTGTTCTACGTGTAACCGTGGTCCATTTACCCATTGAATTTTAAAAGTGTCTGAGGTAACTTCGAGTTGATGTGCGCGTTCAGTTGTGGATTTTGTCAATGTAGCGTGATAAGCGTCTTTGAGTTGTTGAGTGAACCTGGCAAAATCGTCCTTTGGTGGGTTTTCTCCTTTAATATCGAGTTCTGTGAGTTCTTTGATTAATACCGATGCGTTCTTCTCTAAATCCTCAGAGAATGGAATTATGAAAGGAAACATGTCTTCATATTGATCTAATTGCCTAGAAAATGTTTTAAGGCCATAACTGTGTGCTTCGCGCAATGCTAATGGACTACATTCCCAATTAGAGTTAAACATAAATGCATCTGACGCTATCATAAACTGGGACACATCAGATCTTTCACCCCATATTGTAACGTTAGGTGGTAAGTTTTCCATTAATGGTTGCCAATACTCAGAAAAGTTTTCAGCTTGATTACCAACAAAGTGGAAATGTAAGTTATTTGCCTTTGACGCAGCAATCCTTGCGATCTCAATGCCTTCTGACTGATTCTTGCCAGTTGTCCATAATCCAACGTTAAGTACATGTGTTTTACTTGGGTCAAACCCTAATGAATCCATGGCATCTGACTTTGCCAGTTCTTTGGATCTTACCATGTTTTCTACAGGATATTGAATAACTGATTTATCCGTGTCTCTGTTTTTAAATGTTTTTAAGTGGTATGGTGTACAGAATTGATAATGATCTGGATCAAATCTTTTGTTTTTAGGATCAAACCAAATATTATGATTAGTTTCTACTATTTTCCACTTTTGATTATAGAGCCATTTTTGGGTAGACTCAGACATTTTATTAAAACTATCAAAAGATTCTGGTGCCTCATCAATGTGAATAATATCTGGGTTTAAATTATTTAGATAGTTCTTTAATTTGGCAGATCTTTCTGATTCTTTTATTGAGTCTAAATAACCCAAAGATGTAAATCTATCACCTAAAATAGCTTGAAGTTGTTCTCTTTGAACAATATAATTTGTACTGTATTGTGTATATTCTAGAACGTGTATATCATATTCGTCTAAACGCAACATAGCTTGTACTCTTTTGAGAACAAACTGTGGCATTCCACCTGTGCTCAGGTGTGGAGCTAAATACAATATTTTCTTTCTCGTACTACTCATATAATTTTACTAATCTATCATATACGGCATCTACGCTTGGGTGACACTCGAATTCTTTTTTATTTTCTAAACAATTTATCTGTGGTGGGATAGATTGAATACTACCATGTGTTTTGATATTATACTTCATATTACTTGAACAAAATATGCCACATCCACCTCTAATAAAATCATATTTATAATCTTGAGTTCCATTTCTATATGGTGCCCTAAGTTTATTATCTATTGAACTACCTAATTGTATGATATGAACATCTGTTGTTCCTGCAACATGCAAAATACCTGAGTCCATAGTTACTATAGCCCGAGCTTTGTTGTTCATCATCCATCTTAATTCAGCGGGATCATTATCAGGATCATTAAGTAAATTAACACCCAATTTAATGTTTAAATCCATTACTGGTTTTTCAACATTAAAATGACCAACTTCTTTTGAATCTCTACCCACAGCAATTACAGGAATTCCTTGATCATTTAACTTATTAGTCAATTCTTGCCATTTTTCTTGATCCCATGTTCTTGTTGGCCAGGTATGTGTTGGGTGAATTATAACATAGTCTTCATATCCTATTTCTCTTTCACTTTCGATGTAGAGATCCATTTCCATCTCTGCTTCAGTTAATGTGAATCCCAAAGAAACTGCATGGAATTGTCTAAGATCCATGTTAGAATATCTAAATTCTACTTTACGTCCTCTCAATTCGTTTGCTATGCCAACTATTGGATAAAATGTCTCATGTAAGTGACAGTTATCTTTTAATTCTGAATCTAACGGTAATGCCTGAAATACTAGTGGATGATTTTCAAACAGGAATGGCTTACTTGTAAACACGGTCAATTGTGCATTGTCATAAGCTTTAGAAAGTTTACGCAATGTTGGTATTGCAGCAATAGTATCACCTAGTGCTGGTGTATTTATAAGTAGGCCTACTCTTTGCCCATCCTGCAAGGCATGACGCATATTAGTTATATTCTTGGTAAGACTTTTCTTCTACTAATGCCGAACCAGTTAATTCATTAATTTGTTTTTTAACTTCTGCTCTTTCATCGTTAGTGAAATAAACAGATCTTGCTAATTCTATAAAATCAGAATCAAATCTATCTTCACGCTCATGATCTCTGATTATATCTTCGATATTCCAAAGTGTTTTATTAATATTAAGCAAATCTTCTTTTAGTTCTGCTAATACTTCTTGTGCGTGTGTGTCATTGTAAATCTGGTCTACAACTGGTTTTAGAGAATCGTACTCATTTTGTACGTTAACTAATTTTGCTGGATTTTTAATTTCTTGTAACTTAATCTCTAGGATTGTGTACTTGTCAATTATTTCTCCGTTAGATACTTCTATTTTCATCTTTAATTTGTTTTAAAATGTTACAGTATTTGAAAAGTTCATCCTTTTCAAATTCTTTAATTGCCCATTCTAAATCTTCAGTGCTACCTAATCTAGCCCATTCTCTAAATTCATCGTCTGATTTAAAAACGTGAATAAAATTAGTAGGTCTAATTAAATCGGTATACTTTTGATTTAACTCTTCTAATGAGATGTCTTTAAGCTTTTTCATTTGTGGTATCAGTAGTTCTTTGAGTTAAAAACTCGGCAGCGCTAGCTACCAAAACTGAATCACGGACGCTTAGTGCTCCTGCGCCTTGTGCAGCATTTGCTGCTTGAATAAGAACATTAACCGCCATTACTTGATTCATGTTCTTTACCTCTTCAAATGGAGAAGAAAGCACTTGAGCTTCTGCTTCTGTATTGTTAGGTTGTGTATTAGATACTTTTTGCATGTTATAATTATTTAAAAGTTATATAAAAAATCTATTATAAGTTTCATCTGGTAAATCTACTAAGAACATCTAATAATCCACTTTGTGGAGATATACTTATAGTATCGCTTCTTAGAACGTCTCTTGAAGAAACTTTCAAGTCAGATTCAATAGCATCATCAAAATGATTAACGCCAGAGACTCTGAGTTTATTAATATCTGTGGAATAATTATAGATCTCATGTTTTTCACATAATAGTTTTAGTAATGCTTCTAATGATTCCAACTGATTCTGTGAATATTTGTGAAAATATCTATAACCTCTATATGATTTTTCTAATCTAACAACTTGACTAGGATGTACTTCTTGATTATACCACGTAAAATACTTACCTCCTTGTTCTTTCAAATACCCTGCAGAACACAGCTCTACACTTATACTGTGTTTAATTAATTTATGTGACTTAATACGACCTAAATGAAACCCTCTGTTTTCATCTTTGATTGCTTGCAAAACTTTACCGTCATATGTACTATCTGACCCTGATAATTTATCAACATCTAAATGCGTTGCTAATCCACCTATAACATAATGCGCCCCAACTCTACCTCTTTGATCAGAAGCCCATCTGTCTATAACTTCATATGGCGAATGTTGGCCATTATTTACAGATATAAAAATATATCGCTTAGCATCTATCTCGTTAACGTATTCTCCTTCTGGTAAATTATACTGCTCAATCCATGTTGCAGAAGTAGTAATGTCAGTATCTGCATCTAATTCTAGTGGATTAATACCCAACTTAAGCCATGTCACGTGTCCAACTACTGAATCCGCTTGTAATTTGTGTTGTATTTGAAATAAACGAACCGCTTGTTTTGTCACATGCCCAAAAACACCATCCTGTTTTACACCTAACGCATCTTGTAGTATAGATACTAAATCACCGGTCTGCCCAAATTTTACAATGTATTTTGATTGCATATCTTTTGTGTTTTATTTCTGAGATCATTGATCAGATCACACAATTCCTGTTGGCTTGTTGTTGTGTGTTTAAATGAAAATAACTCTTTTCTAGTTTCTCGTTCAGTGATATAAAATGAAATCTTATATTCATTCTTCTGTTTTAAAAGAGGTTTCATAAAAGAAATAGAATCTACTTGGTGTTTAGCTTTACCTGCGTATGCATATTTTACATACACTGATGCCGAAACAACATATTTTTCATGATCGTCTACTTCTAAAAACTTATACCTTTCTTTTAAACCATTAACTATTAAATATAGCCTATGTGCCGTAAAATGGCTACCACCTTTAACAACTTCTACTAGTGCTTCTTTTTGTAAAGGTTCGTTAATATATTTTTTAGATAAATCTATATTAAGATTTGTTATTTGCATCTGAATCTTTTTTAATGTAATCTTTCATGTCTGAATTAGCCTTGTTATCTAGCGCCTTCTTTAGTAAGTCTTCTTCACCCTTTCTGTGTAATGTTTGCCAAGCTTCAATTTCTGACTGGGTCATTCCATCTGTTGCAGAAGGTGGATTAGAACGATTAACTTTTATTACTTCTACATCTCCTGAAGTATTTTCTACTTCAAACTTATCAGATAATTCTTCTAACTCTTCTTCAACTTTATCTAGTTCTTCTTCAGCTTTATCTAGTTCTTCTTCAGCTTTATCTAGTTCTTCTTCAAGTAAATCTAAATCTTCTTCAAAAATATCATCTAGTTCTTCATCTGTCAAGTCCTCGACCATATCATTAAGTACTAAGTCTAATGCGTGCTCCTCATCGAATCCGTTATCATGTGCTGCAAAAAACTCAGCTTCATCTATTGGATCTGGAGCATGTCTATCGACATATGCATCATACATTTCTTCAACATCCTCTTCGAGATTTTTTTCAATGTCATTTAACATACTGTCTTCTGGGATTTCATCATCCCATTCTTCGTCCTCATCTTCTGGTTTGATATAATCAACTAGAGATTTAATAAATCCTAATGCAATTAAAGGAAGTATTGCACCTGAAACAAATGCTAAAATTCTTTTTTGATCAATAATATCTTCATCTATCAGGTCAAATAACTCTGCCCAACTTCCAAAATCTTCTAAATTTATAAATGCGTAATACATGTTTCCTTGCATTTGCATTAATGTAATAGTAATGAATAATGCCCAAACTAAAGTTTTATTCATCTTCTTTAAAATCACTAAAGACGCCAAAGAAGCTGCTGCTCCTATTTCAAAACCTATTGCCAATGTAACTGCTAACCAATATGGGTTAGATAACTCAAAAAAGTCGATTACGTGAATAGTAGAAATAACAGACACTAACGCGTATAGTCGTTATAAACGTACCTATTACAAATCTTTTTACTAATTTATTTCTGTCCATTTTATTATTGTATATTTACCACTTGCCTAAAGGACAAGATGATCCAGGTGACATGGTTTTAGCAGCAATATTACATCCACAGCCCATTTACCATATTGCCTGTTTTTACGTTTTTACCCTGTTTACTAGGATCACATTTGTGTCCAGATCTCATATGACATGAGTCGCAAGATTTTAACCTAGATTCACTGAGTTCTTTTACTTCTGGAGAAAGCCTATCAAATTTATCTTTAATATAATTAGCCCATCCTGTAAATATTTGACTAATCTGTGAAGGTTGTTCATCAGGCGTCTTTATTGTAGGTGGAGTAATTATACCAAATTTTTTGGCTATTTCTGAATGATTATTCTCCTTTGACATAAAAATTAATCTTCTTTTTCTTCTAATGCGTTGATTGAAATTCTTTCTTTATCTGAAATCTCTTCAATTCTTAAAGTTTTCCAAGCTGGAGTTTCTTTAATCAATTCTATCATCTTTTCTTCAGTAATGATAGTGTTAATTAATGTAGCATTTAGTGTGTCAATTTCTGCCTCAACTTGTCTAAGTTCTTTCTTTGTTTTTTCAACTTCAGAATCAATTCCGCATGATTTGAAGTATGTTAAAACCAACAATACAAGAATTAATTTTGTACCGTGATCTGCTAAAAATGTATTAAATTTGTTCATAATGTTATGTTTAATTTATGTATTATATATCGAATTTTTCTTTAAACGTCTTCCTGCGCTTCATAAACTCCTTTGCATAGAACTCCAAATCTCTTTGAGTGATGCTAAATGTTTGTGGTAAATTATCTAATTCATTAGCAATCCAAATCTCTGCACCATCTGCCTTTTTACCTGACATATCCCAATATGCTATAAAATAAGCTGCAGCCTGTAAGAAGTAATCTTGAATCCATTTTTCTTGTTTAGGCTTACGAGAATTCTTATAATCAATGATCATAATTTTATTATCAACAAGTTCAGATATGTTATCTACTGTTCCTGCCCATCCACCACCTTTAGTGGTCCATAAAAAAGTTTCTGCTTCTAGTACCTCATTTATTCTATCGAAGTACACATCGTGATTATAATAGAATTTGTAAAAAAATGTCCATGCTTGTTGTAAAAAGAAAGCTCCTAATTCTTCGTCTTTGAATTGATTAACTTCTTCGTCTTCTTTAGAGATTTCCTTTAGTTGTGCTAACCTTTCTTCTGGTTCACCCGAAGTCTCTCCTTTATAAAGTTCTATTAATCTGTGCATAATAGTACCTCTATTCATAGACAATGTAGAAATGCGGTTGGCTTCTGCTTCACCAACTCTTTTTTTCCACTTCTCTAAACCAGACATGTCTTTGGTATTACCTAAGACAGTGGTTACAGATGGTAACTTTGCAACTTCTTCGTCACCTTTGGTTACTCTATAGAATCTTAGTCCATTTTCCTGGACTCTATTAATTTCGTATCCTTCCAAACTTTTATGATTTAATCCAATTAGATGCTTTCTCCCACAAAGCTGAAACTAGATCTAGATTACCGTATGTGAATTTAACGATCACGAATGTTATAAATGCAACAAATGTTGTTTTAATAATATTACCCAGAATAGGCAATAATGATAAATCATCAAATACTGGCCACAATACTATTAGGAATGAGGCACTGTCTTTGACTTTTTCTATTTGTGGATATACAACATCAGCTAATCCTATTTTGAGCATGCAATCACCATACTTTGTAATTTGTTGTAAGACGTATGCTTGTTGTACATCTAATGATGCAGATCTTACTTCTTCTGGCAGATTAACCACACCGTAAATTCTACCCAACCAATCGACTCTAAGTTCATGCTCTTCATTGAGCATCTTAATATTTTCTCTAGCGGTTTTTCTAAAGATCCACCACATTCTTATATCTTTATACAAGTCGTACCAGTAAGTAAAGGTACTTGTTAACCATTTCATATTATTCTGTTTTAGTAAATTGCTTTAATTCATTAACTCGCATCATACCAGTTGTCTTGTCAATCACTTCTCCATTTTCCATATAAACTAGTGTTGGAAGAGATCTAACACCGAACGCTTGTGCCATTTCATGTTCCACTTCAATATCAACCTTAATTACATTTACTTCTGTAATTTCTTCTTGATATTGATCTAATTGTTTACTTAGCATTCTGCATGGCCCACACCAATTAGCATAAAAATCAACTAATACTCTGCCTGTTTTAAGATCTTCTTTATTCATAATTATAGATTTTCATTTACAGTCCACTCAGACAATAGGTCATTGTCAATCAAACTAATATATGTATCATAGTTAACTGAGACACATATTTGTCCTTCTAATGTTGGCAATGTTGTGTATTCTACTAAGTTTTCAAATGCCTCTTCAGCAGCTTCAATTGGATTCTCTATATTTTTGACCATTTGATCTAATTGTAATTGGTCAATCCATAATTCTATATTCATGTCTAAAATCTTTTATATTATATTTACAAAGGGTTGTTTGTTTCAAAAAAAAAACCGCTGTTTCCTGTATCGGATAGGCGGTTTAGGTGTTCGGGAACCTACGACTTCTGCTTGTCTAGAATTTTATGCTGCGTGTCCTCGAACTCAAGAGAAGTAAGGATACATTTCTCTTTGTTGATGGAGCGAAAGACCGGGTTCGAACCGGCGACCCTGACCTTGGCAAGGTCATGCTCTACCAGCTGAGCTACTTTCGCTTAATAAAAAAAGGAAGGATCGTGTACTAGAGTATACCAGCTCTAGAAGATCGACTTATTGTAATGATTACTGCATACCAATCAACTTTACTATTATTTCAAGTTCTACTCAAGATGGTTAATCTCGTTGTAGCGCCGCAACGGCTTTGATTGTACCTTATCCCCTAATAAGACAGGATATTCGGTCACTTGGGCAAGATTTCCTCTCGGGTACTTGCAATGCTCCTAGAAAGATTAGTTTATGTTATCTTTCTCGATCTACCACCATCTACTTTGCCAAGTCTTAGTTACTCACTTCTGCAACTAAGCCGAAACGTGTTCGGTGTCTGGTGTGCCTTAATCCCTCTTTCCGTCAGGATTTTTTCGGCAATACACTCACATCATCAATGATCAGTATCAAATGTGCCTTCCCAATATTTCAAAGAACTGTGTCTTCAGTGGAGAATATCAGAGTCGAACTGATGACCTCCTGCGTGCAAGGCAGGCGCTCTAGCCAGCTGAGCTAATCCCCCAACAATCTATATTTTAAGTCTCAATTGCTGAATAGACTTTTGTTTACTTACGCGTTGTTTTTAGCGCTTACGTAAACTCTTACTTCTTGTGCCACAGCTTTGATGTTTTGCATCGCTTTACGTACTCTTGTACCTGCTGCTTTATTTCCTTTTTCTTCAAATTTTACTGCGTCATCTTGGATGTCAGCTAAAATCTCGTTCATTTGGTTTAATAATTCTTCCATTGTTTAATTTATTTGTTTAATACTAATTATATATGATTACTCTTTTTTGTTTCAAAAATTTATTATAATGTGCTAGCACTTGCGTTAAAACCACCATACTTGCTATATGATTCGTCAATTTCCCCAACTTCGATCCACGAAACCTCTTCTTTTTCTACAGATGAGGAATAGATTTCCATTTCACCTTCAAATATAGTTGCCAAGGCGTCTGCTGATGTCAATCTATCTAAACTTTCTAATTCTTCACAAATTTCATACCAATCTTCGTAATAAAGATCTTGAATATACTCAACAAAATCTTGTTCTGAATCGCCTTCGTAGGGAAATGTCGCAAGATCTGTAAAATCACTAGGATCAATATCTACTGCTTGTGTAGCTTCCCAGTTTGTGTAACGTTCTACCTTTCTAATTTGATAAGACATGTTTAATTTATTTTTGTTCGGGTATTATACTTGTTATTTTTTAAAGGTTTCACCCCTTATTATTAATTTCATCTATTTTTTCTGGAGTTAGTGCCTCTAAGAATTCTACAAACAATTTAATGCAATTTTCTACATCTTCTTTATGTGCCATTTCTACAGTAGTATGCATATATTTGACAGGTGTTGCTAGAATTGCAGTTGGAGTGTTTTCTAAAAAGAAAGCAACAGTGTCATTACCATAACTGCCAACGTGATGTTGCAATGGTAATTTTGCATCTTTAGCTACGTCCTTTAACATATTTAAAATACCTCTATGATTTTGAGATGTGTATTCTAATGAAGGTCCTTTGCCACCATCGACTGGGCCATACTTAGCTCGGTCCATTTTTGGTGTATTAACATTATGGCACACATCGTGTACGAGTGCCAAATCTGCTTGTAGTTCTTTAGCTATTTTCTTAGCACCATAAAGGCCAACTTCTTCTTGAACTGAGTTTACTACATATAAATCATATGGTAAACCAACACCTTTTTCCCAAATAGTTCTAAGAGCTTCTGCTATGATGTAACCACCTATCTTATTATCTAACGATCTACCGACATAGTAGTCTCCAATCTCTTCTAATTGTGTGTCAAATGTGATTAGGTTTCCAACTTCAACACCAGCTGCATTTACAGCATCAAAATCTTTAAGTCCACAATCTACCCACAATTCATGTTGATCATATCCTTGTTCGACTCTTTTTGTTCGTGTGTGGATTGCTGGCCATCCAAAAACTCCTCTAACTTTTTTGCCATCATGTGTATGGATCATTACAGACTTTGATGGTGCTATCATATTATCAGACCCACCATGGCGTCTAACTCTAATCATTCCATCTTTTTCGATATGTGTAATTATCCATGCAATCTCGTCACAGTGTGCTTCAATGATTACACGATTTGAATTCTTTCTAGATCCAGTTCTTCCTTTTAAAATACCATAACTAGTTCCATATGCATCTTGTTTTAAGAAATCACAATATGGTTTAATATAATCTGACCATATTTGTTGACCTTCAGTTTCTTGAGCTACTGGTGCATAAGCATTCAAATAGTCATGTAAAAATTGTTCTTGTTTATTCATTATTATTTAATTTAGCTTCTACTAATTTATATGCCTTAAATAAATGATCTACTGCATTACACACATGATCTTTTACTTCTGTGTCTATTTTAGAAACTGGGTTTTGTTGAATGTGAGTGTTTATATTTACCATTGTAGTGTGGAGCCTATCCATCATTTGATAGTAATTAAGCTCGTCTAGTTCAGGCAACTTACTCAAATTATTAGAATAAAGAAGTGATGGCGGTATATACTACCCAACCAAATAAAAATATTCCTACACCCATTAAAGTCCAATCTAAAATCTTGTAATTACCTTCTACTTGTGATTTAGATCTACCTTGCCAATCATTAGGATTCCACTCTTTGGTCCTTCCTTCTAAAATGTCTATGACTTCGTCTGTTTTTTTATCTTTCATACTACTTATATGATGTAAATAAAAATTGTTTATAAAATTACTTTAGAATCCGTAATAACGATTTTGCTTTTACCTTGATCTGTGTTCGTAGTCGTATAATACTCCTTTACTTTAGTTACTCTATCTTCAGTAGTCTTAACAACAAGTATTTTTCCAACGTCTGTCGTATTTGGTGCTTGATGATCAGATAAAAAATCACCCAGAGAATAAGCTATAAGATTACCGTCATACACCGTGGCATTGTAAGTGTGTGTACCTGAACCGATAATGATTGGATACCCTGCTTCTCGTAAAAGTTCAGCAACTTCTATTTGTTCGTTCGTTGGTTTTGTATTATATTGATCACCCCAATGAATGTATGCAATACCTGAAGTGTCATTAGATGATTTGATTAATTCCTTAATTTGTTCTAATGATAATCTATCTTGACCGTTAATGTGTGTTGTGAAATTTAGAATTTCTTGCGAGTTTTTATTAATTGGAATTAAACCAGCTTCTTGAATTAATTTTAAAGTTTCTTTATAACCATCTTCTTTAAAATCTAGCATGTGATTGTTTTCTGTGGCTAAGTGTGAAAATCCGGCTTGCAAGAGAGCTTTTAAAAAATTAGGATGCGCTTTGAATTTTCCTGTTCTATCCTCAACGTCTGTATCGATAGACTTAGAAATTGTAGTTTCTAGATTTCCTAGAACCATGTCAGCGCCTTTGAATAAAAATAAAACCTCATCAAAAACTCCACTATAAGAAAAGTTATGATCTAATTCATAATTGATCTGTTCGGGGTGTTGCATAATATCACCAACAAAGACATATGTTTTTGTATTAGCAGTGAAATCTTCAAAGAGTTTTACTTTCTCCATGAATTATATATTAGGATTTCTTGGCCCTATTTCTCCAAGCTTTATCCCAACCACCAAGAGGCATGATCTCTTCGCCCGTTCCCATAGGTGCTTTTTCATTTACCCACGATTCTTTTCCATTTGCAATGCCCATAATTTTGATATTAGGATTTTGAGCGATAACTTTGGCCTTTTCAATTGCTTCTGCACTTGATTCTGCCATAACACAAATTGCGAAGTCCTTGTGTTTATTAAATGCGCGCTCGAGTTGGAGATCGTCAAAATAGTGTAGGTAGTACACAACTATGGGTTTTGGCCCAGATTCTTCTCTTTGGTTTAAATCCATTTTTCTATGCTAGTTGTCCTCTTTTGTTTCACTATTATTAATGTACTTTTCCCTCATCTTTTTTTGGTTTTCGGGATTCCATGTAACTGTAAACGCTTCTAGATCCTCTTCTGACATTTCGTCAAATATAGCGGTAGTAAATGGAATTTTGGCTTCGCGGAGATATTCTTCAGCTTTCACCATTAGCATGGCTTTTTTGTTTAGGTTTTTAAGTAGCTCTTGTTCAAATGGTGTTAGATTATCTTTGTTCATGTCGATTATTTTACTAGGGTTTTAATTTCAGTTAGTGTATTATCTAGTTTAGAGAGGTTATATTGTCCATGCTCGTCTTCTAGGTTATTAATAAGTTGTTTGATATTATTGATAGCACCTCTCATGAGCTTAACTCGATCTCGCTTTTTAAGAGTATTACGATAATTAACAACTCCACGTGCAGCACATTCCATGCGCTCTTCATGTGTAGGTAACATAATACGAATTTTATTATCGAATATATTGCCACTCCATTCGCTGACGTGCTTTTCTGTTCTAGTTGGATTTAATTGATAAATTGCATGTGTGGTATCTAGTCTACCATAGTAGTTGCGAACTCTTGGAAGAGATCTGCGCACATATCCGTTTTCATAAAGAATGTAATCGCAATTTGCAATTGGGTCATGGTAACATATGTTGCCATTATCTGCTTGTGTCTGTGAGGTAACCTCGATGCACTTAAGTGCTTGTAATTTATTCATTTTATTATTTATTTTAGATTAGTAAAAAAGAGACATTGCACCTCGAAGACCTTCTTCGGTAGCTACGTGAAAAGAATCAATACGTGGATTCAAAGTATCTGAATCTTTGTACTCTTTAAGAGCTGCTTTAATTGCACCTCGTTTGGTTTTGGCCCACACTGTGTTCCAACCGCCACCTTCAAAGGTGAACATATATTGTTTGTTTTTTAATTCTGCCATGTTTTCTTTCTTTAATTATTACTCTACTAATATACCAAATCTTTTTGACATAAAAAAATCTAGGCTAAAATATTTTCACTTTTTTTAGCCTTAATGTGTTTACAGTCACCTCTAAAGAAGTTCATTGCAGGACAATCACATCCCCAAACTCCATCTCTTTCGGTAACTTCATAGAATTTACCAGGTTTTGATGACTCTACTTTCCATGATCTGTTCTCAGTTTTAGTGATCACTGGCGCAGCTTTTGGTTTTACTACTTTAGTACTCTTACTAAATTTAATCTGATCCCTAGTAGTTCCCTTAGGTACTGGATGCCAACCGGGGCATACATAAGTACCCGAAGCAGTGTTTACCATGGCGAAAACATCACCATAGCAATCATCTGGTGGAAATGTATACGTTTTAGTGCTCATTAACGCCCGTTAATTCATTCATATCTGAATACGCTAATTCGCATTCGTTTGCCTCTGATTCTCCACTTTCTACCTCATCTACTGCTAGAAAATAAAGATCTCTAATTTGTTCATCCATTTGTGGAAATGCGTTGGATAATTTTTCAGCGTAAGCTTTTAGTTCTGATAATTGCATAATTTTATTTTTAAGTGATTAATTATTTTCTACTCTGTCGTGAACTGGAATCGGTGCTCTACCTGGAAATCTAGAATCTGAAGTGTGGATAAAGTTACCACCAAACATTGTGTGTTTGTTGTTCTTGTATAATCCGGCAGGAACTGCATAAAACGCATCTTCTCCAAATAGTTGTCTTTCTACTAAAACTAATTCATCATCTGGAATTAGAGTTAAATCTGCTAAATCGACATCTGGGCCGTGGTGCAGAATAATTGAGTCTTCTCTTGAAGTTAGACCGTTGTTTGTTGAATCTCCCATGGAGTTTCTAAGTACGAATGTTAGGATGTTTGACATATTTTTTATTTTTAGCTTTTTAATTACAGTACTAATATACCACTTTTATTTTAACGGGGAAAGCTTTTTGCTGTTTATTTTTAAAAGTTACGAACAATTACGTTTATACCGCATTTTTCATAAACCGCTTTCCAGCCTTCTTCTCTATTTGATCTAAATCCACTCTTATTGAGTCTGTTGTCCTCTTCGCGAGTAATCCAACAAACTCCAGTGTGGTTTGACATTGCTTCTTTTAATTCTTCTTGAGATTGACACTTAACAAATGTTTGATAAGTTTCGTGATTTGTTGTTGTGTGTTCCCACAACATAATAGTTCTACCGTTCTCATCTCTACCCAACATTTTACGGTCGGTGTATATAAGATTAAATGGATCTTCTTCGATACCATTCTCTTCAAAAAGTCTTATGATCTCTGTAGAAACATATTTAGGTGGCAAATCTGTCCACTTGTAAATAGTACGTTTAAGTGCTTCTTTGATTTTCTTTTTTAAGAAACTATTTTCAGATGCTTGATAACTCTGAACAAACGCCCACATAATTGGTAAGAACTGTTCGTTCCATTCTTGATGATCAACTGTGTTTGGTGCCTTTCTCATTTAGTTTTTAATTATAGTACTAATATACCACAAATAATTGACATAAAAAAATCCTGGTGAATTATTTTCGAAAAAGTTTATCTAAAGGATATTCGTTGTTTTCTGACTCCATTTTTTCTGGATGCCATTGTACTGCCCAGATCTGGTTTTCTAGATCTTCAAATCCCTCAACGATCGAGTTCATTGGAAATGATATATGTGTTGTTTTAAAATTATCTGCTATAATATTACAGTATTGATGATGTCTTGAATTAACATTGATCAAATTACCATCAAGATCTTCTACTGTATGGAATTGTGATGGCTTTCCGCTGTGATCTATGTTCTCTGAAAAGTCAGCAGCCTTATGTTCTTCAACTATAATATCTGGTAAATCTATTACTGTACCACCGAAATAGGTGTTTAATATTTGCATACCTCTACATATTCCGAGGATTTTATGTCCACCATCTAGTGCTTGTTTGATCCAAATAAATTCTTTCTTGTCTCGTTCTGGATCTTTTCCTATGTCAGCACCACCACAAAGCAATAATGGACCTTTAACTTTACGCCTTAGATCTAACCAAATAACCTCATGTCCGAAATGGTTTAACCAAAACAAACATGCCTCTTTTTCTTTTTTGCCTCGCGGTGGTGCTACGTAGATTTCCATATTTATAGTTCGTAAATGACTGGAACACCATTTTCAATTGTCATGTATTCATGTGGAAGAGTATCGATAAAATAGTGATTATCATCATAATCGATTACTTCCATGTGGGTATGTCCTACGATTTGAACAATAGACTCATTAAGCATATTTCTTCTCAACGCAGCGGGTCTAATCCACATCGGTCCTTCACCATCATAATTACCATACATTTCCATGCCGCTGTGATTAAATGGTCGCTTATCATATGACCACAGGTCATTGATTTGTTCTACAATATCACCTTCTTCCGGAAAATTGGCTTCGTACCATTGTTTAGAAACACCAGCATGAGTAAACAAATATTTATCATACTGATATGCCACTTGTAGGTGGTGTTTATTTGCTTTAAGCAATTCTCCAATTTCAGCAGCATGCCAAGCGCTCCATCCACCATATCTTCCTCCACATTCTGACATATAGTGGAAATCATGATTACCGATCAACATAGTTACTTTAATGTTGGTAGATTCTTTCCACTCGATAATTTCTTTAAAATTATAAATACACTCTGCGTGATTTCTGGTAAAAGAATCAAAGTAATCCCCAATGAATACAAACTCGGTAGCATCAGAATGCATATGAACAAGGTCTTTCCACCTGTCACACCCATGAATATCTCCTACAACTACTATTTTACTCATCGTCTTTATTTTTATGCTTCTTCTTTCTAGTATATGCTTTCTTTGACTTTACAGTCTGTTCAGTCATTTTTTTAGAAATGTGATGTGCTGCTTCACCAGAGGACCACCCTCCATTGAAGTTTAAATTATCATCATATTTCCTTTTCTTGCTCATAGCTTTTAATTATACTACTAATATACCACAAATAATTGACATAAAAAAATCTAGAAGCAATTATTTTCTACTATTTATAAAACTTTTTGCCCTTTCTTCAGCATCTATCTCCCATGGTCTATTTGCCCATGAAATTGACCAATCTACTACTTCGCCTTTCCAATACCATATATCGCCTTCTTGTACAAGATCTCCTCTAATTATTTGCTGAGCATGTATTAATTCGTGCATAAAAACATGATCCCATTCATATGCATATAATGGATTTAAATCTATTAGAATGTATCGTGTGTCAATGTGTCTGGTAATTCCAGCTATTCTGTGATTTAGTGGTTGATATTCCCAATTAATTGTCCATGGAATTTGAGGTATTCCTGGCTGTAGACTATCTCTAATCCACTCTTTATGAAAATCTTTAGGTTGCCAGGTTTTATAATCAATAGAGATTAAATTATTTATAGGAATAGACTGAGGTTTGGGCTTAGTTTTTGTTTTTATTTGAGTGATCATTAAGATCATTATTATCAAAAATTTCATCTGCCTCAACATATTCTTCTACGTATATTTAATCTAACTCATTAATCTCATAAACCTCTTTTTAAACTTGGTCCACAAACTAACTCGCTCGGGTTTAGGGTTGCACTTACATGAAGTGCATTTACAATTCTTATTCATATCTTATAACGAAGTTAATAAATCTAAAAGCTCCTGCTGTGGAAACATATCAGTCTTATCTTTTCTAGTATTAGTGTGAGTCCATAGACCTTTGACTTTACCATAATAAGCGTCTGCGTTCCACTCAAATGCCGCTGCACCTTTTTCTTTAACCAATGCTGGCAATCCAGCTCTAATATCAATACCATCTCTTTCGCCAATCCAACGAATCCATTTATCTAATGCTTCTATTTGTGCATCTGAATATCTATGCCATTGTTTGTAGCCTCTAAATGATTCTGCTAACTCTACTATTTGAGATTCGTGAGCAGTACTACCTTGATATGCTTTACCGTTCTTTAAGTAACCAAAGTTATTAACTTCAATACCTACTGAATGTTTGTGCATATACTGTGATCCGTTCTTGCCTAAATGCCATCCATATGCTCCTTCTGGCATACACTGTACCATTACACCATCGTAGTCATTGTTACCATTAGTGAGTTTTTGCCCACCTAACACAAACTCTGTAGCAATGCGGCCTCTAGTGTCATTACCCCAATTTCTAACAGTTTTATATGGATTATTCCAACCAGCTGTGTGGTGTAAGAAACAATATTCTTTTTTAGATGGACCATTTAAGTATTCACCCTTTGGTAAGAAATGTCTATTAACAATTAAACCATTATCAGTTGTATAAACTTGCTCGCTTTCGTCCGTAGTTGCTAATCCCATGGCTTCCCATGTTTTAGGACCAACGATGCCATCTACTACTAAGCTATTTTCTTTTTGCCACTTTTTTACTGCAGCTTCAGTTCCAGGCCCGAATACACCATCTGCACCTATTTCTAAATACTCTTGGAGTTGTTTAACTTCTTTACCTCTTGTTCCTTTCTTTAAAATCATGTTCTCTTTATTCTTAGTTTATTTTTAAAGTACTAAGTATCGCGTAAGTTATTAATGTAAACAATAAACCATTTAATATTCCTTCATCAGCTGCTCTTTCTGTTAAATGTGCCTCTTGTTTGCAACATCCGTCCGATGCAGGCTTACTAGCGCCACATCCGAATAATAATATTGAACTTAACGACAATGCTATCATCTTCTTTCTCATTATTAAGTTTGTATTTTTTATCCTTCTTTATTACCTTCAGATTTTTTGAAGATTTTAGTAACACCATCGATACCAAATGAACCAAGAGTAACAATTACAAATGAGTTAAAAATAGTATCGTCAATAGTTAATGTTTCACCAAAGAAACCAGTAACCAAATCAGCCAGTGCAAACAGCGACATGATTGCGAATGATGCAAAACCTACAACATTTTTTTCATTAATGTCATTACTGTCTTTAAATATGTCTTTAAATGCCATAATATCTGATTATTTTTTTATTACATGAGTGTAATTAATCTATATATCTCGGTTGTTGGTCTGATTTATTTAAATATTCATCTATTATGTATAGTGTTTAGTGTAAAAATATTTAATATTTTTTAAAAAACGCTCAACACAAATATAAAAATAAGCTTCTTTTTCGATATATATGGTATGCCCTGTCGGAACGCCGACATTTAAACTTCTATGGGCTAGAAATCAAAATAAACTGTTATTAAATGCAACTCAAAAAACTATCTGTTTTTATGAGTGCCGTGGTATGTCTATTGACTATTAATACTGCCATTGCACAAAAGAGCTTACATCACGTTGAGAAATGTGGGCAAGCTATAACTACTAGCGAAGAGCTCAAAGATGAGAAGTTCGCTAGATCCTTCTTTGCTCTACAGGACGCTGTAGAAAAAAAGTTAGCGAGACAACAAAATACACTTAAAACAATTCCTACAATTATACACGTTATTCAAAGCACGTATGATTTTACTGAATTAGACATTCAAAATGAATTTGATTATCTAAATGAACAATTTGAAATCAATAACACTGATATTTCTTTTTGTTTGGAGGATGTTAGGTTTTATGAAGAATCGGAATTATCTTCGTGGTGTAGTAACCCAATATATTGTTATAATCAAGTTCAAAATGAAATAGGTGAAAACACCGGTGACATTATGGAAGTCTACATTGGTGAATGGAGTGGTGGAATTTTAGGATTTACTGCTCTTCCACCTGCTAATGTTGGTGTTTGGGTTAGAGCTACAGAAGTAGTAGATTCTGATTCTAAAACATTTACACATGAGGCTGGACACTGGTGTGGATTATCTCACACTTTTTCTAGAGACTTATTCGGTAACAACTATTCTTGTACCTACTGCTCTTAACGAAGTTGATTGTGAACTTGAAGGTGATAGGGTTTGTGATACGCCCCCAACTGCAATTGATTGGTCGTGTCAAGATGCTTGTCCAGATATAGATGAGGTCGACGAATCTTATATGTCATATGCGCCTGATAATTGTCAAGATTTATTTACTCCTGGTCAAATTAATAGAATGCACGCTCAATTAGAATTGGGTAGAACTGCAGCTATTAATAATGAATGTAGTGGATGTGATTTAGGTAATTGTCCATGGGATTTAGACGGAAACGGATATATTAATATCAATGACTTTTTAGATTATTTGACGTGGCACACCCAAACCGGAGCATGTTTGCCTGCAGATTTTAACTATGACGGAGTCGTAGATGTTAATGATCTTACTTTATTTTTAGTCAATTATGGTACTGAATGTGATACTGGAGATGCGGGTATGATTGAATCAGGTAATCTTAAAAATTTAGTGAGAAACTTAGATGATGACATAGTTGAAGTAAAATGGGTGGACATATTAGGTAGAACATACTCTGAGTATGGTGATCTAACTCCAGGATTTTATATTCAGGTAGAAGAATACATCGGTGGTATTGTTATTACTAGAAAAATATTTATTAGATAATGAAAAGATTATTATTTTTACTTACGTTTTTTCATGTATTTGTGATTTCAGGTCAATGTGATTTGGCAATTACAGATGTAAATTTAAATACTTATGAAGTTACAGTTGAAGTCATTAACGGCGAGGGCTGCGGAGCTACTGGATATAATGGAAGTAATGATCATGTCAATATGGTAATGATTGGCTTTCATATTCCTGGTCAAAATGAAGCTGTCGATGTAGACGACGATGGTCCATGTTTTATGGCACCAACTTCTAATCATCCTGGTTGGTGGTATGGTCCATCAGCTTCTGATTTTCCATCAAATTATGCTAGTTCAGAATTTCCACTGTACACTGGAGATACCTTTGTTGTAGAGCTAGATAATCCAAGTAATGGTAATTGTGATGGTTCTCCAGCAATAGGCTGCTGTGCTGCTCCAGTAATTGATTATTGGCTAGATCAAGGAGAATGTGTAGAGTTTGTTATTTGGCAAATAAACTATTCAAACTCATGGTATCAAAATGATGGCCCTAACGCCCCAGGTGGAGGTTGGGCTGAATTAGGTGCTAATGACGATGGACAACAGCCACTTTCAAATGTGCAAATATATCCAGATATGGATTGTGATAATTCATGGTCAGTTTGTAGAGAAGACAATCCTGGACCTGCAATGATCCAGGGTGAAGATTTCATTTGCGAAACTGTTGTTATTCCAGGTTGTACCGATCCCGATGCATTAAATTATGAACCAAATGCAACTGAAGATGATGGTAGCTGTGTCTATCCACCTGAAGGCTCAACAGATGCACAAGTAGCCGGAAATGTTGAATTCATAACCGGCTGTGATGCCTCTGGAAATCCATATTATCAAGTTCAATTTACTATAACTAATTCTGGTGACATTGATATGAACACATATTGTGTAGAACTTTGGCATCCCGACGCGACGTTTTGTTATGATAGTGGAGATAGTATGATTTTACAAATACCGCCAGGTGAAGGTCAAACATTTAATACTGGACAGTTTGTATTTCCAGAAGGTTGGTCTGAAGGTGGATTATTTGTAATAGAAGTTAATACTGTTAATGACGAAATAGTTACTGGTAATAACACTACTGTTGTGAACTTACCGCCTGTTCCACTGTGTGAGCCAGAAGTAGGATGCACAGATATATGTGCAATTAACTTTGACCCAAATGCAGAAGAAGACGATGGTTCATGTGAATATGAAACGATAACAATAACCGATACTGTTTATGTAAACATAATAGACACCGTTGAGGTAGAGGTTCCTGTGTTCATAACTGATACTATTTATATTGATGTGATAGACACTGTTGAGGTAGAGGTTCCTGTGTTCATAACTGATACATTATATGTAACTCAATATGACACCACATTTATTGATGTCGTAGAGTATGTGTATTTAACAGACACTATAACTGAGTTCATTCCTGTAGATTGCGAAACCGGTATGCCATGTGTTGATGATCCCGGTATGCAAGAATGCTGGCCATGGACCGTTTTTATACCTAATACATTTACACCTAACAACGATGGCATCAACGATGTATGGAAAATGATCTATGATCTAAATTGCTGGGTCGATGTTGAGTTTAGGGTCTTTAACAGATGGGGTAGTGAGATTTATCATGGATATGGTGATGATTTTGATTCATATCCATATTGGAATGGAAGTGTTAATAATGGACCGAGCTATGTTTCAGACGGTGTTTACACATATACATTCTATGCACGTAAATGGAATTCTCCAGAAGTTTACCAAAGATCCGGACATATAACCATATTTAGATAAAAACAAAATTAATTATGAAAAAACTATTTACTTTTTTATGCTTCGCAACTCTATTTGGTTGCGCTAACTATTCAGAGATCAAATCTCCACGCTACTTTAATACTGATGTGGATATTCTAGATTATTTTGCAAATCCTTATGGTACAACATGGACTATGAGAGCAAAACCAGGAGAGACAATGAGATTAGTATTTAATTATGAAATAATTGATATTGATTTCAAACCAGATCCCGAACGACCTGGTGAATATATCTTCATTGTAAAAAGTGAAGTACATGGACAATAAGAAAGAGGGCTTCGGCCCTCTTTTTTTTGATATATAAATTATGAAGCTATTAGATTTAGATTGGTATTCTCAAGCTCCAGTTGATTTTGAACATAAGCAATATGTTTTATATGCTTATTTGGAATCGGTTGATAAATCTTACCTTAGCAAGAAAGTTTCTCCACATCTTTTACATTTAGAAAGGCTTAAAGATGAGATGGATTACTTTATCTCCAAGTGGATTATTATGCAAAAGGTTTTTGATAAAAACAGATATGCTTATTTTGATAATCCTAAATTAGAAGGTGAAGACAATGTGGAATTATCTAAAATAGTAGAAATAGTTGACTACGCTACTCCTCACGTAGATGCTAGAATTAGATCCGGATATATCTTATTTGAAAAATATCCTAAACAAATACTGTACTAACATTTAATAATTGCTTAACAATTAATTAATGTGCCGAATCTTGTTTCCACTGTAGCTTTCAAATAAATATTACATGGAAAAAAGAATTGACATATCTAAAGTACTTTACGTAGTAATTATGGTACTTGTATTTACATTGGCCATTATTTAGCCTATCGCTGATTGAGCTGCAACAACACTTAGTACCAAAGAATTGATTAGTATTTTCATTCCAATGGCAACTAGTAAGATTCCAAAGACTCTCTCCATAATAGTAATTCCAACAACGCCTAATTTGTTTTGAATCCAAGGTGCTGTCTTTAAGAATATGTAAATCATTATAGCATTCAATATAATACCCAAAATAATTTCAATATTACTTAAATCTTGAGTCAGTGACATGATAGTTGATAAGGTTCCTGGTCCTGCTATAATTGGAAATGCTATTGGAAATATAGTTGCTGGCATTGGTTCTGAATTAGATTCTGATTCTATCCCTAGTACCATCTTAACACCGAAATATAGGAGAAGCATCGCGCCTGCCAATGCAAAGTGAAATGTTTCAATTCCCAAAAGTCTAAATAAAGTTTGCCCTACAAATAGAATTGAGACCATAATAACCGTGGCTATTATTGTAGATTTTAGAGATTCTATTTCACCATTTTCTTTACGTAGCTTAATAATCAAAGGTACGTTTCCTGGCATATCTATGACAGCGAACAGTGTTAAAAACACCGTTAAGACGTTTAATAAAAATTCCATAAGATTTTATGTGTTTACACGTTTCTCCATCTACGTCTATTAGACCATTGAACTTTCTTAGTTCTGCCTAACATAGATAGTTTACTTACTTTCTGATTGAAAGCGTTTCTGTCTTGATTTAACTGAGTGTTACCGTTTTGTTGCTCGTTATTCATTGCTATTATTGTTTCTTACTTTCCATGGCTAAAATAACTATGGCTAGTATATATTACTCTTATTTCTTAAATTTATCTTTTACCCTTTGACTAATAGGAATTGCTTCCCCTTGTTCATCTATTCTAACAAATTTAATATTTGTAGCAAGAATAATAGCTTGCCTTCCATCATACACATTATGTGATCTAGCCTCAACCTTTAATATTACTGAAGTTCTACCTATGGTTTCTACTTCTCCGTAAATTTTAAGTAAATGTCCTTCTTTTGCAGGTTTCTTAAATACACACTCGTCAATAAGTACTGTTACCATTCTTGGCGTATCACATACCTGAGATGCGTAAGATGCGCCAGCTGCATCTACCCATGCTAATAATTTACCACCGAAAAGATTACCATGAAAACCTAAATCTGATTTTTTAACAGGGTGTGTTGAAATTAATTCCATTAAATAGTCTTTTTAAATTTATCTGATTCTATTTGTTTTATCTTTATTGCAACTTCTGGTCCTTTGATGCCGAACTCTTTCATTACATCCTTACCATTAGTAGTTGGTTTATATTTAAAGAACGCCTTCAAGGTTTTAATATCTAATTTGTGTATTTTTGCAAATTCAAGAACTTCTTTCTTGTCCATGTTGGTGTTTTTAAATTGCTTATGTAAATCAAACACGTCATTTACATCGAACGCCATGATTCTCTTTAAGAAAATACATGCATCAATCTCATCATTGGTAAATGTAAGTTTGTTCATTTCTTTTTTATGTTCATTGGCAATAAACAGTGTACCCAATTGAACAAGCCAAGTATTGGTGTCTATGAATTTTTTATTGATCTCTAATGTAGGAAACATAACAGACCACAGGTTGAATTCAGAGACCATCTCTAAGTACTTCTTAGCGGACTTAGCAGAAACTATAGATTTTTTAAACTCATCTCTAATTCTCTCTGCACTAATACCTTCTAAACTATTATCTGTTAAAATGGCATTAGCAGTTTCTTCTTCTAAGTTTGATCCAGTTCTACCAGCAAATCTTAAAGCTCTTAGTTTTCTTAAAGGATCTTCAGCGAATCTATCAGCTGCAACACCTACAGTTCTAATCTTTGAATTTTTTATATCATCCAAACCACCAACTAAATCAACAACCTCTTGTCTGCCCATATCATAGAACAGTGCATTGATTGTTAAATCTCGTCTTAGTACATCTTTATCAATAGTAGAATACTCAACTGCATCTGGTCTTCTACCCTTTCCAATGTCTTCTCTAAAAGTAGCAATCTCAACACCCGCTGGATCAGAAGGTACGTTTACAATAACTACACCAAATTGGTGTCCAACTTCACCTGTTGTTGAATAACCTCCTTTAGTAACAATATCAATAACTTCTGCAGGAAATGCGTCAGTAGCCAAATCAAAGTCTTTTGGTTTTTTACCTAATAATGCATCTCGTACTGCACCACCAACCACATACAATTCTTTACCATTCTTTTTGAAAAGATTGTATAAGTCTAATATATCCGAAGGTACATTAACTTTAAGTTTGGTTTCAGCTTCTCTAAGAAGCATAAAGTTACTAAATTTTTGCATAACAATAGTTTATTTTACATACTATATATCATTCTTACCGGGGCCCCAAACTTGTCTTTTGTTTGGGACCCCGTCTTTTGCGCTTGCATGACACGTGCGGATGAAAGGACTCGAACCTTCAAGCTATAAAGCACTAGTGCCTAAAACTAGCGTGTCTACCAATTTCACCACATCCGCAAGTGATCCCTCAGGGGCTCGAACCCTGGACCCTCACATTAAAAGTGTGATGCTCTACCAACTGAGCTAAGAGATCTTAATAAATCATAGTTGCCTTTGGTAGGGATGGCGGGGCTCGAACCCACGACCTTGACTATATAAGAGTCCTGCTCTAACCAACTGAGCTACATCCCCATGTTGAAAACACCTATAATCTATGTAGAGGTGCAAGACTCGATCTATGATCTATTTGTTTAGCAAGTCAAATAACTTTTAAAATCTAGGTTTGTTAGATTTGATAGTTATATTAAGCTGATTTGAAAGGTTTCAGTGAAATGGTGTTAAAATGTCGGGGTGGCAGGATTCGAACCTGCGGCCTCCACGTCCCAAACGTGGCGCGATAACCGGGCTACGCTACACCCCGAAAAATTGTTGTCCCTACAGGGGTCGAACCTATACTCTTCTGGACCAAAACCAGACGTGTTGCCAATTACACCAAGGGACATTGTTTACTTATATAAACTTGCTATATAATTGTACTCCGTAGGAGAATCGAACTCCTATTTTTAGGATGAAAACCTAATGTCCTAACCGTTAGACGAACGGAGCAAATTAGAGAGGCTTCGGGTCTTTCGGGGTTTCTGGTTAAGTGCAATGAGTAACGCCTGTCTACTATAAACCCTTTTTCGACAATTAATACACTCTACTTCTTAACTACAGCTTCACTACCTCTCTAAAGCTTGACTGACAGCCAATACTTATACAATACAGTATAATACTGTTTCATTTGATTTATTGGATAGAGTCTGTAAGGATAATAATTTCAGGTAGAACTAGAGGCTTAATTTCTATATGATCTTTTTCGCCATTAACCTTTCTTTGTGAATAACAATAGACCGGATGTCCATCGGAATCATAATAAAAATATTCTTTAGTTTTAGGGTCTAGAAACGCTCTATAGATTCCATTGTTCTCATCTACATAGATCATTTGTCCATTTTCAGTATCAGATCTAAGTCCGATAGAGAAGGTTTTCTTCTTATTAGTTCTGTCACTTTCATATTGATCTATGTGAGTTTCTATTCTCTGCATAGATTTATGAATTTGCTCGTACTCATTAACTAATTTATTAAGGTCAGACGCATAGTCAACAATTGGGCTAATGTAACCAATTAATGTAACCAATGCACCAATAGCAGTAACTGTAAAAATAACGTTACCGAATTTATTTTTGAATTCTGTGAATGACATTTAAGGACATATATTTATTTTATATATCCAATTATAGCACAATTTTAAGTCCTACGTTAAGATAATTTAAATCTGTTCTAATTTGCAAAATTCTACTCGTGAGCCAGATAGATTTATATAACTTAATATCTCCACCATATTGTGCAACCATTAAGCCACTATTGTTATTTAATTTATACAGAGGTCCAGCAGATAATTTAATTCTATCGAGTGGTTGATATTGATAGCTCAAGAACACGTATGCAGAATTCATATGGCCTTCGCCCATCAGATGAGTTCCTAAAGAGATGTTGTTATAATCCATTGAAAACGCTAAGCCAGATGCGTGGAAACAACTAACCCAAGCTGCAGTAAAATCTACATCATCATTTACTTCCCACTTATCAACCTTATGATATGGTGAACAATCTTGTGCCCACATCATTGTACTAAAAAGAAGTGCCACCAACAACCTCATACTCTCTCTCTTTCTTTTTGGCGGTCTGGACGAGACTCGAACTCGCGACCCCTTGCGTGACAGGCAAGTATTCTAACCAACTGAACTACCAGACCAATGGCGGAGAGGGAGGGATTCGAACCCCCGGTACATTGCTGTACGCTGGTTTTCAAGACCAGTGCATTCGACCACTCTGCCACCTCTCCGAGGTTTATATATTTAAATTACTCCACTTAGACTCCGTCTTTCGACTTGTAGGCGTGAGATTTGACGCCTCGTTGTTCGGTTGTTAAACCTATCTAAGAGCGGGGGAGTAGGGGATTCGAACCCCTACTTCTGCCAACAAGCCTAATCACACCTCGTAACTAGTATGATGTTTTCGGCCTTATAGCTGGAGCGTCGTACCTATTTGACTAACTCCCCATATTTAGTGAACCAGACAGGATTCGAACCTGTGACCGTCTGCTTAGAAGGCAGATGCTCTATCCAGCTGAGCTACTGGTCCATATCGCAGGGTTCTATTTTAAAGTTATATAGTTCCAACATGTATTGTATAACTCCCTGCTTGGTACCGGAAGACGGGCTCGAACCGTCACGGGCATTACTGCCCAAGGGATTTTAAGTCCCTCGTGTCTACCAATTCCACCATTCCGGCATTGATTTCTATCTACATTTCAAATTCGCTCTTCATTCAATCTGCCGTTGCTGATTGCTATCTTTATACTTGCGCTATTTGCAAGGTTTCAATTGGTGGGATATTTATTTTGTCATTGATTCTTGAATCAAAATCTTACCCCTACGGATACGATTCTTAACAGTTTGAAGAGGCACACCATACTTTGATGCAATATCTTCGTATTTCATGTTGTTAAGTAGACGATCTTCGATAATATCTCGATACATTGGCTTTAGATCTTGAATTGCTTTTAGTGCCAATTCATAAGAATTCATAAGTGCTTCGTCTTCTTCAATAAAATCTGCTTCGGTTTTACTCTCAATCTCAATAAGAAGATCATGAGCTGATGTATGAGAATAGTGTTCTGAGATTTCAATACCATATTCTTTCATTGCATCGATGCTATATTTACGATTACGTTGACGAATCCAACCAAGACATTCATTAAAGGCAATACGATAAAGCCATGTAGTGATTTGATATTTAGGATCATATTGATCTATCTTGGTCCACATCTTCGTAAGAGTATTTGTCAAAATATCATCTGTAGCTTCATTATCTTTGACCACATTATGAATGTAGTTTTTCAAACCTGGCTTCACACGAACGTAAAGCGCATTATAATCTTTTTCTGATTTAGAATTGATGAAATTCTCTGATAGCTGACGGTAGCTTAACTCTTTTGATTTTGACATATGTTTTCTTTTTTTAATTATTACTAGGCTAATATACCAAATCTTTTTGACATAAAAAAATCTGGGCTGAATTATTTTTAATTATCTTTCTAAAATTACCACTGATCCGAATTCACGATCAAAAACTTGAATTAAGTTTTCGTAATCACCACTGGTCATTTCATCAAGAATTGATTGTGTATTTTTCTTTGTCATATCTAATTGCTTACAAAAATCCTTTGCAACTCCAAGTAGATAAAATGCATTTCCTTGCGGTCCTGTTAAATCGATAATTATTTCTGATTTTGGTTGTTTTGATCTAATCATATCTTTTAGCTTTTAAATACAGTACTAATATACCACAAATAACCGACATAAAAAAATTAAATGACGGTTATTTTACTAAAAGTTACGAACAATTAGAAATCTGAAAATATTTCTAATAATTTATTAAGGTCTTGTGGTTGGTTCTTCCATAAATCAGTAGAAACATTAATGATTCTTTCTTTTGGATCTGATTTAAATTTCTTTTCAGGATAACCTATAATGTTATATGCTTTTTTACCTCTTTTATTAGGCCACGCTTTTAATGGCCAATATGTTAAACTAAGATTGAGTTCTGGTAGGGTAGTAAGACAATCAATCATCTGTACTCTATTTCTAAGCATTCCCTTTTCGTCTAAAACTTCTAAAGCTTTATCGTGATCACCCCTTGTAAAATAAATTCTACCATTAAGACGCAATAGTGCATCTTGTGCAGTCTTTGGATCCCAAGCAAAATTACCTAAATGATATACGGTATCCTCTTGTTTTACGACTTCGTTCCACTTCAGAATAAGATCTTCTGTCATTTGATCAACGTTGTCGTAATTCCTATTATATTTTTTGATTGCACCAGGTCTTCCGAGCTGGAGATTGGATGTTACAAATATTGCCATTAAGCTACTATAAATTTTATGTTATATTGATTCCACAGATTATCTATGAATTCGGTTTCATTTACACCCGTTTGGGCATTCTTAATACGACTATCATCACTAGTATCAACAAATAAGTAGAGTACAAAATCATAATGTGTTGCATAGACCATAGATTGTCCAATACCACTTCTTAATTCTGATCCTTTTTGACCTCTTTTAAATTCAATACCAATCTTTAAACCGTTAATCTCTAAGACCATATCTGGTCTATTTTGAGTACCCATAAATAGAATGTGGTTTACTGTTGTATTAACATTACCTTCCCATTTAAGGTTTTTCTTAACGAAGTCTTTGGCAGAATCCTTATCCTTGCCCTGTGTTTCCATAACATATTCTGTTAAGGAACTCACAAGGTGTGGATAAATGAATTGTATGATTTTGTCTTCGCTTTTGTTCTTGTAGTCAATTGTTCCGAAGATGTCTTCGTGAGTAATAGCTTCTGTGACTAAGTCTAAGAAGTCTATTCTTTTCTGACTTTTACTAGCTTGTTTCATACTTGCTGGTTTTATTTACCGGCGTTTGCTGTCTCTTTATTCTCTTCTAGTTCTGCATCAATTTGTTCAGTAACAATAGTAGCATCAAGTTCTGCTAGTTTTGTGTGCATTTCATTGATCTCAGTGTTAAGATCTGCAAGCTCACTCATAGCGATAGAAACAGTTTCACCGACGTGTGTTAACATTGTAATAAATCTTCTAGCGTTTTCAACACCAGTTCCTGTAACATTTAAAAGCGCTTGATATAGTGCGTTTAGCTCATGACCTCTAAGTTCAATTGTATACGTTTCTAATTCTTCATTAGCTTTAGTATATGCTTTATTTTGATTTTTAAGCTGGTCATAAAGCGTCACTAGAACCGCAGCATCCGCAGTTTTCCAAGTATAACCTTTGTTAAGGTGATCCATTACTGTTTTGATCATCTTTTGATCAGAGAAATTAATTTCAAATTTACGTTCAGCTGAAGCAACTTGTAGTTTGTTTACTTCTTGCTCTAACTCAAATCTTTCTTGAATTAATTGCTCATTAGTTTTAGTTTGTTCTGTACTCATTTTTAAAATATTTAAGTGTATTTATTATTTATCCTAATTAAAAATCAGCATTAGAGATTCGGATGTCATAATCTCTAAAGCCTTTAAATTGTTGATCATCAGTGTCCATTCTTCTTACAATAGAATCATTTAAGTCATTTCTAGATTCTAGTCTTTTTAATCTTTCTAATCTAGAAGGATCTAAATATATTACAATACATTGACTTCTGTATTTTTTTGGTAACATATCTAAACCATCTTTAGACATAATCATAATGTCAGCACCGTCAAAATCTTCTTCTGTTTGACCATAATACCATCCATTAAATTCCATATACTCTATAAACTTACCCTGATCAATCATAATCAGAAATTCATCTTTACTGACAAAATGATAATCTACACCATTTGTTTCGTTTTGTCTGGGTGGTCTAGTAGTATGACTAACTCCAGCTTTAAACCCTCTATCTGAGAGTTTATTCTTTAAAAAGTCTTTTCCAGCAGCTGCTTTGCCTACGAGTATTATTTTCATATAACTTATACGTAATGTGTTTATTTTGTTTCTTTTTCGTTTGCCTTTAACAGGCTTTCTCTATTTGGATTTTCAAATGTTTTAGTGTGTCCACTCACCATTGTAGTTTCTGCGTTAGAGTTTTGACCTATCCAATTTTTGTTTGTTGCTAATGCATTAATATTTTTAATTGGATATAATTCTTCTATATCTGATCTCCTGTGATTCATATATGTCGCCGTTATAAACTCGTCATTAATGAATATATTTTTTTGTAAATTATAATCTACTAATTTTTGAGCTCCTATGTTGGTCAGCACATATGCGTGCATGTTATAGTGTAAAGATGGGATACAATATGCATCGTTGATCATGATGTCATTTTCCTTATTAAAAATATATCGGCCTAGATTTAGATAGTCCCATTTATATGGCCAATTCTCATCGGGTTCTGGCAATTCTAAAAGTGGTAATTTGGGTACAAAGTCCTCTTCTAGAATTAATGCTCTTGAAACTCCGTCTTCTACTATTTTATTCCAAGCGGAGATGTGACTTAATGTACAGCCAACTTCTCCGGGTTGAACATCCTTTTTCCAAAAATCATTCCAACTTTCAGGTTGACCCCAATTCTCATATATTTTTGCACCTTCAGGTAGCTCTTCTTGCCAACCATTGTGTCCGACCAAAATCTCATAGTTAGTTACACCATCTGTTTCTAATGCAGATAATTTTTTTACAATAGAATCAATTTTCTCTTGTGTATGATTTATTGCTAATACGTAGATCTTGTCGAACTTCATTTATTTTACAGGTGCTTTGTAAACAGAATCTTTAACTTGTCTAATCTCGTTAATTGATCTTTTCTTACTCTTTTTATTTCTTTTTCTGGGAGCTGGTTCAGTAGAAGGAAACCTACTAAAGTTTCCCATGCCATCCATATCCACTTCATCTGATACTCTATTCACAGTAGGGTAGTTTTCTTCTCTGCTTTTTCTTGAACTATAGAATATGTTCCATATAGTAAAATACATGTAAGCTGCGAAAATAATTCCACCTACTAGAAAAAACGTTGGACTCATGATGTGCGTCTTTGTCTGATTGCTATCGCAAAAAGGAGGATAGTTCCTGGCCAATGTGCTGAGTATTGGGCCTCTTCTGTATGACCAGCTAATCCCAAACCTACTGAATAGAGTAGACACATAAACGCGAAGATCACTGGATACCAGCTCTGAAAGAATTTGTTAATCTTTTTCATTTTACTTGTTTTATTTGATGTTTCTTAATATCTTTTATGATGTCTTTCTTAACTGTTTCTAAATATTTAGCTCTTTTTTCTGCACTTACAAATGGTACTGCCCAAAATTGTTTAGTTTTTAGCCATCTAGAAATGTTCCATCCGAACACAAATGTAAATACTCCCATTACTAATCTTAGTTTAACTGAGTTCAAATAGAGTGTTTTTACCGGAAGCGCAGGAGCACCGTGAGTAATGTACGTTCTTACCTTTTTATCACTTAAGAATGGCTTAGGATATGCATAGTTACCAAAAAGAGGTATAAATTTATATGCAAAACCAGGTGTCATCACCTCATCAAAAAAGATTTCTGTTCTTGGTGTAAGTCTAAACCACCAAACAGGAGATACAAAATAGATTCTGTCTGCCCATGTCACTAGTTCTTGATATTTCTTAATAAGATCTGTTCTCGGCTGAGAGAAATCATCTCTGTAAAGATCAATTACTTCGATCTCATTTAAATATCCATCTTGCGACAATAACGTCTCTTGAATTGTTTTAAAGATCCCATCGTAACAGAATGATTTTTGATCTGGATGACCAACTACAATCAAGTTCTGCATTCTTTCTAATTTTTTCATCTATTTGCTTTTTGATTCTTGCTTTTAAATCTGGTACCTTCGCTATTTTTGGCATGTTTTGTTTTTCTGCCTTTAACTCTTTCTCTCCACATTTTAAACGAGGATTCTTTCATGTGTTTCCTCATTAGCTTCCTAACATCATTCTCTTTAAGACCAAATTGGAATTCTATCGCTTCAAATGGAGTTCTATCCTCCCAAGCCATTTCTATAATTCTATCAATTTGTTCTTCTGTCATTTTGATCCTAGTATCATTAGAGTAAAAAATCCAATCACTGTAAGAATATTAATTATTGTATAAATTCTTTCTTCTTTCATCTCTCTTTGGTGTTAAAGGTTTCTAATATATGTAGAGCAAAGTCTGCCATCATATCATAGTGATAATGAGCATAGGTTTGTCCTTCACTACGATTAGACTGAACAAAGTCATCAGTCATAGATAGAATCTTGTCGTGTGTATCAGTACCATATTCTGCTAATACTTTATCCCACTCCTTTTTTAGCACCTCTTTAGGTGTTGTCTTAACGATGTGTTCCATCTCTTCACCAAAGTTGTCAAAATCTGCTTGTGGATTGTAATTTGGATTTACTTCACTCATTTCTCTTTGGTGTTAAAGACAATGGTCATTTAATGGTATATCATTCTCATTCTTATACCCAAGTCCAAGTGTAATATCCTCTTTAGTGGTAAGTGTTGTACCATCTTTATAAGTGATGGTTACTACCCCTTCTTTGACTTCAATCATTTGAACATTGTCTAATGGTCTCATCTCTCTTTGGTTTTAAAGGTTTCTGCATTATAGTTCTTTATGCATTCTTCTTCCATCAACTCTACCATTTTAGAGTAAGAGATTTCTTCTCTGTTGAGTTTCCATTCCAACTCTCTTACAAATCCTTGCTTTAAGTAATTACCCATTGTCTTTGGTGTTAAACATACATTGGAAAATCTACACCATGACGGTGTACAAATGAGTTGTGTACCTCTTCATCTAATTCAATTCTTATATCAACATCAATGTCCTTAAACATTCCAGTTAAAGCAGTAATATCAAAGTCAGTAAATTCTTGATCATCAGTTTTATCTTCTAACGTTCTTAATGCTGTTTGATAAACTTGTAAGGCTTTTACAATAATATCCTTTTGTGGCTGTGGTAATTTAACTGTGTTTCTCATTATCAATTTATTTATGATTTATATGCTGAAGGACTTGGTAAGCCGCTATAATAATCCCAATCTTTTAAATCGTCTCTGTGCATCGGTGCGTTCCATTTAGGATCATACCAAAATCTACGTCCCTTAGGATCTATACGAGTATCCATCGTTTTGTTTCCATAACAGAGCATAAATTTTTCTTGGATGGCATCAGATCCAAATGGATTGTCCCAGTCTCGAATACTTCCGCCTCCTTTGGCATACGCCAACATCGGAATATCTCTACATAGTTCCAAGATCTTTGGGTACTTAGCAATTTGCTGAGATGCTGGGAGAAATGGATCAACATTCTCTGCTCTAAATATAATTTCAGCTCTTAGATAATTACCAATCCCATTAAACCATTTTTGGTCCATAAGAACTTCATAAAGTGGCTTACGAAATGTTCTTTTAGTAAGATTAGTCATAATATTCAAAAAGAAGGCATCGAAATCTGACGTTGGATCTGGTCCTCTGTCCTCGTTCCATGCAACACCTTGTGTCCATTTACCAAATCTACGTACATCTACAAACGATAGTGTAGTGCCGTCTTTTCGATGGAACTTAAGGTGTGCGTGCTTTGGCTCTTGGCCAGTATTTGTTAGTTGAAAATGACCTGACATTCCCATAGTAATACGAATAGGAATAAAATCTTTGCTATCTTCATCTTTAATAGTTAGTACAATTTCTTTACCTTTACTTTCTGATTTAAGCCTGAAATATTTAAATGGAATATCTAGCTCCTTACCTTTGTGTTGGGGATTCTTTTCTACGCGAGCATATGTTACTCCTTCTGAGCAATTATTTACGTAATCTGATGTTAATTTAAGTTCGGCTAATTCTGGCATAATTAAAATGGTAAATCTTCTTTTAGTAATTTTTCTGTTCTAATAGCATCAATATCGACTTCTTTTACATTTAATGATGCAAATGGAGTGATATGTAGTTTATGTACATCCCATCTTTGACTCGGATGTAATGCGTTTTGATTTTTGGCTATTAGTTCTGCCTTAGAAAGGGCATGTTTGTCATTGTCGCCTTCAATGTAAACCTCGTAAGTTACTGTATATCTCATATTATTTATATTTAAATGTCTCTTGGTGTTTCATACACCGCTTTAATTACTGGAAATCTTAGTGAGTGAGTTCCATTCATATTTGTTGTTTCTTCAAAGTATTGAACTGTGATTTGTTTTCCTAAAATCTGATTAGGATTTTGGAAATAGTATCTACGCTGCTCATGATTAAAGCCACTGCCGACTTGTACGCGATTTCCTTTGTGTTCAATAATAACATTCTTCAACATTACTTCTTCAACCTCTGTGCCATCGACAATAACACGATGTGTATCGTTTTCTAGATCGACAACTACATACTCATCATCAAAGAATTTCTTAACTTTAAGAACATCATTAGAACGCTTACCTTTGTAAGTTGTATCTTTACGCAACATAAGACCTTCCCAACCTTCACGCTTTGACTTTTCCATCATAGTTTCCATTACCATGTCATCTGCCAAAATTTGTTTTAAAACTCCAATGTAATCGTCATTCATTACATATGCTCTTGCAGTTTCAAGTCTTTCAGAAAGTGTAGTGATAGATTCTTTATCTGCAAAATCTTTAGAAGTCAATAAATCAAAGATATAATAGAATGGCTTTTCAATAGTATGATCTTTTCGTTTGATCTCTTTAATAATACCTTGAAAATCTTCATTACCATTTTCATCTACTACACAAACTTCTCCGTCAAAAACCATGTTAGTTAGGCCAAGCTTCTCAATCGATGGCTTAAGATTGTCAAGAGTCAAAAACTCTTTACCTTGTCTTGAGTAAAATTTAACTTTACCTTTATCATCAATAACACCAAGACACCTAACTCCATCAAGTTTACGACTTGCATACCAACCATCATTCCAATCTACCTTTTTCTTAGTCTTCTCGTCATATGCTTGAGCGAGTGCCACATCAAATGTAGGAATTAGGCCAGGTTTTACTTTATTGATCATAGATGCAGTAGATCTAGTCTTCAAGTTACGATCGATAATATTCCAAATAAGATCTGCATAAAGCGGATTATCTGACACATATCGGTTAACTGATTTAATTGCATCGTGGCCCGTAAGAGTTCTATCGTTTAGATAATCTAACAACAAGAAAAAGTCTTCAAATTGGTGGTAAGGACTTACCAAATCTGAATTTTTCTTACAATTAGCAGAAGTTACGCCATATTGTTTAAATGTGTCGTAAGTATAATTAAGTGCCTTACACACAATATCATACTGAGTATATTCTTTGATAACTTCTAGTTTATCTGAATTAGAGTTCGTAGCATTTGATGCTTCAACGAAATCTGCAATAAGTTGAAAATCTGTCATGTCTTTTATTTTTTTAACCATAAATTATAAACGTAATCGTAACTTGTGTTTAATTGTTCTGCTAATTTAGAAAATAATCTTTCTCTAATAATACTATCACCTACACCAATATATGAATACACGTCGTTGGCTGTAATTATATTATTTAGCAAACCTGCAAAAGTTGCGCTTTCATCGATCTCAGTACCCAAATCATCGCTTGGATAGTTCTCTAAGTAAAATTGTTTAATTGTCATATCTTTTAGCTTTTAAATACAATACTAATATACCACAAATAATTGACATAAAAAAATCTGGGACTAATTATTTTCAATTTATTTTTAAACGAGTAATAATTTCTTCAAAATGTTTATGCATACTCATTCCACTATACCATCCTTTGTTTTTCCATGTGTCACATTGACCTGATTTGGTTTTTTCAAATATCTCTGCAGCTTGATCATGATTATAAATACAAAGCTCATTTGTTTTACGATCTGTATATGCAATCCAAATGTTTTTACCAGAATACTTACGATCCAGTGTAGCCCTGGAGCCTTTTAGCTGAATAGAATATGGAGTAGCTGTATCTATATGATATGCAATCATGTCTGCACCATGCTTATCTGCTGTGATCTGAGAACACGCAAATCCATATTCTACTAGTACTGCTGCTGTTTTAGCAAAATTATAAACCTCTTGCTCTTTGCCACCTAATTTGTTATAATTAACTCTTTCTTTAAATAATTCTTGCATTAGTATTCTGTTTTAATTTTCATTTCGTGCCACTCTTGAGCAAACCAGCACATTATCTTCTGTTCTTTCTTAAGCATTCGCTTAGAAATTTCAATCGCATATTGTAATCCTTGACGAGTGCTACTGTGATGTAGCTCTGACTCAAATTGCTCAATTAATTCTACGATTGGTGTTTTGATTTTGTTTTCCATATAAGTATAATTACATACTTTCTGGAAAATTTACATCATTTTCAAAAGATTTGAAATTAAAAGAGTTAAATACAAGCCGAATGCCGTAATCAAAAAGATGTCGGTTGCTTCTATTTTTCTAATAATTGTTTTGATTTTTTTCATATTAACTAAAGTATATAAATTCTACACATGCTACATGATCCTCTAGATCATCGTCTTCAAATTGAATTGCTGCAGTATCTGGATCAGAGAGATTGACGATGGCAATAACCTCGTCAACCACATCTTTACCAAAAATATTTACAGCTTCCAAAAACTTTTCGTTTTTCATTATTTTTTAATAGTATATGGTTTGTCCCATTTACCGATATGTACCCAAGTGTAATATGACGGCACATGTCCATAATCACTGTCTTCAAATCCTTCACCTTTGCCCTCGTTTAAAATAGGCATAATAACATCCATAACGTCTGCTATTTGTGGATTAGATTCATACTGTTCGGTGTCTCTATTCCATCTTTCTTCTCTGTAATCGTGAAAATGATTAAGCTGCTCGTATGTAGACCCAAAATCTGTAGGTCCTTCCATAATGGCAACTTTGATACCGCTATAATGCTCAGTGGTAATAGATAATTTGTACTGCGGAAGTGCAGCTTTAAGAGCTTTTCTTTTTTCTTTTACTTGTTCTTTACTAATGTAAGGCATAATTTGTTTTTTTTAGTTTAACTATTAATTACTCTACTAATATACCAAATTCTTTTGACATAAAAAAATCTGGGCTAAACTATTTTCAAAAAAAATCAAAGTATTTTCTCAAGCACCTTCAATTTAATCTCATCCCATCTAGAAAGAGGTCCAGACCACATCTTTCTGTCGTCTAACTTTGCCCATTGCTTATACATATAACTTCTAACGAATAAGAAATCCCAGTTATCAATGGTGAATTCTTTAACATTGCCTCCGTTTGGTAATCTAAACTCAAAAGCCAACAATGACTTTGTTTCGAAATTATGTACTATTTCAAACAAAACAAATCCCCAACAGCCATCGCCATCATGGAGGAATAAATCAAATAGGTTAATCTTTAGGTTCCACTTGCGTGTCTTCCACGCTATCTTCTGAAGTATCTTCATGTTTTGTTATTTTTTTTAATTTTTTATCCGACATGTTCCACATATCGTCCCAAAATATCATATCGTCATTCATTTTCTACCAAATATGTGAGTTCGCACTCTGGATCATCTATTACTTGCACGACTCTGGGTTTTTTAGATCCATTAGCTTCTAGGATATTACATGCTCTGTCGAATGCAGTTGCGAGTATACAACCGTTGATTCCAGAACTAAGATCACCAGGAACATCTAATATGCTCTCAATGTGTCTGTGTATAAAATCTTCTTCTTTCATTGCGTCTTACTTTCTCCGATTACTGTTACTGATTTCACATTTTTATCATTTGCCAATATATGCTTAGCGTATGCTTCTGTGTTTTTAATGTTTGAGTAAATTCTCTTTTCATTGTTGTGAAATTCTACTTCAACATCCCATCCTCCTGGAACAAGACTTTTTGAATTAGTTCTATACTCATCACTTATATAATATCCATTCATGTTAGAACAGCTTTAAATATTGTTGACCAAAGTGCATATGATATTGTCATAAGAATAGACCATGTGATTATCATGGTCCAATTCCATTTAGAATTCTTCTTCATAGTCATCTAAATCTTTTAAACTTCTAACTCTACGGTGGTCAAAAGTTGGTTCTTGATTACGTTGTCTCTTCTTTTTAAAGTTGAGTTTACGTTTACGATCTTCGGGATTAATATCCTCACGCGATAGTTTACGCTTCTTCATTAGTAAATAGTTTAATCGATGTTACTTGTTGTGTTATCTTCGCACCAAACTGGTGGTGGTGATGACCAATCTGGTCTAGTGTAATAAGGATTAGGTGTATACATTGGAATATTTACAGTTTCTGACTGTAACAAAATTACCGCTTCTTCTGCTGTAATTCTTTTTTCATCTAGCAATCTCTGTACAATGCTTGCTTTTGTCATGATTTGATATATTAATTATCTAGTTGATAATCCGCGGGTGGTAATTCATTTAATAGACTACCCTTTGGATATTTAGTATCTATATTCTCATCAACTAATTTATCATACTCGTATTTACCTTTAATAAATTCGTTTAGTGCTTTACCTTGAGAATCGGCTTGATCAAAGGCATTAAAGTCTGCAGGCTCTACACCCTCATACATGTAACTAGCATGGTTAAAATTTACAATTAATGTCTTTTCTTTAAAATCATATTCAGCTGATGTTAAAGTAGAACTATTATAATGTGAAGTTGTTGATGTTCTCATTTATTTTGTTTAGTAGTTATACCGCGTCGTGTATAAAAGGTTTCAAAATAAATTATTTATTAGACTAAGTCGTCAATATTACTAATCTTAACACCACTTCTAACTAATACTTTAGTTAATGTATTAACGGCTGCAACTACTTGAGCAGAGTCTCCGCCACCACCACCGGTGATTCCATCTTTAAATGCACCAATGGCACCACCGATGCCACCTGCTGCTTTTTCAAGAATACTTGCATTTTCTGCATTACCTTCACCGACCGAAGTTTTAAATTGCTCAATCATATCTGCTAAATTCTGTAATGCATCTTCTAAAGATTCTCCCATTGCAGCAAGTATATCATCTGGACTATCTCCGCTTGCAAGAACCGCAAGTGCTTCAAACATTTGTCTGGATTCTTTAAGTTTAGTAAGATCCATTGAATTAATAGATTCAGCAACTTTAGGGAATGCAGAAGAGTTAGCAGTCATGTTTCTGCCGATAGCATTCCACAATTCAGCTTGAGCTCGGTATCCTGCGATAGGTCTTAGGTAGCTTACAGGACCAATGAACATTTCCTTCATAGTCACTGCGTTGACTTGATTTAAACCATTGATAGCTGCTGTAATTTTTGGAATAGAATTACCCATTATACCAAATGTGGTACCAACTGTCATAAATAATGCCATTTTGGCTCCTGCCAATGCAGGATTCCAAGCATTACCTCCAATTACTTTAACAAACGAATCCATTTGTTCTTTTACTAAACTGTTAATAGCTGCAGTCATTTTTGGAATTGCCCATGACATTTTACCATATGCTGTACTAAGTCCCTTTAACATCATTAGTTTAGGAACTAAAGTTTTCGGTGTTGATTCACCACCAAAAATACTCATAAATGCTTTACCCTTTTTAGCTTCGAACCCATTTACAGCGGTTACTATTTTGGGTATAGCATAACTAAATATATCGTAGTTGTGGCCTAGGGCATTTATCATCCTAATTGCCGTTTCTATTTCTGATTGTGATTTTTCTCCACCAGCTTCAGTAATAGCTTGAATCATAGCTTTAACCTTTTCTTGAACCTCTTGAGCGTTCGAAATATCCTTAACTATATTTGCAGCGTTCTTTGCAGCTCCCGCTAATTTCTTAAATGGATCTGCAATTTTTTCAACTAGAGCAATACCCTTTTCAAACTTGGTAGGTTTCCAGAATGACCATCCTCTACCTTTAGCAGCTTCACTACCACCAATAGTAGTAAATACGTTTGTTAATGCCTTAATTAGCATTTGTGAATTTTTTTCAATCTTAGGTACAATTTTATCTAGATCTGAAATAGTGTAATATCCAGTGGCTTTACCTTCAGCATCATATCCTTTAGCAAATTTTAAATTAGCCATATCTTGAACACCTGTTGCCAAGTTTTTAAGAGGTGTTCCCATGCCTTGTGCTAGATCAATACCTTTTTGTATTGTAGACTTTCCTCCCCACCAACTAGTTTTGGCATTAGGCGAATTACCTATTTGTGCAAAAGTACCTGATAGTGCTGTTATCAAAGTTTTAGTGTTTGCTGTAACTGTTTTAGCATGCTCTAAATTAAAAACCTCAAATCCTGTTGGTTCGCCCGTTTCTGGATCAAAACCTGTTGGCATTTTAAGCATTGCCATAGCTTGTACACCCATTGCTATACCAGTTAAAGCTTCACCCATACCCTGTACAGAAGAAATACCGTCTGCTACTGGATTAGATTCACCTCCACCAAATATAGAAGCTAAAAGTCCTTTTTTACCACCACCTGGTAATTTAATTTGTTGACCAGTTTCTGGATCTGTTATTGTAAGACCGTTACCAATCATAGCAAATGGAACTGCTAATGAACCGACCATAGTTACTGTATTTTCAATAACTGTTTTCCAAATATCTCCAGATAGTGTTTCATATCCTGTAGCATTACCTTCTTTATCAAACCCTGTTGGGAATTTAAGATTTGCCATGTTTTGAACACCTTTAGCAATACCAGTTAATGCAGCTCCCATACCATGTACAGAAGAAATACCCATAGCTACTGGATTACTACCACCTAAGCCGAAGAAACCACCTCCACCACCAGTGAATTTAATTTCTGTGTCTTTCCCAGTCATTGGATCCTTAACAGTAAGCGTTCCACCTCCACCTATTAAATTAAAAGGAACTGCTAATGAACCGACCATAAACGCTATATTTTCAGCTAGCGTAGGTAAATCAGCCTTCTCAGATATTTTTTGGAATTTATTAATACCTATACCAATTGATATTAATGCTAAACCTGCGGTTAACATTGCTGCTGATCCTAATAATATACCAGCTGCTTCCCATGGCCACATATTGAAACTATCTCCAATTTGACTCATTAGTACGCCTAAATTTGTCCCATCACCAGATGGGTGTTGTGCTAATAACTTTTTAGATTTATCCATTGCTGCGCCCATGGCTGCAACACCACCTGCAACAGTGATCAATGCAACACCAGAAACTAACATTGCCGCGGCACCTGCCAATATAAACGGAGATGCTAAACCAAGTAAACCGAATTCTACGGCTATCATCGCTACTAAAGCACCTATTTGACCGATAAGTTCCCAACCTCCTTTTTCAAGTGGCTTTTGGATCATTCTTACTGCAAGCGCTATTAATATTATAGACACACCTGCTAAAATCATTGCGATAGCACCTTGTTGAATTAAACTAGCTCCTAAACCTATAACTACGAATGCAGCTGCTATTCCTGCTACTACTAAAAGAGGCATAAATGATTCGAGTGTCATTTCTCCAGGTGGAATTAATGCATTTAAGATTAGAAATGCTAATGCTACAACTACTATCGCCAATGAAGCCCATAATAGAGCTTTAGCACCTGTCATGATTGGTTTTTGGAACACCCCTATTATTGCAAATGTTACACCAATAATTGCTAACATTTTAATAGCTGCCCAAATTGTTTCCATATCTGGAATTAAATACTTAAATATTGCGAATGCAAGACCTAAACCAACAATGGCGATACCTGCCATGGCAATTGCCATAATACCTTCTCGCATGCTTTTGTCAACTCCCATCTTATCTAGCATCCAGAACATTAATCCCATTACTAATATAATACCTAGTGCCCATATAGCACCTTTCATTGCTTGTGGCATTATTAATTGAACTAATGCGAATGAAACAGCCATGGCTAATATACCAAGACCCAATAACATCATTCCCGTTCCAAATTCTTTTAATCTTTTACCGTCTAGGATACCTAACATCTCAAGCACCTTTAGAGTTATACCTATTATACCTAACATAATAGCAACCCCTACAGCTCCTTTAATTGCAGGTCCTATAAATAAAGATATTAAAGCCAGTGATCCAGCAAAAACTAAAAGGGCTAAACCTACTTTTTTAAGCTGTGCTAATGCCTTTAACTTCTTTTTATCTAGTATTTTGGCCACTAACATCACTGCACCAATTGTCGCAAAAAGAGCTATCGCTATTAAAGGGCGATGCCATTGCTGTTATTATTAAAAGTGGAATTGAAAGTGCCATATACCCCTGCGAATGCGAATATAGACTTACCGACTGCACCAAGTTTTGATAAAGCGCCAGCAATACCTTCCATTGCCTTAGCCTTTTTCTCACCGTCAGGTCCTAATTTGTTAAGTGCTGCTACTATATAACCTAAACCTGTACCTATTGGCTTTAGCGTAGGTGCCATGATAGCCATGGCCATAGCTTCTTTAATGCTTGTCTTATTGCCTCCGCCGCCTAGATTTACCGGAAGCCATATCCTCTAATACTGTTACTAGAGCGTCGATTCTAGAATACAAATCTCCACCTACTGAAACTGCCGCAGCAGTTACTTTAGCTGATTCATTGAGTTCTTCAATCGCCTTGCTCTGCGCCCCCATTCTATCGAAGGCGTTTTTCATGAAATTTAAATTCAAGTTTTAGAGAAATATTTTTTAAGTATGTGGTGTACTGATCGTTAGACCAGCACACCGTCTCTCATACTATATATCTTTACAATTTCGGCATCTTAAACGAAGGTGCTTTCATTGATGGAACTTTGGGCATCTTAGGAGAGGACTGCGATCTCATAGCGGCCGATTGTTTCTCCTGTTGTTCTTGTTGTTCCGATGTTTGTTTATTCTTAGCCTTAATGTACTCTTGAAGATTTTGAACATAATACCAATATTCATAGTAGTACATTTCTTCAATCTCCGAGGGCTGCATTCTAAGATGTATACCCAGGTAGAACTTAGTCTTAAAGTAGTTCTGCAGAGAGATCTGAAATAATGAAAAGACTTTTGATGCCACCTGGGAAGTCAAGAGGGGCCGTTGCGATCTCCCCATCGATTTCTGTTTCAAGTGTTGTTTGTACACCAATTCTCATTTTTTCTGCTAATCTATAAACGATCATGTATTTTCTATCATCCCAACCTTTATAATCAACTTCTAATTGAAATATCTTAGGAAGTGATAAAGATCTCCAATCACCAACAATATATGGTAAAACTTGAATAAATGCTTTATCCATTTCGATCTCTTTTTCTTGACGATCTTTTAAGTAAGCAGTTACTTCTTCCATTACACCAATTGTAGGTGGTTTCATTCTGATTTCACCAGCTGATCTAGTTTGGATTGTGTAGATTCTTTCTCCAGAATTGTAATATTTTTCAATTTCTGGTTCAATCACAGTAGGTACTAAGTTTTTAGTTGCTAATTCAATTTCAACTGTCTTTTTACCTTTTTTAGTTTTACCCTTTAGGATTAACTTATTTTCAGGTTCTGGGAAAGTTAAGTCTCTAATACTCAAAAGAAGTACAATTCTGTCTTCTTCTAAAATATCTTTGTAAGATAATCTTCTATCACCTGACATGATTTTAGCACAAGATTCTACAATAGCGTTTAGCTTTTCTTCCATGTCGATATAATTGTTATCGTCCATTGTAGAGAAATGTCTAATCTCTGCTGCCTTTGCAGATCTAATCTTAATAATAGTATCTGCTGGATAGAATTTACCCTTTGAAGGCAAATTATCTAAATTCTCAACATGCCATCCTAATAGATCATCAGAAGGTGCAGCTTTTGGTGGGTTAAATGAACCCATATTAACTTTACCTAATCCTTGACTATCGATTACGGCTTCCATGTTAGAAACTTCTTCTGTGTTTTCTGGAACAGAAGATTGATTAATAGCGTCCTTTGACTCTAGAGCCCTTTTAGCCGCTTCTTCTTTTTTGTTTAATTCGTCACTCATATTATTTGTCTTTTAGGTTTTTAAGTGTTTGTTTTAAAATTGATTTTTGATCGGGTGTTTTTAAAGATAACTCTTTTTGAATAAGATCTCGTATCCATGCACTTACTGATACTGGGCGAGTTTCTGTTTCTAATGCTTCATTTAAAATAACCCGATTAACCTCTCGTACTTCGGCTTCTGTTAGAAGCACTTGGAGCTTTTTTGGTTAATTTATTGTTATTCATAATATTTTGATATGTTAATAATATAATATATTTTCTGTGCAAAATAAAAGGAGAAGATACAGAAGCATCCTCTCCTTTAAATTTATCTTAGTTTAGTTCTTCAGCCCAAACATCAGCTCTCCAAGTGATCTCTAATGTTTGTGGATCAGCAGTTTCATAGTTTAATTCACCTGTGAAACCAACTCCAGAAGTAATGAAACAATCATCAAGTGTTACCTTTCTGTAAATATCTCCTTCTCTGTTGAATTGTACGATTACAATTGTACCTACGTAATTCTTTTTAAGACCCATTTCACCAGTTTCTGGATTATATTGAGATCTGTACCATTGTCTTATAGTCTTGTATAAGTAAGCTTGGTTAGAATCGTTTAGGTTTAATGTAAAGTTAACTGTTACGTCAATCGCAGTTCCGTCAGGCATACCAGCAAATGATCTGGTAGCAAACTTGTACTTTTGTTCAACCGCAGCTACTTCCCTGTGTAGAGTGTCAAGTCCTGAGATAGAGTTAATGTGCTGTAATAACATTCCTTGTCCTGTTACACCGTCTGGTGGTAAGATTGTTACTTCGAACAGGTTAGCCTGTACAGCTTCAAAATTTCTACCTTTCTTTTGAGTTTGATCCTCTGAATAATGTGGTAAAGCCATAATTTTTATCTTTGTTTATTTTATATATCTAGTTTTCTTATGCAAAGTTACCTGTTGCGATTTCTCCTGTATTCAAGATTGTTACTCTCGATACTAAGATTTCAAGACCTTTAACTGGCTCAACGTAAGTATCTAAAATACCCATGTTGTTGTCAATAACTTCGTTAGTGTTGTTAGTTCCGTCCATGATGTTTCTGTAATCGTAAACACCTTGATCTTTCTTAACTGACTCCATAAAGTTGTCTGCTAAAGTTTTAATCTCTAATCTAGTTTGAGCAGTATTAAACTCGAACAAGTAGTTCTTCAATATCTCAGCTAAACCATCTTCGATGTAGATCATTGCTTCTCTAACGTGTGCAGAAGATAATGCTGATTGAATTCCTTGTTGTGCAGTTTTGTTACCTTTGATTGTAAGACCAACGCCTCTTTCGAATACGATTGGGTTGTAACCAAATGGCTCAAGTACATCTCTGTCATTCTTATCGAATGCAAATTCAACACTTTGTACACCTGTACCACCAACAACACCTCTTCTTGGTCCTGCGATGATTGACCATGGTAAAGCACTTGTATACTTATCAATGTAGTTGTTAGATACGTAACCTGCTGGTGGAATTACCAACGTTTTACCGTTCTCAAGTACATTTAAACCAGGACCATAGTAGAATCCGTAGTTAGCACCTTCGTTGATTGAAGGTAGTGTATACAATAATGATGGATTTAAATCTAAATTACCACCAGTTGCTATTGTGTTAACATCAAATGCTCCAGATAAAGTATTTAAGAATGAAGGATTTGTTGATTTCTTCAATTCTTTTACCATTGGTGCATTTAGGATAGCTGATGCGTTTTGTCTTTCTTTACAAAGAAGTGTTAATTCTTCTTTATTTAAGATAGTACCATCTTCTAATGATCCAAAAGGTATCAACAACATATCTAAATGTAATGTTATCTTTGTCTACTAATGCATTACCTAAACCAGTACCTGGCTTAATTGCTGCCATTAATTCTGCAATTTTCTTAGGCGTATGTGTTGCGCCATTTAATGGGAACATTGTATAAAGTTCAGTAGATTCTTCGTATCTCTTAAGAGCATGTCCAGGTCTTTCGTTCTCAACATCTCTATGAACTTGGAATTCATATTTAGTAGTTGTACCATCTACAACTTTTACTTTTCTTTGAATTTTAGCTAAGTTTCCGCTTTTAGTAGGAATGTACATTCCAACCTTAACGTCTGCCCAGTTAAATGGATCTAGTTCTGTACCAGTGTAAGAGTAAATAATTTTACCTGCACCCATATCATCAAAGCTCCATCCTGAACCAACGTTTGGTAATAATACCGCTCTGTCGTTAGGATCAACCTACAGATACTAATGCCTGTTTCGGTTGCTTTTCTAACTGAAGCTTGTAATGTAGTAATACCTGTTAAGCCGTTGAAAGATGCAGAGAATGCTTCTCCACCTGCAGGTGCGATTCTAATTTGATCTCCGTCTTGACCATAATTAACATCAACTGCTGAAATAGCAACAAATTCACCATTAGATGCACTTGGTAAGAAGTTTCCTTCTAATACTTGACCTTGTGTCCATGCGTTACTTGATATGATAAGAGAACCATCAACATCAACTGTAATATCTACGCCTGCTTACCCATGTAGCCTGGTGCAACATTTGCAGCGTCACTGTCATATGCTTCGTATTCAACTTTGTCAAAAGTACCTTCTTCAGGTTTTAATAGTAGAACCTATAATGTTGCCAGATCCGTCTACTCTGTTTTCAACAGATGAGATTTGTAACCATTCTCCTGAAACTGATGAGTTTAAGAATTTACCAGGTACAACTGGAGTTGATAATAGTGCTAATTCTGCAGCAGATAAATCAGCTACTTCTAATTCATTACCATCAACGATCATTACTTTACCAAATGCAACGTCATCTGATGTTACAGTTTGGTCAACTCTGTGTGAAAGTACTTGATAATCTTGGTAGATATTAAAGTTTTTACCTACTAGATCGATTCTTTCTAATGCTTCTTCATTAATTGCACAGAATAAACCAGTTCTTCTAGCTTCAAGATTAATTAAAGTCTCAATGTATAATTGACGACCTTCATTATCCATAAAGTCAGGAATAAGTGATCCAGTGTATTGTGCTAATAAAGTAACTTCTCTTAGTGCAGCAAATTTTGAAAGCTCAGATCTTTTAAGACCGCTTTGTTCAAACATTTCACCATATGTTGGGTCATTGTTTAATGCAGCTGCATCAAACTTACCTTTAAAGATCATTACATCTACCATGTAGTCAGATACGTATTCTAATTCTTCGATTCCTTCTGGAATGTTAGCTTCTCCGTACCATTCTCTTGCTGTTAAGTTGAAACCTTCAGTGTTAGCAGCTTGTCTAATAATGATAGTAATAGGATCTTGCTTGATATTTACAAATGAAATTGCGTTATCAGAAGTCTCTTCTTCATTATTTGCAGCAGCTAATAATTTATAGTCAGCTGGATTCCAGAATTTATCTGTATCGAAAACTGCGCTATATTGTGCTTCTAAGTTTATTGCCGTTCCGCCTTCTTGACTAGAATTAGTTGAAGGAGATACAATTGCTACTTTGTCAGCTATATCCGCTTCAGTTAAGTTTAGTGCCAAGATTGGGCCTCTTGATAGAGTTTCGATTGCAGATCTGTGGAAAAACATTCCTTTCTTTTCTAAAGACTTATCTACACCGCCAAAAACTTGTGTAAACTGTTCAACATCTTCAATGAATACTGGAGTATTGTAAGGACCTTTTTTAGATCTACCTACAACTAATCTAATAGTTTCAGCTGGAATGTTAACAGTTTGTGATTTGTCAAACTCTAGACGATATACGCCTGAGCTTTTGAACTGTTGTAATTGAGGACTTAATGCCATAATTTTTCTAGTTTATTTTTTTGTTCTTTTATTATATATCCGTTTCCGTTTAGTAAATTTATTTAAGCAGATCATAAATGTCAAACTGTAAATCCCCTTGCTCAGAGTTATCTTTAAATAAGATTCTTTCCATTGCATCGTGGACATCAGGGTCAATGACATCTAAGAGTTCCTCAATATAATCTGCATAGTCTGTGGTATTAAAAAATTCTGTTCCGGTAATCGCTGTCATAATGGTATCGTCATTTCCCATTTGAGCTCCGTAACTTCCATTTCTTAATGTACCAAACAAACTAGCTTCTACTATCGTTGATTCATCTGTCAAATCTAATCTATTTATCTTGTATAATTTTGCAAAATTCTGACAAAATATTGCTTTATTATCTGTTTTTAATTTTATTCCTGGTTTTAGTGTTTTACTATCATGTCTGTGCTTAAATCTAACAATCATCTCTTCATCAAAATCGTTTCTTTGCGGAAACACAGTTCCTAAGTATTGGAAAAGTACAGTACCATATGTGTTGTATTCTACTACCATCTTAACATTCTCTGGATTGAAAATATCAACGCTTAGTGTATATAGTATTTTAGCAAAATCTTCAATAACATGTTCGTTAGACCTAAAGACTGCAACTTGTTTAAATTTAAAGAAATCATACATCGCTCCAGGATTTACAACGTTTTTTATTTCTTGTTCATTCATGTGATCTATTTTAAAAATATTAATCACTGAATAATCACCTCCATTTCCTTCTGCTATATCTACCGAAAATAACCAAAAATTGCCACCATCTTTACATGTTTCAATATCAAATTCAGGGTCCCATGTTAAATAGTCTTTTACATCAATACTAATGTAATCAAATTGATCAAACTCGTTATGAATATATTTTTTCATACGCTTACGCATTTTCTTCATATCGACTGGATCTAGAAGTAGGTTTGAAGACGAAACAAATTCATTTCCATATTGTTTATTAAATGCCTCAATAGTACCTAAATTTGCCAGCTCTCTTTCATACCATGCGTCATCTCTGTCTGGGTGTTCCCACCAATCAATACGCATTGCATGGTATTCGTTATCACCTCGTTCTGCAGCGGCATAAATATTATAAAATTTATTAAATCCGTTTGGTGTAGAAGTAATAGTAATTCTAGAAACTTTAGAAGACGATAGCGTTGGATATACATTTTCATAAAAAGTATCGGCTATCGATGGGTGAATGTGGGCAAACTCATCTAAGTATAGGTTGTGAATTGTAAAACCAATACCTGATTTTGCTGTAGTTGATTGTCCTATTAATCGACAACCATTATCACATCTCACGTTCATCACGTCATATTTGATAATACCAGGCTTCATGAAGAATGGTAAATTTTCAACTACAACCTTTTGCTTTATCTATAATTTCCTTTGTCGAGTCAGATTTATTAGCTAATAAAAGTGTATTTTTGTCTGTGTTAAAAGTAACATACCACGCATTAAATATTGATGCAGTTACTGTTTTACCCATTTGTCGAGATGCAAGAACAATGTTAAATCTTTCATTTTGAAAGTTTCTCAACATTCTTTTTTGATATTCTCTAAGTTTTACTTGTTGAATACCATCATCTGTCATTACTACTGCATATTTTTCTGCAAAGTAAACGATGTCTTGAGCACATCTAGCTAATTCAGTAATTTCTTCATCTGTGTATTCAAATACAATATTACCTTTACGTAGAAACTGTTTACCTTCATAAAATGGCATTGCAACCTTTGGCCTGTACCCTTGATCAAGTGCAAGCATAAGATCGTCTACTTGTTTAGTAGACCAAACAATCCTATCAGAAGCTGCTTGTGCAGTGTCTTCTTTTGGTATCCATTTATTGTCTCCTACGTAATCGCTCATTATTCTTCGTCAGACTCTTCTATATCGACGTCTTCTATATCTTCTTCTTTTGTTTGATTAATACCTGCTTGAATTGCAGCCATTAAATCTTTTGTACCCTCTTTGTACATTTCTTTCTGATGAATCTCCACCGGCTGCTTCAATTTCTGCAACATCATCTCTTTTTCTATAAATCTCAATATCTCTGGCTATTCTTTTAGTAGATTCTTCTGCAGCCATTAAATACATGGTCTGAGATTTAATAATATCTAACATTGATTTCTGTAGAGTTGCAAGTACTTCGAACATCCTTGGTGCCAATTCTCCAGAATCTATAGTTTCTAATAGTGTTGTAAGTGCTCTTTCGCCTGCCTGTAGTTGATAGATCAATGACGACATTGTCATTTCATCCATTTTCTTTTTTGCTTGAATATATTCGTCCTTTTCAATAATATCTGCATCGAGATAAAACTTCATCAGGGACGTAATAGTTTTTGTTGCTTTTTTAGCAGCACTTGATTTTAATTCGGTATAATTTACAGGAGCTAAACTAGTTTCTCTCTGTATCATTGGTAAATCGGTCGGATCTGTTTCTACATCCATTTGATTTTCACCTATTAAAGCATCTAATTCTTTTCTGATTTCATCAGCTTGATCCGAAATGCTTTTCTTTTTGTCTTCGCTCATATTATTATATTATAATCTATATATCTAATAAAACATTGTAACAAATTAATTTGTTACTAATTTATCTAGCTTGATTGTAGCGTCTTAGTTGATAGAAGGTATTGCATTGTCGATAATATGTGCATATTGATTATCTCTAACGACATACTGTTGTAAAAGATTAATATGTTGTTCATCTCCAATAACTTTATTAAATAACCTTATGTTTGTTATTTCATGTGGACCTGGCATCAGAGACCATCTGTCAGGCGTTGTCCAACCATATGGGGTAATACTATCTAGTTTTTCTGATAATACTGAAGTCAATGTATCCTGTATTGATTGGCCGTTTTGCCAATTGCTCATAGGATCTAATCTATAAACATCAACACTTAGCCCGAAATAAGTATTACTTAAATTAAATACAACACCATACCATACATTGTGTTCTAATTCAGAATTGTAATTAAATGTATGTGTATCGTTGTTTAACTTTATTGTAATTGAATCTTTAGAAGTTTCTAAGCTTAATCCCTTAGATCCTGTTCTACCCTTTACTAAGTTTATATTTGGATTAATTGAAGTAAATGATTTATCACCAGGTCTAAACCAAAGTGTCATTGCTAGATTTTTATCAACTGCTAATTGTGATTTTTTTACATATTGTAATGCTTCAACGCCAACATCTTTAATACTAGACATATCATAACAGTTTTTGGCTACGATTGTCCACTGATTTCTAATTTCAGTATCTTTGATAGTTAAATCATTATGTATTTTATATCTAGTGCCATCATTAACTTCACTAAAAACTGTTTTATATTGTTCTGGTTTAGTTACCTTTGCATATTCTTCTTGTAACTCTTCACCAAATACCTCTTCTATTCCCGTAACTAAATCATCTACCTCTTGTTCAATTGCAGTATCGGTATGTATAGAGCTTGTTCTTTCTTCGTATTTAGTTAGCATTACTCTCCAATACGTCATATCCATATTGAATTCATCTGCGAAAGAAACCGTACGTACTTCGTACATCCTATTCATTAGTGGGAAATATAAGTAATCTCTAGATCTAGGACTTGGTCCTAAACCAAATGCCGCTTTAAATTGGCCTTGCGTAATATGCACCTCAAAGTCTTCAAACCCCATTCCAAAAATATCATATTGAAATTCTTGGGTAGGCATTGCATTGTCTGGCACCATTATTTTAAGTTCCGCGTTTTCTGTTACATTATACAGCGAATATTCCATTAACACCACATCACTCGACCTTTTGTCAGGTTCTACTCTAAAGTATTTTACTGGGTGACCCCACATTTCTGAAGATAATTCACTTATATCTCTATAAGTATCAACTGGCCTCTGTAAATTATATGGATCATATAACGGTGCATCACAGTCTATAACAATATTAGCACATCCACTCATTGACCATGCGTCATCACAATCCCCACAAAATTGTGGACAACTTTCTATTACACCGTTCTCAGAAAGTAATTCAAATGTAACACTTAATAATGTTATTGTGTTGTAGTCACTTAATCTATTAACCTCTGCTTTAACGTCTAACCAAAGCGGCTTTGTAGGATCAAATGTTTGGCCTAATAAATCATTAGGTCCAGTACCCATATTTAATACCCTAGATGGAGACATTTGTCCACCATCTGTACTAGGACCATTTTGAGACCATCTATATGAATATTCAAAATGATTATTAGAATCTGGTTTTTTATAGAATTTGATTCCTGTAGTTGAAATCGGAGCTCCTTCTAAAATAGTAAACTCGTTAGGGCTAATTATAGCATCAACAGTAACTGTATAATTAGAAATCAATATTTTTTCACCTGGAACTAAATCTAAGTTAGTGTCTATTCCTGTGATATTGAAACCGCCAAGAGACATAGATAAAAGTCCAACAGTATTTGGTGTAGAAACACCCGTAGTAACATTCCAGCCCGTAACTTTAGTAATATCCTCATAAGGATCTACAAGTTTAGCGAACATAAAGTCACCGATTTGATTTGCTGTAAAATTAGTTACCATTAACGATTAAAGTCTACGACCTATTTTTATTTATATATCTGATTTTTTGTCAGCTATTAAAAGCATCTCTGGGTCATCAGATTCGTATACCTCTACTCGTTGAATGATTGCGTTGATTATGTTATAAACTTCAGTGGTATTATTCTCTGATAAGAATAAATCTAATGTAGATAAAAACTTTCTAACTCTCATGACCATAAAATGATCTTCAGGTCCCAATAGATTAGCCCTTCTTAGAATCATTCCTGCTACATCAGCTTCGTGTTCATTAAAAATATCAAATAGTCTAATACTACCTCTAAGTGTTTTTGTACTAAATTTAATAGTTTTTATTTGATCGATATTGACGATTCTACTATAACTAGAATTAGTGTTAAGTGTAAATTTAACCCACATCAAATTAGACATCGTATCTAATATTTGATTTATAAAGTAAATAGATGTGGCTTCTTTATGAATGGCAACATCACTTATTGCTTTAAACCTAGATATTTCAGATTTAAATGCATTGTAAATTATTTTTCTAAGATCTTCTACTGAAAGCAACATAGTGTTGTCCCCTAAAGTTTTAGCGGTAGAAAATCTAGAGATTATTCCCCACAATCTTAGATCAATAGAATTATATTTATGTAATGTAATATCTATTACCTCTGAAAAATTATCTCTATTTCCTGTAGACATCGACCTGGGCTTCTATTTTTTTTAAATCAGAATAAAGTTCTTCTTTTGCAAAAACTTTAAGTTCATTAAACTCTCTCATTCCTATCTCGTTTTTATTAAGATATATTTGAATAGATTGTTCTGTTGGAATATATTTATCAGCTTTATTTTTTGTGGCCGATTTCTTGGTTTTTGTATAAAACCACCCTGGTACAGATTTAAATCTTTGAGCTACCATTGCCCAAGATTCTACAACATTAGCACCACTAATTCCATTAACGTTAAACAACTGAGCATTCGCTGGATATTTAATAGCCATAAAACGATTGATCATAAAATGATGGCGTTTTTTGTTGTGATTTTTTATTTTATCGTATTGACTTTTTTTCGTAAACATTATCTTTACGAAGTCAAATAATTTAGTTTCGTCTAGCATACTTATTATATGTTATTAGGTAAGAAAGTTTACCCTATAAGTGTATTAAATGCATGTTGATATGCATCTACTTTTGAAAAATCATGGAGCATTTCTATTTTGTTAGCTAGCTCAATAACTTCTGGCTTTAGATTATGTGCATTTGCTTCTGCTAATATTTCTTCTATTTGAATATAATCAGTCAGTGTCATATTAAAATAACTTTTTAGTTGGATCCTTAGTTACTTTTTTAGTTTTCTTACCTACCAATTTCATAGGCTTTCTTTTAGGTTTGCTATCTTCTTTTGGAATGTCCATACCTGCAAATGCATCGGGAGCAAAACTATTTTCTTTATCCAACCATCCAGTGCCTTCTAATATTTTATCCATTTCCATAATAGAATCCTTATTCTCGATTGCACCTTCCCAATCCTTTTCAATAGAATCATAGATAGCACGTTGTATTGCATCTGGTATAGTTTTATTATGCAATAACATCAGTGCAATATTCGTTGACAGTGCTACTTTAATGAGTGTGGGCGTACTATGACCAACTACACGATAAATTATATCAGATAGCTTATCTTTGTATTCAGAAGAGAACAGGTGATCTATAATAAAATTGTCGTATTCTTTAATAAACTGATCATATATGGTGTCAGCATGTTTCATTGTTAAAGAATAATTACGAAGCTTACCTGTCTTCATTTCTTTTTGCCATGTAACACATGCAGGAATATTATCTGATTTGTCGCCCGTTAAGATCTTCTTAAGAATAAACTCGTCACAATCTATTTCCTCAATAGAGATCTTATTGGCAGTAATCCAATTCGTAATGTCACCTTGATAATTATCTCTAAGCATCGTTTGACCGCCCATGTTGAATAACATATCGTCGTTTGATAGATCTGCAGCGGCAGAGGTTGCCATATCTTCTGCAAAACCTTTATATGCATACAATTGCTTTCGTGTATTATAGTACCACAATGTGTGTGCATCATTAGTATTTGAATAGTTTACTAATTGAATAAGATCTTTATCACCAGACCATACAATACATGATTTGCCACGTGCATTAAGCATTGTTGACCATCCGAAAATTACGTCATCTGCTTCTGCGCCTTGGATCTGGTGTACTGTTACACCTTTTTTGGCTACAATCTTTTGAAATTCTTCATAGACTCCGTAGACTGCAGTCCAATCCACATCTGAACTTTGCTTTCTAGTACCTTTGTAATCTGCTTCAGGATATAAGTCCTTACGCCATGATTTAGAATCAACTGTTAATACAACATCATCTACAAACATTTTTAGTTTACGCATCTCTGATGCAAAATCAATAGCAAGCTTTCTCATAAACTGAGACTTTTGCTTATCATCGCCTAGCAATGGCACTCCATTTTTAGGTTTCGGTAGGACGAATAGTCTACTGAATACAAAATAATTACCGTCGATTAATAGTGTGTGTTTTCCCACTTTCATATCTTTATTTGTTTTATCTTATTGCTAATATACCAAAAATATTTGACAATAAAAAATTTATACTAACTTATTTTTTAAGAGTTAACAATAGATTGTATTTCATACACACAACTTAACATTGTAATCACTGGATCAATAACATGTACTCGTTGCGCTTGGTGTTTTGCAACAGTAATGATAATTTGAGGGATGTGTTTAATATGTTGTAATTTCTCTTGTTGTATATATTCAACAAATTCTTCACCTAAAGTTTGTAATATGTCATCTACCTTTATTACCATAATTACTAACTAGAAGTTGATAATTCTTAGCTGGATCTGTCTCATTAAATACAAGTTCAAATACATCTTTGTAAACAGAATTAAATTTCTTAACATCTTCTACTGTAATATTAGAAGTTCCTTGTGTTTTATAGCCCTTGTAACTTATTTAGAGTTGATCTTAAATCTGGAAAATTACGTCTAACAAATTCAACCAATGCTGGTTTTTCAATTGTCATACCTTCATCACCACATATCTGGTATACTCGCTTAATATACTTCTTTGTCAATTCTGATTCTTCTTCTTTATCAAAGTCAAAATTAATAACTTCAAATCTTGAAAGAATTGGATCTGGTAGCTTGTTAATGTAATTACATGTTGCAATAAATCTAGAATTACTAGCAAATTGTTCCATTGTTGCACGCAAAGCTTTAAAGAATTGATCTGATACTCCATCAACCTCATCTAGTATTACTACTTTGAACATTCCAGGTGCATCCATAATAGACACAGTTGAACAGAAATCTATAATCTTAGTTCTAATAACATCAACTGAAGTATCAGTAGACGCATTAATATAAAGATATGGTAGCTTAAACTGATTAACAATTGCTTTTGCACATGAAGTTTTACCAGTTCCTGGTGAACCCTGATAACAACATGTTTTGGACTAATCCATCTTTAAATTTTGCCATGACTCTATCTGGCAAAATCAAATCATCTAAATTTTTTGGACGATACTTCTCTGTAAAGAGTTGATTTATTGACTGCATATAATATGTTTTGGTAATTATACACACACAAGGCGTTAAAGTTTCAAAGATAAATATAATATATGGCTAGAAAGGTTGACATACAAATAATAAGAACAAATGGTCCAAATCCTAGGAATAGACATGGGATAATTTTAGGTTGTCTAAAAAAGAATCATCGAAAATTCTTAATAGAACACAGACATATTAAAACATGGTCAGATAGTGATCAATTTATGGGCTGCATTCTGAGAATGCACAGAACCAGTAGTAAATCTGCAAGTAGTTTAAAATTATATTGGGATCATAGTACTAACGAGGTCGTTGATATTGACACTTTACACGCTTCTTATAATAGTGTAGATTGGTTATGTGCAATAAGCTTAAAACCAATTAAGGCCAAATTTATGAACTTTGATCTAGAAAACTTTATTCATCCAGAATACTTAGATGTTTTAGACGCTCCTATGATTGACAGTCGTATACTTAAATCTTCAATTGAGTTTCGCAAGGAATGTAAAAAACTCCTGCTCGCAGAACGAGAGGAGTTTCTTAAGTTGGCTAAAAAGAACGCTAGGCGCTCTCTTTAATATTACATTAATGCTTTAAATCTATCAGCAATTGACATACCTACATAAAGCTTAACTTTCTTGGGTAGTTCTTCTGATTCATTTATTGAATTTTCAAACGCTAATAGCTCAGCTTCTAATACAGCTATAAAATCTGGATCTAAAAATTTAGATTCTTCTGTTTTACTTAGCTTGTCTATTTTATCTTGATACTTCTTTTTCTTTTCTTCATCATCGGTGCCGTCAATTAATTTTTTGTATCTAGCAATCATGTCTTTCTTAGAATTCTTTTCTGGTGTTTCATCATCAGATGTATCGTCTTTTGAAGTGTCATCATCTTTTGAAGTGTCAGTGTCGTCTGATTTACCGGTAGCACTTGCAATTGCATCGTCTACGCTAGCTAAAATTTCATCTGCTATTTTAATAGGTGAATAATCTTCTTTACCTACTATAGAAGATCCGCCTCCGTATTTGTCAATAAAGTTACCGAGAGTATAACCGTCTTCACCTTCTTTGGCAGACTCGTCGTCTCCACCTGCTAGAATTATAATAGTTTTAGGAACTTCTTTTCCTGCAATTTTATTTGCTAATGCAGGTTTTTGCAGCTAATTCTTCAGCTGCAGCTGCCGATTTAAAGGATGAAGCTAATTCTTTAGCCTTATTTAAAGCACCTTCATCATTAGCACCCTTTGCTGCAGAATAAAGATCTTCTACTTTAGCGTTTTCTACAACATTGTCTATGTCCAAAGATTCTTCTTTTATTTTATTCTTGTCATCGTCAGTCTTGGTATCATCGTCAGTCTTGGTATCTCGTCAGTCTTGGTGTCGTCAGTCTTCGGTGTCGTCAGTCTTCGTGTCGTCAGTCTTGGTGTCGTCAGTCTTGGTGTCGTCAGTCTTGGTGTCGTCAGTCTTCGTGTCGTCAGTCTTCGTGTCGTCAGTCTTGGTGTCGTCAGTCTTGGTGTCGTCAGTCTTCGGTGTCGTCAGTCTTGGTGTCGTCAGCTGTTTCTTCCTTTTTAGCAGGCTTTAATTTATTTATATGAGCGTCTGCTTGATCTCCGATTTTCTTTATAGCAACCGAAGTTTTTTGAATAGCTTCAATTTCAGGAAGGAATGCTTTAACGCCTTCTAGTTCTTTAATATCGTCACTTGCTTCTTTTTCTCCATCTGCTATTGCCTGAGCTAATTCTTTTCCCTTTTGTTGAACTTCTTTTAATTCTCCAGCTGCAGCTAATGCCGCTTCTTTTTTACCCATAGCTTTAAATACCTTAGCCTTATTCTCTAAACCTTCTTCTGCGACTATGTTCTTTAAAACTGCCTTTCTTTTAAAATATACCTTTCCTAATGGACTGTCTTTAGCTATGTTTTTTTCAGCTTCTCCTAGTTCATCTTCGAATTCTTGAAGAGCATTTTTTAATTTTTCAGCGTTAACTTCTTTATTATGATCTAATTCTGTTTTAGCATTCTTCTTAGCTTCTTTAAGTTTTACCTTTTTTTCACCTTCTGCTGCTTCTATCTGCTTATCAAATTTGGCCATTGTTTTAAATTCACTCTGTATGTTATCTGCAGTTTGTTGATCTTTATTTGCCATCAATGCAATCTTTTTATACTTTCCTAGTTTACTTTCGCATTTAGCTATAGCGAAAGAAGATTTAAGAGAAGCTAAAACACTTTCCATAGAAACCTCTTCATTGATCATATAATGTTCTTTGATCTGATCTGATAATTTAGATAAGTTTGTTAAAATAGCATCTACATCCTTAATAACACTAGCTCTTACTTTTTCACCTTCTGCTTTTTTTGTAGCATCATCTGATTTAACGTTAGTCTTGTCAACTGCTACAGAATTAGACGTAGTTTTAGAAGCAGGTGCCGTATTATTTGAAGAATCCATTGCAGTTCCTGCAAATTCTTCATACAATTTGATTCTTTTATTAAGTTTCATCATTTGTGTATATTTTTTAAAATGTCTATGGTTTATATATCTTCTTAAATAAGCCTAAAGTTTAAAGCAAAAAAAAGACCCTCAAAAAGAGGGCCTTTTAATTTAAATATTGCTATTTAACTCTTATAGTTGGATGTTCTTAACCTCGAACGTAGAGTATTGAGTTTGTGGGTGGAATCCAGCTTCAACTAATGCGTATCTAGATTTTACAGCTACCTTTGGAGCCATAGTACCTTCAGCAATAGTTTGTACTGATTCAGCCATTAAGTATGGCATGAATACTAAACCAGGACCGTTACCGTCACCTTTTCTACCAACTAATACGTCACCTGACTCAAATTTCTGAGTAGGGTCAGTGTATATGTTGATACCTGCAACTGAACCTAATGGATAGATTGCACCTGCAACTTGGTTAACTGTGTTAGCCATTGGGTTAGGTACGAAACCTGCAACACCTTGTAAAACTGATGCCATTTTTGCAGAAACAACTGCAAAGTTACCAGCACCTCTTCTACCTTTGTTAGCGATGAAGTTAGCGTGAGCTAAGATGTGAGTAAGGACTCTTCTGTTTACATCACCGAAAGTGTTACCACCTAAATCGTATGCTGTAGTGAAATCAACTGAAGCAGCTAATTCAGTACCAGCATTTTCTTTAGCTAATCTTCTCATTTCAGCTAAGATGTGTTGGTTGATAGACTGAGTCAATTCGTTAGTTAATACTGCTTCTACTTGAGCAACAGCGTCAACACCGAATTGCTTAAGATCTTGTACTTGCTCTCTTGTAACTGCAGCAGCAACTTGGAAAGTTTCAGCAGCAACTGACTTAGAGAATAAGCTTAGACCCATTAATTTGTCTGGAGTTCTTTCCCCTGTCTCTCTTGACATTGGATAAACATTGCTTACACCGCCTTCGCCGCTAAATGCACCAGCACCAGAGAATCCTGGAATGTGGTCTTCTAACGCTTTTACTAATTCGATATCAGCATCATCAGCAGCATTAGTAGCTCTAAATGCAGCTAGTAAAGTAACAGGAGCACCGTTAGCGTCAACGTGTGCACCAGTTTCTTCAACTTCATAGATAGCAAAACCATCAATTCTTGATGCTTTGTCTAATTTAGTGAATTTGTAACCGCTTGCTTCACCAGCACCGTCAGCATCTTCTGACTTGATGAATGTTGGAGCAACACCACCGTCAATTCTACCACCTTCGTATACGAAGTCTAAGTAAGATAGTAAGCCCATAGGACCTGCCATTGGTACAACTGGTACTAAGTCTAATGCAATCGTTTGAGCAGCAACTTGCATTGCTAAAGGTAATAAAGTTGGAGCTTTGTCACCTGAACCTCTTTGATTTGCGAAAGATGCAGTTGCATCTGGAAGGACTACAGAGCCCATACCACCGATGTTTTGAGTTCCCGGAGAAACTGGGTTTAACGCCATCATTTGAGCGTCTTCATAAAGCTTGTGATTGTGACAGTAAGTCGACATCCAAGCTAGCTTTTCTGATTCATTGATTCCTGTTGCTTCCTCAATAATAGGAGCCCAAGTACCTCTGATCTCAGATTCGTTAATTAAATTTGCCATTTTGTAAATGTTCTTTTTTTGTTTGTGTTTATAGTTAAACTCGACATGCTTGGGTTTTCTGCTTCTGTCACCCGTTTTCGTCGATTATATTATTATATATCCTTTTATTTGTTGAATCTTTTCTTAAACGCGTCAGCGTAGCTAGATGCATCATATCCAAGTGAAGGCTTATCTTCTGTCTTAGATTCGTTAACCATTGCTACTTTGTTTAAATCAACCTTAGTTTCTCTAAGATCTCTAGTTTGCCAAAAGTTTCTTACTTGGTATTCAGTGTTTAAAGTGTGATACTTAGATTGTGCACCAATTTGAGATTTTTTAGCTTCGCTTAAGTTTTCCCATGTTTCTTTGTATTCTAGTGGCATAGCCGCTAGGAAAAATGGTTCAGCGTTTTTATTCTCAACGATTAATTGAGATGATTCAATAATAGAAGTAATTTCTCTTTCAGTCATAAAACCTCTTTTAGATACTGCTGATCTAACTTCTGTTTTAGCGTCTTCGTTAAGAGCGTTATACTTTTCTATTGTAGATGATGATACGACTCTAAAGAAAGATGGATTTTCATTTTCTTTAATTTGAGCTGTTTCGATCAAATTGTTTAGTTTTGCAGAGATTTCGCTTTTATAAGCTTCTAATGGATCTTGTGCGCCATCTTCGCCTTCAGCTTCTTCTTCGCCTTCACCAGGTTCTGCTTCGTCAGTATTACCTGTTGGTGGAATTTCTTGATCACTGTTATCTAAATCAGATTCTAGATCTTCGCCTTCTTCACCAGCTTTGTGAGAATCAACATCACCTTCAGCTGAGTTATCGCCTATTTTGTCTAGTTCTTCTTCGCCTTTCTTAACAACTTCTTCACCTTCTTCTCCAGCGTCTTCACCTTCAACGTCTTCAGTCATTTCTTCAACTTCTTCTTCAGCTTCAACTTCTTCTTCAGCTTCAACTTCTTCTTCAGCTTCAACTTCTTCTTCAGCTTCAACTTCTTCTTCAGCTTCTTCTTCACCTTCAGCTTCTTCTTCACCTTTAGAGTGCATTTCTTCTTCGTGATCTTCGATTTCATCTTTAGCAATATCAGAAACTTCATCTTCTAAATCTTCGCCTACGTGATCTTCAGCATTATCAACTTCTTCTGGAGTATCTTCTACTTTGTCGTCTAGATCTTCAACTTCACCTTTGTCGTTGATGTCGTCTTCGATTTCTTCAGCTTTATCTTCACCAAGATCTTCAGCTGCGTCGTCTTCAATTTCTTCAACTTCTTTGCCAGCTTCTTCACCTTCGTCTTCAGTAACTTCTTTAGCACCTTCTTCGCCGTCTTCGATTTCATCTTCTAATTCGTCTGAATTATCTTCTGCTCTATCGTCAGCTTTTTCGTACTCTTCACCGTCTGCGTCAACAACGTCTGGTGTTTCATCGACAGTTTCGTCTTCTAAGTCTTCAGCATCTACACCTGCACCGTCTTCAACTACTAAGTTTTCGTTGATTGATTCTGCAATGTATTCTGCATATTCTGAAATAGATTGTAAGTTTTCTCTTAAGTATTCTACATAACCTAAAATATTAGCAGCTGAATCAGCGCCTTCGTTATGAGATTCTGCTAAATAGTTAGCGAAATCTTTTACTTTAGTAATAGACTCAGCTAAATGCTCAGAATATTGAATACCTTGATCTAATTTCTCAGCAACTGACTCAGTATATGAAATACCTTGATCTGCTTTTTCAGCAACGTGTTCAGAATATTGAATAGATTGGTCTAGTTTCTCAGCTAAATAAGTAACATACTCTGATAATGTATTAACGTTATCAGCAATATGATCATTGTGAGATTTAATGTTTTCTACAGTCATGTCTTCACTAGCATCAGCAGCTTTAGCGTCCATTGACTCTTTTATGCCTTTAATTTCTTTTGCTAGATATTCAGAATATCTATTAAAGTCTTCGGCTTTTACGAATTCCTCCATGTTTTTATTTTCTTTTATTTCTGTATTTAAGTTTTGAGTTTCAATATTTTCGGTAACGTTAGCTTCGCCCATTTCGTAAATGTATAAACCACCGTCTGTTGCATATCCGTAAGATTCATTAACTCTCTTAAGTTCTGCATTTTCAAAACCAGGGTCAGCTACTAAATCGTAGGTGAATAGTTGTTTGATTTTTACTTTACCGTTTGATTCGACAGCGCCCGCTGCTCTTGATGAGATTTGTAATGGTACACCAGCATCAACTAATGCTTTAGCTTGTCTACCTGCATCAGTATCTAATAGTCTGATTTTACCTCTTACTTCTTTGCTTTCTTTATCGTAAAAAAGTTCTTCAACGATGTGAGATACATTCTTTAATGAAGTGTCAAATTGCTGCGGGTGATCTAATTCACCTAACAATTTAGAAGATTCAATTTTCTGCTGAAGAGCCTCAATTTGAGGAACATACTCATCTTCAGTGTAGATTCTATTGTTTCTATTTTTTTGATCAATTTGACCAAATACTCCTTCGAGAACGTAATCTTTCTCCTCTGATGATGTTACATTCAGAGCCGATGACGACATTTCAACGATTAGCAAATCCTTTGCTTTTTTCATATTTATGGATTTTCTATTTTTAATATATATCCTTTAGTTATTATGTAATTATCTTATTACCTTTAGATGTCTCCTAGAGGATCATCCTCACCGCCTTCTTCGCCGTCTCCGCCTTCTTCTTTTTCAGCTTCTTTTTCAGCTTCAGCTTCTTCGGTTTTGACGTCATTGTAATATTTAATAATCACTTCAATTTCACCTTCACCAAATGCATTCTCTCCATACTGATCATAGAAATACTTTTTAAATTCTTTCTCTGTTGGAAATGCATTAATAGCTCCAATAATTTCAACAGCTTTTACTGTTTTACCTGAATCTAGATCGATGTCATCGACATAAACCTTTGATTCTTCGCCTACTCTTGTAGCTGCCTCAATAACTTTATTGTAGCTTTTCTCTTTAGCAAACGCTTCTATTGTTTTAATTACTTTCATAATAATTTATATATTCAATTTATTTTAGATGCCCATCCCATCATCTTCTTCTTCAGGAGCCTCAGCGTCTTCTCTAGCTTTTGCTGCTTTTGCAGCTTCATTTGATCTAATTTCATCATCAGACAATTTTAGATATTTTTTAACTAGGTATTCCTGATCGAAGTAATATTCTTCTTCCATTGTTTCTTGATTAGTAGTCATTAAGCTATCTCTCATAGATCCAATAAATTCAAGTCTTTTTTCCATGATTTCCATGTGCTTCATTTCAGCAAACATGTTTTCTTCATTGAATCTTAAAGCTACTTGAGTTTTAAATTGTGGATCATCTACAAACTCTGGATATTTTAAACAGATTTGTAAATACAATGGCTTAACTAATATTTCTTGGAACGTAGATCTTAAACGCTTGATAAATTTACCAAACTTAATCTCGTCTCTAATCATACCATCGGCTGCAAGGTTAAATTCCCCACCACCATCTTCATATAAGAATCTATTAAATGGTATCTTAGATACGTGTTTTAATTTATCTGAGAAATATTTAAGTGCTTCAGTGTCGTTTAGTTCTGGACCTTCACCACCAAGAGTTTCAATTTCTGGTGAATCACCGTCCTTAGAAGGTAACCAATATTCTTTACTAAACTGGAGCATTGGTTTACCATCAGTTGAAAGAGAAGCTGAGTCCCAATCGAAATCTACTTGTTCTTTATAAGAATTCATTAACTGAGAAAGTGATTGCTTTGCTCTTGTTTTAGATTTACCACCAACTGGGATAATAAACTTCATTCTAAACGAAGCATTGGTAACAGACCAGATCACTCTAGTGTGTTCCATAATTCTAAGTAGGTTAAATGCTCTTACTAATCTTTCTAAGTAAGAGACTCTTGATGCTGTTGTAATAGACGAATAAGATACGTATATGATTTGTGAATCGTATAATTTTCTTTCTTTTACTGGATCATCTTTATATTGTACCCAAACCTTTTTACCATCGTCAGTATTATAACCTGGGATTAATGTAACAGGATCAAGTTCTTTAAAACCTATAATTTCTTTTTGGTCAGGGGAATAAATTATTTCAAATGCCAAATAACCATCTATCAAGAATTTTCTATAGTAGTACCATGCCGATTGATCTTCTGTAAAACCAAAATAGTGATAGATTTGTCTAAAGTATCTGTTAAGATCTTTGTTTACCTTATCAGATATGTCAAGTCCTAATACTTCAGGTTGAGCGAAGAAATTCTTTTCATCATATACGATAGTCTCATCACATAGAATATCTAAAATATCTTCAATTTCATCATTGGTTGAGAATCTTCTTAATTCATCTCTTTTTGTTAGATAATCTTTATCAAAGAATGGAATATTCTTCTTAAGATTAATGTCGGTCATGGACATGGCTGCGAATGCACCGTAGATGTCGTCATTGTCATATCCAAATGGGTTCATTTCCCCATACCCTATTTGGGCTTCCATTGGACCGATGGCTTGTGACTGTCTAAGTACTAGATCATCATAGCGCATACCGAAACTACTCAAGGTTTTAAGTGCACTTGAGAGGCTAAACGGTTTTGTATTGACGCTCAATGGCCCGTTTCTTTTATCTGTAAATCCTGCCATACTTTTTAATTTATGTTATGTTTTATATATCTCATTTCTTTAAGTGGTTTCTAAATGCTTCCTGGATCTTGTTCAAGTCGCTACCATTAATGTCTGCAAAGTCTAAAATCGCTATTTTGGCCCAACTTTCATAAGACACGACCTTTTGATTTGATTTAAGATTTGGAATGTATTGTCTGATTGCAAAATCGAAAGCCATACTCTTTTAGAAATCTCTTTGCACCTTCATAAGTGAACTTAAGCTCACTTTGTTTTTTTGCGTTATCTGCAGAACCACCTTTCTTTTGGTTTTCTATTTGACCTTTCATTTGTTCATAAACAAAATCTAGTAAGTCTTCTTTTATATTAGGGTGGTAATAAGTTTAAATTTATGCCACAGTCATTTCCAAAATCAGTTGGATCTAATGCTAGTACAACTGGATTAGGCATCGAAACCATGCTATTCTGTCAATGTGTTTGGGTTTTTTATATTCAAAAACATATATCTTTCCTGGTTCAAATGGTCTACGAGTATCTGCAATACTTTTTGTTTTACCCTTATCAAACCATTTTTTAGCCTCATTGATGGCTTTGCCTTTATTACCAGCTGATTTAAATAGTTGCTTTATGTCTTTTTTGATTTGACCCATTATTTAAGTGACTTTTCTGTAAGTACGATAAATCTCCAACCCCTGTTTTCTGACCAGGCTCTGGCATACTTATATTTATCCATATTCTTGACATACTGCTCAGCTAAAAACTTATAGGATTTAATAGCTCCCTTGCTTCTCTTTTTTGGTGGTTGTGGTTTTTTAATTTGAGCTTCTGGTTTTATTTCAACTAAAAACTCTTCGAATCCATCTTCAGTTTTAGTTTTCATATAAAAGTCAGGATAATATTTATGCTCTCTTTTATCAAAAGACCAGATATACTTGATTTCAACTGGCTCACTTGCCCATTTTACAACATTATCTTTAGTGTCACACATTATCATAAACTTTCTTTCCCAAGAGGATCTGTATATTATCGGTGTTGGGCCAATATATTTTTCTGGATTAGTTGGGGTAAAATATCCCTGTACAAATCCTGAATTATTAGTTGGTCTAACATTTTTTATTGACATTATATATTGAACATTCCACTTTCGCCGCTAGAATCTTTAGATGAAATCTTATCCATTGAAAGCGTATTTTTATATTTTTGAGGGTGTATTTTATTCCACCCCTTAGCATATCCTCTCTTTGCTATCTCTGTAAAATACGCAAATGCATTGGTATACTTTGGGTTGAAATTACGCCAGTATTTTAGTAAATCTAACATTGCAAATTGTAAACAGTCATCTCTGTCATCATTATTTACATACGTTAATTTATTTATTGCTCTTTCTGCGAGTAACATTAACATTTTCTCTGCAGTAGGTGTCAATTTATCTTGATCTTTAGATTCTACGATTGCGTTGTAAAGATCTTTATTGTTGAGGTAATTTTTCTTTCTAGCCACTTTGTCCTATTTAGTTTAAGGTTATACGAAAAAAAGCCCATTTGTTTCCAAACGGGCTTAAGTATTAATTATATTAGATTAGTTTAGACTCCTGAGCCTGCTTCTAACTCAACTCTAAATTTTTCAATTCTAAGCGGTTCGTCATTTGCAAAAACAGTTAGTGTGTCATCTTTTCCAGCTGCCGCGTATTCTACTGCATCTACTTTGATGGCATCTCCAATTTTTAAACCTTCAGCTTCTCTAGAAATAGTTGCATCTAAATATCCGTCAGATAGTCCAAGTAACTCTTCATTTTGAGCGTCTGTTAATTCTTCACTCAATCTAGCTATTTCTGTATTGATCAAATTATCCGCTGCTTTAATATCTGGTAGATTTCTATCAGCTTCTGCTATACGTCCTTTTTGATCTTTTAGAAATGCGATCATTTCATGTAGTTGAGCAATTTTAGTTCTTTTAGCATCTCTTCTCTCAGAAAATGATTCTAAAATATCTTCAACTAAAAATGTCACATCTGCACCTGTGTGTTCTGCAACATAATCAATCGCTGCGTCTGGTAATAATTTAGAAAATTTACCGATAGTAGTTTCTTCGTTTAATCTCCAAACATAAACGTTATGTCCAGCTTTCATTGTTGCTATAGAAATATTGTTAGATCTAGATTCTACTATAAAATCTAATCTTTTATAAACGCTGTGGTTTTTACCAGTAAATTCAAATAATCTAAATAATGATTTATCTTCATATTTGATATATCCTGAAGCAAATATAGATTCTACTACAGAATCACTGTGATTTAAGATCTCAATGTTATTTGCGAAAACTGTATTTTCACTTACGTTGTATGTGAATCTAATTGCTCTAGGAGATCTATTCATTGTAGAAAGAAACGCTTCTAATAGAGCGATTTCATTCTTAGCTTCATTTAAAGCTTCTGTAGATTTTCCTAGCTTTACAGTTTTAGTACTTTCTTTTAAGAAAGCTAATTTTTCCTGAGCTTCGATTGTTTTGTTGAAATTATCGAATGCACTTTCATCTATCGAAGACACTATTGATTTATTATTGTAGTCGTAGATAAAGTCAACACTATTTTCGTTAATGTTAAATGTTCTTTGACCTGCTATTAATGAATTAAAATCTGCATTAGCCTCGTTGAACATGTCAATGTGGCTTCCAACTATTTTAAAATTTTGGCCAGCAACATTGAAAACATAGCCATTTCCGTGTTCTAAAACAGGTGAAATAATGTTTTTATTTAATTTTGCCATCTCTTTTAAGATTTTTTATTTACTATATATATCATTCTACTATTCATCGAATGGTAAGTCACGCCCTGTGACGTTATAATTGTCCCCCAACATAGTTCTTTCTTGGTCGGTTAATTTATCTTCTAGATTTATTGAAGAATTACCAATTGTGAACATTCTATTACTTTGTTTTCTTCTTTTGGTAACGTTAACGATCTCTTCTCTAAGCTCTAGTCTTTCTCCTAAGTTCTCGTCATCGCATATACCTGTTTGTAGCCAAACTTCACCGTTAAATTCCCATTTTGCACCCGTTGAATTATCACAATATACGTGTCCAACTGGAATACCAGTTATAAATCCATTAGGATCTCCGAAATTACCTTTAGCTCCAAGTGAAAAGTATTCAGTGGTATATTTTCTAATTTGATCTTCTTCAAATTGGAAATCAGGAATAAATGAATTTATCTCTAAGCTAAAAGTTACTTTATGATTTCCTTTATCGTCGAATCCATATTCAATTGGTCTTTCTTGTGTGTAATCATCTGGCATCATGTATTGTGAACTTATTCTATATGTACCGTCTTCAATATGTCCAGCATCTACATGATAGAAATTAGCCTTATACATTTTTTTAACAAGTGCTTCTGTTACTTTAAACAAATCTAATTGACTTGAAAGCAAAATTTCAATATCTACACCTACATTAACAGGAATCATTTGAAATTCTGCAACAAAACCTTCCATAAAACCCTCATCGTTGATTCTGTTATAATTACCTAAATTTCTTTTGTTAACTAATTTAGATGGATCAACTGCAAATGATGTTAGATTAACAATTCCTCTTGGAACTTTGTCATAGTTTCCATCTGCAAATTCTCCATCTGGATCACAACCAACTCCATTTGCATTAGAAAATAAAAATGCATCTTTTAGGAAGTTTTCATCCCCAGAAACAGAATAAAAAAATGGAACGTCGACAACTACTCTATTATCATTCGTAAGCTGTCTCTTAAAACTTAATTTACTATTTAGATCTGCTAATAGACCTATAATGATATGTCTAATAACTGAATCGTCTTTGTTGTATTTAAGATTATATGTAGCCACTTAATTAAAGTATGTATTTATGGTTGTTTTATATATCATGACTTTATTCTATGCTTTCTATAGATAGTTTTGAAAAGCCATTTTCTCTATAAATTTGTATCTTCTTATCGAAGATTTCATGAGGTAGTACAGTGTGATTAATTACAAATGTATTAATCTTATTTTCTTTAATAACCTGATTTAAAATCTTTAAGATATTGTATACACCATCATGATCAACTGAAGATAAAAGCTCATCTAAAAATAACATATTAAGCTGTGGAAATCTTAGTTTAAGTATTTTAATAATTGCAATGATAATAATAAAATCTGCCTTCTTTCTTTCACCAGTAGACAAAGTCATTGGATTAATATCTTCACCTAAGTGATTGATGATACAATTAAATTTCTCATCAAATCTTATATGAAATGGTAAATGCATGGTTTGAGCCATTGCTGCAATATTGGTGTTGAGTCCTGGTAGAATAGTTTTCACTGCTAGATTTTTAACACCATCTTCACCTAAAATGTTTTCAACTATTTCCATAAAGCTATAATCTCCATTTAGGTTATCTTTGCTTTTAGATTTTTCAGATTCTTTTTCTTCAAATTCTGTAATTAAATTTCTTAAATGATCAAAATCACCACCGGCTGGCGTGTTCTTTAATTTAAGCAATTCACCTTTAAGGCCTCTCATTGTAACTTTATGATCAGAAATTTGAGACTCTAATTCTAATTTAGATTCTCTAGCATCCGTTACTCTTTCTGATAAAACATCCATCTCACCTTTAAGTGATTTGATATTGTTCATGTTAGTTTTGATGTTATCTTCAAATTCACATATTTGGTTTGTGTGCCAATCAGAAGTTAATTTAGTTTCACATGTTGGACAATGACCACTTTCATAGAGTTTTAATTTTTTATTGAGATAATCTATTTCTCTTTTAATGTCTTTGGCATCTGAGTGCTTATCATTATATTGCGTATTAAACTTATTCATCTCACTTTCGTGATTTGTTCTATCTTTGTCTAATGCATCTACTGTGGACTTAAGAGAAACTAAACTTTCTTTTAATTCCTCTATTTTTGATTTATTTGCAGTGGTTGATTCTTCTAATAAAGTATTAAGCTTACCTCTAACAGAACCTATTGAATTCATAATTTCATTGAGTTCACTTTCATATGAATCAATATCCATCTTAACCTGTCTTCTTTCATCCTTTATTTGACGCTGCATATCATTAAGAATAGAAAAACCAAACATCTTATCGATGATTTGTTTTTTATCTTGATTAGACATAGTTAAAAATGATTTAAAATCATTTACTGATAAAATAATAATGTTTTTGAATACGTGATATGGAATACCAAAGACCTCTTCTTCTAGATAATCTTGTACAGATTTTTTGCCGGCTTTATCGAATTCTACACCATTTAATTTGACACTAAATTTATTAGGCAATAATCCTCTTTCTATTTCGACATTAAGTGCTCCGCATTTTAATCCAATACGGACATACAGTTCTTTATTGATTCTATTTGGTAGATCAGATAATTTGACGCCTTCAACTTTACCGTAAAGCGCATATATCATTGCGTTAGCAATAGTAGTTTTACCATCACCATTTTTACCAAGTGTCAAAAATAATTCAGAATTTGTTTGTTCAAATTCTAATCTTTGCAACTGGTTTCCATAACTCGCAAAATTCTTAAACTCTATAAAATCTATTCTCATGCCTCTGTATCGTAGTTATATGCACATTGTGTGTACAGCTGTTTTAATTTGGTCTTGAGCTTTTGTTTCATATCTTCATCATCTGCTATACTATCAACATACATATCACATAAATTTAAGATATTGTAATTCTTATACATTTCTTCTATCTCATCTATGTCGTAAAAATCTTTGTCGATGTAGTTTTCTTCTTGATAGATATTTGGCTCTAGTTTTCTACTTATGTGTTGAATCTTATTGATCAATAAACTTAAAGCATTAGTAGTGGCTATTTGACTGGGCACAAATAAGTCAACAAAATTATTTTCTATTTGTGATTTAAATGTCCCTAATGTAATGTCGAATAGTTGCGTAATATTGTATTTAAGGAATTTAGGAGAAATATGATTCTCATAAAATGATTCTTCCATATTTGATAAATCTACAAGATCAAAGCCCTTAGAGTTATTTGCGTCAGATCTGGTCAACTGATATGGTGTTCCAACCATTAATAACTTACCACGTTCTTGTCTAAAGTGGATGTGTCCTGAGTATACCCGTGTGTATTTATCATATACATTAGAATCTGTACCGTGTTCATTCTTAACTTTAGCATTAAGATAAATACCTTTAACTTCAGAATGACAAAATACAATATCTGTTTGTGGGAAATCTGCTAGAGTTTGAGTTTCATGCTCTGCGTCTCTTCTCCATGGCATCATTAATATCTTTCTATTATTCCAATTTAATAATTCAGGTTCTTTATAGATCTGAACATTAGGAATCCATTTTAAACTATCGATCGATGTTATCTCATTCGACTTTTTAGCCCATATGTCGTGATTACCACATATAACATGAACTGGCAATATTTCACCTAGTCTTTCAAATAGATTAACTGCATAATTTAATACTTTAATATTAATAGATTGTCTATTATCAAAAGTATCTCCCACTTGTACTAGAACATCTCCAGGTTGTACGTGTTCCTTTAATGTAGGTATAAATAAATTCTCAAAGAAATCTTTTTGAATTTCTAACCATTCCATAGAATTGGCTCTTACGCCAAAGTGTAAATCGCCAAGAATCCAAACTCTTTTGACTTCTTGACCCAATGTCTTTTGGTCAATCATTAAAATAATTTGTTAATGTTCTTCTTTCCTAAAACGCCAGTCTTTTTATCTAATTCTTGTATTAGATCTTCTTTATAAACATTTGAAAGTGAACTATAAAATTTAGTTGGATTAATATCAAAGTATACACACAATTCGCTAAATAAATCTATACGGCTAAATTTAGCTCCCATCTCGTCTGAGATATAACCATATACATCATTAATGTCTGATTTTTTAAGCTTATTGCATCTTCCTAAATCATCAACTTCATTAAAGCTTTTAAATCTAGAAACTTCTATAAGAGCATGTATTTTTGTAGCGATCATGTCGAAATGAATTTTTATCTCTTCATCTCTATTGTCCTTGAATGTAGGATCTAAATCAAATGTTATGTCTGTTAATTCGAAGTCTGGTGCGTCGAATGAATTGTTAAATATTTTGTCGTTTGCTCCCATAATTATATTCCGTGTAAGTTTGAATTTGTAATGTCGTCGGTTTCAATTAGCCTCATGTAATTCCAATTAATATTCAATTTACACTTAGTTCCTTTGCCCTCGCCGTCCCTAATTTTTAAAATCTTAAGCCAATATTCGTCATTAGCTCGCATAAGATCATCTTGTATAATACCTAACATGATGTCTGCTGTGTGAGAAAGACCTGCAGATTCTGCAACGTCTGTCATTGAAATGTCTGAAGAATTGTAGCCATTTCTATTTATCTGAGTCGCTGTGACTATCAACCAATCATTTCTAATACCCATAGCTCTAAGATCTTCTGCAATTTGCTTGATCTTCATATAAGTATTTTCCGTGTTTAAATTTCTGTAGTTTGCTAAGATATTTATGTAATCTACCACAACTGCACCGATCTTAATCTGACGCTCTTCTTCAATTTGACTAACATACGCTTCAATATCTAATACTGTTGCCTGTGACGTTGGCATTTGCTTAATAAACAGTTGACCGGGTGGTGTAAAACCATCGCCGACCGTTTCTAGCCTTCTCTTAATGTGATCTTTATTCTTTGCCTTTTCTGCGTATTCATTAATGTTTACGCTAAGAAGATTTGATCCAATTCTCTTTACAAATTTATGAGCTGCCATTTCTGCGGTAATAACCACAGTGTTAGTTCCCATTTTTACAAAGTTTGCTGCATCATTTGCTAGATATATTGACTTACCAATATTCTGTTCTCCAGCATATACAATTAAGTTACCTCCCTTGTCATATCCACCTCCTAAAAGCCTGTCAATAAAATTATATCCTGAACTTACTTTTTCTGATTCTTTTTGATCGTGTGATTCTACATCAAAGAAGTCTAAACCAAGATCAGAATTAAAACTAAGATTGTTTCTTTCATTAATAAGACCTTTAACCTTTTGGATAACAGTGTCTGCGTTCTCAGGTGTTACCTTAGTAGTCTTAATAAATTCTATAGTATCTATTAGTGTGGTGTCAAAGGTGCGCCATTTAATCCAAGATTCAGCTGTAGTAGTTAACCATTCTTCGTCATATTGATCAAGATCTGTTTTAAATACTAGGTCTAATAAATCTTCATTAATCTTTTCCTTTGCCCTTTCATGTCTATTAACCAATAACCATAACTGCTCTTTACTTGGTGTTTCATGAAATTTATCATAAAACTTATTAGCTAAATAACTTAACAGATCTATTTCTTCAGAAGTATAAAAACTTTTCTTAATACTCTGTAGATATTTAGGCTTGATTAATGATAACCTAAAAAATATTTTTTCAAAATCTTGACCGAATTGCATATAATGTTGTTTATCCTTCTATGGTAAATTTACCAATTTGTTTACTATAAGGCTCCTCGTCCCATAAATTTATGGCCACTGCGTATCTAGTTCCTTTTGTAACTACTGTGACCTGGTGTGGATGTTTACCAGCTTCGAATATAATCAGCCTATTTGGTTTAGCATAAAGTACTTCTGGTGGATTTTCATCTCCATTAGAATATATTTCTAACATTCCACCTTCAAACTCGTCTTGGTGTGGATAATAAATAGATCCCATTATTGGGGTTTTAAATTCTCCTGTTTTTTCAAACCAAGCTTCGTCTTTATCGAAATGCATTTCTAAATAGTCATCAAAATCTTGACCGTTTTGATTTGACTGTTGAATGCCAGTCCAATATTCAAATCCAGAAATATCATATGATGTTGAAATTGGACAATTCTGCCCCCATGCATATTCTATAATTTTTTTAGTAGTATTATTTACCGGTGAATTCCACCAACCATCATACCACTTGTAAACGCCTGGATCTTTAAATATATCCTGTGCGTTTGATTGTATCTCTTCTAAGAGATTTTTATCTTTTATAAAATCGTCAATTACTGTTATCATGCGAATGGGTTTTGAATTATTTTCCAAGAAAGCTTGCCCTTCTCGGTGTTTACTGGTTCTACAATACCTAGATTAACTAAATCTTCGATAGATTCTAATAATTTAGATTCGTCGGTTTCTGTAAACCTATATGTTTTTAGGGCATGTAAAGTAAAATTGCCTTTATGTCTATCTGGCATTCTAACACACAATTGTATCTCTTTGTAGAGTATGTCAAAGCCGGTTGGATATTCAGGTAAATCTTTTTCTATGCCCATAACATATTTTATGGGTAGATTATCCTGATTAATTTGCATCCTCTTCTAATATTTCGTCTAAGTCTATTTCTCTTTCTTCAGTATTGTAATTAAAGACATGTTTGATTCTAGCTTCAATCTTTTCTAATACTTCTTGTGTAAATACTTTCTCTGAGAAGAAATCTTTATTAGGTACAGTTTCGTCTAAGTGCTTACAGATCCAATTTCTTGCAGTTTTCTTAGGGATCTTCTCACCCTTTTCGATAACACCCTTTGTAATACCAATTTCTTCCCAATCAATATATTGTTCTAACCCAACATATCTGTTCATACCTTCTGTAAAGTGTAGGTGAAATTTAATATTATGTGGTTTTGCAAAACGATTCTTATTTGGCTTAGCAGTTACAATAATACCTGCTTTTTCACCACTAGATTCTTTAAGTTGCGCCTTTCCTAAGAATAGAACAATAGATGCTGCATATTCTGGTCCAGTTCCACCACCAGCTACTTGTCTTGAGATAAAATCTTGAGTCTGATAAGTATGGTTAGTAAAAATAAACGGTATCTTAAGATCTGCTAAAGGTGTCATAATGATTCTAAAAATAGATTTTAGCACCTTAGATCTTGTCATATCTGCTTTTTCAGATCCTGATTTTGCATCTTCAATTTCTTTTTGTGTTGCTAAGTTACCTGCAGAATCTAGAATCATCATAACCTTTGGTGTTTTACCACCAACTCTTTTGATCTCTTGCATCTTACTAGTTAATGTAGTAACCGATGTTCTAAATTCTTGAACAGTGTTAATTGGTTGATAATTTACTTTAGTAACATCAATACCAAACTTTTCCATTTGATCTTTATCTACCGCAGCTTCACTATCATAATAGATCACATTATATCCCATATCGATTGCTCTTTTTACTGAGTTCAATACTAAGAATGTTTTACCAGTTCCTGAGGGTCCTGCGATTGAACATGTTCTACTGTTTGGCCATCCACCGAAAAGTGAACCACTAACACATGCATTCAAGTGATAGTTACCAGTGTCAATCCACTCTGTAACTTCACTAAAAGTTGAGTCTGCCATAATTGATCCCATAGGATTCAATTGTTTTAACTCAGCGTTTATATCGTCAAAACTAAAATCTTTCTTTGCCATGTAATTATACTTTTTGTTTAAGGTTATATCACTATAACTTCGTTTGTTTCTAAATAAAAAAACCGACTTACTCGTCGGCTTCTTTTAATGTTTCTATTAAGTTTGCATTTGGAAATTCAATAGACTCAGCCTCTCTTAATTCTTGAAGATTTTTGATAAGGTCTGTTGATTCTTGACCAAGAGAGCTTAATTCTTTTTGAATTTGGTTTAATCTATTTAAAATATATTGATACTGTTCAACATATTCTTTTTGCCTAGTTGTTAATTCTACGTGCATGTTATTCTTCTGGAAAATTAATTTTTAATTGATTTGGATCTGACGCTTCAGCTGCATCTAATTTCCAAATTAATCTTCTTACTGCATTACCTAGTTCCATGTCATTAGGTGTTTGCTTTGTTAAACTTAAAATAGTTTCGTAAAATGTTGGTGTCATAATGTTTTTTTTAAAATAACGACGATGCGTAAATTAGATTAGTGTCTAGTGTTTGTAGACCAATTGCTGTCAATACTCTATTAAGAGGATCAATCATTGCTTTTTCAAATTGAGTGTCGTAATCAATTTCTGGAGCAATTTCATAAGGGTGTTCATTTGGCATATATGCATAAACCTCTGATATTGGTGATTTACAGTTATAAATCTTTAGCTTTTCACCGTTACCAATAACCTTATATTTGTTTTTATACTTTTTATTGTTATTTAGTAGATAGTTATAATATCCTGCGGCTTTAACATTGGCTGGACATTTTAGTCCTATCTGAAATTCTGTCTGATCATCTACAATATACTTATCGATATTGTTGGTTCTTCTATTAAATGAAATCTCATCAATATCTGCCAGTTTGAATTGTTTCTTGGTTTCTTTCATAAAAACAACCAATGCTTGTAGATCTTCTGCAGTTGGAGTTACTCTACTTTTAAAGATAATTTTAAGTGCTTCTACTAGTTTTTCTCTAACAAATTTGGGCGTTGAAGATTGAATCGTATCAAATCCAATTGTCTTAATTTTCTTCAATGATTTGTGACGATCTGTAATTTCTAACTTATCGTCCCATGCTATGTTTTGAATATACTTTTTCTTGGACATCCAAATACCATTGTACGCGAGCGCCTCTAGTTCGAATATTAAATAATTATCTGTGTTTCTTTTTTCTGCATACTTCTCCATACATTTAGCTATATAATCTTTAAGCCTAAATCCATAAAGTGCTAAAATAAACACATCAATTTCCATCTTCTCGGTTTCTTCTGGCCAAATTATTGATTCATACAAATCCTGAAACTGTACGTAACATGAATCTGTATCAATATAAATTACTGCAGGTTTTTCAATTTTACCCTTTACTTTGATACCGAAATGTGCGTGGACTGCTGTGTCTTTGTGCCAAAACTCATTAACATATTTATTAAGAATTGTTTCTGAGTAGAGAATTGCATTTTTGCCTTGTTTTGTAATTGACTCGGCAATGTCAATATTAAAAAAGTGGAACCACTTATTACCGAAGGCTCCGTAGATCGAGTTTAGTGTTAACTTAACTGCTTGTTCATATGCTGTATATTTGGCTGAAAGCTGCTTGTAGTGATCTACAAGCAGCTTCGCCTCATTATCAGTCAATTCCTCGATAGATTTATTTTCTAGCGCTTCGATGTTCATACTTATGCTGTTTGACAAGTTGAAACAGTTAGTAATGTATTTGTGTCATTGGAGTTAAAAACAACCTTTGATCCTGAAACATATACTGTTTGTTCGTCTTTGTCAAGTAAGCTTAAGTACTTTTTATAAACTGTTACTTCACCATTTCCGCTTGTATCTGGATTGATTACAACGCTAAATGATTTACCACTTACGCTTACACCTGATACATCAGATTTAATGCTAAATGTTTCATCTTTATCTAGTGAAAATAGATTTTTAACTTTACCTATCATGTGAGTGTCAAAGCTAAAGTCAAATTTACTATCTTCTCTTGCAAAGATTGCATCAATCTGATCTTGTGTAAGATCTTTAAAGCCAAGTGAAGGCTCTGAACAAGCTAAAGTAATTTCTAGCTCATCATTGAAAATACGTAGCGAAGATGCTACTAATTCATTGTCGTTTTCGATGAATTCAATTTCACCTTTAATTGCATCTGCATCAAAGTGCTTAATAGCTTCGATTACTTTGTTACCTTCAAAGAATGCAATTTTCATTTCTTTGTCAGTTTTCTGGCCATTCTTCTACTTGAAAAATAGTACTTACTTCTACTGAGTGATGTTTTACTGCATCTCTTTGTGGAAGATAAACTGTTGAATTAATTGTTCCATCTGCAATTTTCATGTAAATGAAAGAATCAATCGGTTTTACTCTGTTGATGAATGCTGTCAAAGCATGCTGGTCAATACGATCTAATTTAAGTTTCATAAATATTTGTTTTTTGATAATGATTTATTATTATACTTTGTCTTATTAAAATGTTTCAATAAAAAAGCCCGAGATCCTAGAAACTCGGGCTTATAATTTAACCAAATCAGTTTTAGTTTAGAACTTTAAACCAAAGCCGATTTGAAGGTTAGTTGTCTCAGTTCCTAAATCGTAAACGATTTTTGGATCTACAAACATAGATCCTTTATGGAATGCGAACATTTTACCTACGCCTAATTGAAGTTGATCGAAATCAAAATCATTAAGTCCTACATATCCAAAAAACCCTTTGTGGAAATATCTTCCTTCTAGGCCTAAAGACATGTCTTCAGTTGAATCTGCCTGTGAAAGGCTCATTCCCACCATGTAGTTATCTGCAAATGCATAACCGATTGTTGGTTGGATTGATAATTCAGTCCAAGCCGTGTTAGTAATATCGCCAGTACCTACGTACCAGTCACCTTTTGCATTCTGTGCATTTGCACCGAATGTTGTCAATGCCACAAGGGCTAATGTTAAAATAAAATTTTTCATATTAAAATGTTTTGGTTAAAATAAATCTATCAGTCTGTGATAACAGTTCTAGGAGTAAAGATAGATGTGCTGCTGTTATTTTTAGCAGTCTTTGTTAATAAGTATAATGAAGTTGTGTTCATTTTTCTTTGTTAATTGGTCTATTATACCATGTAAACAAAAAAGGTTTCATTTTTTATCTAAAATAATTAACATTTGATTGTTAATATGATAATTCTTTATAAAAAGCGAGGCCAGACAGTAGCGATACGTCTGGCCTCTTTCCGAGAACTATCCCGGTCCTAAGACGAGGTCTTCAAACCTCACCTTTTTATTTTTATCCGTCACACGCTGCACAGTCGGGATCTGTAGCAGATGCAGCAATATCTCCTCTAAGTACACTTTCAGTTCTCATATAGTAAAGTGTTTTTACGCCCTTTCTGTATGCTTCTAAGTGTACTTGATTTATGAATTTGGGTTCAGCTTCTTTTGGGAAAGCTAGATTTAAACTTGCAGCTTGATCAACATATTGTTGTCTAATACCCGCTTGTCTTACTAGATCTAATTGATTAATTTCCTTAAATGTTCTAAATACATCTTTCATGGGAATATAATCGGCCTGCTCTAACGTTGGTAATTTTTCCAATTGTTTTTGAGTCAATGGTTTTTGAATACCTGCAGTTCCATCGTTATCTGAAAACGAAGGAAACAAAATAATCTTCAATCCATGGTAAACCTAAAACCGAACCACCATCTTCTAATATCTTGTCCCATGTTGTTTTAGTATTTTTACCGATAGTTTCTAAAACCTTTTCTAATGTTGGGTTTTTTCTGATGAAAGTGCCCTTTAGCTGTTTGTTCTGTTAATAGATTTGCTGCCCATGGCTCAATACCAGGTGAAACATTTCCACTAAGTTTTGAATTAGTTACTGTAGGAGCAATAGCTCTTAGGTGTGTGTTTCTCATTCCAGTCCCTACGCACCAAAGTGGTTCACCATATTCTGTAGCTAAATCTCTAGATGCTCTTTCAGATTCTATCTTTAATTGTGAAAATATTTTACGTGTTTCAAATTGAGCAGATAGAGAATCAAATGGAATATTTTTTTCTTGTAGATATGTATGCCATCCTAATACACCAAGTCCTAATGCTCTTCCTTTTTCAGCTGATCTAATTGAGTTTTCAAAACCTCTCATAAATTTAGCCTTTTGGATAAATTCTTCCATAACACCATCTAAAAACCAAGTCGCGGTGTAAATAAGATCAGTATCTTTCCATTCGTTGTATTTTGCCAAGGTTTACAGATGATAAACAACATACGAAATGAATGCGATTCATCTGTGTGTAATGTAATTTCAGAACAAATATTGGTCATATAAACTTTTAATCCATTTTTGTGATATGCTTCTGGATTAGCTCTATTTACATTTCCTTTATACATGATATATGGTTCTCCTGTAGATCTACGCTTTCTTAAAAGTGCAGCCCATCTTTTACGAGATTCCTTATCACCTGCTTCTACTTTTTGCATAAAACCATCTGGAACAACAGCACATTGATGTAGATTTAAAGATTGTCTATTTACATCACCTTTAGGTTCTCTAATTTCTAGCCATTCCCAGAAATCATCATGTTCAATATCAATATTAACTGACGCAGCTCCACGTCTGACAGACCCTTGGTTAGTAGCAAGGATTGTAGAGTCATATATTTTACAGAACGGTACGACTCCGTCGCTTGTTCCATTACCTGTGATTTTTGCACCCGCTGGTCTAATTTGATTAATACCTAGTCCAACACCTCCACCATGCTTAGCGAGTAACATCATTTCTAAGTTTTTAGCTCCAATGTCATGAATAGAATCAGCGACATCAATACCAAAACATGAAATAGGAAGTCCTCTTTCTAGCCCAGTGTTTGAAAGAACCGGTGAGGCTAGATTCAACCAACCTTTCCATATATAATCAAAAAATTTCGATGCAAGTTCAGGTTTACCTAATCTTTTAGCAATTGTAGTTGCAACTCTCCAATATGCATCCTTTTGGCGTTTCATCTTGGTAACAATATCCTTTGCTTATTGTCTTAACGTATATCTCTGTGTTTCCCCATGTTGGGAAATCAACACCTAGCTCCCAACCTAATGAAGCTCCATAGTTTACTTTATTTTCTTTACTCATTTTTATTATCTGTATTAGTCGAACAAGTCATCCTCGTCCCAATTCTCGTCTTCTCCTGCTTTTGCGTAGTCAGTAGGTCTGATAGCAAAAAAGTCGGTGTGCGTATGTCCACCTGTTAGGTGATAAAACCAATCTAAGTTACTTGCTTTTTCATCATCTAATTCCATAAAAGGACCATCGGTGTATCCAAGCTCTGCAATCTTTTCATTAGCTCTTTTAACAATAAAATGTTTTAGATTTTCTGCTTCCATATTTGCAAGATCACCTTGCTCAAACATTTTATCAATAAACTTGTGTTCCATTTCAACCATTAATCTAGCAGCTTCTAAAACTTCTGATTCTACTTGATCCTTTAATTCTGGATACTCTGTACACATGTGTCTGAATAACTGGCATCCCATCTTTGAGTGCAAAGACTCATCTCTTACTGACCACTTCATTTGTTGGCCAATTCCTTTAAGTAAGTTTCTCATTTGGAAACTATATAAAACCGCAAAAGAACTGTAGAGTGAAACACCTTCAGCAAATGCTGAGAAAATAGCTAATGATCTAGCGACTTCTTTTCTAGCATCTTCATTAACTGCTAGATCTTCATGTGTGTAATCTGCAGAAGTTGAAGTTAATAGGTCAAACTTTTCGGCAATTGCAGGTTCGTGTAAAAATGCTGCAAAATCCTCTAAGCCCAATGTTTCATTAAGATATGAATATGCAACTGCATGTATTGTTTCTTGTGATCCAAACATCATAGCCATTTGTCTAATCTCATGTTTAGGAAACCAACTCGTTACCATATTAGTCCAATAGTCTGAAACTGCACATTCGGTTTGAGCAAAACCCAAAAGAATATTACCTACAAGGTTTTTTTCATGTGGCATAAGATTTTCATTCCAATCTTTTACATCACCTTGCATTGAGATTTCAGTGTGTAACCAAAAGGCTTGGGCCTGTTTAAGCCAACCTTCGTTATAGTATTCAGGATATTCGAACGGTTTGTATTCTAAGCGTTCTTTAAAGAGATTTGACATATTGCTATTATTTTTTTAAGTTTTTTTACAGAATCCAGTTAAGACTACAATGGGCCTTATGTAAGACCCAGTCTAATCTATTTAGATGTAAGAATAATAGCAGCGCTGCTAGGATTTTATATATCATGCTACTATTTCTTTTTTCTAAAAATTAGACCTTAATTTTTTTCTTTAATTTTTTTTCTAGTTCATGGGCTTTTTCATAATACTCGTAAGAAGTTCTTTTATAGTCCTTTCTTTGACCATATAAATCTGCTAGTATCTTTTTAAGAATACTATCTTCTTTCTTATATACAACACCGTTTTCGCAGACAATGACATCTTTGTCTTTTCTTCTTTCTGGAATTTCCATTTCATTCACTTGTTCAATAAATGCATCCGGAGATATATTAAATTGACGCATGATTGATGGATACAGAGATGCAAAGTCAAACGCAGAAACTCCAGAGTAATAGCCTACAATAGGCTGTTTAACAAATGCTCCTTCGAATTTGCCATCTTTTTTAGCATCTTCTTTATTCCATTCCATTCCAATTTTTTTATTCTGACCTATTAGCTTTCTAGCTATAAGTGCTTCAGTTACTGCCACTGGAGATGCTGCTTTATAAAGCGGCATTCTTGTGATAGTTGCCAATGTCAATAGTACTTCCATGGATCTAAGTTGTTGATCTATGTAATATACCAGACAAGAATCGACTACGTTATAGTAAATGTACTTTTGAAAATTATCTTCATAAAGTTCTTGTAATCCACCAGTGTATTTGATTTTTGCAACATCTAATACTGAGCTCGATACAAAATCTAAAGAATTAGATTCTTTTACTGCAACTGATCTATCATATTTATCATATAATTGCATGTAATCTAGAATACCCATGTGCAATGGTCTACTATCATTTCGATCTAGTGATCCAGTGATAGCCACATCAGTCAGGTCGATTTGTAATCTCTTACATCTGTTTACTATATACTGCCAGTCATAGTTAATGAAGTTCCAACCAGTCATCATTGGGAACTTAGGTAAAAACTTATGTAAGAAACTATAAACCATGTTATACTCGTCGTCAAACTTGTAATAACTAAATTCCCAGTCTTGATCATAATCTTTGAAGTGTTTATTGGTATCTTCTTCAATTTTCTTGATCTGATCAGAACTCATGTCTTCTAAACCTAAAACAATTGCTTTGCGCTCAGGGTGTAATAATAGAAAACGATAGAATTCTAGTTTTTGCTTCTTCTGCTTTTGGGAATCCATCTACAATTTCAGTTTCAATATCCACAAAGTATGTACGTGGCATATTAAATTCAAAGATTTCTTCTTGATCTTTTTCAGGCAATGAATCCATGAAATAGAGCAGGCTAAATTTATTAAAACTTCTAGAGATAGATCTTTTAATAGGTCTATTATCCCAGTTCCTAAACTTAACATCTTTCCAACGATCCTTTTCTTCAGTAACTACCCAATTTTCAAATTTATTTACAGAATATCTTTTAAAGGAAACTTTACCTTCCTTATCGTAGTAACTAATAATAACTTCGTTTTCTTTTTGCTCTATGTCTAGTAACATATTATGTGTGTTGTTTGATTAATATCCTCGCTCTTGTCTATCGTGATTCTCAGCATTCTTTGCCATGTACAAGTTAACTATATCTTTACTTGTCATACCAATAGAAATTGCAAAGTTCATATAAAAATGAAGACCATCAATCCACTCATAAAATAATTCTAGCTTATCTTCTTCGCTAAGATCTTCGATTTTCATTTCAGGAGTCTTAACATTGTCCTTCTTCCAGTATTTCCAACCTGCGTTTCCAATACCGTCATTAATTCCACCTAGTGCATCAAACATTTCATTAAGCTCATCGCTCATTGCATGTTTGTTTACCATCCAGAAATCTGCAATCTCTTTAATGCTCCAACCTTCAAAGTCAAAGCCCAATCTAGATTGCAATTCTTTTTGCTTGTCAAAGAGTAAACCAAAAGTATCTTTAGTATCTTTGTGATAATCTTGAATATCAAGATCTGCGCATTTGTTGTCTATGTTTGCCATATTTTTTTGTGTATATTAATTCTATGATCTTTAGTGAGATAGTTTCAGTATTATTTGTCCATTTCTAAAACTTCTCCCCATTCTCTTTTTGAATTTGTTTTTTCTTTAGTTTCCTCTGATTCTGGGTAAGGTTGTCCACCTACGTTCCAAAACCAAGCTCCTTGATTTCCATGCTTAACCATAAATTCCCAAGCCTTTGCATCGTAGTTCATTGCAGATGGAAACGGAGGTGCAAATTCTGGATTAACATCTGATGCAAACGCCTTTGGATGTGACCAAACTTTAGCTCTACCTAATTCACCTGTCTGTATATTTCTAGAAACCGCGACTGCATTAAATTCAGCATCTGGCCATGCAATTTGTAAAGATCTAGATAAAACGCCAGTAGATATTGCTGACCACACTTCTTCTGGATAACCATGTTTTTCTGCTACATCATATGCAACCTTTACTGCGGCTGCAGTTACTAGTTCATGTTTAAGTCCTAGTGGAATAAATGTTGCATTATTATCTTCTGCCCATTGTTTTGCAATTCTATTTAAATTAGGCATTGCTGCAATTCTTCTAAATTTAGGTATTGCTCCTCTCTCAATACATATTGCTTGATGATCTGATATTACTTTGCCCGATGGCATGAATAATACCAGTTTCTTATTATATTTTTTGGCTAAATATGCGAGAGATATTCCTGCAAAACCAAACCTGGGCTGTACGTATACTAAAGTATCCGTTGGTGCCTTTTGAACTAGAATATCACCAAATCTACATTTAGATCCAAATCCCATTAAATCATCTCTAACTACATTAAATCCTTCATGATTCACAATAACTGGATCATCCAGTGGATCTTGCCAATCACCGGCCAAATCTAACCACGCCTGTCTATTTGGCATCATTAGATTTAAATCTTGATTCATTGTGCTTGTCGTGTGTTTATCGTGTGCCATATTTTATTCGTTTGGATAATCTCTACCCCATAAATGTCGAGTAGTGTCTGCGTTAACATTAATTTCTTTATCTGGATGTTTAGCTAAATTAAAGTTACCATCGAATATCCAAGTATATGGAATTCTCTTTGTAGGTGACTTAATGCCATGACTAATCGCAATGTGTTTATAGAAGAAACATGTTTTATCTTCTACATTTAAATACTTTTGACTTTCCATTGGATTATTTGGATGATTTACGAGTACATCCATTTGTCTTAGCCATTCTTCAGCGTGTTTGTTTTCTGCAATAAATTGACCATCTTTGTCAATCGTGTATTTTACTTTTCCATTTAAATTAACTCCTCCAAATATTTGTTGCATGCCATCAAAGTGTCCAGTTCCTCCAAATAAAATAGATTCTGGGTCAACCAGATCTGGTCTACTCATTGCAACATATCTTGCTGTGTTTTTACATGGATATAATGGTGACCTAAATCCTTGATGTTCTTTAAAATAAGCTTCTAATAATTTAGCAAATTCCATCATTGTATATGGTCTTTCTAAATCTTCTAGAATATGAGCCATGTCTTTAGCTGCTTTTTTAGGTCCTTCAATTAACCAATCTTTAACTATTGTACCTTTAGGATAATAGATCTGAAATAAATCATTTCTTGCATGTCTGTTTTCTACAAAATGTGCCCTAGTCTTTTCTTCACCTTCATTAATTAAGCGAGTTATTGTACCCCAATGTTCATTTGAAAAAGAGAAAACAATGGTATAATAAAGTAGCTTCTCTAAGTCTGTTTCTTTTTGCATCATATAACAATAAGGATGCTCGTGCCAATGTAGTCTATGAGAAAATATCTGATAATCTTCTAACAAAAGTTTATCTTCTCTCTTATCAAACTCGTGACAAAATTCAAAGAACTTTGCTAGCCTCATTTCTTCTGACCAATCTTTCATCCAACTTTCTGCTGGCTTTTTCTTTTTAAATGCAACATTTGTAGAAGTACCATCATATGTAATATTTCTATACTCTTGTGTAACATCGTCTTCAAACGTAAACAAAACACCCAGATCAGGTGTTTGTTTAGCTACTTTTTTTATTTCTTTTATAGTGTTACTCATATTTTTGCTACCATTTTTTTGTACTCTTCAACTGATACTCCAGCGCTTTGTAATATTTTATCGTCTGATGGAAATGAAGTCATTCCATTAAATGTTTTTACAAGCCCCAAATCTAGCATTGCTTTTTGTCTGCCATATGGATGGTCTTTAATTTCAGAAGAATTCCAAAGAGTGTCCATATTAATATGCGCATAGTCTGCGCCTGGCCTTAAATAATTTTCAATCCATCTAATAAAATCACAAGCAACATCTTCTGCGTTATACGGTAAAGACCCAGTATCTTCGTATATTTTTGTCATAACAGCATCTAAGAATTCTTCACTCTTTTTACCTTTCTTTTCTACAGGATCTGCAAGATAACCGATGCATTCTACTGCATTAGTACCATAATAGAACATTGATTCTCTATTCATAAATTCTGGGTACCAGTCACATACATCTGCAATAACTGCAGCATATTGGAATCTATAAGCTCTTAGGCCGTTGTCTGCATTCCACTTAAACATCCACTCGCCCAATTCTCTTAAATCTTTTTTGCCACCCTGTCTTAAAAAGTTTGCCATGTCTCTGGCCATTCTTGGTGCAAATTCACATAAGAAATAATCTCCACCTCTTTTGTAAACATATTCTGGTTTACTAAAATTTGCCATGCCTACAAAAGCATCTTCATTTATTTCTGGTTTTGGTGGTTTTGGAAATGCTGGAAATTGATAACCAACTGAGGTGTAAAACGGAGTTGGGTGGTGTTTAATAACTTCACACATTTCTTCAATAGTAGAACACTCGTGTAAATTAAAAAGAATTGTGTTATGATAACCAGATGGTTTAGTAGCGTAATTAATAGCAGAGCCACATACTCTGTGAAGAATAAAAATATAAAGCCATTCTTCTAGGCCAAATTCATTTCTTTTATTGTTCCAATTGGTAGCAACCTCTTTTCTCTGTGGTGTGTATAATCCCTCGGTCATTCTTGACCAATATGGATGATCTGGATTCCAACCATAAAAGCAATCGTTTATTATCTGAGAAAACCCAGCAAATTTACGCTCTACGACATCATATAATTCAATATGATGCATTAGCTCATCATTTAATTTTGATTCTGCATGTGGGACATGACCAAGATTACTTAAATCTTGCTGTTTTTTAGCTAGATCAAAATATCTTAAAAACTCATCGTAATACTTAGTCGTTGTTATCTGCATACTAATCTATAATTTTCCAACCGAATGCTGGTCTATTTCTTTGATATTGGCCCATAGACCACTCGATGTCTTTGGTTTCTATTTCAATTATTTCAACTTCTTTCGATGCTGCGTAAGTAATTTCTATTTTGAATTTTTCGTCTAGTTTCATATTAAAATAATGACAGTGTTTGTTTAATTAAGTTCTTATTTGGTTCGTTTGTTTCCATGTTCCATCTGTAATACTCTCTAGAGATGTGTACTGATTTTGGTTTTTCCATTACATCGAATGTTAGTTCTCCAATCGCATTAAAATAAACCTCCGGGTGTTTGTAAACCTTCCAGTTATTTCTTTCAGCCATATCGTCAATGCCTTCGTTAATTTGTTTTACTAACTCTGTTCTTTCTGACCATGTGCCTATAAATGGAGTTCCTTTATAATAGCCGGTTTTTGGTAGAGGTCTAGATTCATTTTCAATTGGCAAAACATGTACTATCTCAATGTCACTGATACCTAAACCAATAAGCTCTTCTTCGTATTTTTTTAGAAGTGTTTTTACAGAATTAGCCGGATTTGGTTGTCTCATTAAGTGATGTCTTACATCAATATTACCCATATAAACTGTTAAGCTTTTAATCCATGGATATACATAACTTTGTAAACCTCTTTTTAATGCACCGTGCATAGTCAAACCATCATGTCTTTGACACATATATCCTTCTTGATACATTCCAAAAGAGTGACTATCTCCAAAGCATAGTTTTTCTGTTTTATCTACATGATCTACTCTTTGTATATTCGTACACAATTCCGTTGCTTCTTCAATTCTAGCTTCAAGTGTTTTAAATAAATCAGTTCCTGCTTTAAGCCTAGTTTGAATCAAATTACCAATATCTGGCATATCGTGATGTAGGGAATATTTTTTAACGGGGGAAAATAACCTCATAAGTTGATGATATAAATCATCGTTAGAGCCTCCAAAAATATTAAACGTGCCTTTAAATTCCATACCATGATCTATAAGAATTGCGTCATAGTCATTCCAATCGGTTTGATTAGATGTGATTACTTCGGCATTAGAATAGCCCGCATTTTGCAATTGATTACATAGCATGTGAGCCCAAGCACCCTTGTGTGAAGAGATCTTTGGACTAATCTTACCTACCAAGGCACATATACCTACTTTAATGGACTTGTCGGTTTCCTGTTCTGTAAAAAATGTTAGTTCTGTCATAATTTATTTAATTGGATCTTCAGTGTCTTTGTAGCCATGTTTTTCAACATAGTTATCTAGTGCACCTAAATACGCAACTGCATCTAGCAAGTTGTCTTGTTTATAATTATAAGAATGGCGACTTAATTTAAGTGCAACAAGCGCAGCATACATATCTGAGCCGTTTAGTTCTTTACCTGTCATTCCATTAAAAATCATAGCAGCTCTTCGCATACCTTCTTCGAATGGACCGTATTGGCGTGATTTTTCTTCTGAGCGATTGTTTACTATTTCGTTAGCTTCAGATAGGATGTTGGTTTTCTTTTTAGACATATGAAACGTTTAGTAGTTATACACACAAACTTGAGTTTGTTTAATTATTTATTTAACTCTTTTGGTGCTGCACTCGCGCTGATGGATGCGAAGCTGCATTTTATTAGTATTATACTCGTGCAGGTTTAGATAGGTTATAGATCATAGCACAGTAGAACCTGACAGCGTGCATATTAATATTATCTGCAGATGCCATTGTTTTACTTAGATTATTATCTATAACTGATTGTACAAATCCTCCTCCCATGTCACTGACATTCCATTTTTTACACATGATCTGTGTACCAGGTGGTGACAATATGATTTTCTTCCCAAGAAATAATGTCATTGTCGTGAATAAATTGTTCTGCATTCTCGTCAAAGAATTTTTGTACTGATTCCTTAACTATTTTGATTTTATCAAATGTATTCATATTATATAATTTTAGTTTCGTTTCCAACCATATCCTGCAATTTCGCCCTTATTAAACATTTTAATAAGATTTTTATATGCTTTTGTTGCTGCTGGTCTTTTGCAGTGTTTTACCGCGTAAATAATTTCTGGAGAATATTCGTCTTCCCTTCTTAGAAAAAATGTAGTTCTATACATGTGTCACTGTATTACCGGTTAATTGAATGTACATTTCAATGGCTTTTTTTAGGCCTTTGATTTTATTTTCTATTTCTTTACTTACACCAACTTCAATTGCTTTAGGCAATAGATTATCGTACAAATATCCATCAAAAAGGCCATATGCCATATTTTTCAGTGAATTGTCTTCGGTTGCTTTAATAACGTCCATTGTCATTGTCATCATTTCTGACGTAAAGCAATCATGTCTGTTAAATCTCTTATAGTTCATATTATTTAATATTAGTTGTACCGTGCATTCTAAATCCTAAAACCGGAGTGTGACCAGTTATTTTATTCTTACGCTGTTCTATCATGTTTCTTGTCATGATCAACGTTTCGACGTCAGTTTCTGACTTTACCCAATCGGTAAATAAGTAAGTCAATAATTTTGCTTTGATTTTTTTCATTTCTATTACTCTTTTAATTACTCTACTAATATACCACAAATATTTGACATAAAAAAATCTGGAGTGACTTATTTTACAAAAAGTTTCCAATCTTTTTCTGCAGCGATGGCTTCTAACTCAAATGGGTGAGTATCATATTCATATCCTTCTTCATCATACATCCTCTTCATTTCTTTACCGTCTTGAAGATAATGCGTATACTCGTGGATTAATGTTTCTAAAATCCACTGTTTGTTCTTTGCTTTAGGATAATAAATCACGATCGTATTTTCTTCCCTGTCGTATTCTGCATCTGGGTCGCAATCACCTTCAGCATCTTCTTCACCCGTTAATCTAACATAAATATTATGGTGAAGTTCAATTGTTGGAAATTCAGATTGATGTTTAGATCTACCGTAATAATTTTTTATATCTTCGTAGACTTCTTCAATTATATTTTTACACTTTAACTCATTCATATACTGCTAATATACCACAAATATTTGACATAAAAAAATCCTGGCTCACTTTTTTTCATAAAAAAAGCCCACATCGAGTGGGCTCTTCTTTAATTCAATGATACTTAAATTATCCTAATTTTTTAACAGTTGCTGTTAATTTATCTAGGGATGCTTTTACATGCTCACCATAATCTGCGTGCAAATCTTCATCTGCATCTAATGGTTGCATATCTTTCCATTCGCTGTATTTAGAGATAAACTCTTCACTAGCATCTACGATTTTCTTAATATCTGATTTTGTGTATGACTTTCCGTAATATTGAGTTGGATCTACATCCATTCTTGCAGTCTCATCTGTAAATGGATTTTTAATGTCTACACCTTCGAAATCAAATGAAAATGCTTCAAAGTTTTTTACAAATGATTCGTTTTTAGCATTCTTTTTATCTCTAGCTATTTTCTCTTTTTTTGCTTTTTTAAACTCTTCTTCTGCATCTCCTTTGCTAGCTGGAACGTCTCCTGAACCATCTGCGCCATCTACTGGTAAAGCAACCGGTCCCATACCTCCCATATTGGAAGGTGTAATATTCTCTAAAAATCTTTTAAAAGAATGTGATTTAGAACTTTCATTTAAGTCTATGCCGTCCCAGTCCCATTTGTAACCTTTACCGTCTGCACCATTACCTAAGTAACCATACATTCCTTTTTTGAAACCATCAAAGAAAATAGCTGCACCGTATTCGCCAACGTCTTCTTTAGCATATTCTCTTGCAGCATCTTCGTCCATTGCCTGCACATGAACACTGCCTTCTTCAAACGAAAATAAAATACCTTTCTTAAAGTCTATTGAATCTCCAACCCACCATGTATCATTATCCATGTCATATGAATCGTCTTCATCTTCTTCGTCACCAAACATATCAAAGTCCGGCCATTCAGATATACCGTAGTTTAATGCTTCTTTTTCTGTTTTAAAAAAATTAATCTGAGCGTAATCTCCAGATCTTTCTCTTACGTAAAATATCTTTGCCATTGTTTAGTGTGCTTTGTTAAGAAACTCTTCAAATTACCAAGCGTAATCGAATGTTTTGATTTTGTTAATTCTATCCTTAATAGATTTAGCATAGTTCTTAGCTTCTCTTTCATACCATCTTTCACCCTGAACCATATTTCTTTTCAGACTCTTCAGATCTTGCTACATAATCACAGTATCTTGAGTAATCGTCTAAAATAGATGACATGTGCGAAGAAGCATCTTTTAATTTTACAGTAGAACCCCTTTTGTTTTTACCAATATAGATTTCTCCGTATTCTGTTGTCTGTCCAGCTTTTAAACCATCTTGAATTTGTTTAGCTAATTCATCGATTGCATCTGAAACCATCTTATCTAATGGTAATGCAGCCGCTTTAGTAGCTAAGATTTGAGTATATCTGTTTTTGTTTTCTTGTTTAAAGTCTTTATCAGATTTAAATGCAATCGCACCAGCTTTAGCACTTGATCTTTCAGCTCTTTTGTTAGATGTAGAATACTTTTGTTGTAATAGATCTATGTTGATAACAACTGCTCTATCTGCAACTTCTGCAATTCTTTTTACATTGTAAAGACCAGTTGCATCCCATCCTTTGTACTTCTTAGAAATACCGATAGTATCGCTTGAATTATTTGGTGTAGTTTTTAGAGTTCTATCTCTGTTTTTACTAGAGTATCTACTAGTCCACGTGTTTGTGTAAAATTCATTACCTCCACTTGCTACAGCTAATAAGTAACCTCCACCTGGGATAACCTTTATCAGAACTGTATGCATCGCGCGGTGCATATGGATTAGGTTTCTCATTATCTGAGATATAAAAAATAATAGTATTTGTTTGTTTTGCCTTGTACGCTGTCATTGGATCAGTATCGATAAGATCTTCATCTTGTACTTTGTCTAAAGCAACATTAGTTTTACCATAAAATGCACCTGATAATGCTTTATCAACTTTACCCCTAGTGTTTGTAAATAACTTAGAAAGTTTCATTGAACCAAAAGGCTTCGTTTATGTTTTTTAAGAAAGATGAAAAAGATTCATGAACAAAAGAAACTGATTCAAACTGTAGAGAATCAATTCTGATATTCATCGAAGCCATTTCCATTGGTTCAGTGCCATCTTCATAGTCCACTGTTGCAAATAAATCTCCAAGTTCTATGATTTTAAATCTTCCAGGAAATCTAACGTTTTCTCCGTAAACAGTTTCGCCGTTCTTAATTGCTTTTTGAGCTTTCTTTAATTTAGGGTGTACACCTTCATTTACGGTTTCAGCTGATTCAAATTGTAATTTATCAATAGCAATGTTCATTGAAGCCATTTCCATTGGTTCAGTACCATCTTCATAGTCTACAGTAGCCATATTACCTGCTTTATTAAAAGATAAAATCTTAAATCTTCCAGGGAATCTGATGTTTTCACCATAAACTGTTTCGCCTTTTTCGACGGCCTTTATGGCTTTCTTAATTTTAGGGCTAATACCTTCGTTTACGTCTTCTTCGTTTTCTTTAATTAGAACTGGATATGTTTTACCTTCGAATTCAAATTCTTTCTTGCCTTCTTCCTTTGCCTTTTTAGCAGCAGCGACGAATTTTCTACCTTCTTTTACCGGGTAAGTTTCACCATCAAATTCGAATTCTTTATCTCCGTTTTCTTTGGCCTTTCTTACAGCATCACCGAAAGCATTACCTTCTTCAACTTCGTCTTCTTTAACTTCTTCAGAAACGTTGATGTTATTTAAAATTCTTCTTCCAAATTTAGAAAGTGAGATACCGCCTTCAGCTACATTAAAGTATTTTGAATTTCTTCTTAACCATCTGCCTGAATCGCTAGACATTTCTTTTAAAATGTTGTCAAACTCTTCTTGAGTTAGTGTGCCATCAGCGATGGCTTCTAAAACTTTATTTCTAATTTTAGCATGTGTGCCTGCAGTTAACGCAGGGTGGTTTTCAGTATATCTTCTCTTTAAAGTGATTTTACCTTCACCGATGAATTCTTCGAATTTTTTCATTTTTAAATTTCTATATTTTATATTCTTATACTATATATTAGTCTTTCTTCACAAACTGTTCAAATGTCATAAATTTAGACTCTGCAACACCCATAGAAACCTCTAATTTTGTCCTTAATTCATCGTACATTCCGTGAATTGGCTTAGGTGTTAATTTCTTAAATAATTTCTCATCTCCATCTAACATAGCATTCCTGACTTGTGTTGCAGAAATATTCTTGCCAGATCTTGGAATTTCAAATAAACCAAAATCTTCTCTACAATTTAAAGATTCTCTGTATTCTGGTTTATCAACTTGATATGAGTATGTTTTTAATCTGTCTGTTCCTGTTCCCCAAAGTACTGGTTCATAACCATCGGCTCTCATTGCGTTAAACATATAATCTATTGCTGCTCTATCTAAAATATAAACTTTCTCAATTGGATATTTAGATTTTAGTTTATTAAGCATTGCTAATTGAGTTTCTTCGTCATATGGTCTTTTAAACGCATCTTCTGCTTTTTTGGTTTTTGACTTGATTAATAAAACAACAACAGGATGTCCGTTTTGTTTACTAATAGTATCTATAACCTTAGCATGTCCTAATGTAAAGGGTTGGAAACGACCAACAAACATGTTTACTGGTTTTTTGCCTTGATCAGGATACTTAACAGTTAAGCCTTCCATAATAGGGCTCACGTCTCCTGATAATTTTTGATTAATTAAATATCTTTTAAAATCCATGACGTCTTTTTCGTTTGTTTTACCCATTACAATAGTCTCTATTTCTTCAACTACTTCGTTGATCTGAGACAATAGATCTGAGTTAATAATATCTGTTTCTTTAGATCTTTTCTTTCTAAAAGATCCTAATGTAATTTTAAAAAGCTCTGATAAGACCTTGTTTTGTATAAGAGATAACGTCTTTTCGTTAGACATAAATGCAGTATTTAGTTCGAAGTTTTCCCCTTCTGCAAAATCTGCTGAATCAAAATCTGCGCCTACGTACTTCGTAGCATGTTTCTCAACATATGCGTTAAATACAGAAGACATTAATTCAACATATCTAAGATCTGCATCTTCTTCTTTTAATTCTATATCTGATAAATCAAATGCTACTAAAAATTCTACTAAATCTAATATAGAGATTTGATACATGTCGGATGGTTTTCTAACCGGCAATTGTTCTCTATCAAATCTTTCTAATTTAAAACTTTTTGGATTTCTACCTTCATAAAAATTTACTACTAAGGCATCTATCTCTTTGTCTAAATTTAGGTTTAGTGCAGACTTGTTTCTACCATTGTCAAATATGCGATAAATGTCTCTAGTAAATGATCTGTCTTTGTACTTGATCTTAAATGCTTCTTCACCTAAAGACAATAAGTTTATCAATTCTTCTTTTTGATTAGATGCTAATTGTCCTTGGAACAAAAGAGGTAATTCTTGTACTTCTAATTTCTTTGCCCACTTATCTAAAACCTTAGGATCTCTAATAACTCTTTTAACTTTAGAAGGATCGCTAGGATTTAATACTTGAATATGTGTTAATATAAGATTGTTTTTTGGCAATAGATCATATTCAATGTCTATTGTCTTTTTGTCTATCATGTAGTCAAACCCAAACTTCCAATCAAGTGGCATATCATTTAATATTTCAGCTGAAATTGTTTTAAAATGCTTTATACCATTTTCATAATACTTAACAAGCGTTCTATCAACTTTATTCATGGCAGTTTTGGAACCACTTTTAAAGAAATCAAATTCTCCAACATCAACTCTCTTTACATGAAAGCTTGAAGCTTGTACCTTTTCATGTACAACACAAATATTGTCTAATAACTTTTTAAAGTCATTAACGTTTGTAGATTCAAAATATGTTTTTAGGTTTTGTAGTGCCATATTATTTTTGTTTTATCTGCCGTATTTAATAATACCCATTAATTGGTTAATAGCAGCAAAAGTACCAGTTAGTTTATATGTATGTCCTTTGTATTTGAAAACCAAGCCTTCGGTAGGTATAATAGATTCTATTCCACCGATTCTTTCTAATCTTGCAAGCTCAGCTTCTACTTTTTTAATTTGATCAATTCCACCTGATTTTTTAATCTTAGCAGCTTCAGTTCTAATTTGATTATGCAACCTTTGCATCTCTTGATCTGGAGAAGCAGCAACAAAATTTGATGCATTTTTAAGAATTATAGATCCTAATTCTAAGAATAGATCTTCGAATGGTCTAATGTTTTCTTTATATTTCTTCTTAACGTCTTCTTTGTCAAACTTCTTAATTAACGATGCCTTATCTTTACCAAGCTCTTTGTCTAATGATCTTAAATTTAAAGTCTTCTTATCTCCATACGCCCATCTTAATAATAAACCCTCTTTGTGGTTTTGCTCTAAATCAGGGAAATTTGCATCTATAGTTTCTCTCCACCACATTTCGTGATACCTAGAAACTTCGTCAGCATCTGTTAAATTATAACGATCTCTTAATGCTTCTACTTGTTTAATGAATTTTGCTTTGTTTGCCTCGAAGTCAATATCTTTAGCTATCTTTAATACTTGAGGTGGAATTATAGTAAATGTTTTTTGTACATCTTTCTTTAATTCTTTTAATGCTCCTACTAGTTCTGTTGCTAAATTTTGAGTTCCTGTTTGATTTCCTTCACCGTCAGTTTCAACTATGTTGTGAAATTGGATAACATCTCTGTCGTAATATATTACGTTAGGGTTTTTAGAATAGATTAATTCCATGTTAACGAAATTTAATCCGTTTGCAAACATTGATTGATCCTTAAGTTTTGGTAAAGCATCAGCTAAATCTTTTGCTGCGAAAATATATGTTTCTTCTACTAATTTAGACGCGTGACCAGTAAACATCTTAATGATACCGTTTAGGTCTATCGGATTTTTCATTTGACCCTTATTTCTAGCAAATAGTGTTTCACCATCTTTAACGGTTGCAAATAGGTTTTGACCATCTGTTTTTTCAGTAGGATCTTCTTCAAAGTTAAGTTCTCCGCTTAATCCAGATTCTATAAGCTTTTTAAAATCACCAAAGGTTAGCGACTTGTTGTCAAATGGGTGTGACATGTGGCCGGCTGCTCCACCTTCTAATATTAAATTAGATTCATTAAAGTGAATGCGCTCTGTTAAAAAGGTGTTGAAATTAGTATAAATCTTCATATCGTTTAAAGTAAAAAATAGAGAGTGTTACCCTCTAGTTTATATATTGTTTTTACCCCAGTGACGATTTCAATGCACCAACCATAGCACCGTAATCTCCCGAGTTTTTAGAAATTAAACCATCTACAACTTCTTGAGCCTTAGCTTCATCAAAATCATCGCCGAATGCCTTTTGTAATACTGAGAATGCATACTCTTTAAATTCTTCGTCTGAAGTTACTTCAGCTTCGTTTAAAGCTTTAACTTTAATTTTAAAAGTTTCGTTAGATTCTTCAATATATTCTCCTAATTCTGGGTCACCCCAACCATCATCAGATGCTAATACTGATTGTAGATCTTCTCTTGAACCTGTTAATTCAACTTCTGGCCATCCGCTCGGTCCGTTATTATCAATGATCTCCATTGTAACTTTATGTTTCTTAAGTAATTTTTTTAATACTTTAGATCCAGGATCTGTTGCATCCATAACAACCGAAGCTTCTAATACACCTTCTGCATACTTAATGGTTTCAAACATTCTAAATTCAAAGTTGTCTTTTATTTCACCTTCAAAGAAAGAGTTAAATCTATCTAGTAAATCTTGTCCCATTTTAGCAAAGCCACACTGCTCTAAGAATAATGCAGTTCCTTCTGCAATACCTTGACCTGACCATCCAGCTGCATTTGAAATTCTAGAATATTCTTGTTCTAATGCATCTTTAATTCTTGTTGATCCAATGTTTACTGACATTTTGCCTAAACCATCAACTATTACTGGAATAGATCCTATATTACCTTTAATAGCACCTGCACATTTTTCTCTTTCTCTATGGAAATTAGCATCTTCCATTGAATCTAAGAATAATTTTTTAATTGCACCTAATAAAGTTTTCTTATCGTTAGATGCACCAATTGCATTTAATTTAGAGAATAAAATTTTATTGTATTGAGTTACTACTTTTTTAGCATCTCTCTTACCTTCTACTTTAATAGCTTCATTAACTACTGATTCATTACACATTGAAAATAATTCTTGTGCAATCTTTTTTGCTTTAGAACCTTTATGTCCATAAGATTCAACTGTATCTAAAGCATCTTCCATTTCCATGCCATGTAATTCTCCCATGTCTCCTCCTCTTTCATCTAAAAGATCCTGTAAGATATTTTCAGCTTCTGATTCATTAACTACTGATTCAAATGCTGGTTTTAAATCTTTATCACCTGCATAAATATCAGCCATTAACCACTTTCCTGATTTTTCATCAAAAAGGTAAATAAATTCTGCACCGGCTTTATCGCCTGCAGTTGAGATATATCTGTCAATGTTTTTAACATTACCTTTCATATTATCTGTATCGCCATAGTAGTTCATTCCGCTTGGATCAGATTCTAAACCTGAATTATCTCCGTTTTTAAGAACCATGTTTAGTGGTGAACCACCTTTTAAATATGTTTTCTTGATAAGCGGTAACATGTTTTCTGGATAAGAATCATAGTGAGTATATACTGATTCAATATTACCTCTTTTGTCGATTCTACCAAATTGACCTCTAGTTCCCTCAGCAATTAAAAATGCCTCGTTTACTTCGATGCCTTTTAGTTTTGAAAAGAATTCTGGTTTTTGTTCTTCAGATAACTCTTTAATAGAAGTAACATTAAATTCTGATAGTAGCGCCTTAAAATTGCTAGCTTCAACTTCTCTTTTTGCGTTTTGCTCTTCTTGTAGTTGAGCTTTTTCGTTTTCGGTTTTGACCTTAGCAAATTGCTCAAATGATTTTAGTTTTTCCATTATGATTTTATTTGTTTCATTATGATTATTTTATTATATATCTCCTTCAAATGATACATTTTTTATATCGTATTTAAACTTCTGTTCTTTATAGATCTTTTGGCGTGCTTTAGCATGACGAATAAGGTAATTATCCCAGTCGGGTGATGATAAATCATCTACAAAATCTATTATGTTTACACTGTCCTTTGACTTATGTTGTCTTAATCCTCTACCAATAGATTGTCTAATTATAACTTCCGATTTAAACGATTCTGTAAAGAAGATGTTATGTATTTTCTTAATCGAGATTCCTGTTGAAAACGTACCATAAGATGCAACGATAACCACTTCTTCGTTTGCTTCCATTTTCTTTTTATATTCTTCTCTAATATCTTTATCAGTTCCACCATCGACATAGTATATGGTCTTATCACTTTCTTGCCTAAGTTTAGCATATATCTTTTTACCGTGCTCAATACGGTGAAAAAGGACAAGACTATTACCGCGTACTCTGGAAATAATGTTAGTAACGAAGTTGAGACGGCCCTCTGAATTAATAATATAGTTTTGTTCAAATTTAAAAACATCTTTACTTTCATATCTGTTTTGTGACATTTCTCTAAATGCGTCCTTTGCTGATTGAGGTGCATAATCCATCTTAATTACCTTAACTTTACATTTTGCAATATGTCCTTCGTTTTGTAGGAAATTTGCAGAAACCTCAGTGATCAACGGACCAGTGTATGCCATTAGTGTAAGTCTATCTATTGTGCCTGCCTTCGGAATAGTTCCTGATAGCCCATACCTGTATTTGGCATTTACGCACTTTTGTAGTATAGTTTTAATGGATGTAGATTTAGCCTTATGTGTTTCATCAATAATCACAGCGTCAAATTGTTCAAAGTACTCTTTATTCTTTTTTACTAGTGATTGATATGTGCCTATTACTACATTTCTACCTGGTCTTATTTTCTGGCCACTGTATATTTGTTGTACTTTTATATCTACTGAGTTTCTGTAGTTATAGTCTAAGAAATCTTCACTCGCTTGTACCACCAATGAAACATTAGGTACAATAAAAAGTATCTTTTCTGATTTCTTTTTTTCTAGCTGATATGCTACTGTTAAAAATGAAATTAGAGTTTTACCCGCAGATGTTGCAAGTTCAGAGAGGCACTTTCTGAATTTAAGAATATTGAATGCTGCCTTCTATTTGATAATCCCTAGGTGTAATTTCTGATTTTTCGAAGAACTTTAATGCCCATTCTGTAAACTCTTCCTGGTTAATAGTGGTGTCAAATAAGACTGTTATTCCATTTAGTTTAAGTTCATATCCGTAATCTTTACAGATAGTCATAACTTCTCTCCAGAGTCCGGAAGGAATCCATTTGTCATCTTTAATATAAGATATGTAGCCGTCCCATAATCCCTTCTTAACTAGTGGATTAAATCGCCATGACTCAATTCTCTTGTTAAGAGAGATGTTTAATTGTTCCAACTCCATTTCAGTTGCATCGTCAATTCTAAGCAACTGTTCATTTTCTGTTAAACTAAGCTCCACATTTAATGGGCTTTTTTATTTTAGTTACAGGTCTTTAATTGCCAACCTGTTTCTAACGGCAAATCCCATATTATCTAGGGTCTTTACCGATTCTTTCATAAAATCTAATTGATTTTCTAAAAGAGATAATTTTGTGTGCTCTTGCACTAGATCGTTTTCTATAAAACGCTCTTTTTGTTTTTCACCAAGTTTGTAATCATATTCGTAATATCTTAAATATGCTTCTTTCCACCTGGAATTTATATTGTTTTTTTGTTCTTTAATTTTAGTATTTAAATATGCAATCTGTTCTACCATGGTTTGTCTAGTTGACAATATACCTGATATAGTTTCTTCCATTGCATTAATAGATCTCAGAGATCTAGCAAGATCTTTAATATTTTGTGACCAACTAGCCCTTTGAGAACTTAACTTTTCGTCTAATGCTAATATTTTTTCTTTACTCATTTAAAATAGTGATTTTTTGTTGGGATTAGACTTAATGTGTTTAGAAGTGGTTTGTCTCTTCTTAAATTTAGGTTTACTAAATTCCATGTCAGGTGTTTCTGGCTCATCAGGAATTTCTGCTTCGTTAAAATCAACTAGCAATTTAAACCCCTTAAAGCGGTCTCTGTCATTATAAAAATCTTCTAGGTTATTATCAACCATATTTGTAATTTCTTCTAAATGTACCATAGATCTAATTGACTTGATGTAAAATAATTATTAATGTTTTTAAATGCGTCAGACTTTATTTCAAAACATTTAATCATCAAATCATTAAGATCTTTGATATTATATGTATCTAAATTACTGTCCTTTAGAAATTTAGACCACATAAATACGGGTCTGCCTTTCTTTAGTTTTTCTATCATTTTTTTCTTACCTGTTTCGTCATTGTCGAACATATATCTTACAGTTTCTATTTCATCAAATTCATCTGTAGATCTTCCAGCGGTAGCTAATGCCAGTGAGTTTGACATAAACTTAGCATCTAGTGGTCCTTCGAACAATGTAACTGGCCTTTGAAATGTAACTTTCATAATGCCAAACAGTGTAGAAATCTTTGCAAGCTGATTAGATTCTGATTCACTTATCTGAAGAGGCTGACCCATTTCTTCATATAGTTTTGGTAAATCATATGAAAGGTATCTTTGCCCATATCCTTTCATTCTTCTTGTTTGAGCGCCAATGATTTTATTATCTGTACTAAGATTTAAAATCCAAAGGCGATGTTCTTTTGCTGAATATAAAAATTCATCTAATTTTTTATGCAATAATCTATCTTTAAGCTGAAACCATATCCAATCACCTGGTTCAATAGACTTAGCTTTAAACTTAGCCTTAAATGTATCGATGTCTATTGCATGTTTTTGTATATCTTCAAACAGGGTGGGTTTTAATACATTCTCTGTACGCACCTGTAATTTATTCTGTTGAATATAGTCAATTACTGTAAAAGAATCTCCGCTTTTACTCAAGCGAACATCATGATCTTTTAAAAAGGTGTGTAAATTAGTATGATGGCCACAGTTATAGCAGTGATATTGTAGTGTGTCCCAGAATAAATTACCACGTTTTGCGGTATCATCTTTGTGGGAATCACCACAATAAGGACATGCTAGGGTTATTCGCCCATGCATGCCCTTTAGTGATTGCTTGTTAGGATTTGTATGTGATTGAGTAGTTACTTGTATAAGCGCATACTCTATCCTTTCCTTAAGCTCTTGTGTAAGCTCTATGTTATTAGATGTCGAGGTCATTCAAGAAAGAATCAAGATCATCATCTGTAGAAACAGCTGAAGTTGTAGATTCTGTCGTTGAAGATGTCGCGACTGGAGCTGCAGCTTCAACTACAGTTGTTGCCGTAGTGTTATTAGAAGTAGTAGCTTTTTTAGGCGTAGACTTAGCACTGCTTGTTACTGCTGAAATAGAATCACCAGGGTTTAAGTACATGCGAAGTACGTCATTTACAAAAGCTCTAGTGTCTTCATCCCATGCTTTATAGTCATAGTTTACAAGAGATGGAGCGTTTTCTAGCTCAGCCTTAATTGCCGTCATAGTTTCTTTAGTTCTTTCTGCTGGAGCATCGCCCATTAGAATAGCAGAAGTACTTGCAGAGAACTTAGACTTATCGTAGTTATTGTACTCACCTTGACGAGTAATGATCAATTCGAAGTTCTTACCTTCAAACAAGTCAAATACTTGTGTTGGTTCACCAAAATCTGGCTTCAATTCTGCATCGATCTTTTCTTTGATCTTGTAACCGAATTTGAAGATTTTGTAAGTACCTTCTAGTTCAGGATTTTGTGGATCCTTAATAATTTTAATTAGAGAATAGTACTGCTGACGTCTTTTTAGTTTCTCTGATGACTTGCGATCTACTGCTGAATCAGATTTTCTCAGTTTCCAGAATACATCTGCGATTGGGCATTTTTCACCAATTGAAGAAGGTGAATCTACCAATTTACCGTCACCGCTAGAATTTGTTAACCAGTGTACGTATTTTTGAATTAGAGAATTTCTTGGATTCTCTGGATTTGGAACGAAGCGGATTAGTGCTTTATAAGTTCCGTCTTTGCCGTCATCGGCTGTTGGTTTGTAAACTTCGTTTACTGTTGTTCTTTCGGGCTGATGCGTTTCTACGTCTTCTACGCCCAAGTTAAAAATGTCAAATGATTCGCTCATAATACCTTTAAATTGTTTAATTGTTTAATACTTGAAATTACTTTAATGTTCTTTCGTTACCTTATAATGTATAAATAAAAAATGTTTCAATTAAATGTTAAAATTGCTCCACTTGGTTCCTTCCATCTATTGTTCTCTAACTTAATCAGTCCTGACTTGTTGAGTAACTCTGACGCTTCCTTTTCAGTAAGCTGGTTCGCTGCAACCATTTTATTGAGAATCTCCACTAGACGAAGGTAGTCTACAGTAATTAACATGTAATTTCTACTTTAATTATTATACTTATTATATATCTTAGTTCTCTATTGTTTCATGGAGACTAAATTAAAAATTTATTTCAAAAAAATGAAACAGTTTTTCTACACGTGCATATAACAAATGTTATTTAAGTCTGGAGGAAAGATTAGGTGGAGGGGTTTGAAACGTATGTAACCAAGAAATATGCATCGACTAGGTCGTCTAACGGCTTCGGGATCTTTTTCCCAATTTCAAGATCTTTAATCATAGAATGTAGGGGACTTTGAGCCAAGATTGGGTCATCGTTCACATTTTGTTGATATGCCTCAAACAACTGAAGCTTATTCATGTTACCTTTGCCAGCAAACTTCTTAATTGTGGTAGGTGCAACAGTTAATATATCTTTAACGTGAAGTTGAGAAATCATTTGTTCTTTAAGGATCGCGGCACCTGCGGCCATATCAATTATATTGTTTGTTCCCATTTTAGAACCATAAGAAGTTCCTTCAAATGCAATAATATAATCATTCTTAGTTTTAGTAATTCCTAAAATAATATTGATAATTTGATCAGCGGTTGCCATATACCTTCTAACCTTTGCTAACTCATTCTTAGAATAATCACCAAACGTAGTTTTCCAATCAGGTTGGTATACTAATGTAACGTCACTTAGTAGGCTAATATCTTCCTGAAGTTTTTGTTCCTTCTTAGTGCCTAAACCTGGTTTAACGTAACTTATATAATGATGTGTATTGGATTCTGTATTAAAAATACAAATACCTGGGGAATTTAAAGAAAAATCTACTGAAACGTAATTCATTTAGAATCTTTTACCAAGACTAGCGCCTAATGCAGCACCTACAAGTCTTGAGGTTAACAAATCAAATAATATACCTTTTTGTATACCTAACACCTTAGCTATCAGTTTACCAACTGATTTTCCTAAAGCAAATCCAGTTAAACCACCAATAATAGAACCTAAAAGGCCTTCATTAGTCATCTCTTCATTTAGTTTGTCTAAATTATAAGTACCGTCTTCGTTTTGATATGTTTTACAAAACTCTTCAATAGCGGCATCTATTTTAGATTCTAATTCAGGAGTCCACTCAGACTGTAGATTTTCTTTAAGAACATCCATGTCATTTTCTGTGATCTTTTCCTCTACTAAGTATTTATTAAATGTTTTCATATTGTATATATCTTTGATTATTAAACTTAGTGTTTATCAATAAATTGTTCAAATAATAATAAGTGACTTAATACTTTTTTAGATTCTTGGATTGCATTATCTTCATTAGAGTAAAATTTATATCCTTTGCCCTCAACAAATCCATCTTTATTGAATTTAACATAGCTTCCACCACTTATAGGCTTCTTAAAGTAAGCTGAACATCTAGTGTTTAAATTTAGTAATTCTTTTTTAGCTTTATTCTCAGACATGCTCTCACAAAAAATTCTAGCACTGTGAAAACCACTAGCTACACGAAAACCTGAAGAAATGTCTCCATAAATACTTTGTTCTATATATTTGTAATTTTTACTTTCAGCATCTTTAAAAGCGTTAGCTTCTTCTTCAGATTCAAACACAGCGGCTATCCATTCTTCTGCTTTATCGAAACGGTTTCCTTTTTCTGGGTTAGATCCCCATACTGTGTAAATTTTTTGTTTTGCCATGATATTATTTGGTTATTTTATGATCCAGAAAAGTCTTTAAATGGTAAATCAGTTTTGTGAATCTTAACAAATTCTTTATAAGCCTTTTTCTTATCGGCAGTTTTTAGTATTTTATACATTTCTCTAAGTCTTTCAGCATGTGCTGATCCTCTTTTCCATGCTCCATGGTCATCTGCATACATGTAAGTTGTATCAAACGATTTCATTGAGGTTAAATATTGGTCTAACGGAGAAATAAATTTTTGTAAAAAGTATTGTTGAATATCGTATGCTGAAGAAGTTTTCTTATTGAGATATAATTCATATTGACCTCTCCAATTGGTTCTTTTATATGCATGTAAGACATCCGTGCCTTCTTTGTGTTTTACAGTTATTTGCCACTTAATACCTTTATCAGTAGATTGATCTTCATATTGAACATCATCTAAATTATCAGATATGCCAGCATATGTAAGTAGATTAATGATAGTCATTCTAAGATCTTCTTCTATTTCGGAAGGAGTTCCCCATCTACCTCTTTCAAAATCTTTGTAAGAGTAATAACTTTCTAATGTTAGTAAGTGTTTCATACTGTATATATTAATCTAATTCTATTCTTAGTTTTAATTGGTTGTAATAGAAATTAATTTCAAAAGTGCTAAATTCAGAAATATTATCTGAGAAATTTAAATTAAGTTCATTTATAGAATTCATTATTGGTTTTGCAAATTGCATATAAGCAACTGATGCACCTTCAGAATCTAATATTCTTAATGTTAAAGGTTCAGTATAAGGCTCAGTGGTTGATCTAGCATAATAATACAACAACGTATCCATCATTATCCAGTAGTTTATAAAACCATCTAACAGTTGCATTGTTACTGTAAATTGTCTCTCTATTGTATTTTGAATAGGCACAGCACCTCTTTGGTATCTTATTGATCCATCATTATCAGCTTGAGATATTGGGTCAAAAGAAACTCCGGGAATATTTACACCCTGGATAGAATAGTTAACAAAATCTATTGGCTCCGCTAAAACAGAACCAGGTACCTTAGTTAAGTATTGCTTGTATTTTTCAGCAACTTCTTCGGGTATAAAGTTTCTAGGAAACTTAAAGTCAAATGTATTATTCCTACTATTTAAAATCATATTATGCTTTTACGAATTTACCGCTTGTAATGTATGTTTGCTCTTTACCGTTGTCTATACTAATATAGAATTTATTATTTGACATATTTCTAATGGCATTCGCGTTTGCTTCGTTTATTCTAAACAAAACTTCACCTTCACCCATATCTATGTCTTTATTAGAAACATGATTAAATGTGAGCTTGTTAGTTCCGTCTCCAAATGAAAGTACTAATCTCTCTGCATTTTCAAAAGAAATAAATTGAATGTCATCGCCTTTTTTCTTTGAAATAACAAACTTAAAGAAACATGCAAACGGCGGAATACTTATACTTAAATCTCCTTCACCTACAAAATCAGAGGTTTCTACCTCTTCTACATTTTGAGTTATTTCATTTTCAGTAGATCCATCAAGCGTTACTCTAGAAGACGAAGCAATTATGTTATGTCTTTCTATAAATGCTGGTACAACTTTTACTGATCTTGGTAAACTATCTGTAATTAAACTTTTAATTACTTTATTACCAGAAAGATTTGGTAAAATATTGTAAACCTCAGTCATGACATTTGGACTATTAATCTTTAATGCCGAAAGTTTTTTTCCATACTTTCCTGCTTGATTTAAAATTAAACTAGCTCTTTTTACAATTTGAGTATTATCTGTTTGGTTGTAAATTCGCATAGTAACTTCTATAGAGAAATTAACAGCAACATTAGCGTTCTTAATAATTGGTCTAAATAAGATAGGATCGTTAAAATCTTCATACTGTGTAAATGTTAATTCATTTGTTTTTACATAAGAAGTTCCAATTTGTTCAAATACATCTACATCAAATATAGCTATAATATCATCTGATGATGTTCTAATTCTATCTAAAATATATGCTTCAAATCCACCGATTGAATTGTCTTTTTCTCCGTAAATCTTAAAGTAATCACCATCATTTGCATCTTCAATAACTACAGTAAAATCTTGGAATTCATCTTCTCTTGAAACTGTAAACGAATTCTCTTCACCCACATAAAAATAATCATAACCATTTCCTACCTCTAATCTATCTATAAGTTTGAAACTAACACCATAATTAGAAGTAGTGATCAAATCGCTAGAGCCTGGTGTTCCATCACCGTAAAATCTATCCGTAAATTCAGAATTCTGACCTATTATAGATGGAATTTTAATTTCTATAAATTTACTCCAAAGAGTTTCTCCTAAAAGAAAGGGTCTAGGGTTTGCATACTCATAGTTACTAGTATTTAAATAAACTAATTGTGTTAAATAGTTTTTTCTTCCAGTTGATCTATCAGTTGTTATTTCAAACAAAAATCCTTCATAATCTCTAGCGGCAAAACTGTAACCACTCTTTAAGTGAAGTCTAACAGCATCATATTGAATATAATTTATATTTTGAGTTGCTTCGACTTGATAATTAATTAAATCGGCTTCATTACTACCAGTCCATCCTGCATTGTTATTGATGTAATTAAACATTTCATAATATCCAGTAGAATCATAACCTAACAATGCATATCTAGATTCATCATTAGGAACTTTAATACCATGGTATCTTCCGAGTGGTTGATTTATATCATTTCCAGTAACTTCGTCTGGTGTAGAAAATAGGGGATTAGCTCTTGTGTCGATTATTATTTTTCCACCAATTAATCCTGTGTATTTGTATTCTATTACTCCGTTTTGATTTGGAATATATTGACCTATTTTAGTAACATCAGAATATGAATATATGCCTAAGCCTCCTGTTATTTGAAAAGAACCTGGATCTGGCAAAGCAGATAAGTCAAATTTGTATGTTTTTCCGTTTTGAAGAAGTAATGTTCTTGCTGCAAAATTTTCAACAGACAAATATCCACTGTTAATTGTTACATCAAAATTTACTACATCGCTACCTAGTTCATTTATTAAATGTCTAGTGTAAAGCGGAGAGTTTTTAACGGTATCTAGGAATTTTACCTCACTACCGTTATCGTCAACCTCTATTTTAGTTGCGTCTGGATTACTTTGATCGTGATATATGAATTCTAATAAAACGTCTTCGTCTATCCTGAAATATCTTGATGATTTTGCCATATTGTTTAGAATCTCAAAAATTTAGGTGACCAATACACTCCTAAACCAATAGAAGGACCAGTACTAATTACTTGATTATTATTTAAGTTTATTCCATAACCAACACCAATACCAATAGACCATCCAGCTTTTTTCTGAACTTTTCTATTTAGTCTTGTGTTAATTAAGTTGATATTTTCAATATCTTTTATTTCTATGCCCGGATAACTAGTGCTTAATTTTAATCTATCTGCACCGTCTATATTTTCGATAGCTGCCATTAGACTTAAAGTTTGTGTTAATTCAAATTTACTATCCAACACTTTAAATTGACCAAAATCATATTTGATAATAGATGTTCCAAATAATGATCTAGAATTACCATTACCAAAATCTTTATTAGAAGTAAAAGTAACCTCCGCTGAAGTTGAATCTATTTGTGTAACATTTGCATCGGCTAATAAGCTATCTTTTATTTCTAACTCTGCAGAAATCAATGAGTTAACTGTACTTAAATCTTCAGCTAAATCTAGGGCTTTCTGGTATTTTTTAGTCAATTTAACAAGATTGTTATTTTTTATAGACAAGTCTACTTTATACGATCTTATTTGTGCTAACTGATCTCCGTTTTCATTTCTCAAAACTGTAACAGAGTCTTGAGAAGCCTTTAAATTATTAAGAGCTATATTAGCGTCTTCCTGTGCATACTTAACGTCTTGTTTCAAAGAAGCCACTTGGTTGCACTGTTTTAAAAACAACAGCACAAAAAGAGCACCCAATACAAATGTTAGGGTGTTCTTATTACCAAATATTTTCTTAATTATTTCCATATAAATTTATTTAATAATTATTATCCAATAACCTTAGGGCCTTCACCATCCTCTTCGGAGACGCTGCTATCTATTGTGTAGTAGAACAAATCATTACCCGTGGTAACTCCGCCGTGAGATAATTGTAATGCAGCTGCGATACCATTGAGTGGACTAGATGCTTGGGTGAATGTTATATTTCCGGTCCATATAGTAGGAACACTTTCACCCTTTGAACTTACAGGCGAAGAACCCGTCGGATTAGTAACAGTTGTACTTACATATGCACTAGATACTTCATCGGGCGCTGCCGGTGAGATGTTAGCAGGTACATTTGTTAATGTGTATCCTACTGTAACATCCCCGTTACTAAAGTTATAATCATTAGATGATTGGTTGTAATTATCTAACTCAACACCTATTGACACAAATGCTGGTGTCGCTGTAGGTGGAATCGGAGTTGCCGTTGGAGGAACCGGAGTTGCCGTTGGAGGAACCGGAGTTGGTGATAAGCTTCCTCCAGCTGCCTGATTAACATCTATAGAATTAGTAGTTGTTCCGTCAGCGTGATTTACTGTTAATGTAGCAGATCTAGCTTGGCTTGTTTGGTTATCACTTACTGTAATTTCCCAGGTATCTGAAGAACCGAGTTGATTAATTGTGATCCAACCTGTCGCTGGGTTATCCCACGAATACTCGGCGCTACTAGGAACTACTGTTACTGTTCTTGTATATGTGTGTGCCATTTTAGTTTGTTTTTATTTCTTATTTATTTATTTCAATTTTATTAGTGTTACACCATTCTTCAACGGCTACACAACCTATGTTATATGTTTTTGCCTTTTCTATTGAACCGAATGGAAAATAAAGTTCACTGGTATTATTAGTCCACGATGTTTTCCATAAATCTACTCCACTTAATTTTTCAACAGTAGCATCAGTTCTATTAAATACGTTTGACTTTTCTCCCTCGTCGCCATCGATGGTAATAAAAATTCTATCCCAACATTTAATGTGAAAGAAATCTCTAGTAAATCCAAGGCGGCTAGCCCAATGATATTGTGCAGCTGTAAGATCTAACATGAATGAGTTATTTAATGCTATTTGAGTCGCACTTGTCATTATAGACTGTAACGTAGCTAATTCACTGGTATCATATATCTCGCCTGATAGCGGTGTCATTACGACATCTGCATCCTTTGAACTTTGACTACCACCAACCATACCGCCTACAAGATACCAATTATAGTTGGCATAATTAGGAATATTCTGCTTCACCTCTGCCCACCACGTTTTAATTTTAGCGGGAGTACACGGTCTTCTAAAGTTTGTGTGATCTGTAGTGGAAACGTTCGGTCCTATATTTAATTTGTAAGCCATGTTGTTTTTATTTTTTATGGTGTCGTGACTTCCCCTGAGTCATCACATCCTTTAATTAAAAATGTATCTGATACCGGAGGAATCGATTGGCCATTTCCATTAAATCCTGTTACAGTACAAGTAAGTGTTGCCTCATCTCCGCCACCATCACATGCACTAGTGAAAAGATATTCTACTTCAAGTGTTTGTTGATTTGTGGAAGACAAGTCAAACCTATTAGCAAGTATTCCGCTAATAGACCATGAATATGTCGGTGTTGTGCCGTAGCCACCTGACCCGTAAATATTAGATGGCGTTGCTGTATAAGTTTGAGATCCTTGTGATGTGTAAATCCATTCTGCTCCAGTGATTGTTACTGAAGAACCTTGTTGACCACCACAGTTAGTCCAAGATTCTAATACCTCATTGTTGTCATTTAATTTAACTGACCATCCGCTCCAAGCAAAGTTAGGTTCGTTAGAGCTAATTATTTTCATCGAGCCGCTATTACCATTTACTGCATAGTTATTCTGGAAGTAGTTCTGGAAGTTTGTTCCACCTTCGCCCTGTGGGTATGTAAACGTATCTGTACCAGAAGTTTGACTACAAATGTTAGCCCAATCATCTGTTTCAGCAATTTGTGCAGTATAACTTTCGATACTTACGCTACCATCAATTCCTATTTCGAAGTTCAATTTACTAGGATCTATTTGATCACTAAACCCAACAACAACTCTACCTGCTGAATTCACATTAGGGTCAATGTAATAGTTGTTGCCATTACCACCCCATCCAGAGATACTAACTTGGCTAGGGCTAATGTTATAACCAGAGTTTGCTTCAACATAGAATTGGTCAGCAAAGCTAGAATTAGCAACTCCGGTTTTTGTAATCACACTGCTAGGAGAACCTCCAGTTGGGTCAGTGTAAATTGACGCGTTGCCTATTGCACTGTTTGCTGTAATATTAACCGTATATATTTGCGGTGTTGGCGTTGGTGGAACTGGAGTTGGTGTCGGTGGAACTGGTGTTGGCGTAACCGAGACTGATCCAACTGGAGTTCCATCTGCATTTGCATTGATGTTTCCACCACCTATAGTAATACTATTATTATTTACTGGTGTACCATCTGCGTTTGCATTGATATTTCCACCGCCTATAGTAATACTATTAGGTACTGCCGATCCACATTCTGTACATAATTCTTTCCACTCATTAGATGCAAAGTACCCTTCAAATTTATTATTTACTGAATTGTACCTGATCATACCAGCTGTTGGCGATATAGGATCAGATGAGTTGTTTAAGCGTACATATCCTTTAAATTCTGCGTTTGCATCAACATCAACGATTCCTGTACCTAAAGTTTCTAATTTAATATTGCTTCCGCCACCCGATTGAAGAGTAACTCCACCACCACCTGTGATAGATGTTAACCCGCTTGAATCAAAATCTATTTGATCAACATTAATTGCAAACTGAATGTTTTGTGCTTGGAATGCATTTTGAATGGCAAATCTAGTTATAGAATTATTTGAGTCGTATGTACTTGTAACCGATAGTTTTTCACCACTAACGTCATCCAATAGAGTAATGTAATTATCAAACGCTATTGAATCTTTTTTAATAGTTATCTTAGAATTAAGACCTGTGTTTACTCCATCTACTAAAACAGTCTCATCGAAAGAATCATCACCTAAAAATATAACAGGTGTATATGTTAACCCTAACCTTTTAGGTTTTAGAATTTTATAAGTAGAATCTACGGCAGGGTCTACAGAAAACCATGGAGTATTAGTAGTACCAGTATCACCCTTTATACCTTGATCCCCTTGATCACCTTTAACACCTTTTTCTCCCGTTAATCCTAGGTTTCCCTGTTGTCCTTTTTGGCCCTTTTGGCCTCTTGGTCCACCCCCATTTGCAAGAATCTGATCAAAATTATAATTAATCTTTTCAAACTTAATTGAGTCAGAATCACTAGGGTGTAATATTTCTCTAATATTGATTGCCATTTTATGACTTTATTTTTATCATAGGTTTTATATCATAAGAGTAGCCTAATCTTTTATTATATATCAACCTAAAATTCATTGGCTTTTGGACGTGATTTCTATATGCGAAATTATTTCTATCAATTGTAAATCCATCAGAATCTAATTGATCAATAGTCACCGCACTAATTATCTTTGAGCCTTTGCCTTTTTTCTGTTTAACGTATAACATAATAGAATCTAAAATATAAGTTTCTACTAAATTATTTTCTGCATACATTAATGCATCATCATTAAGTGTTTCTTTATTACCAGCAGAATTCGACGGTTCAACATATTGAGATATGCTGGCCAATACGCCTTCTTTGGCTAACTTAGTAATTAAAGTATCTGTTATGTAAAAATCTGCCATTACATAGTTTTTATTTTCAAATAAAACTATATCAGTTGAATTTTCACTGTTTCTTAATATTTCATCTAGCTCTTCTTCTGAAGAAACATATGAAGCACTAAAGTCTAGTAGATTATAAGAATCCTTTGGCTTCATTACAGTTCGATGCTAGATATGATCTTTCTTCATGAGTATCGAGTGTTCCCGGAATATTTATAGAATTACCGCCATCTAGCGATCTAGTATAATAATTAGAATCCCAAGAAGATCTAAATACATTAATATCTTTTTTATCGATTGCTATTTCCCCAATTAATGGATAAAGCGGTAACTTATCACTAGTGCCCGATAATTTAGTTACACCACCTGGGTTTATTTCATTTACTTTATGATAAAAATGATTTTTTATTAATCCCCATTGAGAATCGTGTGTACCATCATCACTTATAAATCCTAAATTAAATGATATACCACACTTATTATATCTCTTATAATATGCTGCCGCTCTATTGAATTCATCTAAGTCTAAAAGCGAGTGCTTATATAATTGTTGCTCGAAATTTAATTCGTTTAAGTTTGAGGTTAAATGTAACCTATTAACCTTAAAGTGTGAATATAAATCTGTAAATGTAACTACAGGTTTCATGTCCACCGTATACTTACCATTGTGTCTAATTAAAAATGGGTAATACTCAGGAGACATTGATAATTTATAACCAATATTACCTTTAAACAATTTGAAACTTTTAGGTTTATCGGTATCTTCTTCAATAGTTAAATTAGATCTTTGTATTATTTCAGTACCGTCACTAAAATTGATAACAAATCTATTATTAAGAATAGTACCGTCAGATTCTACAGTTGTGTATGTAACTTCATTGTTGTTTAAGTTAACTAAATCAGCAACTGATTTTGCTGTTAACCTCTCTAAAATTATTTTATGAGCATTTGCTCCTCCACCAACATACGTATATTGCGCACCGCCTTGAATAGAGTTAGGCAAGAATTCAATGTCTAATACATCTGTTTCGTCAGCGATGTTAACAGGTTTCCCAGATATTTTTAATGAATTATCAGAATCTACTGAAACAACAGAAACTTTGTAAATAGAATTATTATCATCTGTAGGGAACAAATCTATATGAATATCTCCATATAAACCATTTTCACCTAACGTAATTTGAGAATCGAATTCAGGTAATGTGCCATTAATGTGTTGAATTCCAGGGATTGTGTATGGTCCTTCATCTGACCAATTAATACTTGGATCATTGAATTTCAATGCACCGTTAAATTTAGTATCTGCATATGTAAAGTCATTGGCATCTGCATCAAAAACAATTTTATGATTTAATTCATACAATAGTTTTCTATTAACATTACCATCAATCCAATAATCACCTAAGTCAAGTGTAATATACAATATTACAAACTTAAATTGTTTATTTTGAATAACTTCATATGATATACCATTTGTTTCAGCGTCTTCATTAACTTTAAGCATTACACTAAACTTGTATCCATTAAACTCGCTACTTTTAACAAATTCGTTTGCTGTAGAATTAATAAATTCCTTTCTATTCTTAAAATCTACTTTAATACCCTTAAAAACGGTACTAGCAAATGTAAGGTTATTACCACCATCTACTAAAGAATATTTTTTCTTTAAGTTTGTTTTAATGAAAGAAGTAATGCTATTTTCTAGTGAATTTATTTCAGAATCACCAGGTAATATATCTTCATATATTTCAACTAAATCTTCTTCAGTTAAAGTCTTTTCAAAACCGTCACTGATCATGAACATGTCGAAATAATTATATGTTGTGCTTTTAAATAAATTAGGACTTAAATCAAAGCCATCAATAAAGTTAATGTAACTAAACGTTTCATTTAGCTGATTGTACTTTAAATACTTAGGTGGTTTTTCAATATAGAACCACTCATGTGTCATGGCTTCTCTATCTCTTTCAGATATTGTTAAATCCGGAGAGAAATTAGTTCTACCAAATGCTTCGTTTGCATTTAAATAATATGGCTGTTCTCTTACGGTGACAGAATCTTTAAGCACCCACTTATTAATGTTAGGTACTATTCTAGAATTAGTAGCATATTCTTTTAAACTATTTTCTTTAAGTCTATCGAATTCAGAAGTAATTTGTTCATCTTCTTCCTCGTCTATTGATTCTTCTAAAAGAATCTGAGATAGATTTGAAAAATAATCAATTGGATTTAATTCAAAATCTTCACTAAAAATATCTCTAGCTCCTAAAATTGTAGTTTCAATTCCTGTTGTTTCATCAATGTTATTAATAGCATTAATATATGGCTCATAGTCTATTTCTTCTTGAGTTTCATAGATTAGTTCTTTAATATCAGAATTAGATGTATCGTAAAAATCAACATTCATATCATATATGTCATATGCTGAAAACAAACCTAATCTTACTTCATTTTCATAATAAACCTTACTATTACCAGTTTCTAAATCATTTTTATCCTCTAAAATAACTTTACTAAATTCAGAATTCTCAGTGTTAATATCCTCGACAATATCGATTACTTTATTATAAACACCTTTGTATCTTGTTTCTATAAAGTCATTTATGTTTATCTCGCTAACAGTTTCGTTGTTTACTAATATTGCCTTTCCTGGTGCATTTCCACCTGACAAGTAATATGAGTCATATCTTTCTAAAATAGCTTGACCAGGCAATAAATCTATGTTTTGCCTTAGATCTAATCTATTGAAATCATCTTTATTTGAAAGCGTTAAGAAATCATTGACGTTTCCTTTTCCTAAAAGAACACACGATTGTAATAATTCATATCCAGAAATAGAACTAACTACATAAACAGATGAACCTACATTATAAGAACTAAATTGAGTTTCGTTACTATCTATACATGCAGATAATGCAACAGCAATATCAGTGGTGGTACCTTGATTAGAATATCTTTGGCCGTTAAATGTTCCAGCGTCTAATTGAGACTCTGCCATATAAACGTGGTTTCCAAGATCTAAGTTAGTTTGTATTTTGTCATTTCTAACAATACAATTTCCTTGTGAAATAACTCTTAGATTTAAATCTCCTAAGTTTGCATTTTTTTCTGTTAAATAGAATGCATTATTATTGACATCTACTGTAACTTCAAAAATATCTTTAAACAAAGCAACGTCTTGTAAAAGACCTGGATCTACTGGATCCAAATCATATGTTAAAGAATTTTCAATAGTATTTTCAATAGTTTTAAGTGTGTTAATTACATCAGCTTCGACTTCTACACTAAATGTCTTTGGATTATCTGGATCCATTGGATCGTCAATTCCAAATTTTAATATTTCACCTTCAACATGTTTAATAAATGTAAATTTACTTGCTTCCTCTTTAATTGCAGTAATCGCCAGTGAATCATTAGTGTATGGCGTATCAATTACATCTAATCTAATAAAGTCATAACCATGATCATTGTTTTCAACCAGATCAATAGACCTTTCAGTATCTTGAACGCCTAAGTATGTAGAGATTTGATTTCCACTATCTTCTATTGCAACCTTTAATTCTTTCTCGTTGTAATACGTATTGTTAGATATGTTAAAGTATTTATTACCAACAGTAGCATACGCCAACATAGGAGATGTTGTAACTTGTTTGTAAGAAGGAATAGCTGTTTCTGGAGAAGTCTCATCTACCAAAGAGGTTAGCTCTTTAAAATGGTGTATTTTACCATTTATTGTAAATACTCTACCGTAACCAGAATCTATATCGTCAACGAATAGACCAAAATATCTATTAACACTATAATCTTGTGCTAAGTCATCGTTAAATAAAAATTCTAAATTTATTAAGTTTGCTGAAGCTATTTCATTTCTTCTAAATGCATCGGTAATATAATCATTTGCCTCAATCAATGGCTTATCAGTCAGAATGTAATCTTTGTATAAATATTCACCTTTTCTTGTAAAACCACCTTTGATTAAATCTATTCCATTGAAGCTAGATTTTTCAGATTTTTCAAAGTTAACTGTGATCGGTGCAATTGGGAAAGTTTCATCTTGTACATGATTTCTTAAATAATTACCGATATTAGAGTCTCTTGTTAAATCAAACGTTTTTATTATTTCAGCGTTGCTAAGTAAACTTTGAATTCTTTTAAAATTATCACTAGCATTATCTTTTAAATCTAAAGAACCTACTGGATCATTTACTCTGTATATTACAAATTTCTTTGGAATGTTTGTATCTAACCAAATAGGTGCAAATATTCTAAAATCCTCATTGTGTAATTTAGAAAAATTGTAATTAGTTCCGTATTGATATGATTCTTCAATTTGTTTTTCGTAACTATCTAAAACAGTAATGTCGCTATAATCTCTTTTTGTTTGAAACATTAGCTCATTAGGTGTCATATTAACATTATAGAATCTTGCAACATCAAATGCATATTTACCTTCAGGGCTTATGGGAAACTTTTTATACTCTATAGCAGCAAGTTCCTTACTAGCACTTATACTTTCTAAATATAATTTATCATCTTCACTAACTACAAGTTTTACGTTTGTTGTTAGTTTAGGATTTGTTCTTAGTAACGGTCTAGAAACATTATCTAATTTGTAATTTGATTCTAAATCAAAATTTGGACCCAATGCATTTATAACTGCATCATCTACTAGAGGAAAATTGTAAATGTAATCTGGAGTTGCTTCATTTCTACAACCCCTACAACCAGTACCATTGTCTTGATATATTTTAGCCTCTTGTTGACTAGCAAATCCTAGATCTATTGGATTTACAGAATTTATATTAATGTCAGGTCTATTATATCCAGAATCTTTTAATGAATCTAGTGCTTTTTCTATAGTCTCTGAGTATATTGTATGTATAAATTTAACACACGAGTATCCCTCAACACCAATAATTGGATTTGCTATATTTTCTTTTACATCTTCTATAAAATCTTTTATATAACTTTCGCCTACATCTAATATTTGATCTTGATCTCTGTCAATGTCATATCCTGCATCTATTACATAGATTTTCCAATAATTAGAAGATGTTCCAAGTAAATTATCTTGTTGCTCGAATGCTTCACATGCATAAAAAGCATAATACACATTAGTATCGTTAATGCCTTGTGTGTTATCAATTACAATAGGTAAATTTAGATAATCTAAATCTGGCTTTGTATATTGTGCACAATCGCCAGCTCTAGTAATTTGAGATCCTTTTACAAATTGGTTCTGAGAATTAAATCCATACCAATCGTATTCAAATCCATCACCCTCATTATTCCAAACAAAATACTCTCCAGCGTCTGCAGAATAAACTCCACTAGGAGCTAAATCCTCTATTAGATTATTATCAGCACCTTCTTGTGAAGAAAATATTTCAAGCTTTCTTTGGGCAATTTCTAATAAAGAAATACTATTTGCTGGCGCACCGTTAACATAAGGCAGTCTATAATAAATATCTACAACAGAAGAATCAGTGTTACATAATTTATCAGCTGTCTCAGAATACGAGACTGTATTTATAGAATATGTAGAATATTGTGTCGGTTCTGGACAACTAAATTGTTGTGAGCCACCTTCAAATACCCAAGTATTATCAGCACCTCTTTTATAATAATTTATAGGCTCAGTCTCTGCCTGATATAAACCAGTTGGAATTAATCCATCTAATTCTGAATTTAATCCGTTTTGATATAAATTAGCCCAATAAGAACTAACGAATAACGGTATATTTTCAATAACAGCGGTTTGTAAAGTCTTTACAACTGCATTATTGTTACCTGCAGGCTCGCCATAATAAATATTTACTATTTCACCACCTAAGTCATTACACAATACACTTTCAGATCCAGAATATCTAACTTTAATTTCTTCGAATAAGAAGCTAGAAACGTCACACTGAGAAATACTTAATATTTCACCAGATGAACTTAATTCAAGTACTCTAGTTAATCCTAGTGATTCTACCCTAGCGTATCTAGCTACATTGTCAGAAGAGTATAAGTTATTTAACGATTGATCTGTGTAAATTTTATCACCAACTTCAAGGCCTGATAATGTTGTTGCCTCAGAAGTAGCTCCGTATTTAACACTAAGCGTATCGGAAAGACACGCGTCGTCGGTGTTACTGAAAAATCCTGTCGATTGAAATTCCCAATACGGCGGTAATTCAATATTAATCGTAAGCAGCCAATCGGTGGCTCCACCTTCAGAATCAGTTGCTGTTATTGTTAAAAAATCTACACCAGATTCTCCGTTCGTTGGCGTATAAGAAACTGTTTTATTGGCAGTGTCTATTGTTGCTGTACCCTTTAGTTGGACTTGAAGATATTGTAAACGTTATAGAGTGTCCATCCGCATCTGTTGCATTGTACGAAATAGTACTAGGTTCGGTAGCGTTTAGTGTTGTTGCTAAAGAAGTAGGAGTACTATCGAATACTGGCAGTTGATTACTAGCTGCTGTAACATTAATTGTAACTTCACCAGTTGACGTGTTTCCAGCAGTATCTACTACTTGATATGTAAACTTTTGTACTTTATTACCGTCATTATATGTCAAAGATGGAGCTACATATGTAACATTTCCAGAACCATCAATTCCACTTAATGAAGCACCTGATATAGCAGGATCTAAATTACCTACTGTCCAAGTTAGTTCAGAATCGAGATCTCCATCTGTAACTAAATCATAAAGGCTTATAGTTGTAGTGCTACCCTGATTAACTGTTACAGTATCGTCGTTGGCAATTGGGGCAGAATCACCATCAATAGTTACATCACATGTAATAGTACCAGAGTTATCGTAGCCAGCTGGCACGTTAATAACTACACTATACGTTGATGTGCCGGGTTGAATAATAGGAGGAGTAATACTATTAAATGTACCACCGTTGCTAATTGTTATAAGACCAGTATCTATAGTTGTACCAACTGAAAGTCCATTCAACTGACTTGCATCCACTGCGGCTAGTGCACATGTAAATGTAGGGGTAGTTGTGCCCGTTGCTGTATTTGAACATGATGTTATGTTAGTGCCAGCATTTTGGTATCCGACTGGGATTTGAATGGTTGCAGTATACGTTGCAGACCCTTCAACATAATCAGTAGGCGACACACTTACTAAAGTACCTGCATCAACGGTAGCATCAACTCCTATTTGAATTGTTTCACCTGTTTCACCATCATTAACTTGGAAGTTAGCATCTGTACATTCAAATGTGGGTAGAGGATTTGCTAATATTTCAACAGTTGCCTCATTTGGCGCAGGAACGGTTATATTACCGCCGCTACCGTCACTTATTGACATGTCACTGAATGTAAAAGCTAAAGTTTCATCAGCGTTTTCATTGTCAGTTGTTATTGTAAATTGTAAACTACCCTCAAGTTGTACTGAGCCGGCAACAGGACTGTTTAGTGTAATATTTCCAGCCCCAGAAGTTAAACTAGTATCTGCGAGTACTGCATCTCCAGAACCGCCTGAACCGCCTAGTAACCATGATAAATCTTGACCACCTAGTGCTTCATTTGTAATTACATTTACACGTAAAGTCACCGCGTCACCTTCTGATACCTCAGTAACAGGGGCACCACCGACTTCGAACGTTAAATTCCAAACAGGTGACGTACATAAAGCATAAGAGCTGTTGGTTTCACCATTTGGTTTAATTTCAATCGTCGCGTGTAATTCAGCGCCATTATATTTTTGAATACTAAAAACCTCTTCGGTATTAGTCGATGAAAAGGTCCATTGGTTTGCTAGACCGTCGTCCGTATATAATTGTACTGGTGAATCGGCCTCTAAATCGAGATTATTTGCGTGCCATAGTTCTAAAGGTGTACCACTTCTGTCATAATCACATGCGTTAGCACCTGTTAAGTGACCCGATGTAGTATCAAATATGATTAATTTTATTGCCATTCTACTGCGCTAATTGTTTTATTAATAGAGTACTAACTACTTTCTCTATTATATATCTAACACAATACGAGTAGCTTTTTCATATTACCTTACAGAATACCCTTTAAAGTCAAACATTCTTCTATCAACTGCTGGAGAAGTGAAACTAGGTACGTTTCTAACTAATTGTGCAGCTCTAATAGAATTTAAGTTTTTACCTTTTGCACTGTATTTAGCAAACACCTCTAAGTCAAATGTAAATTGATTTTCATACTTATCAAATATATCAAATCCTATCTTTTTAGTGTAAGTTAAGTTAGGGAAAGTTAATTTAGCCTGACCTCCAATTCTACCTCTGTCAGATTCTGCATCATTTCCAAAGTAATCTGTCATTCTATATTGGAATACGATGTCAACTGAAAGAGCATTAGAATTATCTAATCCTGATTTATCTCTACCCTTAATAGATCTTCTAGATTGCTTAGTTTCTCCATCAACTGAAAGAGTTGATAAATTAATTGGAGACATAAATAAGAATGATCCACATGATCTACCTCCTAATAAGAATTGATCATTAGAATCAAACGACATTTTAAATGATCTGTTAAGAGGAATGATTTGCGAAGAATTATTTTCAGTATCTTGATATGCAAGTTGTTGCTTAGACTTGATATTGTTAACGTTAATAAAGCTAGCACCAAAAGATCCGACAGATCTAAATGATTTACCAGAAACAAAGGTTGCTGTTATTGGCATTGTGTGTGTTGCTTGATTAACTAATGCTTGTAAGCTTGTTTTTTGTTCAGCTTCTGAATATGCACCTTCAGTCCAGTTAGCATATAGATTTTCTAAATCTGGGTGGTCCTTGTGCATATAAAGACCCGTGTTGTATGCTGCTGCACCTATACTACCAACAGAACAAACATCGACCATACTTTGGCTAAAGTCTGCAGTTAGGCTAGTCGCGTTATTGGCAACACCAAACGTTCCAGTCCAAATAAAATCATTAGTTTCTCCATCACCAGTTGGTGTAATTAAATCAATACTACCTGCGTCTGCCATAAAATTAGCATAACTTAGAGTGTACTCGTAGTTAGTTAAACTTGCAGATGCTCCGTCAATTAGAGACTCAGTAACATATAATGGGTTTTGATTACCAATATCCATATATCTAGAGTAAATAAATTGACCTCTTCTTTGTGCCGATTGATAAGGAGCTTCTAATAATAAATCATAAGATCCAATTTGTGTTGCAGAAATATTTTGATATTGGATCGGCGCTAAATCATATTTACCCTGAGTCGTGTAATATGTATCGTCTTGTACTTTAGTGTCAATACCAGTACCACCTTGATCGTTTAATGCAGGACCAAATCCATTATTATGAATACTAGAACCACTAGAAGAAGATTTGTGAGCAGGTTCGTTTCTATCACCAGTCAATCTAGCTACTAATTCTAATTGTGTAGCTTTTGTGTTTTCTAATAGCAGTTTAAATGTCTTAGTAACAATGTGACCCTTTTTAATAGAAAGTTCAGCAACCTCATCAACATAATAACCAGCAAATATTTGGTTTACTGTGTTGTTTTGCATAACAGAAACTGTACCATCCTCTGATCTTAGTGTTACTACTAATTCTCCAACCTCAGCTTCGATACCTTCTTTAAGTGCAGCTATTTGGGCTTCTAATGCAATTAGTTTATCAAATACCGAAATAGGTTTTTGTTCATCTGATAAGAAACCAGATGCAATTGAAGATGCATTATGTGCATAGAATTTTTCGTTAGACACAAAGCTTTCGTCTACGTGTGTAAATACACCCTTAGAAGTTAACTCATCTGATATTTTAACAGATGCAACCTCAGCTAAGTTTTTCTCAACTAGTGCATCTAAATCAGTAGTGTCTATTTCAGCTTCTGGGAAATCAATAGTTATTGACTCTGACCAATCAGAATATATTGGGTTTGCAGGGTAACCTGCTTCAGAGATAGATCTTACTCTAATTTCTACTAATTCATTTTGGTTAATAGCAATATCAAGTTGGTTAAAATTGATTTCTTGTGCATCTTCTACTAAAGATTCTTTCCACTCAAACCTTCTTGCTAATTTTGGATTTCCAACATTTTCAACTTTACCTCTTGATCTAACCTTAGTTTTAATTTCATTCCAATTTGAGAATACCGCAGTTTTCTCTCTAGTACCATCTGTAAATGGCAATTGTGAAACTTCACTTGATTTACCATTAGTTGATAAGTATCTATATTGTACAGCGAACTGAATAACCTTTTGATCAACAGTGTCTGCAACTTTCTTAGGAGCTGGCACTGCCCAAAATCCTCTAACTCTAAATTTAGGCGTAATGTTAGTTGCGTTAGTACTTGAAGCCAACGATTGAATTTGATTGACCAAACTATTGTAAAGTTTAGTTTCACTAGCTCTTTCGTCTATTAATGAGTTAAGCTCACTTTTATCTTTATCTCTCTGTACTTCAGATTCATATTTCTTAGTAGAAATTTCAGTTCTTTTCTTAGAAATAGTATCATCTAGCTTCTTAATTGTTTCTTCAACAGTAGTTTTATCTGCAGAGAACTTCTTAATCTTATCAGATGCGTCATTCTTAGTCAGGTGTCTGTTAATTTGAACAACCTTAAAGTTACTGTTGTTCAGGATTGGCGCGTCTGGTGTTACTCCCACAGTTGCTGGTGGAATTGCGTCATCCTTAAGTGCCTTAATATATTGACCAAAGTCGGCTACATTTTCTTTGTAATAATCATCTAATCTAATAAACGTGCCATCTTCTTGTAAAAGTGTTAATTCATTAGTATATAGACCCACACCAGGTGACCATTTTTCAGCCAACATATTAGATTCTGGGTCAATAGCTTTAATAAACACTAATATTCTTTCATTAAATCCGCAATTAACTTGAACAGATAATTCAGAATTTGTATATTTGTATATTGATAAAACGTCAGCACCTATTTTAAGAGCTTCGTATCCCTCTACTAATTCTAGTTCTAACTGTCTTGTAGAGCCATCTATTTTTGTAACTTTATATCTAGTGTTTTTATTACCACTATTTAGCATTAATTCATCACCAGTTTTAAGCAGTTCAGTATCGTCTAAATCTTTCAAGTTATCAGAATATGTTAACTTGTCTACTGTGATTAATTTTACAGATTTTTTCTTAGTTACACCACCTACGACAACTTCTTTCTTCATAGTGTCAATTGACGTAATATCGAATTTACCGCCATATTGACTATTTCTAAATGGTAAATCTCTGACTTCTTCGTCAAGAGTGTATGATAAGTTGTTGTTAACAATGTCTCTAATAACTGTAAAATAATCTAAACCTTCAGTATTCTTAAAGTTGCTTTTAAAGTACTCAACTGTAACATCACTTGTTGCATCAAAAATAATTCTTTTAATTAAAACTCTTTCTGTGTCATTAGGTATTTGTCCAGTTACATCTAACTTTGTAGTCAATAATGGGTTTAAAAAGTCTTCAAAGAAATAATTGCTTTTTGTAGAAAATCTTTCTGGTCTTACTAGACTATTAATATCATTTGCAGGTGTCTTTAAGGTAGATGTGAGAATATTTTGGTAACTTCCATCTGATAGTTTAATCTTAGTGTTTCCTTTGCCTAATCCCGAAAGTGCCTTTAAATTTGTATCTAACCTTTCTAACTCACGTTTCATATAACCAAACGCAGGGACATATACTGTCTTAGTAGTTCCTTCGGCTGTTAAAATTTCTAATGGAACATCTTTAGTTTCAGTAGTTATAGCCTCATTAATTCTTTCATATATCTTTAAAGAATTAGCATTGATTTCAAGAAGCTTCTTGAGCGTGTTAGAAAGTGAGTTGTTAGTATTCATATTATCTTAAAATATCTGCTTCAAAGAGATAAGTTGTAGGATCTACACATGTTACCTCTATATATGGTTTATTTGTTAAAAGTTGACTAACGTCTATTTCAGCAACTAACTTATTAAAACTATTCATCTTATCAGAATATATCTTAATGTTATTACCCTGCATATCAATCGTATCAAATGCTATTTTAAAAGTTTGACCGATTTTCCACGAAGTAGAAGTGTCGTCAATGTATATATTCAGATCACTATTAGGATCCGATGATAATAAATTAGTTAAGCTTAATCTATTGGTGTACTCTTCTAATTTGGCCCAAATTGCATATTTATCTGCACCTTGACCATTTACGTTTGCATCAAACTGTTGAGTGTTGCTAAGTTTAACAGCCAATGAGCTAGCTGCCATATTGTATAACCAAGCCTCATTTAAAGAATAACCGTATACTGTATTATTAATTTTAATCTTATTAGAAATTGTCTTATCGACTTGTGTTCCCATACCGTTGAAAATAACATCTGTGTTATATTGTAGTTCAACTGGAACTGTTCCGTCTACTAATCTATTGATTTTATCATGTGCCTTAGTAATTAGATCTAGTAAAGATCTTGAATCTTGTAATTGAATTGAAGCATCTTCGAAAGAAGACTCAATAGTTGTTAACCTTTCTTTAAGTTCTTCGCTATCACTAGAATTGAGAACTAATCCTTCAATTTCTTCTAATCTATTTACAATGCTAGAATATCGCGTATTGGCTTCTAAAAGTAATTGCGTTGCGTTTTCAAGGGCAGTTGTTGTATCCATGAATAAATCCATAGAAAATGTAGTAAAGTCATTGATAGACGTTTCAACACCCACATTATCTAAAGAAGAATTAAACTTTAGATTTAATTTTAATGAATAAGCATTTCCGTTAAGACCAGTTACTTCATTAGGCTTATACTTTATTTGCTCGTGTATTTTTGTACCTGGACCAAATGCATCTTGAATATCATCTAAGATCAAGATACCATATAAGTTTGTTGATCTATTTGCAGGTACAGATTCACTATAAAGATCATAATAAACCAATACTGCATTAAATCTAAAATCTTGACCCTTCTTAGAAAAATCTAAAATAGATTGTGTCTTTGGATCATTTTGAATAGCAGCATAACTACCAGCATTAAATTCTATTTGTACAGAATTTGTTGCGTTAGTTTGAATATCATAATATGGTCCACTTTCTGCATTGTATTCATCTACTACAGCGTCTATATTAATATTTGGATCCGGGTGTTGTTGACCAGCTCTTCCTTGAATATAATCTTCTGCATATAATTTGGTTGCAGTTGTGTTGTAATTTGTTGGTCTAAATAAAACTAATGGCGTGTAACCCACAGAAGTAGGTACGTTAATATAGACCTCATGATATGTATTGTCAGAGTAAGTTACGTCATTTTCAGCATCTATTGTACCTAAATACTTTACTAATCTCTCATAATTGGCTCCACCTAAAATAGCATTGTCGTTTTCAGCATATAATCCATTTGTGCTTTCATTAGAATCTGTAGGTCTAAAATCTACTGCTCCTAATTTTGACATCCACTTAAAAAAGATTTTTTCAGCATCTGACTGAAGAATGATTGGATCATAATCATCATCTTTTAAAAGAATCTCTTCTAGATTAAGTGCATAATTTTGGAATGTTTGTGCGAAGTCGACATTTGGCATCGACGCAACATATGATTGACCTGACGCTTGTTTTAAACCAAGCTCATAATCAATAACATTAGAACCATTTACTGATTGTGTAAAATCTGGTAAATCTAGTAAAGCATATTTACTAAATTCAAATTTTAGATCAGGATTATTAAAGGCCCTAGTTATGTCTCTCGCTGCCGATGCGAATGCATACATTGTACCGCCTTGCGGCTGAGGTATTCTAACTAAAGGAGTCGCCATTTATTTTTTATTAATTTTGTTTATTAACTGATTGTCGCCGCGTGAGAACTAACTACGTACCACGTATTGCCAAAACATCTTAAAGTTACTGTTGAGTTAAGTCCATCAAGTGCGATTGAAGTTGCTCCTAAAGAAACACCCGCTGCTGTTAATAAATTAGCTGCGGCTGTTGCAATGATCATAAACTCTTGACCGTCATCTGCAACTGGTAAAGTAAAATCAGCATCAATGAAGTATGTTGATTTTTCAATAGTTGTTGGAGCAGAGATTGTCGTAGCAGTTGCAGCCGAACCAACAACACCGCTTTTAACTACTTTACCAGCAGCCGTGATCGCGTTATTGAAAGTGAAGTCTGTTCCTACTGTTCCACCATTTGAATTAACTTGAAATAAAGTTAAATTGTTTTGCAAAACTGTAATAGCTGAAGTAGTAATATTACTAACTCCGCTTAAAACCGATGTTGTCGGATTTAAAAGAGCAGTAACACTTGCTAGCTCATCATTTAATAACTCAAAGTTATTATTGATAGTTGGTCTCGATGATGACACCGAGTCAGTTCCTAAGATTTCTGTAATGTTTGCCATTTTATTTGTTTATTTTACTTTTAGCATATTTCGTTTTACAACGTTTTTGTTACCATATGTGTCTTCTGCTTCAAGCTCTATTGAGTAGTACCCAGGTTGCTTGAATATGTACGTCAGCCACATATTATTATAGTATATATCCGTTATTTCTGGATTACTTATATTCTTAATAGTCCACTTAGCATTCTTTGCTCCAGGGAACTTAGAAATATCTGTAGATATAGTCACGTGTGTAGATCTTTCAACCTCAGCATAATCCTTAAATACTTTAGTATCGTCAAATGTTGGGTTATAGTGTACACAGTGATTAAAGCCACTAACATTAGATGTGCTGTTTATATCTGATTTAATATTTACATCTGAAAAATCATAAGAATATGAATATTCTTCACCAGTTGCTATAATAAATCTAAAAATATCACTAACTAAAGGATCTACACCATCTACATCTTCCATTACTGGATTATAATTAAACTTATTTATAATTGGATCAGTGCTTTCATTTAATTCTTGAGCTATAGCGTTCCATGCGAATAAATCTAGAGTACTTGTTGGTGTAGGTGATGTTATTACATGAGATCCTACTATGATTTCTTTAGTTTTAGGATCTACGTGTGTAATAGTTAATTCATCCCCTTGTTTTATGTCGTTTATTTTAAAACTTGAAGCCAAATCAGTACCTACTCTCATGGCATCCCACCACAAGTGTTTGCTATCTCTATATCTAAATGAACATTCGTCCCATTGATATGGCCCTGCATTTTCACTAAAGCCTATTTCTGAATATACATCTACAAATCTTTGAACTGTTGAGAATCTAACCCCTTGATCATCTTCTCTGTGTACATAATTTGCTCTATCTAATGTTAAATAAAGAGTAGCGATGTCTTCGTCTATTGTTGTAGTATTGTCTTGTGGAAAATCCCAATAACCACCTGATTTAGACCAATCTAGTTTTTTAGAATTCCAATCAGTTTGTTCTTTCCACTTGTATATGCCATATAGCTCTAAATCCTTTAATCTAATTTCAACTAAATCATCAATTCTAAAATGTGATCTGTGTCCAAATAAATCATAAGTTCTCATTTCTACAGAATAATCACCGACAAATGGTAATGTCATAGGAAAAACTAAAAAATCATCAATTGGTCCTCTAAAAGATTGATCATAACCTTTTTCTTTATTAGTTATAATCCATTCAACTTCATATACCCATCTTTTCCACCAATTATCCCAAGTAACTTTTAGGTTTTCGTTAGCATCTACTGCATCGTCCCAAACAAATTCAGCTTCATCCCAAATATCATCGAAAGTACCTGTACCGTCTAGTGTTATTGGAGCACCGATTGGAATATTTTGGTTATAAGAGTGTAATTCAGTATCGTAATAAGTTTCATAGAATTCATCATAAATGTTCTTTAACTCCGTTCTTTGTGAAGGTGTTAAATCTCCTTCTGTGCCATACTCAAGGTTTAAAAATAAATTATAATTAGAAGAATCGTCGTTTTGATCTAATGATGTTTTTAAAACCATAGATGTATCTTCTATAAAAATAGGTCTATTTTTTGGATAGACATCAAATTTTATATTATGACCTTCTGTAAAAAATCCTACACCGTTTTGTATATTCCATACATTTAAATTCTTCTGTGCAAAATAATCACCTTCACCAGTAATGTCTATTATTTTGGCATTTAGTGGTAAAAAGTCTTTTTGTAACCTATTCTTTAATCCGTATAATTTAATTAATACTTCTTCAGGTGTAAAATCAAATACCTCTTCTACATTTGGAATATCCCATTGATCAAAGGTGCCATTTGTTTCGTTGATTCTATAAACCAAACTAAATCTGCTGGTTTTCTTCATCGTACTACTTGGCACACTAAACTTTAATCTTTTGCGGATCATCTCGCCTCTCTTAGAAGCGTTTGGTACCGGCACAGCGTACATTTTACCGAAGCTTTCTGTTGACTTATCAACATTAAGCCAATATTCCTTTAGTGTGATTCTATCATAGCCAAAGAAATCTATAGCATTTAATATAGCTTTATAAGTTCCTACAAATGGCTTAATGTTATGTAATTCTAAGAGTAACTCTTTTCGCTTACTATTAAGAAGTTTAAAATCTGGAGACATTTCACTAATGTCATGTGTCTTAAACAACATAAAGTCACCAATGTCTAGTGTTGCACCGAAGTTTGACAATAAAGTACTAAGTCTTTCGTCTTCTTCAACAACCTCACCGTATATCACTATCTCAGCAATTAATAATTCTGCGTTGTTAATAGATTGATAAACACAAAGAGTTCTTCTGTGTGGCCCTGCTGTGTTTGAACTAAGTGCAACGTTTACTTGTATTGCAACTTGATTTGGAGTTGAAATTTCTTTTACAAAATTATAGTCTATATTATCTATATAAGAATATGGCTCTAAGGTCAAATTCTAAAGATTGCTTTTCATCAACGATAATTTTACCATCTTCTAGCTTAGTGCCATACATGATTATATCTTTAGATGTAACAATAGTATCTTTTTTCCACTTAAAAACAAATTTAACATCTGCATCTAATTCGGCAACTGGAGTGTTAGCAACTAAATCACCTAAATGTTTACACTCTTCTAATATAAAAAGATTGACAGTTTCATATAACTGTACAGAAACTTCATCTAAAAATAGATTACCTTTCCAAACACCAGCTGCATCTTGAACTAAATTCAAGTCATTATCTAAGCCATTAAAAAATCTTAAATTACTATACATTATCTAATATACTTATCGTCTTTTTTAATTGTGAAATTTTTGTAAGCTTTAACTCTTCTGACACCTGAAATGATGTTAAAAAAACTATCATCTAAGAATTTCATAAAATCTCTTAAAATATTATTTCTAACAATATGTTTAGACACCATCTTATTTAAGAATCTCTCATCCATATACTGATTTCCCACATTTAACCTTTGATCTTGTCTTTCTTTAGCAACATCATATGTGCGAAACTTGTTGTATTTTAATAAGTCTTTAAATAGATTCATTGTAGTCAGTTTATTTTAATGCCTTTCTATTACCAGCTTGTAATCTAGTATAAATAGTTCTAGGCACAGGATCACCTTCGAAGTTAATACTTAGTGCAGCTTCAGCGTTAATTAAAACGTCATCAACTATTTCATCACCATCTCTATCTTGCCATCCACCTCTGAATACCGCAACCTCTTCTTTCTCCATAATTATATCTCCCCATCTATCTAATCCTACAACTTCTTCTGGAATTACAGTATTTTCATCTACTTCAACAGTGTTAACTTCTTCAATTCTTTTAAAGAAAACATATTTTTGTTTTCCATTTCCAACATTTTCTAAAGTAACTGGCTCTTGTGGAACCACTTGAACGGTTTTAGACTCAAAATAACCAAGTCTTCTGGCAGTTTCTTCAGTTTCAGAAATAAATCTAACGTTAACTGCATCAATACCCTCAATTTCTTCTAGTATGTAAACTATATCAGATTTAGGTAACTTATCTCTTCTTGTAACGTTTAATAAATACTCATCGATTTTACTTCTGATTGCATTAGATATTTCATCTTTAGTAAATCCTTCAAAAAATCTAACATTTACATCCATGCTATATTTTCTAATCTTAGGTTTTACAAACACGACTTCTGTTGTAACCATCTGCTGACCACTGTCCTGTAAAACCTTTCTCATTTTTTCATACTCTTGATCATCGAAAAACATTTCTTCCTGTGGAACAGAAAAATAATCTTGATTTTTAGCTAGTTTCTTTCTAACATCTGGAATAGCAAAAATATAAATTACATTATCGTCATCTAAATATTGATCTTCGGTTGTATTATAAGCATCTAAATATGAGAATATGCCATATCTTGATAAGAAATATTCGTAATTATCTGGTGTTGCTAACACAAAAGACTTACTAGCAAGCGGAGTCATTATCTTAGTAAACTGAGTAGACTCTCTATCTGTTCCCATTTTAGGCGATGATGTAACAGTAATATCTAAGAAATTATTTAGATCGTGTTGTTCTCCAACAGAATCTTCACCTTGAGCCATCCATTTTAAAGTTAAGTCATTAGAATCGTCTATATTACCTTTTTTACCATCATGAACAACATACTCTACTTCTATCTTAGATCCAACTGGAGGTCTCATACCGAATGCGGTATTTCCAAAATAAACGTCTAGTCCACCAGAAATTCCAGTCTTTACTAAGTACGCTTTTTCGTCTCTGTGTAAATCATATAAAGATTCTTGTTTAGTCCAAACTTCTCCATTAACACTAACAGTTATTTTGCTATGATCTGAAAGTCCAGCAGTTTGTACGTTAATAGATTGCAATGGTTCACCATCACCTGTGAATGATTGTGTTTGAAATTTACCTTGAATAATAGCAGTACTAATTTTAGTGCTATTACTTTTTTCTAATCTAAATCTGTCCTTATCGGTTAATAGTGTATATGTTAAACCATTCAGATCAAATTTTAATTCTGCTCTACTATCGATAGTTATTCCAGAGCCAGATATTTTATCAAAATCTACACCTGGTTTCCATCTAAATTCTATTTCTCCAGTAGCGGCAAATCCTCTAGTAGCATCATGCCCTGTCAATCTACTCATACCATAAATAGATTCAACGTGTTGTGCAGTGTATATGTTCTGCTCTACTATCGCATCCTCAAGATAGAATAATATCAGTTCTTGAATTTCAGACATAACTGAAAGTATCTGTGCAAATGGAGATGCCTCTGTAAATAAAGTACCTGCACGACCATAGATTCTAGAAATATAAACTCTAGCATCGTCTTTAATTTGCGTCGCAGTTGTTCTTAATGTACTTAAAAATTTTAATTCAGCCATTGTTATCTAATATTTAATTGTACAAGATATTTACTATCTATTGTTATATCAATATATGCAATATCTCTAACGCTACCTTTAAAGAATTGTACTTTAGTAGCAACATTATATTTTTGAGCTAAAGGACAGTAATATTTTATTTGTGTATCTAATACGTCCTTTAATTGGCCTTCGTTATATCCTAATGAATATATGTAATTTTCTAAATCACAGCCAAACCCTGGTGACCCTAACACATCAGCCTTTCCAGTAAATAAAATAGTTTCAACTTGTTGTACTAGTTGTTCTATCTCACCATTGGTTTGAACCTGTGTGCGATTATAATTTGGGTCTCCTAAAGTCTTTATATAAAAATCCATTTATATATGTATCTCAATTTTTTAACTATGGAACATGAAGTCTACGCCTTCATCTCCTTTGATTTCTTCTTCTATTGCTTCTAATTCACTATCACCCATGTCCTTGATTGCACTATAATCAAATTCAACATTACCAGGTAATGCAAATTTAAAGATACCTAATTTAGCACCCAGCGACTGTTTAATTTTAGCACTAACATATCTAAAAAATATTTCATCGTCAAATAGGGCACAGTCTGGGATAGTCTCAAACAATTCCAATATAACGTCTCCCTTAGGTGTATCACCCATGATCTTTAATTCTCCAGTCAATCTCTGATATTGATATGAAATTGGATTTTCTAGAATCTGTCTAGACATATCGGCTAAAGATGCGTTTAGTACATAGTATTGTAATTCTTCTGCAGCTTCAGCTGGACCAGAACCATTGTACATGTTTCTAAACAACATTCTTTCTAATGCAAAATCAGCTCCTGGTTGGAATCTAAGGTCCATACCCGATCCAACTGAGTTCCATCCAGAACTTAAATCATATACACCATATACTGAAAAGACTCCACCTCCACCGGCTCCTGGTGTACCAGAAGGGGCAGGAGCAGGCAAATTAAGCGCTCTGTTTTCTTTAAAGTATTCTGAGTTAAATACTTCAAATGGAATGTGATAATAGTTTTCTCTTACAGAATCCTCATATTTCTTATACATCCATTTTTTAGCCCTGTTAATTATGTTAATAACTTCTTTTTGCGGTAAGTTTACAGGCAACATACATGCACCTGTAATTTCATCTGCAATTTCTGTTAAAAAATCGTTTAGACAATTATTACCAAAATCTCTAGGTGTTGTTAAATCATTATTGCTTCCGCTTTTAATTAAACTCATCTTTTATTTTATTTTTTTACTAACTACCACCTCAGTAGTATCGCCAACTCTAGCGTCTTTTCCTAAAAAGCCTTCTCTGTATATACCACCGATTAGCCTTCCTTTAAATACACCGTCTCTTCCGAACACAAAACAATTTGTCGCAGTAGAACTACCGTGCACATAACATGACTCGATTTTACTATCTTTTACTTCAGTGCTTTGATAAAGATTACACCTCGTAAGCATTGATCCCTCAATATTACAATTGTAAAATTCAGAATTCTCAATATTACCTCTTAATTCACAATCAATAAACTCGTAGCCATCTAAAATGTATATGGTTTTAAATACACCATCCTTTATTTGAATTGTTCCATAATCAGAATCGTAATTTATAAGTCCTTTTTCCATAGATCCGTTAGAAATTAAATCTATTACTTTATCCTTTATTTTAGGCCATTGAACTTTAATCATTTGTTCGTTGTCTTGTAAATCTACTAGCACGTGAATTTTTGGAAAATATTCGTTTAGTTTCTTATAATCTTTTAGAGACTCAATAAGTGGTTTATTTTTATTTAGAATTCTTTTTAATTCGACTCTATTTTGTAAAGAAAATCTACTATCATTACATGATTTCCACATCTGCATAATAAACCTTTCACATAGATATAGAATTTGCTCCTTTTGTTTTTGGTAATCTTTACCAGCCAATATATCTAAATTCTAAATAATTCTTTTGTGCCTTTTCAAAGTTAATGCCATAATATTTAGAATTAGCAAATTTAAAATTCATTGGGGAAATGTGATCATCATCATACCAGTATGCATCTCTAGCTGGCATCACCCACTTTATACTTTTTGCATATGTAGAACCTTCTCGAGAAGGGAAGAAATTATAAACCTGTGCCTCATCAAACTCTAAAATAAATTTAAGTACATTCATTTTAGATACCATCAAAGCATCTTCTAAATACTCCTCTTTAAATGACATGTTTAAGTGAATACTTGCTCTGTCATTTGTGTAACCGTTTTGATCAATCCAATCCAACATCTTAACGATAATAATTCTAGCATTTCTGTATGGAATAGGTCCAGTAACTAATTCTATTAGTCCTTTTCCACCTGACATATCAGGTTCCATTTTAAATACTTTATCGTCCGGTACGAAATCAGAATGTGCCTTATCTTCTAATTGAATCTTTCTATTTAGAAGTTTAGACAAGGCATCTTGAGTCTCTTTAAGACTATGGTTAGAATAGAACTCGAACTCTACACCTATTTGTGCAGAGTTCAAGATCTGTTCCTTTGTAGATTTTAAATTAAGTTTTTGCATCTAGAGTATGATATTACCGTTTGATTATATATCACACTCTCGTTGAACTTATTGTGGTAGTTTAAGAAATACTTTCATAGAGTCTACATCTATTCTTGTAATTTGAACCGTGATCTCATCTCCAGGTTTAAATACAGACATAGTTTCTTCCCCTATTTCACTGATATGTAACAATCCTGTAACACCATCTTCAATGGTTATAAATAGCCCATAATCTTTTTTAGTTTTAACTTTAGCAGTTACATTAGATGGAATTTGGTATCTTGTAGTAATATCTGCCCAAGGATTTACCTCTACGTTAGCTTTTTGTGTCAATGTAATCTTCTTTTCACTTACAATGTCTTTAACTTTAAATGCGATCTCATCACCTGGTTTAATTTCTCTCTTTTTAAATTTAACCAATGTTTCTTCATCTAAATCATTATTGTGAATCATACCAGTTAGGCACTTATTAAACTCAACAAATACACCGTACTTAGCAGTACCAGTTACATGACCTGTTTTCTCATTATCAATAGTTTCTTTTAATTCTTCTATTGCTGTAGGAATCATAGCTTGTAAATACTTTCTATGCGAAACGACTAATGTGCCTCTGTCTGGTGAGAAACTAACAGGAACCACATACATTTCTGTTCCAATGATAGAACTAAAGTCATGTAATTTATTGATTCCAGCTAATGATCCAGGCATAAAGCAATCTATTCCCTTGAACGTTAACTATGTAACCTCCGTTTTCTATCATATTTACAACTGTACCTACCCAAGCGGTGTCACCTTTTTCAACACCATCTCTAAGATCCATAAATGTTTTTTGCTTAACACCACCACTGATGCTTCCAATAACATGTGATCCAGGTCTATACGTTGTAATTAAGACTGAAGTAGTTTCACCAGGGTTTAAGTGCTTGCACATACTCAGGTTCTTTTTCAAACTTAATATAAACTGACTCTCTGTATCCTACATCTACTGTAATCCAATCTGAAGTCACAGCATATACTGTACCTTCATAAATTGCACCTTCTTGTAATTCAGGTAACATGTTAACGTTAGACTCGTATTGCTCCATTTTGTCATATAGCTCTTGAGCATAGACTTCTCTAGAGTACACTTTGTCTCCGTTTCTAGTTTTAATATGTGGATTTGGTTTTCTAAGTCTTGTTACACATGAAGCTTCATAGTCATCCCATTGAAATTCTCCTGCCTCATTGTACCACTGTTCGTTTCCGTCGGTTTCTTCGACTTTAGCCTTTTCGTCAACTACTGTTTCGGTTTCTGATTGTACCTTCTTTGCATCTAGAACGACCGTAGTTTCGCCGATTCTAGCCCTTTTTGTTTTGTTTGTCATTTATTTTTATATTAAGAGTGTAACATATTATATATCCTTCTATTTTTTAGAACACGACAGGTACAAAACCTACCATAGGCACTGGGCCAGCAGGTGTTGGAATACCTCCAAGATATAATAATTTAAATTCTAATAAGTGCATTGCATATGTCGCTGCCAAAGCAGTTGCGACAACTGTTGCAGGTGGTTTAGTTGGTGGAATCATAAATGATTTACCAGAATTCCAAGCTCTTCTTAGGTTATTAGCTAATCTAGTTTTTCCACCATAATAAATCGGTACATAAATACCAGTCAGTGGCGCTGTAATTAATGCAGGTGGCATTGGCGTACTTGGGGCAAATGGTTTTACAATACACAAATACCAGTAAGTTATGGTGACAGCTGCCATTTCTTCATATGGGTCACCACCTGGCCATGTAAAGTTTATATCTGCACCTTCTTCTTGCTCATCACATGCATCTGCTTCTTCTTTTGATTTTTCAGCTTGAAAATATTGAAATTTAAAAACAGTTCCACCATTTTTTGGATCTATTTCTAAAAACTGATCTAAAACTGCCTTAGCGTCAGTGGCATTCGGACTTATGTTAGATACTGCGTTTGGTATTTTTGCCCAATGTCTTTCATATTCTAATTCAACATATTCATTTTTCACATATTGATTATTTTTGTCCCACCATAGAATTTTATTACTATCGTTTAATACAATGTTGGGTGCCTCACCTTCTTCTAGATTTAAATTACCTAAATTACCTGTACTAGAATATTGATTTACAGATTTTATTGTACTACTATCATATGAAAAGAATGCTATTACACTATCAGTCAGTATCCTAGGTCTTTTGCTTTCATGTTGTGGTAAATCACGTTCTCTATTAAAAGAGACCTGACACTTATATTCGTCTAGTGGACAAAGCACATCTTCACTTAGGTCTGGTGATGGCATTGGAGTTTCTGCCTTTCTACCAAGTGATAGCCTTTTAAATAAATCATTTTCAGCATAAACGTATTCGCTTCTATTACCGCTTGCAGCCACCGTAACCTCATATGCTGGAAACGCAACATCTATTGCTTCTTTAAATACTCTAGAAACACCATCTACTATTTGTTTCCAATTATCATAGCCTGCATTTTTTATATCGTTTCTTACTTGAGTTTCTACGTTTACATACGGGAATCTTTGCTTCCATTGGCTACTAGCATAGTAGTAATTATTTGCGACAAAGTCTTCGTAATTTGCCTTACCTAAACTCGTGGCCCATCTAATATAATTAAATTGGCCGTTTAAACTACCTATTTTATCAAATTGCTGTAAAAGTCTATTTGCGAATAAATCAATAATATCACTTGCAGATTCTTTGCCATCTAAGCAATGAAATTGAAAAAACCTAAATTTATATAAGTCATATTTAGGATTATCTTTATTTTCATTTATAAACTTAGAAAATTTCTTATCTATTTTCTTTTGTTCTTCTATTGGATCTGGTGGTACAATTGGTTCAGGACAAAGGTCAGCATAATCTGGATGTGATTCTTTTCCCATTTCTGTGATATTGCCATCTTCATCCTTTTGATCCATTAATGGAATATCACCTTCTTTTAATAATCTTTCAAATACTAGGCCATATCCATTCTTTAGAAATTCTTCAGCCGCACCGTTGTTGGTATGCGTTGCTCCAACTGGTGTCATTGCCGCACCCTTTTACTGCATCTAAATAGTCCTGCGCTATTGCAACACCAAAGTCATATCTACCACTTAAGGGATTTGTATTGCCTATATTAGTAAACTGAGAAGGATTAGTGGCTAAGTTTGCGTTTAGTGGATTTCCTGGCTTTACTGCATTTGCAAGTGCAGGTGTTGGTGGAAAAATATTTACTTGATCTGCTCCAACTTTAGGTGTCTCATATGATTGCGTTGCTAGCCCACCAGGTTTTGTAAACTGATGGCTTGAGATCGTATTGGCAGCAGCGCTTATAAATGATGGCCAGATTACGGGCATAATTACTTATTCTTTTGTTGATAGTTAATATGAGTACTTGATAATTTTGCTACTGTTGCCGGTGTTGGTGGCATTGGAGGTCCAGATGGCCCAACTCCAGTTGGGTGTATATGTGCATTATAGTCATCCAATAATGCTTGTAGCCAATCTTGTAAAGATTGACCTCTCACTGCAGGTTCAGTTTCGTCTGCTCCACCTTCACCGGTATTAGAAACGAAAATATCACCACAATCTAAAAATACTTTATCATCTGTTGAAATTTTAATAAAACCATCTTCATCAATCTGAATCATAGGTCTTTCTTTGGCACCACTACCGCGTGTAATGATTAGCCCATCTTCAGGAGAATGATATATCCTTAAGTTTCTTTCCGCATCGTATACTAAACTGATTACATCATGTGGCGCGTCCGATGATTCTAAAACATCACTCTTAAGATCATCATTTTGGTCTATTTGAAACCAATATTCTGGGTGGTAAATATTTCCATTGTCAAATCTAACTGCAACTATATCGCCAACTCGAGGAACCGAATGAGCGCCGACTTGATCTCTATTCATAGGTGTTGCCCATGGAATAGCGTCTTCTGTTAATGTGTCAAATTTACCATAAACCTTTACCCTACATCTTCCTTGTAATAATGGATCCTCGTTGACAACTACCTCACCAAGCCAGTGAGTTTCTCTAATGTTGTCTTTGTAAAGCTCTTTATCATTCATGTACGTTATCGTTTAAGTTACCGTCTGGTGTTGAATCTACACCTGTATTTATTCCGCCATATACATTATCGCTACCAAGCTCGTCACTGTCGGCTGGTATGTCATCGTATACTTTCTTAGGAGAAATATTACCATCAGGTGAGGAGTCTTGTACAAAATTATCGGCTGGGTAAATATTACCTGGAGACATGTCTCCTGATTCATTATTACTATTGTTAGTAAATAGTTGTCCAGCTAAGTTAGCGATTGCATTTACACTTCCCGAAGAAATAGCGTCTTGTATACTTCCTAATCCGCCAGCTCCGTGTACATTACCTAATAATAAAGCTGCAGTTGCACTTTCAAGTGCTTGATCAGCCAAACTAGCCAAAGGACCACTTACACCCAATCTACTACCATATACGTTAGCTAATCCATTTGGATCTTGAGAAAACGCACCTTTAAAATTATCTATTTTACCCATTACACCATCTTTGATAGACTTTAATTTATCATTAGCTGCATCTTTGATAGCTTGCTTTGGATCAAATGGACCGAAATCATATGGGTTTGGATTTCCAACAACACCAAGACCTTCTTGTACTTCTGCTTCATTTGGATATTTTGATCCTGATTGAGTTACAGATTTCCACTTAATTGCAATTTTAGGTTTTCTTAACTCTGGGTTTTTACCTAAGTCTGCATACATTGTAGCTATTGAATCAATGTCAAATTCACAAAAATCAAATTGTAATTTGATAAAAGGTTTTGCGGTTAGATTCAAGGTCTCGTGAATAGGCTGAGGCTCTTTAGCATCTTTATGTACTGGAGAACTTCTTTTATACGAGGCATCTAAATCTTTAGCATGTGTATCTTGCTGAAATTGTCTAATCTCTGAAACATAGATGTGCATTCTAAAATATCTAATGTTATGTGGAATTATTTCAATCCATCTATTAAAATCATATACTGCACTCTTATATAGGTCCATTAAAGAAATGGCTGTTAAATCAACAGTTTCTTCTAGACATTCTATCTCTAGTTTAGGATCTTCTGCTCCCCAATATGGCTCTGCTAAATTCTTATATTGTTGAGAAAGCTCTAAGCCGCTTATAGTTTGCCAAAACCATGGAAGTTCTAAGTTAATTTTGAATAATAGCTTTTTAAATGCATTTAAATTAGCAGCTAATTTTTTACCATAATCACCACCTACTGTTTCTAATAAATATTTTTCAGCAGTACCGTTAAATAGGGGAGATTCTCTTGAAGACTTTTCAAATAGAATTAACCAACTTAAATAAGTTGGATCTTCATTAATAGTCCTAAGTTGAGTTCCCTTTTTAAACTCTTTGGCATGTTTATATAAATCTTGCTGCATATCTTATATATTCGATTTTGGTTGCATGTTTTGGGCATTAAGATTCTTCTGTAACCTCCACTGAAGAAGTTCCTGTAAATGTTTTGCCCTCTGCTTGTATTTGAATAGTAAGATCATATGTTTGAGGATCAAATTCTCCTGTTTGTGAGAGATCTAATACCCATGTTCCATTGTTCTTAACTGACATTCCGTAACTTGGTCCAATTAATGTATCATCTATATCTGCTTGCCAAGAATCAAACCCTGCAACTTCCTTATTTGCAGTCCACGTACCTTCAAATACAGCATATGTACTATTACCAAACGTAGCTTGAATATCTTGTTGAGATGTAGTTTTAGTAAATCCTATTTCTATTTCTAATTCCACATCAGGTACTGGTTCAGGTGTTGGTTCAGGTGTTGGCTCTGGTGTTGGTTCTGGCGTTGGTTCTGATGTTGGCTCTGGTGGTGGAGGTGGACTATTATCTGCACCATTATCGGCGTTTTCGTCAAAGGTCGCTTCTTTTAAATCGGCAACTTTAGTCGGCCACTCTCTTCTAATTAAAGTAACCTCTTGAGATAATCCAGATTCTATGTCGTAGTTAATGTTAATATTTTCTATTATATAAAAACCTGTCAAAAATCTATCAACCACCTGCGAGTTAGATTCTTCTTCTCTTTCACCAGTGTCTGGCACAATAGCTTGCTCCGAAAAACCAGCTTCATCCTGTTTGGCTTGTGCTTCTTCTGCTGCCTTAATTTTTACACCATCATAATGATACATCAACAATGGTATTTTTTGGAACTTATACAATGCAGGGTTAAAACTACTTAAAGTAACTTTAACTTTCATCTTTTGAGTTTCCATTTCATTTTGCTTCTGAAACAACTTAGAGTAAATTGCATTCTTATGTGTGTTACCTAAACCATCGTCTCCTGCATTTTGACGACCCATATACTTAAACTTAACATTTTCTTGGTAACGTTCTTCAGTTCTTCTACCCTTTAGTGGCTCTTCAATATCTCTGAGATTGGTTGAACTTAAAGGCTCAATATCAAATCGTTGTAATCTATCTGAATCACTATTGTTATCATATAGCATTATATTTCTCTTGTTACCTGCCTTTAAACTAATTTTACTAGAGTTGTTGATAAGCTCAACTTTGTCGGCGTAGTTATTCATACCTTGAACCTCTCGGTTATTAGTAAGCATGAGTGGAACCTCAATATCATCTGGATCTTTTCCTTCTGTTTCAGCTGATTCACCCATAGAAACCCCAACCGATGCTAATGCCACTTGTAGATCATTTATATCAGGATTGCTAGAATTAAAAATTTTGTTTACTTCTACAAAATTCAAATAATAATATTGATCTATGTAAAATTTAGTAAAAGACTCTTCGTCAATGTAAGCGTCCTTAGCTACAGATTTTATAAACTCTAAATAAGTTTCATATGCTTGTATTCTGGCTTGACTATCGTCAGTTGCATCAATATTTGTTGCTAATCCTATTTGTAATTCTCTAGCAATCATTTCCATGTGATCCAAAGAACCGGCTGCATCTAGAGTTTGACAATTCTCGGCAAAAAGTTTAGGTATTTTTGCAACTCCACTTAAACTAATAGAAGGTGGCTCACCATCAACTTCCCTTTCATTAGATATATCTGTAATATCAAAATCCATGTGAATAGATTTAAATGTTTCCTGATTCTTTGAATTTATTAATAGAACAAGTGTATCGCCATCTCTTGGATAGTGATCTACATCAAATGCTTGTTTATTATCTACAACACTAACCGAAACTTTAGGTACAATGCCCGATAAATCTAAATCAACACTTTGTATATTATCTCTACCGAAAACATATTTATTGATCATAATAAACGGTTCGATATTACCAGTGTTTTTGGTTTGTTTATCTCCACCCTCTTCTTCACCAGCAGCATACATTTCTATTTCTGTTGGCATTAAAGCTGGTTCTACTACCGCTAAAATATTGTGTTCTAAATCCATCTATAATATATTAGTTAACTTCTTATTTTGCACAAGGTGAATCTTCACTTGCTGGATCATTTCCTGGATTTTTACTCGCAGGTGCATCTTTCCCGTTATTGTTATCTCCGGTTTGATCAGCAGAATCACCTTTTGTTTCCGCCGCTTGATTTGCTCCACCTTTACCAGCGTTATTATCTAGTAGATTATCTACCTGTGTATCTGTAAGATCGTTTTGTGTATTATTGTTACCAGTATTACCAGTAATGGTTGCTTCATCAAAGTCAGATCCTTGTTGTTCTAGTACAATCTCTCTTTGACTTTTTTCTTCATTTTGAGATGCAATAATCTCCGCTGTAATAGACTCAGTAACTGGATCTGTTTGCACTTGAGCACCCATTCTAACTTGATTTCCGTTAAATTCATAATTCTTTTTACCAACCGGAATTACGTTAGGTGGCAGAAGTGTTTCCTTGTTGTACTTCTTCTTTAATACATCCAATCTAGCCTTATCTTTCTTACTCAACCTTTTTGTATCCATAAATTGTCTTTTAACAATATTATCTTCGAATGCCATAGGTCTTTCTAATCTATAATACGCTGTGTCTGGCGAGGGAATTAAAATTATTTCGCCGGGATTTAAACTAAATGGATCAGAAATTCTATTGAATTTTAGAATCATATCAGTTTTAGTGTGATCACCGTAGTACTTTAAAGCCATCAAATCTGGCCTAACTTTATCATCATCAGTGACAACGTGCTCGGCTATAATTTCAGCTCTGTCTTTATTTCTAAAGATCATAGTCGGCTGAGTCATAATTAATTTGACTGTATCTACTGTTTTATTTACTAAACTTTTAAAATCCATATTTTAATATTAATATTATCCAGCGTTAAGGTCAGAAACTCTCTTAAGGAATGCTTTAGTAACGTGTTGAGCAGTTTGATCTTTACCACCATATGCACTAACATCGAACATCGCGTTCACGTCAATTGATCCTTCAACATCTGGTTGTAAGTAAGATCTACCTCTACCTGCGTTAAACATTGATTCTATTTCACCTTTGTCTCTTGGTCTACCAGGTTTTAATGTACATGTAAGTTTAATTTTACTTGGAAATCCTTCATAACCCAAAGGCCCATCAAATTCTATTTTACTATCCATCATTGCTAAGTTTCCACAAACTATCATAGGATTCATTGGATTACCAATAGTAACGTGCCATTGTCCAGTAGGATCACCCGTCAAAAACGCAGCAATAGTTGTGGCACCTTGAGGTCCATTCATCAATTTCATTAGGCCACCTCCCACGATGTTATCGAGTATCTTAGAATCACCTAAGGCATTAATACCTTTACCATTCGCAACACCTTTTACTGCATTACCAAGATCACCTAGTGCAAAACCAGCAGCACCTTTTATCTGATCACCTACAGAACTTAAGAATCCTTTATAGTCACCACTTTTTAATTTGTTAAAATCACCAAAAGGTTTACCTATACTACCACTACCCAATCCTCTAGTAGCACCACCCCAGAATGGAGCGTTGTTGTATGTTAACGCTAATATATTTGAAAGCGTATCCATAAATGCAACTTTAGGACTTGTATCTGCCAAAGCCTTTAAGTCATAATAGAAATTTAATTCAAACTGTTGATCAAATTCTAAACCTTGTTGTTTGGTTAATACTTTTTTAATTACATTAAGTGGTCCAAATACTTTGTTAGGATACGTTTCACTTGTTGGATCCCAACCTGCACCCTTATCTTTTATTCTAGCAGCTTGTTCAGGACTAACGTTGTTTACACCGGCGTTTACAGCACTTAATAGCGGACTTCCGTCAATCATTGCTCCTAATTTACCTTTTTTACCAGCACTTCCTGTAATTTTTTGAATTTCTGATTCTACTTCTTTCCAATTAAACTTTGTTCCAAATTTAAGAATACTTTTCATCTCGTTACCAAGCGCCGGCGACATCCACGTGATAGCTCTTGCAAGATCAGGCATAGAGCCATCTACTGGCTTTCCGTCTTTACCAGGAATCATCATGTTTTTAAGATCATCTTGTACTGGATATGGGAATCTTCTTAGAGTAATCATATAATCATTAGAGATACGACCATAATGTTCTGCTTGTACAAAATCAGCGTAACTATATGTGTACGCAATAGATGGATGTTCTTTAGATTCGTTTACTATATTACTAGCAGTTGGATTATAAGCTTCTGCTAGACCATGGTGGAATACTGCTTTATTATAAGAATCTTTTCCACTTGACATATCGTCCTTAGATGAATCTGCTCTGTTCTTATATTTATGCAAAGACCAAGCATTCATTTTAGAATTAAGACCTAGTCCTGCAGAAACGCTTTGTCCAGCATCCTCTATTTTGTCACCACCAGTACCACTAACTGTTTTACCAACTGAATATGTTCTAGAATCTACCTCGTTTACACCATATAAACTATTTGCACCAGCACCAGTGTCCTGTGCAGATGCATTAATTGTAGTTTTACCTTGAGAATCTAATACGTTAGGTGGTTCGGGAACAGGATAGCCAATTACAGGATATACTCCTCCAAATGTTGCGGCTCCTGAATCATCCACGTTTATAAAAGTAGAAAGAACAGGACCTTTTTCTTCACCAGTTGGCATTTCTAGCCAAACTAATTTTGGAGCTTCATCTCCTAGTGATGCTTTGAATACTTCAGACTCTTCCATTCTTAAGAATGTAAATGAAATAGCGTTTGCCATGTAATAGTTGCTCTTTGTTTATTTATATATCTACGGAATTATATTAATGTAATATAATTACCCGTAAAGTATATATCAAACCCATTCTACATCATCCATTTCAGAAGATTCTGGACGATATAATAATTCTGAGCTCCAATTAGGATCTTTAGGATAACGATCTCCTAGGAATTTTTTAAGTGATGCTACAAACTCACCTTGTGAGTTATAAAAAAACTCACCTTTACTGTAACTAGTTCTATTAGTTAACTCATACAGCTCTTTAATGCACATTTGTATTTGAAAGGTCTGTATGTTATTAAAGAGTTCAACTTGTTCTGCACGTGTTTTTGTGCAAAAAACAGAGTCAACAACAATGAGATAGTTTTTCCACTTTTCACCGTTAAATAAATTATCTTCTATGTCTTTAACTGTACTATAGCCTGCACGCTTAACATTTAATTTAGTGTCTTTACCCTCAAAGTTTTTAATAAATCTTCCTCCGAATATATTTTTCTTTAAGAAATAAACGTTGTCGTAAAACTTCTTAACTCTAATTTGATATTGTGGATTTACATCATCAAATTTTACATCATATATAGTTGCCCTAACTGGAATAAGTACATTAGGCTGTTGGGTAGTAGAGATCAATGCTTGGACTTGTTCTCCTTTAGAAAATAATTTATGCTTAATCATTATCTATAAACTTAACATTATCAAATTTGCTCAATACACCTCTTTTAGGGTAATCACATCTGTTGATAATAGTCAAGTCTAAGTTAATGTCTCTGTCTTGAACAAGATCAGTAATAAAATCTTTAAAACCAGAAACACTCTTAGTGTCTAGGTCTTTGAACATATACGCTATTGAAATTTCTTCAACTTCACTAGAATCATTGATTAATTTTTGTAACATTTTTCTAATATAAAGTGCTACAATAATAGACGACGGTTCAGAACCATACGGGTCACTTTTAATCAATCGATTAAAAATATCAAAATAAGATACAGCTAGATCGTAATCTCTAGATTTAGCTAATTTTTCAAATTCTGTTTTAGTTTTGCACCAGACGCCGTCTATTTTTAAAGTCATTATTTTAGTTGTGATTTGTAATACTTAAGCTTAGACTCAAGTTCTATAATCTTTGTTTTTATTTCTTTTTCAGTAGGTTTATATTTTACACCCCAATCTGCTCTAATAGTCAATTCGTCTGAATCTAATTGTGTTCCAGTTGCCATTCCCAAGTCCATTACTAGTTCTTTAAGAAATTTAATTTGATTGCCTCTGGTTTTACTTCCCTCGAATTCATAAACAGTTCTAGAAGTGTATTCTTCTCCACCACCATTTACGTTATCATCAAAGACGAATTTAATTAGCCCGTTATCTGCAGGTTCTATACTAATAGTAATCATTCAGTAGATTATTTTGTTCGGTTAGCTCTTAGTTCTTTAACTTGTGCTAATAGTTGCTTTCTCTTTTTCTTATCTTCTCGATAAGTTTCTTTATCTTTAATTGCACCTAGAGCCCATGCTTCTTCTAATATTTGCATTTCTTGATCATTATAACCCTGTTCTTTCCATGCTAATTTTGCAGAATCCAGTGCTGCTTCTAATCTAGCTGCGTTTAACTCTTCAATGCGTCTAGTGTTTTCAGCGTGTAGTTTTTTACCATATGCAATGTTTTCAGATCTAACCTTTGATCTAACTTCACCAAAATATGGCATCTTACTAAGTGCCTTAATAATACCTTGTTGCTTTAAGTAAGCTCTTCTTTGTCTACGATTTGGCGTTGCCTGATTTTGTTGTTGTTCCATTGTAATAATTTTTAATAAATGATTCTATTTGTTCTTTTAATTGGTCTCTTAAATTATCTATCTGACTTTCTACTAGCAGCCCTATTTGTTCATTAAGATCCTTTTTTGTAATATCCATTTGATCTTTAAATAGATCATATACCTCTTTAGAAGGAATGTTAACCTTAACTGGCATATTAGCATGATTTTTTGCACTTAGTTTTCTAAGCATTTCCATCATAACATTAACCTCAGCCGTATTTACAACTTCAGGAGAATTAGAGGGTTTAGGAGCATCTTGTTTAGTATTTACAGGTAATGCATCTTTTATACCTGAACCAGATGGGTTAAAACCAAGAGATAGCGCTTTGGCATCTTCTTCACTTCTGGCTTCTAAAAGCATTTCAGTTACTAAATTTCTGGCACATTTAGACCCATCTGTAAACGCTATAAATTTATTATCTGATTTTTCTTCGTCTACTGTTACTATGTTTCCAGCTCTTTCGGTTTTACCCCAAACATACATAGTTGGCTGTTCGACCGTCTTAGTATTGTTTTGATCTACACTCATATCTTTTTTATTTTTAAGCTTTTTGTTTCTACGTTGTAGAGCCCGATACATTATTGTTAACAGTTCTACTATCATTATACTCTTGTTTTATAAATTGTTTAATAAAATCAATAGAAGCCTCAGGCCCGATGATCGCATCTCGCCTTTGATATGGCACACACCATCTTTCTATAAATCTTTGGTTTCCATTTTCTAATAAGAATTTTTTTAATTCTTCTACTTCAGGTAAATACATTTTATTAAATCCCATATTGTTTATTTTTCTGTGTCAAAAAAGAATGTTTGAAACAATCTTCCATTGTTAATATCTGTTCCAAAATAGTCAAGTGAAGAATGAAAAAGATCACCTTGATAAATGACTAATCTATTATACTTATTACCAATAAAATCTACCATTTCCCATTTTGTCATATCCCTTGAGTCTTGATAAATTAATTCCATCATTGGTTCGTTTATTTCACCTGACGGCAGTCTTGGTATTTTATACGTGTTGGTTGCCTTATGTTTAAAAATTCCAGTTCCACCAGAAAGAGGTGCGTTAGGTGTTAAATATAAAACTCCAGCCCAATGATTATTTTCATCAGCATGGATCCAACTTCTATCTTCTTGTGTTGTGTATTGAAAAGCACCCGTATATTCTTCTGTAACCCATGATATTTTACCATGATATGGCTCGATGTGTTCAGCAATGTGTCCGGCTGTGCTTTCGTTTAAAAATGGAATCGTCCTATTACCAGGAAAATTGCCACTAACATTATATTCTTGAGTTAGTGCAAATTCTCTAACATCATCTGGGTTTTCATAAAAGTCGTCAATAATTATTGATGTGTATGCCATTATTTTATAGTTTTAAGCCTTTCTAAAAAGGATGGAGGGAAGAATCCCTTCTTATTTATCAGGTTTTTAAAGCTAGCGTCCAGGATATATGTAATAGCCCAATCATCTTCACTTCTTACAGATCTACCTACACCTTGCATAACACTAATGCCAGTTTTCCAATCATACCACTCATTAGATGTATTTAATTTGGCTTTAATAAGAGGCTCGTTTAAATTAGGATAAGGTACTTTAAAAAATATTTGAAATCTACTAGTATCGTCTTTAAGATCTAACCCTTCTAACAGAGATGGTCCCATTAATATAGCATTTTCTTTTTTCTTGAATAGATCAATCATCCCAGCCTTCTCTTTAGAATTTTCATAATCCATAATTCTAAAAGGATGCTTAGTGTTCTGTTTAATATAATTAGTAAACTCATATGATCCTGTGTGAATGATTCCACGCTGACCCTTATGCTTGTCTATGATTTGATCTAAGATAGCAACCACATGTGGTAGACTTTTAACTTTCTCTCTATATGTTAATTTGTGCCTATTAATAAAAACCACTGGAGATTTATCATAATTGAACGCATTGTCTAATCTAATAAACTGAGCGTTCTTGATTCCCATAATTTTTACAAAAGATCTAGGATCACCAATAGTTGCACTCATAAATACTTTAAATCCAGACTGTTCATGTAAATACTTATTAATCATAAGAGCTTCTTCAACACATTTAAATGTTGATTCTTCTTCTCTCTGATCCAGTACCATTTTATCAACACCTACTGTTTTTATCAATGCAACATAATCGTTTATTTTACAGTGAGTGTCTTTTAATCTATCGAATAGCCCGAATGCCTTTTGCCAATCTCTTGGAAGTGTTTGATTTTTATATCTTAATTTAGCTACTTTACTTCCTTCATTTTTAATTTTACCATATACTTTGAGAATAGCGTCAAATTCCTGAAGAGCCTCAAAAACAGTTGTCTTATCACCTTTCATCATGTCATTAACTAGGCTTGTTAATTTACCTCTAGTATATGCACTACTACCAAATCCTTGTTTATTTGAAAATTTAGTTGCGTCTAAGATTTTATCTACTAAGGAAGGATCAACTCTCGGACTAAAATGGTTTTGAACAATTTCATCTATTTTATGTGCTTCGTCAAAAAACACAAAATCTCTTTTTTCAAATGGAATAGGTCTATCATCTAATTTCATTTTAGCATCTACATAATTTCGTTGAATTAACCAAAACGCGTAATTTAGTAAAGCGACAGGTTGATTAATTGCTCTCGATCTGTTTTGTAGATACTCACACGAATTGTAACAAGATAATTCTTTAGCGGCCTCGTAACCTAAGCCTTTAAGTTTACAATCACCTAATGAAAACGGCAAGCCGTTTACAGAACATTCATAATTGTCAACACCTCGAATTGAAGGCCAATTCAGTTTGAGCCTCATGAAGTCCGACTCGTATTGATCTTGCAATGTAAGATCGCTTGTGACAAGATAACCTCGATTCCCCAATTCTTTGAGAACGTATGAAGACCACATTGCGATAAGAGATTTGCCTGAGCCCGTTGGCGCATCTATGACAACTGTTGAATCCGGATCTTTTAGATAAGCTTCGCATATTTTTGTAATAATTTCACGTTGGTTTTTTCTAAACTTAAAGTCTTTTCCAAATACATTAGAATCTAATCCACTTTCGATAATTTCATTTATTCCGCGTTCCAACATATAACTTCTTTTACTTCGATTCCTGCCTCTTCTAGAATATCAATACCGCTAGTGTCTCGATAGCTTTCCGAATAAAAAACCTTTTTAATACCTGATTGAATAATTAATTTTGCACAGTCAAAACAAGGGGACATTGTAATATACATGTCTGCGCCATCTGAACTTAGTGTAGATTTACTGACCTTTGCAAGAGCGTTAGACTCTGCGTGTAATACTACTCTCTTAGTCACTTCTTTAGAACAACAACCATCGTGACAGTCATATCCTTTTTCTTCAAGCACTGTTTTGTGATTGTCGTTTTCTACCTTTCTGGTTTGTATCTCTTCACAATCGTTTTTAAAGCCATGTGGCGTACCATTGTATCCAGTCGATATAACTTGATTATCTTTTACTATAATGCAACCAACGCGCTTTCTTTTAGCATAGGATAGTTTGGCTATTTGGTAAGCCATTTGCATGTATATTAAATCTACGGGTATTCTAGGCATATCTTGTTAAAATAAAAAAGTCCATGTATTATACACGGACTTCTTAAAAAGTTTATTAAAATGTGTGCCTGTTTATGACCAGCCCTCTCCAAATTCAAGACAGTCTGCAAACTGCTCTACAGTTTCGATTTCTTGGGTTTGTTCTACATAAGAACCATCTTCAGCTTCTGCCCATACGTCTTTACCGTTCCAAAAGAACGTAAACGCCGCATCATGACCGAATGGATTTTCCATTTCTGCAGTTTCAACTGAGATTTCACCGCCATTGCCATCAACGTTTTTAAATCCCATTGCTATTAGCTCTTTCGCTGCTCTCTTAGAATTAAATTTTTCGTTAACAAACTGTTCAAATAATTTCAAGTATTTCATGATTCTTCTCGTTATTTTTATGCTTCGTCTTCAGCGTAACCTCTTGGTGCACCAGTAAAAGATTCTCTACATTGATCAATTTTATTACAATAAGCCTCTTTCATCTCATTCATCATAGCTTCGTAAGTTTCGTTAGCCATTTCATCAGCTTCGTTGATTTCTTTGTAAGCTTCTTCGAGTGCTTGTGCTGCCATACCTGCAACTAGTGCAGCATTTTCTTTCATATATGTTTCTAAAGTGTGGTCATCGTAATCATCTCCTGCATAATTACATGCTTCCATAACTACGTTCTTATAAACCTTAGCAACCATTTCTGAAACAACTAAAACTTCAGCATCGTTTTCGTCTTCAGATCTTTGTTCAGGATCTGCCTCTAGTTCAGCTTCTTCAACATCTTCTGCGTCTGCAACTTCTTCTTCTCTTTCCTCGTCTTCTTCAACCTCTTCGTCATTAAAATCTTCGACGTCATCAGTTTCACCTTCTGGTGCTGGATACCCTTCAGGGTTTTCGTGTTCTCCTACATCAGAAGCTTTAAGATTCTTGCTGTACTCTTCGAACGATAATATTTGTTTTGCCATAATATTGTATTATTGTTTTCTTTTATTATATATCAAATTTAGTTTATAAAGTTGGAATGCTGTTTTCTTTCATCCATTTTTCTAACTTTTCATAAGCTGCATTAAAAACTCTACTTCTCTTAGTGTCCATGCCCATGTTGTTAAAGAATTCTTTCATCATATAATATGCAGGTTCAACTGGTTCGCCATTAGCCACTCTATCTTTAATATTCTTAGATACTTCTAAGGCATACATCGCCCCTTGCATAAAGAACATATTGTATCCAGTTAAGTCGTTATAGAATCTTTGATACATTGCATAACCTACTTTACCGAGAGCTTTTTCACCCTTCTTATCATATGCATATAATTCAGCTCTATTCTTGTTCTCTAATGAAGCTAACCATAAAACCATGTAGTTGTGTTCAGCATCATAGACTGGCTCCATAAAACCACCTTTAACGATTTCTTTTAAAGTAGTCCTTACCCATTTTGGATATTTAGGTTTGCCATTCTCTTTAGTCCACTTGTCATATTCATAACTAGACCAGTAACCTTCATTTACTTTACTTTCAAATGCTAAATAAGCATCTACCATATCAGCACCGCTTGCACCACGATGTCTCAATATATCAGGTTTTACTGCATGTTTCAAATCTTGTACTATATCTTGATAAGGTACTGTTCTACCTTTACTGTCTTTGAAATTACCATTACCTAATGCCGTCCAAGCAAGTTTACCATAACTAATCTTTTCTCCTTTCTTCATAGCTTCAAGTCTTGTTCTAAGATTAACTCTAAAATTTCTTGCTCTTTGAGAGTAGTCTTCATTAAGTACTCTAATATACTTAAGCTTACGCTTACTAGATTCAACGAATTTTTCAGGATCATCTTGCATAACATTCTTTTCTAAAAATGCTGCATCGACATCAAAAGATTTATCGATTCTCTTAATTAATTTGGCCATGTTAGCTAGAGAAATTCCAGCTTCTTTCATTGCATCTTTTATTTTAATTGCTCCTGAAACCACGCGCTTAGCATATCCCATTGGAGAAAATTCAGACGAAACAGATTCTTTTACAATAGTATCATAGTGAACCTCTTCAACATCGCCCATATAGTTTGCATAAACATCAATCATCCATTCCTGACCTTCATCATCTTTACCTATCCAATATTGATCTTGACCCTCATTTCCATGATCATCAATAATATCTTCATAATCAAACTCTACTTTGTGTTTCTTGCTACCTACTTTAAACTCTAAGTAAGGCCATTTATCTTTAGTGACTTTGATTTTAGCTTCATATAGTGGTTTAACGTACTTCATTTTATCATGATCGATGAATGCTTCAGTAACTACTGATTCTTCAAGAGTTGAAACAAAGTCAAATAATATTTTACCATTTGTTCTACCTCTTAAATCAATTAAAAGTTCTTCAGAAGCTGGACCCATGTTTTCCCAACGTTTATCTGTTTTTTGAATCCTTCCTAATTTAGGTTCTTCTTGAAAAACATAAATCATTTGTAATTTATCTTCTAATCTAATACCAACAGCATCACCTTCTCTTTTTGAAAAGTAAATGTCACCATTATTTCCTGGTTTAGAAAAATCAGTTGATGTGTGTTTATCTTTTTCGTTAACCACTGATTCATCAACGCCAACTGTTGCAAGTTTAGTAATATCTTTATATTGATACAAGAAACCAATAATAGGGTATTTGCCACCATCAGTAACTTTATAGCCTACAGCTTTCTTATTAGTCTTAGGAGGATTAGGTATGTTTACTCTTTCCATATCTTTTCCTTTAAATACAAAAGGTGCTATAAAACTTTTATTAGGTGCATAGTCAGTTTCAATTACTTCCCATTCACCAAAATTAGTTTTAATTTTATCACCTACTTTAAATTCATCAGTGATATACTTCTCAGCTTCATTAAGTGGTTTAACGTACTTCATTTGTTTTGACTCTTTTTTCATATCGTCTATTTCTTTTGATTTTTTCATAGCCCAATCGACGCCTTCATCTCCGCCCCAAATTAACCAAGAAACATAACCTTTGTCTTTCCATGGAGTTCCTTTTAATTCAGCCTTTATTGAAGAATTCTTTCTGTGTCTATTGAACGATGCCATTCTTTTTACAGTGTCAGCTGAGATCTTTTCACCCTTTGCTAATTGATTTGCACGAGTCCAGCCAACTGCTGTTCCCGCATCAACTTCATCTCTTCCATGCTCGTCTCTCCAATCAAGAGCTTTCTTAGCATTTTTCTTTGCGGCAGCAGGATAGTCGTTGTAAGTATCTTCTTCGTTTAATGTAGATTCACCCAATAGAGGTGCATTATTTGTTCCACATTTATGACACACGTACATATCATCTCCACCGTCTTGTTTCATCCAAGTCCATGTACAGTTATTACATGTAATTGTATTAGGAGATTGTCCGTTGAAACTAGAATCATCAGTTTTAAAGGCAACTACTTTATCACTCAATCTAATATCTGATTCTATTCTCTCTTTAAGTCCTTTGTCATGACCGCCATCTCTAACTTCTTTAGCGACATCTTTGTCTGCTCCACCCCATGTACCTTCACCTTTAGTTAAAAATGCATTTACTCGTGCATATCCCCATTGTTGTTCACTTGCACCTGGCCTGTGACCAGTTTTCCACGCGGCCATACCTCTTCTCATTATGATTCTAATTAAACCAATTGGTACTCCAGTTTCTTCAGCCTTAGTTTTAAGAGCAGTTTCTATTTTAGCATCGGCTATTTTACCTCTATCGCCTTCTGCCTTTTCTTCATTAATATTAGATTCATTATACGTATCATTTGGAAAAACCCAACCTATTGCGATATCACCTATTTGTTTCTCAATGGCCCGCCATTGTCTTCCCCAATATTTCTTATTAGCAATTGCAAAAGTAGCTTCATCATGTTCAACTTTATATGCTGGATTGTTTTTATTATCTTCAAATTCAAATTCGTATCCAGCTGCTTTTAATTCTTTTCCAATATTTTCAAAATTACCAGCCTTTTCTACTGCGTTAAACCAATCATTGAGTACAAAAGCATAAGGCTTAGCCTTTTCAGATATTTCTACTGATTCAATTAACTTAGCGGCAGCATAAGGGTCTCCGCCCTGATAAATAACATTATCTTTTTTATCAATAACTTTATATTCTCCAGTTCTTACAGATAAATCAATGGTTATTGTTTGACCTTTGTTTGTATCAGCTAAGAAATAAATATCCTTGTTGTCTGTGTCAGGTAACCAGTGCGTTTTTAGTTTTATAGATAAATTTCTAGCATGGCTTGGTAAACCTTTAGCTTCAGTAACTACTGATTCATCTTTTTTATCACCATATAATTCGTGATATTTTTTTACATGTTTAGAAGTTTTTACTTCACCTTTAGCTTTGGCCTCTTTGTCACCTGGTAATTCTTTATAAGCATCTGGATCGTCATCGTCCATTTCAGCTTGCTTTTTCATTTTATCTTCTTTTTTCTCTTCATCATCGTCATCTAAACCTCTCATGTATGGATCTGGTCCTGGTTTTGCATCTGCTTCAGCGACTGCAAATTGACTGTCGTTATAAAGAGCTTCTAGCCATTCCAAAAATTCTGGTGTTTTCTTCATTACCTTTTTATGTCCGTACTCTTTGAAGAATTCTTTTTGAAAAGAATCAAAGTTTTTATGGTTGTTAATCATCTGGTGTATATCAGACATAACACCTTCTAATATTGTAATTGATCTATTTTCCATTTCTTCTATATCTATGTCTTTGGTTGTTTTTTCTTTTTTCTTAGCAGTGTCTATTTTAGCTTTAAGTATTTCAGCCTGCTTTTGCAACATTAATTTTTCAGCTTCGCTTTCAGATTGTCTAAGTTGTATCTTTGCCAATGAAGCTTGCATTTTTCCAGAAGGTTCTTCAGAATCTGCCATTTCTTTGGCTTTACTAATAGCATCCTCTTTTTTAGAAACCAGTTTACCAATCTTTTTATTGATGTCCTTAATTTTGCTTTTTACGCTAGGCGCCTTTTCATTAATGTATTTCATATTAAAATTTCGGTATACCACCTATTTTTGCAGCGCGTTTTCTCCAAAGATCTAACACTTCTTCTTTTTCTTGTTTACTAATTACGTCACCTTCTATTTGAGTGTCTAAGTATCTGTTAACTGCATCACTCATTGGCTCTTTTCTTTTTTTAGCCTCATATCTAAGTCCCTGTAAATTAGCATCTACTTCTTTAGGTAACATTAAATAATGAAAGTATGGTAGAAGACCTAATTTAATTAGATTTCTTATTTCGCTATCATCTTCAATAGGTTTGCCAGCTCTATAATTACCAGTGTCTACGCCATCCTGTGTTATGTGTTCCATTTCATGTCTAATAACATCTGCTAAATGAAAATATACAGTAGACCATTCTCCTGGAATCCAATCAGGATTTATACCAAAATCTATTAGAATATATGGAGTTTGATAATCACCATCATCGTCTTCATCTCTACCATCTGCACCAGTTGAAGGTAAAACTTCAAAGCCTTTATATTTCTTATCGATATGAATAGTTGCATCAAAGTCAAATTCTAAACCTCGTTCTTCGATTTGGTCCATATAATTGATAACTGCTTTGCCACCTTTATATGTGTTTACCCATTTCCTAAACGTTAATTTAGTCAGTTTTGAGGCAAGACCATCATACTTAGATCTACCTTCATTCACAAAACTTTCGTATGCCTTAATGTGTTTCATACTTTATATATCAAAAAAAGGGGGAAGATGCTATCTTCCCCCTGGCTCGTTAGTATATTATGCCTAAATAATTCAACTGTTAACGGAGCCTGAATCTGTCAATGCTGTACCCTCATCAGAGCTAGTAAATATTTCATTTAGTGTTTCTAAACAATCCGTAGCTTCAGCCACAGATTTTACTAAATTGTCCATTTCTTCAATTACTTGTGGATGTTCACCAATACCTGCTGAGTTTTTCATGTAAACCTCTAGTGTTGCAAGGGCCTCTAGTTTTTGAGCTTCATACTTTAATCTTAAAGCTTCTACTTTTAAATTCATAAGTTTATTTCTTTTTTAATTCATCAATTATTATTTGCAATCCTCTAAATAGAATTGCGGGTATAGCAAAAGTCCAAAAACTATTTGTGTTAATTTTAAGAATTGCTATAAGCCAAAATATATTTGACTGTACACCCATTTGGTTATCTAGTAAATAATTTAAGAATCTTCCAAATGCGCCAAAAAAATTGTTTAAATACTTCATAATCGTTTTTTATAATGTTTATACTAATTGGTGTTTAAATTGTTTCACATATTGTTGTAGCGCTAATTCCTTAGCTTTAGCTTCTAACTCAATGTCTAAATCTAAACCGTAATCGTCTATGTGCTCATAAATATAATCTGCGTGTGCACGCTTATTGGTTTGTGTACTGTCTTCGTGTATCTGTTGGCAGGAAGAAAAATGTACAAGTTGACGAATACCTTTAGGCCATGTCGTAGATGCTAATTTAAGGGCTTCTTCTTGAGATAATTCACCAGGATGACACCAATGGTGGTGATAGTCAAATGTAATAGGCACACCAATTTTATTGTATACACCTACATATAGGTCCTCTGTAGTGTATTGACTTTCTTTATCGTCATTTTCTACAACAAGACGTTTGCGCACAGATGCATCTAGTAGATGAAAGTTGTCTACGAATCGTTGCATTGCAGCTTCCTTGCCACCTTGTGTGGTGTTAACGTGAATATTAATAGGTGCAGAATGATCTCTAGGTAGACCTAACAAATCCATAATTTCACCGTGTTTGTTGAGATCAATAATACATTTATCAACTACTCGCTGAGTGAGCGATGCCAAAACATCAAACGGGCCAGGATGAAACGTCAAGCGTTGACCATTATCCATTGCAATTTTGCCGGCACCTTTAAGGGTATTGGCAATCTTAGTATAATCTGGTAAATCACTAAGATTGTACTCGCTCATCCATGGAAACATGTCAGAACTGATACGGAACAGCTTGATGCCATTACGATTATTCCAATTGATAATTTTAACTAAGTCTTTAGCGTTAAGCAGTGCCAACTCTGAAGCGTACTCAATACCTTTAGCCGCAAATGTTCGCTTGATCATGCTGCGGTTTGTTGTAATTTTATCTGATTTCTGTAGGGTTGTATTAATACAACAATATCCATAATTACTGTTTGTCATTTCCAAATAAGGCTTTTATAAAATTAATAATAAATATGATTAGAAATATAGGCCAAATGATAGTTACGCCTAGTCTTTCCCAATTACCAAATCTTAGTGGTTCCTCCTTGATCCAAGAAATAAGTAGGTCATAGAATAGATTTAGAACCACACCACATGTCAAATAAGTGAGGATAAAATAAAATTCGGCATAATAAGTTGTTAGCATATTTCTTATATGTTAAGTGTCGCTATTGTTTCAATTGATCCCAATTGAGAAATTCTTGCCATTTCTTTTCTTTAACTAATTTCATCCAAAGTTTAGCATATTTTCTTTCTTTAGGTTTTAAGATATGCCTAGGCTGTTCATTAATAAATCTCTGCATTTTATTAGGATCTATGTTTTTACCAGTTTTCATACTCATACACTTGAAATACAACTCACGTGTGGTTCCATCAAATGTTTCCATAATATCTCTAATAACATCAACTCCTAATTTAAATTCGGCATCTAATTCTTCAGAAAGTTTTCGCAATAATTTATTCTCCGCTTCTAAGTGGTTTTTCATTATTACAGTCTTTCGTTTGTGATATTGCTTTCTAAAGGTTATGATTTGGTCTTCGAGTGCATCTTTAGTTCTAAGATATGTTTTTTCTATTGTCAGGTCATTTACTTGTTTTTCATAAATAGCATCTTCTAAATATACTTCCCTGCCCAAATGATCAAACTCGAACTCTCCAAATTCAATTCGTTGGAGTAATTGACTAGCACCTTTAAACATATATTTCTTAGGGAGCTTTACGCTCCCATGAAATCTACGCCACCATGTAAATTGTCTACTACTCATAATTTTAAAAATTACCAGGAGCAACTTGCATACAAGTTAAACCCATGTCTCTCCACATATCAACTACTTTTTGTCTGTCATCAAATACACAAACTATATCGTCAATGTGATTTTGTGTTGGAAATAAGTCGTTAAACCATTTCTTCTTAAGATCGTCATCTGGCATAAACTTAAAGTCGCTACTAGTTGGTCTCATCTTCAATACATCAAATGGTACATCAAACTTTTTTAACCAAGCTTTAGTAGCATCTTTAGTAGCTTTAGATCTTCCACTAAAAATAACAATCATGTGTCCAGCGGCATCTAACATTTGAGCCATCTTAATTACGGCATCGTGTGGCTGGTCAAGATCAATGTTTTTAGGATCAAAGAAAGTGTCCCAATCCATTTTACCATTGTCCTTTGTAGAAATTGCTCTTCGCTTATCGATGAGAGCCAAAGTTCCGTCTAAATCAAATATTACTTTTTTCATTTCTTTTGCTTTTAATTATACTACTAATATACCACAAATATTTGACATAAAAAAATATTTGAGCGTTTATTTTAGGAGGTCTTCTAATTTATTTTCAATGTCCACCATTTCTTCAACAGTAAATACATCCATGTCATTAAATAGCCAACCCGTGTTGGTCTCAATTAAGATCGTATCGCCAATGACTTCGATGCTTTCAACTGTGTGAATTGTCTTGTCATCTGGAAACACTACATAAGGTGCTGAATCTATGCGATAGTATCGCTCTTCAATACTCATTATCCCCAGTCCTTTTCAAATGTATACCAATGATCTGCACCTGCACAATCTCTGGCAGCATCAACAACTAGATATTGTTTCTCTTCGAGTGACAATGTTTTTAGGACATGAATTAAGTGCATTTCTATCAGCTCATCAGATTCTAGATAAGAGTAGCAGTGCCTAGCCAATCCTGAAACGAGCCTATATGTAATATCGTCATTGCTATTATATCTCCTACCGGCATAGAGCTCAGGCAGAATATGCTTCCTTTTGATTTTGAAGCTGTACTAATTGCCAAAAAGACTCTGGGCTCATACTACTCCTAACTTCTTCTACTATTTTAAAAATAGTGTCTTTGTGCTTTAAGTGCACCCTGATAACCAGCTCCGCCGGTTCCATTACACTTTACTTTTGTTGCAATAAATTTACTCATAATTTTGTTTTTAAATACTTTCACCAATAGCTTCTAGTTCCATCTCAATTTCAAGGGCCAAATTTCGGACGGCGATGCTGAGACATATTGTTAATTTCGTCAGCAGTGTAGCCTGCAGTTTGGAGAAGCTCGATTTCGTAGTTCATGTTTTTGTTTTGATTAATGATACAGTACTAATATACCACAAATATTTGACAAAAAAAAATCTAGAGCTAATTATTTTCAATAAGATGCCATTTTTTTCTTTTGGATCTTAAGAACAGACCTGATGTTGTCTAGTGATTTTTTTAAATAATCAGATTGTAATTTGTCTGTGCACTCAATATGACTATAAAAGTTTTCTACTATTTCTACATACTTAGTAGCACCTTCTAGTTGATCTAGGGTGTGGCAGCTTTGAATAACTGCATGTGATTTTCTGTTAATGTCAAATATTTGAGAAATGTTTTTTTCGAATACCATTCATCTTATGGATTTAGATAGTTAATTACTTGTTTCCAGTCTTTATAAGTTTCTCCAAACTTAATTAGCTCTCCTTCAAATTTATCAGCACCGTTGTTAGGCCTATCATCTATCAGATAATCACCTTTTAGTAGATTTTTATTGTGAGATAGGATTAATCTTCTATTCATTATGTGTCCTAAGTGATCATCTACCCAAATTCTTTTGGCTTTCCATGCTTCTTCATTGGCCCAAGGTGCAGTAGACAATAAATATACTTCGTACTTTTCAGACGCTTGTAATTGATTAATTGCATCGATAGCGCCTGTGATTGGTTTTGCTTTATAGAAAGGTCTAGCGTCTCTGTCAATAATAGTGCCATATCCTATTTGATCGATATACTCTTTATTGTATTCACTGTCAATAAAACCTAAAAGGTCAACAATGACACCGTCTAAATCTACGTATATGATTTTTTTATTTGGCATTATTAGATTTTAGGTTAACGTTTTTGAATAATGCGTTTGCTAGCACATAAATGCCCAGACCTTGTAGATATGTTACTGTATTTACAGAGTCTATTGCAGGAACCAAACACTTATTCCAAAGTATTTGTGTAATTAAACCTGCGGCTGCGGCTGCGCCTACTAAAACAATGGCAGCGCCAATGATAAATCCAATTGATTTGTTTTTCATAATTCTTATCTTTATTATTACTTAGCTAATATACAAAAAATAAATGACATAAAAAAATTATTTAGCTAAAACTTTAGGGCTTTTTATATTATATTTTTTTGACCACTCAGATATGAAGTTAAATCCAATGCCAAGTTCTACTATTTCATACTTATGGTCTACTATTGGTTTAGTAGCTCGAGCATTGTTGATCACATCTACATGTATATCTGTTACTATCATATAGTATGTGTTGCTATTCTTTTGTTTTTTATAAACTACAACATTTGTTGGCTTATCTTTTTCTAACCAAGGTAATTTTAACTTTTTCATTTCCAAAATAATTGTACAGAAATAAGTGCAAATGCTAAGCACAAAGAAACTGCAGTCTTTATATTAATACCCTCATCTAAGAAGTACCACGTTAAGAATGCGAATGAAGTTATGCCCATAGAAAATCCTATAAATCTTCCCGGCCATAACGCGCCATCATAATAACCTGCAATTAATGCCGTTGCTTTAATAAACATATAACTAATAATTGTTCCGCCTAAAACACTAATAATCAGTGGATTCTTTTTGGCCCATGTGCTTATAAATTGGCCATTAGTTTGAAACCAGATCAGTGTTTGTCCACCTAAAAACAATAACATTCCTATTATTAGCCCTCTCAAAACAATGTAGTAGTTTTAGTCAACATGTGACTAATGAATGAATTTCTATGGTGTTCAGTAGCTCCGCTTTCTACGATAGCATCCCTGTGTTGTTTAGTGCCATATCCTTTATTTGATCCCCAGCCATACACTTCGTTTCCTTCGCTTAATGATTTCATTAATAGATCGCGTTCTGTTTTGGCCAAAATAGAAGCAGCAGCGATACTAGTATACATGTTATCTCCACCCACTACCGTTTCAAATGGAATGCCTTCAAACCCGTGAAATTGATCTCCATCAATTAGGATAAATTCAAAGTTAGTGTTTTGCTTTACATCTTCTAAGCACCTTCTCATGCCTTCAAGTGTTGCTTTTAAGATATTAGTATTTTCAATATCTTCAACACTGACATGCTGAATAGAATATGCGATACAGTTTTCCAATACCATTTTTCTGGCATCAGCTCTTTGTCCTTCATTTAAAAGTTTAGAATCTTTGATCAATTCATGTTGAAATCCGTGGGGCATAATGCATGCCGCAACTGTTACTGGACCTGCTAGTGCGCCTCTTCCAGCTTCGTCTACGCCGATTTCAACAACCGAGAAGTCTTCGTGATAATTAGACTTAAGTAATATGTGCTTTGCCATAAGTTTGTTTTATGACTGTTATACACACTAATTTATATTTGTTTCCTTTGAGGTCTATCCCACCTCATTTGAATTTCTTTTTTGTAGAACCCTAATTTTTCATAAAACTTTACGTTCTTTTTGCTACAGTTTAAAATTGTCTTGTAGCAATTCTTTTCTACCGCTAAATCCTGTAAATACGATATAAGTAATCTACCTACGCCCATGCCCATAGAGTTGTCATCTACGGCCACGTCCTCAATAAGTGCAACCCTATTACCAGATCTAATGATCTTGTTAATAGTGATCATGCTGGCTGCACCGATAACTCGGCCATCATCTTCCGCAACTATATATGTAATACTATCGTCTTCTAATATGTTCCACCATTGTCTTAATGGTGCTTCTGTGTAGCCAAAGTGTTGGCTGTATATTTCACAAATTCTTGTTAAATCGTCGGTCTTCGCTAATCTAACAATTATCTCTTGTTGTGATTCGGGTTCGTTGATTTCCATTTGTCGTATCGCTTAACAACCTCTTGTAATATTTTAGCCCTTACGATGTCGTTTTCTGTAAATATATGGGTTCCTACACCCTTTACGCTGTCTATAAGTTCTATAAAATCTGGTAAACTAACCTGCGACGCCGCAATATCATGTTGACTAACATCACCTGTTACTACAACTTTACTATCCTTTCCCATTCTGGTTACGAATAACATCAGTTGTTTAAAGGTTGCGTTTTGAGCCTCATCTAATATCATAAGAGAATTATCGAATGTGTCTCCTCTCATATAAGCAAGTGGCTCAAATCTGATTATGTTTTTATCAAACAGCGTTTTTGCTGCAGTGACACCAATAATCTTCTCGATATTGGATTTATAAGATTTCATATAAGGGTCAATCTTTTCGTCTTTGTCTCCCGGCAAAAAACCTAATTTTTCGCCAGCCTCTTGAATAGGCTTACAAAGAATAATCTCTTTAATCTTTTTTTCAGATAACATCTTTAATGCTACATAACATGCTGTAAATGTTTTAGACGTTCCTGCTGGTCCGTAACAAAATGTGATTTCGTTTTCTTCAATATTTCTAACATAGTGTTTTTGAGATTCTCTTAGTTGCACTCTTTTTAGTGAATCGCCTGTTGTTGGTTGACTCCTTTTTGCCATAGTTTTAATATTTTTAATCACCTGCCATCATGACAAGTTCCTTTAACTTAAGTAATTTATTACATTTTTCGTACTCTTCTAAAGATTCAAAGTATTTGATCATAAGATCTATGAAGTGGCTTCTTTGGCCAATACCATGTGGAATTTCTACAATATGATCACTATCCTTAAACGCGATGAACCTATTTACAGTCTTTGTAAAGTTTCTAGTTATTTGATAGTATGATGCTCTCATCAAGCTATCTTTGTCAGAATTAGAAATAAAATCGCTCATCTCCTTGTCCAATTGTTTTTTATTAAGTGTGTCGTATGACTAACACTCTAGGTATATATTTTGTGTGAAATGGTAATGAAGAATAATTTGATACCTAAAATATTAGGATATTACTTTATTCGTTTGAATCCTTCTTAGATTGGACGTATTTAGCCTTAGCTATTTGCTTGCGTCTTGTTTCGCTAGGCTTGGTAAATTGTTTTCTATCTCTAAGTTTTTTTAATTGCTTAGTTCTAATTACCTTGGATTTATAGTTTTTTAGGGCTCTTTCTATTCCCCCTTTATTAACTTCTATTTTTAGCATCTATTTTCTATTTCTATTTGCTTTTTAATTTCAAAAATAACTTTACACTTTTCAAAGTCTTCCTTTTTTTCATAATGTTCTAACATTTGATCCATTATATAAATCTTTCTATCACTTTCAAAATCAGATAATATTACATAAGTTGGATGATTTTGCATTGCATCAAATACAGCTCTAAAGAAAGCCTCAGAATTCAATAACATAATATTATTGACAATGTTATACCACATGTCGCCTTCTTCGTTTCTATTCTTATCAAAAAATGAATTATTCATTATTACTCTCCTGTACTTGTTTTATTTTATTTATATATTCAAGAGATTCTTCATTTAATTCTGGGTACACTGCGTTTATTCTACATAAAAGAGCACCTCGTCTATTTTTGCCATATATTGGGTAGCCTTTATCTTTTATTCGTAGTGTTTTTCCAGGTTTTGTGCCTTTAGGTACATTTATTGCTAGCAGTCCATCAGGAGACCATACTTCGATTTTACAGCCACTCATAATATCGTACCATGGCAGATTATGTTCTATCCAAATATCATCGCCTTGTAAAATAAAATTAGGATTTACTTCAACGTGTGTATGAATTACTAGATCTCCGTTTGGAAGATTAGAATTGTACGGATGGGGTTGACCCTTACCGTGTAATCTAAATTTCTGGCCAGTTTTTAAACCAGGTTTAAAACTCACATTAACTAAAGTACCGTTAATAGTAAATTGTTTATCTAAGCCATTCATGGCTTCCATAAAACTAACGTGCATTTCCATTCTAAGATCTAGACCGCGCTGCTGTGGTTGTTGTGCACCGCCAAACATCTGATCAAAGATGTCGCTTAAATTTACATTTGAATCTTGAAATTGCCCAAAGAAATTATCACCTGAGCCTTGCATGTCGTACATGCTTCTTTTGGATTCATCACCGATAACATCATATGCTTCAGCAACTTTTTTGAATTTTGAATCATCACCGCCAGATCTGTCTGGATGATATTCTTTGGCTAGCTTTCTATAAGCCTTCTTAATTTCTTCTTGTGTTGCAGTTCTGTCTACACCTAATGTATCATAATGATTCATTTCTAGAATTTTCGTTAATACGAAGGTCAGATCTTAATTTACGTTCTTCAAGTTTTTCTAACTTGATTTTACGTTTTTCTCTTTGCATCTCTAGTTTACTCTTAGATTCAAGAGCATCGGCAATTCTTTTTAGTTGAATTGCAATTTCTTTAGCTGTCTTTTCTTCCATGTCTATTCTTTACTAGGTCTGATTTACCATTTTGAAAATCTTGATATGGTAAAGACTGATCTAATTCGCCAGTTTGTGGACCATTTACCATTATAGTGTCTTTATACGGATTTGTTTCACCATCACGACCCTGATCTTGCATCGCTCTTCTCATCCATGTGTGTAAATCTTGTATAGATCCTGCAAATTTTCTAATTCTGTCCAGTTCTGGATTATCTGTTTCAAAATCTTCCATAAGATCTTGTCTATCTAATTGTTTATAAACTTCCTGTCTAGTCTTTTCCATTTTTTCAGCATATTCAGGATCTTCATTTCTGTTAAAGACTATCTGTTGCGTCAATGATCCACTAATTGCTTTTAGATCTTTCTTTCTGGTTTTAATTAGCCATGCTGCTAAATCCTTAATAGATAAATCTCTAAATCTACCTTCAGCATCAGGCCAATCGGCGTCTTGCCACTCTGGTTCTTTTTCTAAAAGAAATTGTTCAAATAATTTTAGATATTTCATATTGTTACTTACTATATCGGACCATAGTGTCCTTATATTTTAAATCTTTATTCTTTACAAAACCAAAAGTTCTATAGAATTTTTCAAGTCTAGATACCGAGGTAGCACCAAAATCTTTAGAAGGCGTAAGCCTAATATCTTTGTTTTGTTCGTCTGCCATTTTCACAATTCTTTTCATGACTTTGGTGCCGACGCCTAAAGATCTAAGATTTTTAGGAACTTCTATTTTACCCAGTTCTAAATACTCTCCATTGTCCCATATATCAAGAATAATATTATACTCTTTTTCCAAATGCTGCATAACATACTCTTCATTTAAAAATTCTTTTAGAGATTTAAGGTGTTTCATACATTATATATCATAAAAAACCCAGTCGTTTCTGACTGGGTTTAATCGGGGGCCCGCGTTAGTTAGATAGCACTAACACGTTATAGATTATATATCTTGCCTTAGCGACATGCTTTGATCTATGATTTTTCTATGTTTTGCCAACTCTGCACATTTTTCAAACTCTTCTAGGTCTTCATAATGTTTGATCATCACGTTAAACGTTTGCATCAATTCGTTTAATTCAGTAGGCTCCATCATTCTAAGATGCCAATCGCTTATACCTTGGTTCACGATGTTTTGATAGTTCTGATCGATCGCCGCCGAAATCATGGCTTCCTTATATTTTTCTAGCTTGTGATTAAACTCGTTATTAGAATTTTCTAAAAAGTCGTCAAAGTCAAAGTTATCTTCTTCCATATTTTGATTATTATAGTACTAATATACCACAAATAATTGACATAAAAAAATCCTGGCTAAATTATTTTATATTTATTTTCTTAGTGTCATTCGATGGCTTAAAGTTAAGCGTTAAGATACCGTCTGACATTTTAGCCGTAATAGAGTCCATGTCGATTTCTTCAGGAAATCTAAATTTTTTGGTAAAGCCTTTAGCAAAAGAATTGTCTTTGTCTTCAGCACTAATGGTAATTACTTGACCTTTGATTTCTAGATTAATATCTTTTTTACTAAATCCTGGAAGACTAACCATTAGCATGTCTTTTGCAGTCTTATATTGAGGTCCTGTAATTCCTAATGTGTCCCATGTTTCTCTCGCAACTGGAAAGTTAAAAAAATTGTCGAATGCATCTTCCAATGCACCGTTACCTAAGTTTGATAAATTTGTTAAATACATAATTTTGTTTTTTATTTGTTTATATGAGCAACGTGCTCGATAGGTATACTGAAAATATTATTCCAATGTAGTATTTAAGACTTATTGTCTTAAGCGTATGTCAGTTTGTCAGGTTTAAAACGGTGCCTCTGCAACAATTGGCATATTAGCCAACTTCAACATGATGTTAGCAGTAGCTTGAATATCCTTTTCACAATAAGTTTTTATTTCTTCAAGTCTACCGTTCCAATAATACTCATTTACTTCTGGACCTGACATTGCGTCCTTAGGGCGATGGAATACCCAGTAGTTCTGAGATTAAACCTAATTTAGCTGAGTTCCAGCCTCCAAATTTCCAAACGTCTTGTGTGTCCAATAAACAGTTTTCCCATGGCTTTTGCTTATGTAGATGAAACGGTGAAGGTACACTAACTCTATTGATCAATGACCTTTTAATTAGATATGGCATATCGAATCCTTTAATATTATGCCCAACCCACTGCATCTTTGGGTACTTCTGCATGATCTTGGCTGCAGTCGTCATAAATTCTTTAAGAATATTAGTTTCATCATCACCATGAAACGAGACAGCTTTAAAATCATTTGGGTGACCAGTCTCATCAAATTGTATTTGGCCCATAGAAATACAGACTATTTTACCCCATTCTGGATAAAGCCCTGCCATTCTTGACCACATTTTATGTGGATCTTTAAAATCTTTAAGTGTTTCTGGTTGATTTTCTAGAAGTTGAGTAGTTTTTAAGTTCCAATACTCTTCTAAAGTTGGATTTTCATCAATTACTTCTTGTAATGTTTCTTTCTGTGTTGATGTCTCTATATCAATAAAGATCATCTGCTTTAATTCCTGTGATGTGTACATAATATATCCTTTAAAGTAAACTTCCTAACTATGTAGGTATTACTTATACACTAAAGAATAAAAAAGTTTATTGCCAGACGGTATCGTCCCAAGATTTGTATGCTGAAAGTTTAGAATAAGATTCAAATGTAAGGCTTATCATTACGTGACCACCTGTGATAGACGCAGGTGTTGACTCATAATTAAACCAATAATCAGGAGCAGTATCTATCCTGTCATTTAAAAAATCAAATAACTCGTCGACTTGCATATGGTGAACCCATACGTTAACGATCATACATTCCATGTTAGCTTGTCCCATGTTTTTTATTTTTCTACTGAAAATCTTTTTTGATCAAAATTAATAGTAGCTTCAACGTCTTTTTGCTGAAGCATATCTATCTGTGACTCTTCTTCTTTATTTAGTTTTTTACCATAAAAATCTTCAAAAACTTTTTTATAGTAATATGACATTACACCATATAGCGGCATAAATTCAGAAGACATTTCTACTACCCACGGTTTTCCGTCTGTATCTACCATCAAGTCAACTGAATATATGTCTAATTCATTATGTGCTTCTGCAAATTCATCAAAGACTGCTTGCCAATCCTGTGGCATGTCTTCCATTTTCTTAAGTACATATTTAAAGTATAACTTATCGTCCTTTTTCTTAGTCATCTTTTTGGTCTCCTCGTTACCATGTACTCTTTGTACCCACATAACAGGCTCGCCTCTCCACATCATTATTCTATGTTCTTCATCGATGTCTATCTTCTCGCTGAAAACTTCAAAGTCAGAAAGATCCATATCCTTAGCATCCTCGAGTGAATCGATTTTAATTATACCTTGGCCTGAAAATCTGTTCTCAGGTTTTGCTATAATAGGAAATTTAAGTTGATCAATGTCATCTACGTTTAAGATAGTTTTAGGCACGTGCTCAGAATTGTTGTGAGTTTTATGCCATTTTACTTTAGATGCTATTTCCATCTTTTTCTCTTTAGGATTATAAATTAATTCCTTTGGAGTACCCGCTTCTAATAATCTTTCAGTGTGTGTATTGCAAAAATTAATTACAGGTAATGTGGCTTTTTTAGGATTATCTCCCTTTGTAAATAATTCCATATATTGACTAGCATGAAAATCATCACCTATTACAAACTCAAAGTCACTTAGTTCGGTAGAAACACACATGATTACTTTGCGCAATTGACTATCGCGTTCATTAATAAATGTTTGGAAATCTTTAATTTTCATAAATTATATATCGCAGTAAGAATTATCTTACTTTTTTATATTGGTGATAAACTACCCGCGTATTCATCAGGATGCTCCTTTTTCATACCTTCTCGGTATGCTTTTGCCATTTCTTTAAGGTCTTTATCTACTTCTTCACTCAATTCTTGATCATAAACCCATTCTATCCAATGCTTGTAAATTACCGTAAAACTACCTGGACCAATTCCTGGATTTCCATTAAGTTCTGGTACCCACATCGTCCCGTCTTTATCTAACATTAAATCAATGTTATAAAATTCTAGCTTTACTTTTTTACTAAGCTCCTCTTTAATTTTCTCTATTTCATCCATGTGTGGAAACTTGGACATGTCTTGATCAAGGTACACTAGATCTATTTTTTCATCAGCATCTTTTTTACCAACTGATTTGTCGTTTTTAGTATTGGTAACTCTTTCGCACAAGTGGATAATTTTATTATTCATAACAAAGGCTCTAAATTCTCTGTCTATTTCTTTAGCCTCTTGCCAAACATCGAATTTCATTTTAGAACTCTTAGCATCTTCATACGTATCAAACTTCTCGATTCCTTGTGCACTTTCACCTATCGCTGGCTTAGCTATAATTGGAAGTTCTAATTTTTCTATGTCGTCTAGTTTGTATGCACAGTTTGGAACAAAATCTGTTTGATCAAATTCTTTGTAGAATTTAATTTTATCTGCAGCTATTTGAATATCTTCTACTTTGTTATAGACTCGAGCTTTCATTTTTTCAAGTTCAACATGAGACACCGACATAAAGTTTAAAATAGGTTCATCATATTTAGTTTTGTTATGTCTTCTATTGTCTGGAATCCTCTCGTCTTGATTATACCCATCATCGTCAACTAGTACTAAGTGAGCATATTTTTCATATATTTCCGCCAACATTCTTTTTGTAAAATCCTCTTGTTTTGGCGATAAGCCAATATCTCGCATAATGATTTGAATTTGCGGAATCTCATGTTCAGCAAACCTTTCGTTTAAAAATGTTTGGAAATCTTTTATAATCATGTACTATATATCTAAGAGGGAAAAACTTCTATTGTTCTTTCTTCTCTAACCAAGTCTGCCCACTTGCCTTCGTATCTAGTACCCTTTACGATATGATTATCAACCCAATGGTAGTTTCCACCCCTAGGTTTACCCATTAATAGACCGTGGTATTTGAATCCGTGTTTATTTAGCCACGTTTCTGTAATATCTCTTACCTCTTCAGTTCTTGAAGTAAAGAAAGTAATTACATGTCCTTCGTCATACCATTTATTTAATGTTTCTACAGAGCCATTATATGGTAATACTACTGACATTCTTTCGGGTTCTTCATTTGGCACGTCATCTGTGATTGTACCGTCGATGTCGATTAAGTAGTTTTTTGCACCATTCTTTAAGACTGGTGAAACTAAGTGACCATCATCACCAACTACTTTGTTAAATGTTATTTCTTTTTTCATTAAATGTTTATTATGTGTTACTTTTCCTTTCTCATAAACGATACTATAATGTATCTTTTTCCAGAATCTATTGGTCTAGCACCGTGTAAGTGAGTTACCATTCCTGGATGCAGTGTTGCTGTTCCTATCTTTTTAGGATTTGATAGCAAGTTGTATTTTGGAAACCAAGTTCCTCCACCCTCAAACTCATCGTTAAGTTTAACCACCATAGTTACATGACTAAAATCGTGGTGCAATGATAGGTGTGATTGTCTGTCTGTTGTATATCTAGCCATAAAGTTTTCACTAAACATATCTTTCCATCCTGCACCCTCTAGAGTCCATACGTGGATACAAAGAGGATATACAACTTCCTTTAATACTCTATGATATATTTTTTGTAAATCAATGTCCTGTAAAAGAACATCGTTTGTTGGATAAAATTCATGTCTGTCTATTGTCCAATTATCTTTGGCTTCTGCAAGTGCAACAGCTTCTTTACAGAATTTTTCTGTAAATAATTGAAATTCGTATACGTTGTTGCCTAAATCATCTAGCATTAGATCATATTCGCCTTTAGCTAATGTGTGATTGACATATTTTGATTTCCATTCTTCCCAATTAGAATCATCTAATATTTCAAAGTATGTTGTATTTTTCATAGTGTTAGTTTCTTGTTCAATATAATCTTCACTAGGTGTAATAGTTACTATGTTTTTATTTGCATACAATTCTCTCACGTCTTTTCTAGGGTGATCGCTGTATGTTGCTATAATAAACTCATCTACTGGAATTATATTTTTATGTAAGTTATAGTCTAGGAATTTAAGAGCACATGAATTAGTAATAATATATGCATGTGTATTATAAGACGCACCTGAATAAAACCACTGTGCATCATTTGGTATTTTAGTATCTTCTTTTTCAGGCAATAACCACTTACCTAAGTACGCTAAATCATAAATTAGCTCAGGTTGATTTAAATCAGATATTGGTTTTTGCGGTAAAAAGTCTTCTTCTAAAATTAAAGCTGATCTAACATTATCTTTAATTATTTTTTGCCAACATTTGATATGGCTTATTGCACATCCTATTTCTGAGGCAGTTACATCTTGAGACCACCATTTATTGTTACTTCCTGATAATTGCCACTTATCATAAACGTGATAATTTTCTGGCAACTTATCTGTATTTCCATCATGTGCATTTATTATCTCATACGGCACAGATTTAGTTAGGCCTAAGTCATTTAATTTTTTAGCTATCTTATCATATCCGCTTTGACTATGGTCCAGTGATATTATATAGATTTTATCAAAATTTAATTTACTCATGTGTTAATTTCTCTATTAGGTTTTTCCAATCATATGATCTTTGGTTCCATGTTTGACACTTTGCCCAATTATAATTAGACTCAATGACCTTTTCTTTTATTTGTGAACCCGCTCTACCTATAGATAATATAGCGCTATTCCAATTTGTTTCATCTGTAGAGTCACATATAATTCCCGATTTTATAGTTTCATTAAGTGCAGCTGCTTTGGTGGCAATAGGTATTACTTTAGCATATTGCATTTCTAAAGCGGTGATACAATATGTTTCTTCATAATCTGTAATATAACACCAATATTCTGCTCTTAACATAGCATCATGCAGTTCTGATTGACTTTTATTTCCAATAACGTTTACATCTTCTAACATATTAATAATAGGCATCATATGCTCTAATTGATCTAGACCATACTCAGGTGAATATATGTCCAATGATGCACTATTATTAATCATTTTTATTTTAGGCCAATTGTGCAATAAAGACATCAAACCTCTTTCTGGCTCTGATGACCATATAAATTTATTTTTAATTTTAGGTGGATTTCCAATAAAGCTATTGGTGTTAATTCCATTTCCTATAATTTTTATAGAATCTCTATCGATGTTATATTTTTTTGACCATATGTCTGCGTGCCAATTTGTTAAACACACCGTAGCGTCTACTTCTTTGACTAACTCATCTGCACTAGTAAGTTCAAACCCATTATACCATGCATGGTGGTGTGTGTTGTGTGCCCAAAATACTTTTTTTGCAGAAGTATAGTTTTTAAATTCATGCAAAAAGTGAATATAGCTTGCACTTATTATAACATCAAAATAATCATATGTTTGGTGAATCTCATGGGTAGGCAGCCAAGTAACTCCATTTATTTTACCTAATTTTTCTACTTCACCTGAGATTATTACCTCATATCCAAATTTTACCATTTCTTCGGCTATAGAAACTAAAGCTATTTCTGTCCCTCCTCCAGTGTTTATTGTTTGATTTAATGGGACTCTTTGATAGCCTGCATAAAACAAAATCCTCATATTTAATTATTTATAATGTTCTCCTCCGACCCACAATACTAAACTCCTTCTAACACCTTTTGTAACTGGTGTAACTCTATGCATCATGTAGCTTGGAAATATAATAACTATTCCTGATCCTCTCGGTGTTTTATCTCTAACTTCACCGCCTTGCCATATTTCTAGGTCTCCTCCTTCGTATAGATCAGAATCTGTCAATTGAACCGTCAACGAAATCTTTCTTAGAGATGCATCTCCAGGGCCAATATCTTGGTGCCAGTCATAATGACCACTATCAGATGCGTGATATTCTGTATATTGAATTTCTTCAACAATGTCATAGATATTGAAATTCCATAATTCACCATTGGCTTCGGTAATCATATCCTGAAATTTATTATATAACCAAGTCCAATCATTAGAATGCGGAATCCATTTAATTTTAGAAGATCTAACATCTAATGATTTCTCTCCACTGGCAGAATCACCGATGATCGTGGCATCATGATATTCTAAATTTAGAATAAGGTTATTAAATTTAATAAGTTCTTCTTTAGTCAAACCTGACTCAAACCAATAATATTGTTGTGGATCGTTTTGATCTCTTTTAAAACTATAAGCCATTTAGTGTATTATTAATATCATACTATTATATTATATATCTTACAAAAGTTTAGAGCAAAAAAAAGACCTAACGAATTAGGTCTTTTAATTATTTAGTATGTATTTATTTTAGTAACATTGCTGTGAAAGCATCGCCGTTATCAAATACCAGTTGCATAGCGCCAGCTCTAGTATCGACATTTACAGAATCAAGACATGCGTTTGAATCTCGACCGTCTACGAATAGGGCAATACATCCTCCACCGCCATCTTGACCAGCAGGTCCAGTAGCACCGGTAGGTCCAGTAGCACCGGTAGGTCCAGTAGCACCAGTATTTCCTTTAGGTCCAGTCGGTCCGGTAGCACCTGGTGCACCTTTTTGACCTTTAGCTCCAGCGGCACCGGTATTTCCTGTATTACCTTTTGGTCCAATTCCACCTTGAGCACCTGTTGCACCTTGGGCTCCAGTTTTACCTTCTGGTCCGATCGGTCCGGTAGCACCTGGTGCACCTTTCTGGCCTTTAGCGCCTTGAGCACCTCCACCACCTTGAGCACCTTGTGGTCCAGTGGCACCTGTTTGTCCTTTCTGACCTTTAGCTCCAGTGGCACCACCGCCACCTTGAGCACCTGTTTGTCCTTTCTGACCTTTAGCACCTTGAGCACCGTAAACTCTACCAACATTTATTAAACCATCTAATGTGTGGTCTATAATTAAATCAACACCTGATAAGTAGGCTGTTTTAACGCCATGACCTTGTGGCCCTTGAGCGCCTGTACTTCCTTTAGGTCCGGTAGGTCCAGTGGGTCCAGTAGCACCTTTAGCACCACCGCCACCTTGAGCACCTGTTTGTCCTTTCTGACCTTTAGCACCTTGAGCACCCGTTGGTCCTGTACTTCCTACGTTTCCTTTTGGTCCAATTACACCTTGAGCTCCTTGAGCACCCGTTGCACCCTTTTGACCTTTTTGACCTTTGGCACCAGTTGCACCTCCACCACCTTGAGGGCCGGTAGCACCTTGTGCTCCTTGAGGGCCGGTAGCACCAGTCGGTCCAGTAGCACCTTTAGCACCTTGTGCCCCAGTATTTCCAGTAGTACCCTTCGGTCCAATAGCACCTGTAGCACCAGTTTGACCTTTTTGACCTTTAATCCCCTGTGGTCCTGTACCACCTTGAGGGCCAGTAGCACCTTTAGCACCTTGGGCTCCAGTGTTTCCAGTAGAACCTTTAGGTCCTGTAGCACCTTGGGGTCCAGTAGCACCTTTAGCACCTTGGGCTCCAGTAGAACCTTTAAATCCTGGGTAATTGGCTGTAATAAAGTTTCCGGTATGTAATACTTCGTTACCTCCTACTGTTGTTCCTTGTTTTAAATCTGCCATTTCTTATTCTAAGTTTTGATTTAATGTCGGTAAGCATTGATCAGAAGTACAACCACTAGAGTCGCTTCCACAAACTTGACATGTATATTTTTCTTCGTTGCTCATATTCTATATATTTAACTCATTCCTTTTATGTTTCCAAACTGACTATTAAATTGAGTATTATCTTCAATTAATTTAAATGGATCTATTGCACCATTTGCTCCTAAATCTAGTGGATCTATTTCAATAATCATAGGTAAAGCCCACCATGTTTTATGGTTAGCATTTGTGTTGTAATAATCTAGCCACCTTAAATGTATCTGTGCATCTGATTCTTTAAATCTAGAAACTCTGATGTTACCGCCATTACTACCTCTAGAACCTGCTGTTTTTGATAAATTATCTGCACTCGCGTTTTCATAATTGCCAGCCCAATAACACCAGTTTTCATTGTAAAAATCTGTACCTTGTTGATCAGTGAACCAATGTGGTAAAAAGAAATATGTCCAAAGTGTCCAAGTATTCTTCTCTACATTAGATGCCGCAGGGTACATACAATATGGGTTAGTTGTGTTACTAGTTCCTGCATATGCGTATGTTGGTACGGTACTTCCTGATGCATTTCTAGTGTGTGTTCCTAGATATGTGTTACCATTTCCCTTTTCATGACAATAATGCCAAATCATACCTGCGTACATTTTAGTAGGGTCAATATTTACATATCCAATGTCGTTGTATCTGTTAGAGTCTCCAGTAAAATTCTTGCCTTCAGTGTATAGAGTACTGTGATCTATCTGTCAACTCTCTATCAAACCATTTTACATTATTTGTATCAAAGCCTGAACCCATTCTAGAATCACCTAAATTTGGTCGGCCTGTTAAATTTCTTTCTGAATGAAATACGGTCCAATAATTATCTGGATTTGTAATTCCAAATGGACCAACAGATTCATTTATTTGTTTACCATCTATTGCATCACTAGGTTAAATTTAAAGTTATGTCGCGATCTTGGTTTGGTTTAAATCCACATTTTTGTATAGTAATGTCTTTTATATAAGAAGTTCCAGGATCAATACTACTAGGATAATGATATTGTCCCCATCTTAAATAAATAGATTCGCCTCCGCCACTATTGCTACCAGACGCCGTTTGAGATGATTTATTCCATCTAAAATAAAGTTCAAATCTTTCCCATTCTGTAGAATAACTACCGTGACTAGCAGATGTAATCCATCCATCAGTAGTAGATGCACTCCAAAAATAAGATCTCACATAGCCACCAGCTTCTTTTCTTTCTAAACTTATTTTCATCTGTCCAGTCATTCTAACATATTCACCGTCTTTTATGTGTTTATATCCAGAGTTTTCGACTGTTAAATGTGGTCCATGATTAAAACTATATCCAGTTCCGGTGTACGAAAATTCTGATAACTTAGATCCAAAATTTAAATCTGGACCATAGCCCTCGTGACCAATAGTATCCCAATCATCTGGAATATTCATAGTCACCTGAGAAGGTGCTGCACCTACTGTGTTAGAATGTAAAGCTTCTTTAATAATACCTAAGTTGCTTGTTCCTATTGCAGCGTATGGATGTCTGTGCGTTGGACCGTTAGATAAACCTGGAAGTTGAAACCAATGATATGCTCTTAGTTCTCTAAATGCAGCTGCCAAAGTGGCATTAGTACCTATAGCGTCTTGAGATGCGAGTGCAAAAATAACATTTCCATACTCACCGTTGACTATATTTGTTAAAAGACCCGCCAGTTTAATTCTAGCTTGATCGTCACCGTATGTATCAAGTGTTGTATGTGTTATTACTTCAAGTGAGCTGTGATCTATGATTAATAATGTCAAGCCCCTAGTTGAAGCTGCATACTCTTTTACTTGCCCTTTAATGGCTAAAGCAAAGTGACCAGCACTTGTATCTGAGCAATTATATGATGTTCCATATGCAGACAATGTAGCTGAACATGGACCTCCGGCTTCACCTGCGATATTTACTCTGGTTTCTCTTTCTGTATTTAACTGCATATTAAGTTATTTGTTATCTTATTATTATACTGTAAATCTCATTACGGTGCCATCGTGTGATATTCCAGCTCCGTTAATATTTAAATATGTTCCATCGAATGTTAATGCAGACTCAGCATTTACTGTAGATCCACCAGTTGCCGTGATAATTCTATTGTTAGAATTATTGGAAACGTTTAGTGTTGGTCCGGTTGCACCTTGTGGTCCGGTTGCACCTTGCGGCCCAGTTGGCCCGGTAGAACCCTTTGGTCCTGTCGGCCCAGTTGCACCTTTAATACCTTGAGCACCTTGTCCACCTTGAGCACCAGTTTGTCCTTTTTGACCCTTAGCTCCAGTTGGACCTTGAGCACCTGTAACACCAATAGCACCCTTTGGTCCGGTTGGCCCAGTTGCACCTTTAGCTCCTTGAGCACCTCCACCACCTTGAGCACCGGTTTGTCCTTTTTGACCTTTTTGTCCCTTAGCACCGCCAGCACCTGTTGGTCCTTGAGCACCTTGTGCACCTGTTGGTCCTTGAGCACCTTGATTTCCGTAAACTCTACCAATATCAAGATCTCCGTCTAGTGTATGTGTTAATACTAAATTTGCACCAACTAGAGTGGCTCTTGTATAGCCATGACCCTGTGGTCCTTGAGCACCTGTACTTCCTTTAGGTCCAGTATTTCCAGTTTGACCTTTCTGACCTTTCTGACCTTTTATACCTTGTGCACCTTGTGCACCTGTTGGCCCTTGAGGTCCGGTCGGTCCAGTAACACCTTTAATACCTTGTGCACCTTGGCCACCTTGGCCACCGGTTTGTCCTTTCTGACCTTTAGCACCTTGATTTCCATAAACTCTACCGACATTTATTAAACCTTCTAATGTATGATCTATAATTAAATCAGTGCCTGATAAGTAGGCTGTTTTAACGCCATGACCTTGAGGTCCCTGTGGTCCGGTAGGTCCTTGAGCACCGGTGTTTCCTTTAGGTCCAGTAACACCTTTAGCACCAGTAGCACCTTTAATACCCTGTGGTCCAGTAGCACCTTGCGGTCCGGTCGGCCCAGTAACACCTTTAATACCCTGTGGTCCAGTAGCACCTTGCGGTCCGGTCGGCCCAGTAACACCTTTAATACCTTGAGCACCTTGACCACCTTGACCACCAGTTTGACCTTTCTGACCTTTCTGACCTTGAGCACCTTGAGCACCTTGATTTCCGTAAACTCTACCGACATTAATGTCTCCATCTAACGTGTGTGTTAATACTAAATCTACACCATCTAAGGCAGCTTTTGTATAACCATGTCCTTGAAAACCTTGAGAACCTGTTTGACCTTTTTGTCCCTGAGGACCTTGAGCTCCTGTTTGACCTTTTTGACCTTTCTGACCTTTAATACCTTGTACACCTTGAGCACCCTGTGGTCCTTGTGCACCTTGAGCACCTTGTGCCCCAGTTTGTCCTTTAGCACCGTTAACTCCACTAGTTCCATTTCTTCCGCTCGATCCTGAAGAACCACTTGATCCACTTGATCCATCGGTTCCAGAAGAACCAGCATTACCTTTTGGTCCAGTAACACCTTTAATACCTTGGGCTCCAGTTTGCCCTTTTTGTCCTTTTTGACCAGTTAAATTATTTACCTTTATCCAAGCGCCTTCTGCTGAGATCCATGTCCAAACAAAACCGTTTCCATCAAAGTATAATTGGCCGTTAAATTCTCCAAGTAGATTTACACTATTTGGATCTCCATATTCACCACTTTTTGCGCCTTGATAACCACTAGATCCTGAAGAACCTGAAGATCCACTAGATCCTGAAGAACCCGAAGATCCATTAGTACCATTAGTACCGCTTGAACCAGATGAACCTGAAGTTCCGCTTGAACCAGATGAACCTGAAGATCCATTAGTACCATTAGTACCTGAAGATCCATCGGTTCCAGAAGAACCGCTTGATCCACTAGATCCTGATGTACCATCAGTTCCAGATGTTCCGTCTTGACCAGATGTTCCAGAGATTCCATCAACACCTGACGCTCCTTTTTGACCTTTATCACCCACATTACCAGTTACAACAAAGGACATTATAATGTCTGCTCCGTTTGCAAATGGAATAGTTGGTGCAGATGTTGCAGTCATATCGACACTTAATTCCCACCAACCTGATCTGTTTATTAAATCATATATTGCATATGTTACAAATGAAGTAGTATTTGTCTTTTCTGCAAATCTTACAAAACCTTTAACTGCAGATGTTGATGCATCTACAGTAGTTAAGAAATTACTAATATCATTACCAAAATCGTCTTCAGCGTCTATTGCTAATGAGCTAACGCTCGACATTGTATTGCTGTTTGTTCTAACTCTACCTCTTCCTGGGTCAGACATTGCATTTGTAGAAGAATCATGCGTGTAATCAAAACTAGCTCCACCGAAGTTACCTGTGTTACCCTTGGCACCTGTTGAACCTGTTTGTCCTTTTTGACCCTTTTGGCCTTTAATTCCGCTAGTTCCATCGGTTCCATTAGTACCACTAGTTCCTGCCGCACCGGTTTGACCCTTTTGTCCTTTTTGGCCTGTCTGTCCTTTTTGACCTTTAGCTCCGTCAACACCACTAGTTCCATTAGTACCTGAAGATCCGTCAGTACCTGAAGATCCATTTGTTCCATTAGTACCTGAAGATCCGTCAGTACCCGAAGATCCACTTGAACCTGAAGATCCTGATGTACCATCAGTTCCTGAAGTTCCAGCTACACCTCTCTGACCTTTCTGGCCCTTAAGTCCCGTAGAAGGTCCAATCCATTCTCCACTTGCGTTAATGATTGGTACTCCACCTACTTGTAATGTATTATTTCCAGTTATTTGAAAATTAACTATACCTGAATTAGGCAAAAAGACGTCTGCACCTATAATTATATTGTCTGAGTTTTCATATAGAGCTTGAACAAAAGCGCCTCCTATTTCTACTCTTAAATCTGCAGGTATTTGAATCTTATCTTCTTCGGATCCAAAGTGATCATGTAAATACTCACCTATTCCGGCAGATTCATCTTCAAGAGCATGAATTGCATCTAAGATGTCGTCTATTATTGGGCCAAGTGTGTATAAATCAGTGTATTCTTGCGAAGCAGAATAAGCACTTGGTTTATGCGCATCTTTAAAACCAGGATTATTTAAACCTATTTTTGCGTTTTTTGCGTTAGCTATATTTGTTGCATTTCTGCCAAACTTCATAGCTGCAACCATATTGGCAATACTTTTTAGTGATCTTCTAGGCATTTTACTAGTTACTTTTTTTTATATAATTATTTAAGTTTCTTAATTTCATCTTTTAAAGACTTAACTTCTTCTCTAAGATCTCCAACAACTTTCACTAAGTATGCAGTTATCTTGTCATAGTTTACAGAAGATACTTCCATAATGTCTTCTCCACTTTCTTCGTCTTTACTTGGCATCCATGCTACCAATCTAGAATCAAATTCTGCAACTTCTTCTGCAATAAAACCTGAATCTAATCTATCGGTTCCGTTCCATTTGAAAGAAACTGGTCTCATGTGTTTAAAGAATTCATCAGCATTAAAATCTAAATCAATAATATCATGCTTGAGCTTTCTAGTAGATTTTTGTATACCAAATCCATTTGGCCAAGATGCGTCCCATATAACATTTTGTGGGGCTGACATATCTCTTTCGTCCAACATAGAACCTGTTCCTATTGAGAAGTGAGATTTTCCTCCATATTCTGATCTTTCAGCAGTAGGTACAAATCTATACCATTCAGTTAGGCCATAATCAGTAACCATTTTATCTAAACCGTTACCTATACCGAAACCACCAGCATATATTGTATGTTCTTCAGCAATACCAAAGATATTTCTATTTGTTGCTGTGTGTAAAATACTCTGTTCTCTGTGATATGTTAGAGCTTCTTCAGCTTCTATTGTAGAATTTCCAGTAGATACTAAGATTCTATCTTTTACGTTGTAGTCAATAGTAGTTGTTCCTGAAGAACCACTTGAACCACTTGAACCGTTAGTACCATTAGTACCGCTTGATCCATTAGAACCTGAAGTTCCATCAGTTCCAGAAGAACCATTTAAATCAGTAACTTGTTTCCAACTCACACCGTCCCAGAACCAAACTGATCCATTAAATGCAAAGTATAACTGATTTACAAAAGAGCCAGTGTATGTGCCATTTGGATCGTTTTCTTCACCTGATAGCGCACCTTGGTAACCTGAAGTTCCATTAGTTCCGTTTTTTCCGCTAGATCCAGAAGATCCACTTGATCCACTTGATCCATCAGTTCCAGAAGAACCGCTTGAACCATTAGTTCCATTAGTTCCTGAAGTTCCATTAGTTCCTGAAGATCCGCTCGATCCACTAGAACCAGAAGAGCCATCTGACCCTGAAGAACCGCTTGATCCATTAGTACCATTAGTACCTGAAGTTCCATTTAAATCGTTAATTATTTTCCAACTCGCACCGTCCCAGAACCAAACTGTTCCATCAAATGCAAAGTATAACTGTCCAGCAAAAGAGCCAGTATAATTGTTGTTTGGATTACTCTCTTCACCTGTTAAAGCACCTTGGTAACCCGAAGAACCACTCGATCCATCAGTACCATTAGTACCACTCGACCCTGAAGATCCATTAGAACCACTCGATCCTGAAGATCCATTAGAACCACTTGTACCTGAAGAGCCATCAGTTCCTGAAGAACCACTCGATCCATTAGTACCTGAAGATCCATCAGTTCCTGAAGAACCACTTGATCCATTTGTTCCATCAGTTCCTGAAGAGCCATCAGTTCCTGAAGAGCCATTTGTTCCATTAGTTCCTGAAGAGCCATCAGTTCCTGAAGAGCCATCAGTTCCCGAAGAACCACTCGATCCATTTGTACCATTTGTTCCTGAAGAACCATCAGTTCCTGAAGAACCATTTGTACCATTTGTTCCTGAAGAACCATCAGTTCCTGAAGAACCATTTGTTCCATTAGTTCCTGAAGAACCGCTTATGCTTCCTACAAATTTCCATATGTTTGATGCTTTGTCCCATACCCAAACTGTTCCAATAGCAGAATAGTATAACACTCCTTCGTAATCTCCTACAATACCAGCATCATTCGGGTCGTCATTGTTAGATGATTCAATTCCTTTTCCACCTCTGTCGCCGTCTACACCGCTTGATCCACTTGAACCATTTGAACCTGAAGATCCGCTTGATCCATCAGTTCCTGAAGATCCGCTTGATCCATCAGTTCCTGAAGTACCACTTCTACCACTCGAACCTGAAGAGCCACTTGATCCATCAGTTCCTGAAGAACCGCTTGATCCATCAGAACCTGAAGTTCCAGTTGTTCCACTAGTTCCGTTCATGTCTAAATATGGAGACCATGCTCCGCCTTTCCAAATGTAAACTAAACCTTCTCCAGTAAAACCAATCTGTCCTTCGTATTCTCCATTTGGTAAGTCACCGACTGTTGCACCTGTTGGAACGTCGTATCCCGAAGATCCACTTGATCCACTTGAACCCGAAGATCCACTTGAACCCGAAGATCCACTTGATCCATCAGTTCCTGAAGTTCCATTTGTTCCTGAAGTTCCGTCAGTTCCTGAAGTTCCGTCAGTTCCTGAAGATCCGCTTGATCCATCAGTTCCTGAAGTTCCATCAGTTCCTGAAGATCCACTTGAACCCGAAGATCCACTCGTTCCACTCGAACCATTCGAACCTGAAGATCCGCTTGATCCATCTGTACCGTTTGAACCTGAAGAACCACTTGATCCGCTTGATCCATTAGTACCATTAGTACCGCTTGTTCCATCGTTTCCAAATAACTCATATCCTAGCAATACTTCAGTATCTATAGATATTTCGTTTCCATTAGAATCTAAGCCCTTTGTAGTTTCCCAAAGACCTTTTATTTGAACAAGCTCTGCATCTCTAAAGTTTAATCCAGCTGAAGTCTGCGAATGACTAGAAGGAACAATAAATGTTGCTGTACTGTCCGAATTTTGATCATATATTGTTAAGAATCCAGAACCCATTGTGTTATTAACACTGTTGATTGCCTGTAATTCAGTGGCCACTGATGTACCCTTTGAGTTAGTAGCCGAAATATTAAATTGATATAGATCTCCTACGACTGCATTTTGTAAATTTACATCAATGTTTATGTCACCAGAAGATATACTAGTTGCGCTTACGTTGTCCCAAAGAAATGTAAGATTTGTATTAGGAACGCCTCTTTCGCTTGGAGCACTACCATCTTCGTCTACTACCGGTAGATATTGTGTATGTGATGAAACACAAAATTCATCTTGACTTAAGTCTGCACCGCCACCATATTGTAATGCGTTACTAATATACCATATTTTGTAGGCACCGTTGTAGTTACTTATATTAAATAAAGTATATGCAGTAGGATCTCCTATGTTTTCTATTTTTATAAAACGTTCTCCGCCTGCAATGGTCGAAATTGTTCCTGGAGTATTTTCTCCAATTCTTATATAACCAACATTAGCTGCTGTTGTAGTATGTACGCTATAGCTTTGTAGTAGTTGAATATTTCCTTCTGCTAATGGATTAGGACTTAATAAATTACCTGAAGTTATTCTTGAATAACCGTCACATTGCTGTGCACTTACACCGCTCGACCCTGAAGAACCACTTGATCCATTAGAACCTGAAGTTCCGTCAGTTCCAGAAGAACCACTTGATCCATTTGTTCCATTAGTACCAGAAGAGCCATTTGTTCCTGAAGTTCCATCAGTTCCAGAAGAACCGCTCGAACCATCTGTACCATTTGTACCTGAAGTTCCATCAGTTCCTGAAGTTCCATCAGTACCTGAAGAGCCATCAGTACCTGAAGAGCCATTTGTTCCGTCAGTTCCAGAAGAGCCATCAGTACCTGAAGAGCCATTTGTACCAGAAGTTCCATCAGTTCCAGAAGAACCGCTTGATCCATCAGTACCATTAGTTCCAGAAGTTCCGTTAGTTCCAGAAGTTCCGTTAGTTCCAGAAGAACCATTTGTGCCATTTGTGCCAGAAGAACCATCTGTACCTGAAGTTCCATTAGTACCGTCAGTACCTGAAGAACCCGAAGGCCCTTGAATAGAACCACCAGAAATCCAGCCATCTTCTTGAGTCCAAACCCATATAGAATCGTCTGATTGTACTATATAAGCATAACCATCTTCTAAGCGTGTTGAATCATCGTCAGCAGGTAAATCATCTTCTGTTGCAACTTGGCCTTGCATTTGAATACCCCAACCTGGACTACCATCAATACCTGAAGAACCGCTTGATCCATCAGTACCATTAGTTCCAGAAGAACCATTTGTGCCATCAGTTCCTGAAGAACCATCTGTACCGTTTGTTCCAGAAGAACCGCTTGATCCATCAGTACCGTTTGTACCAGAAGTACCATCAGTACCTGAAGAACCATCAACACCTGAAGAACCATTTGTACCATTTGTACCTGAAGAACCGCTTGATCCATCTGTACCATTTGTACCAGAAGAGCCATCAGTTCCTGAAGTTCCGTCAGTTCCTGAAGAGCCATCAGTTCCTGAAGTTCCAGAAGTTCCCGAAGAACCGTTTTCACCACTTAGATTAAGATTCCAATCTTCACTACCTGAATATGATTGAGTTCCTGTGTGTGATATGTGTTCAAATGTTATAACACCAGTAGTCGCATTGTAACTAGTTACTCTTGCTACTTGAATATTTTCAGGGCTAACAACTGGTGAAATAGTAATATATTCACCGCCGATATATGATAAGCCTGTTTCTATTGTTAAAGAACCTAAGTCTTCACTAGGACCACGGCTTTCAGCTGTTCCATGAGGAGCGTCAAATACTGTAGCATATTTTACTGATGTGCCAGACGTGCCACTTAAACCCGTTAAATTAATATTCCAATCTTCACTACCAGAATACGATTGAGTTCCTGTGTGTGAGATATGTTCAATTGTCAAAGTTGTACCGCTATAGCTGGTTACTCTTGCTACTTGAATATTTTCAGGGTTAACGACTGGTACAATTGTAATAAGTTCACCTCCAATATATGATAAACCTTCTTCTACAGTTAAACTACCCAAGTCTTCACCAGGACCACGACTTTCATCCGTTCCATGTGGACCATTAAACGTTGTCGCATATTTTACAGAGGTCCCATCAAGTGGAGCCGCAGTATTTTCATATTGTCCAGTATTAGAGTTGTATGAAAAGTAATCGCCGTTACTGGGATTACTACTGATTAAATCTAAAATTTGCTTAATTCTTAGTTGCATGCTCTATTTTAATTTTTTCGCGTTAATGTATATATCTTTTCTTTTATTCTGCCAAGGCTCAATTCGATAATATATTTTTAATAATCCCATATGCCGTTATAGTGACACCTTACATAAAAACCGTCGGGTGTTAAAAAACCCTTTCCTTCTTTTCTAATGCTTCTCCAAAATATAGTGTCCTCTGAAACTCCACCGGTTTTAGGATCTGAAACATGATCTTTCCATTTAGAATTACAATCATGTCTGTGTACACTGGCCCAAGTAGAAGAAAGCACATTACCTTCACTTCTCATTTTAAATTTCTGCCATTTACTTTTTAAACCTTTAATTTTAAATGAATCACCAGTAGGCATTACAAGAAACTTCTCATCTTGTGATGTGTTGTTTTTATTTTCGAATGCTATGTTCTCTATCCAATTTTGTATAAATGTCCACTTATAGTCAGCATCTGGTTTATTTTTAACATTAGCATTCCAATATGTGCATATTATTTGGGCTGCGTTTGGCATTAAAAAATCATCACTATCCATATATGCTATTAGATAACCTTCTGCTATGGATCTTCCAGCTTCTCTAGGAATACCTCTATAAAATTTAGTGGTTTCTGTTTGACCTTCTATTTTTTCATACATATTTTGGGTAGATTTATCTACAAAGACGTATGCTATATTATCGTGTTTTTTAAAATGCTTATAATATAATTCATGTGTGATTTCACAACCATCACTAGCTATTACAAGCTGAGTTTTTGGATTTTTCATTGCAAGAAATGAACGCACAGCTCTAATAAACTTTTTATCTGAATCTGCTCTAGAACCTGGATATTCACCCAAATAACTTTGCATTATCCAACTTATATCATACTTCATAATTTTCTGTTCTATTATCCCATCCGTTATGTCTAACGTAACCTTCTTGATCATTAGTAGATAAGCTTACTACCATGTATCCATTATCTCTGTAAAATGCATCAACCAAATGCTCTTCGTTTTTTGATTTATAATTGCCTATCAATTTATAATCAGAAACTCGTTTTAGTCCAGGATTAAAACTAAATCCCATATAATTATGTACTATTCTAGGTGTTCCATCTTCATTTATTTGACCAGTAGAATAATTAACCTGGCAAAACCCTTCTAACAGCCACTCCACTTGGAAGCATAAACACCTTATCTTCTATTTTATTAAGTATGCCGTCATTTTTAGGTCTAATCCATGCTTGTAAAACTTTAGGCTGAGTTTCTAATACTTTGATAGAATCTTCAATAAAACCTCGTTTATAAAAAAGCCAATCGTTTTCGCAGTGAAATATGTAATCGCATTCGTCTTTGATCATGTCATATGCTTTATCTATAGATGCAGTTTGGCCTATTTGTTTTTCGTTTAAAACAATAGTAAACATTGATTTATATTTTTCTTTATTAAGTTTGATTAATTCCTCGCCAATTTCTTTATCACCTGAATCTTCAATAATAATAAACTTTTCTATATAATATGTGTTGTTTAAAATAAAACTATTTAATGTGTCCTTAAGAAGATCTAATCTACCACATGATGTTAACACTGCACATACTTTATTTTCTTTATCAGATATATTAGACGTGTCTATAAATTTCTTTTCAATAAGTTCTTTATACAACAATGACTCTCTTTCGTGTCTATTACCTTCTTGACTCAAACTCACCACCGAAATGTCATCTATAGCACTAAATTTATATTTAGATTTAGATTTTGACCATATCTTTATTCCAGCTATGTGAGCTACCGCTCCAAAATATGCATCATCATCCGAATAAAAACCTTCGCTTAAATCCTCTAGCACCGTAAATGGTAAAGATGAGTCCCAGAATTTACTAGGATAAAAAACACCCATATAGCCAGCGACCGAGTGTGAATATTCATTTATGGCTATTTTTATTCCATTACCGATTCTAAACGGTGGATTACAAACTAATAATCCGCTTGATGTAATAATTTCATCCTTGTGTTCTATTGTCGATTCTAATAAATCAGATACAACCTCGTTTATGTTGTCAAATAAAATATCATCATCTAATGTAATAATACCATCTATGTTTAATTTATTTTCTTTGACGTATTTAATACCACCTAATAATTTAGTAGCTGGTCCATAATCTTCATCTAATATATTAACTGTAACTCCAGATAAATGTTCTATGTCTTTTATGTCCCATTCCCAGCCCTTTCTATATGTTTTAGGCAGTGATAAAATTATTTGAGTACCTTGTAGATTCTCTTTGATCATAGAAATTACTTGAGGTAATGTGTCTTTAAATCTGCTAGGAACAGACGTCATTGATATAACGTATTTCATACTTACTTATAAAGGTTTGTTTTCCAATCATATTCATATGATAATCCATGTGTATTTTTACCGTCTACTAGATTATCTAATAATTTATTATATGTTTCTATTAGGCCTTCGTTGTATATGGTGTATCTTGTTAGTACTTCTTCACACCTTTCTACATATGCTTCATGATTTTCATCGTGGGTTTCGATAACTTCTTTTAGTAGTTTAGTGCCTTCTTGTATATTAAAACCTTCATAATAATAACCAGCATCCTGTATCATAGGTGCGTTGTGTATTACAGGAAACTGTAAATACATTGCATCTAAATATGCATAGTTTAAAGGATTATCCCATTGATGTGAAATAACAATATCTGTTTTTTGTGCTAAAATGTCAATAACATTATATCTTCCCATTAGTTTAACATGTGGCCTTTCTGCTTTCCACATTTCTAAAGAAGATACTATACTTTTCCAGTATTTGTTTTTAGCCAAGCGTGTGCTGCTAATAATATTTAATTCTGCAAATTTGCCACCTGATTTATGATATTCGTTTGCTATTAAAGTAGGAATCATACTAAATTTAACAACGTTCATATTAGGTTCATAAACTGACAATTTTATATTTTCTGCTAGCTTACCTGTTTGATATACTGGGGAACCTCCTGTTTTTTCGTTGTCTTTTAGTCTAGTCATATAATTCTCACATTCTTCATCTAAAAAAAGAGGGTCCCATATAAAGGGCACTGGCTTTACTTTGTCTTCTTCTAAATTATGGAGTGACATATAGTAGTGGTGGTTATGAATTCCTTGTTGAGGTACATACCACACTTCATCAATAAGTTTTTGATAATATGTCTTACTGTCTTCCGAGCCTTCTTTTGGAAAGATACATCTCTCCATATCTATTACATAGTTATTACCACATGCATACTTAATGATGCGTTTGTTGGGTCCAGATTTCTTATAGTGCTCTAATGTAGAATCTTGCAATGAAGTACCTAACATTATTAGGAGGTCTGTGTTGTTAGCCTCTCTAATATATTTTTTTATTGGGAATTTTTTAGTATCCCAAACTGTTTTTTCATCAAGATCCTTTTCATCTATGGTGGTTTGAGTATCTAATAATACTACCTTGTGTCCCTGCTACTTGTAGTGCGTTCATCAAAAATATAGCATTCATTTTAATACCATTAATCCAGATAGATTCGTTTTCTGTCTGAAGGCCTATTGTAATTCCTATGTACATGTGAAAATTAATTTATTTAACTTAGATTATATATCTCATAAAAAAAGGGCCTCAGTTTCCTGAGGCCCTTAAAATTTGCCTACAAATTAGACATTCGTTAATCGACTATGATTACGCTTTGATAGCTTGTACGTAAACTACGTCTTCAGCATCAATATCGTAACCGATTCCAACGAAGTTAAACGTTCTACCGTCAGCAGAAATCCAACCGTGATCATTAGGTGCAGCTTCACCGTCAACCAGTGATACAGGCTTGATAGTATGACCATTCACGTGTACGTGAATATCGTCACTTATACCAAATCTAACTGGAGCAACTAAGCTAAATGTATCAATAGCGGTAACAGTACCTTCTTGATGTAGCATTACGTCAGCAGCTTCAAGTGCATCAACTGAATCTTGAAGATCAGAAACCTCATCATTAGTAGTTGAAATCTCAGTACTTAATGCATCAGATACAGCATCTAAATCAGACTGTAAATCTGCAATAGTAGAACCACCAGCTAATAACTCTAATGAGTCAATAGAAGCGATAGCTTCATCTTCGAAAGTATCTAACGAGCTAACTGCATCTTGAAGAGCTTTGATCTCACCGTTTGTAGTGTTAATCTCATTGTTCTAATGCAGTTGAAAGCGCAGTATCAACGCTCCTCTAAAGAGTCAATTGAAGCGTTAACTACAGCTAATGCGTTAGTTAAGTCTAAGTCACCTACGGCGTCTACAGAGTTAACGTATGCAATAACTTCAACAAATGAATCTAATTCACCATCAGCTAATTCTAAGATAGCATCCACTCTCGTGTCGTTATCTGAAACAGAAGCAGCTAAGTTAGCGATGATAGAACCACCAGCTAATAACTCTAATGAGTCAACTGAAGCAGTAAGTGCCACGTTGTCAGCGTCATTTACACTAAGTGCTTGTGAAACCTTAACGATGTTACCAGCATTAGTTGAAATGTTGCCTTCGTTAGTAGCAATATCTGATGCTAATCCAGCATCAATATCCTCTAATGAATCAACAGAAGCAGCTAAGTCAGCAGTTACAGAACCACCAGCAATCAACTCTAATGAATCAACTGAAGCTTCTAAAGCATCAATTTCATTACCAGTAGAAGTTGCTTCGTTTACTAAAGCAGTAGAAACAGCAGAAATGCTAGAAGCATTGTTTGAAATCAACGTTGCGTTCTGATCGCTATCGTTGTCAATCAATCCTTGTACATAAGTCTGAATGTCGCTAATTTGTTTTACTTTTAATCTTGCCATGTTATATGTTTGTTTATTTAGGCCTAAAGAAGCATTATTGCCTCCTTGTATTATTATATATCAAAAAGAAGGCCCGAATTTTGTTAAATTCAGGCCTTATTTATAAAAATATTAGGATATTCTTTTATTAGCTAATATCTAATGAAGACGCTTGATAAATAATGTCGATTTCGTCAGTTGCATCCAGCTCAAATCCGCCAATAGAACCGTTCCAATATAAAGTATCACCTGCTGAAATATTTGCTATTTCTTTTGCTGTTACTCCGTCATCGCTTGAGAAATAACACGGTTCGTCTTTAGCACCGTCTCCTATATTTGCACCTAATCCGTTTACAGTTATTGCAACTGCACCGTCTGAAAATGGAGTGTACGTGATTTGAATTCCTGTTGTGTCTCCGGCGGCTGTAGTTTCTAATGGTGCTTTATTTAAATCTTCTTTAACATCTACACCAGTAGCCTCTAGTCCTGAACCACCTTCAGATTCTATTAATAACAAATAAGGTGTTCTACCGTTTTTAGAAGATACTACTCCGTTTTGGTTGATATATCCGCCTGCAAGTGGAGTTCCATCTATTTCGATAGCACCACCAGATGCTCTAGTCAATGTTAATGTTGAAGCGCCTAATGCAGCAGTGGTTGTTAAACCTGTAAATCCACCTGAACCAACAGCGTTGGCACCAAATCCATTTGAAGATTGATTGTTTAAAAATATTCCAGTTGCACTGCCCGTTGTAGTTATTCTAATAGCTTGGCCCGCATGATCCGTAGAATCATATAGCTCTGCCACTAAATCTAAACTACCACTTGAAATTGCATCTGTAAATGCAGCTAAAATAGCAGTAGGTGACATAGCATCATATGTGCCGCCAAATATAGTAATATCTGGTGAATCAAATGAAATAGTCACTGGAGCATTAACTCCATCACCTATAGTAATAGAAGCTATTGAAGATGGTGTTGAACCAACTTCTCCAACAATATTTAGCATATCTTGACCTGCAACACCGTGATCGCCAGATGTATATGCCAAAGTATTTCCTTCTGCGTTAACTTCTCCAGGTGCCTGTGTAATTGAAGCACTAACATTTGTTTCTGCAGTTTTAGTATTTAGTAAATCTTTAAAAGCTTCTACGTCATTAACAGTATCGCCATTAGGTCCATCAAAAACTGTTACTCCATTAATTTCTATTACATCATTTGAAGAAGGATCAACATCTGATACGATATTTACAGTAGTTGCTATTTTTGTATTTAAATGCATAAATACTGCTTTTCCACCCGTTGCTGTTGTAATTTCTCCAGCATTATTTAGGTCTGTGTAATATACATCACCGGGTGCCCCTACTAAACCTTCAGCATCAGCATAATTTCTTACAACATCATTAAATGGTTTTACAAAAATATCTTTACCACCTCTGTATATGTCAACTACAATACCTACCTTTACCTCTGAAGATCCAGCAGTACCGTACTTGACTAAATTACCCGAAGCATCTACAGAGACAATATCACCTTTGCTTAGATTTGAAGATAAAGTTTGAGAAAACTTAACTCTATCATCTTTTTCGTTTAAACTAAATCTAGATTGTACCTTTTGTAAACTCTGTGCATCCGTAAATGGAGAGCCAGCAAAAACTGGTTCACCTTCTGGATTCAAAGAGAATATTTTTATTTGTTCATTTAGATCTATAGTATTTGATGAATGTAGTCTATATGACATCATATCTACATCCTCAACTGTACATGAAAATGTATCTGCAGTTTTAGCAGTAATAGAAGATATTCTTAGGATGGTGTTACCATCTGTGTTTGAAAGAAACATTCCTTCAGAAACATCTAATCCATTGTATATGTTAGGTTCTCTAGTACTAGAATCACCATGTGTTTGCGGATTGATAGAGCTTACAGTTATTTCGTATGTAGAGTATTGATTCTGAAGTCCTAGTCCATCATTTTCACCATATAGGTTTTGTCCTGTCCATGCAGAAATTGAACCTGATAATGTAATTGGAGTTAATGTTGTCATATTATTTGTTTATCTGTTTTATTAAAATGTGAATATGATATATGCATGTGCCTCTTTAGTTGGAAAGCCACGTCTAACATAATCTATATTTGATTTGGTTAAATCTAATTTTATAGTTGCGTTTGCGAACGATGTAAAAATATCACTCGTATATTTATCTGTACCCTCAGTTTGTGTCATCGATGCATTGGCTATTACATATTGTTTATCGTCACCTCCGCCATTTAAACTAGTGATTTTATATTCACTAGTAATCATATTAGATGCTAAGATAACAATAGAGCTAGGTGCTGCAGCTTCATCACCAAATGAGAATTCTGCAAACTTTTCTCCATTACCGCCAATAGAAGTCGATGCCGACACATTTTTTGTTGAGTATTTATTATCTCCTGCTGGATCAACCATAGTAATTGATTCAACTTCTTCCGCTACAGAGAATGTAATGTATGCTAAATATTTTGTAACACTTGGGCGTGTGATTCCACCTGAACTGAGCATGTCAATTTCTACCCAACAATCAGCAGCTACTCCAGTAATAGGCATTTCTGTGTAAACTAAACCTTGACCCGGTACAAAAGAACTTTGATCTGTCTTAATGCCTTCGGATTCTGGATGCAATAATCTTGCTCTTTCCCATTCTGGTAAAGAGTTAAACTGTTCTAATGTTCCATCGCCATCATTACCAAAATAACCCTTAGGTAATAATTGGTAATGTTTTTGTGTTTCAAGCACGTATACTAACATACCTATCCTTCTTCTACCAGAAGAGATGCCATCCATGTTGTCAGTGAAACCAGTGTTAGTTGAAGAATATTGGTTAACTGGAATATTATTCCTATCTTCAATTGTAGGCATTTCTGTTATAGCACCGATCATATTAAATGAATGAGCCATACCAAACGATTGAGTCGCCATCATTTGGTACTATAAAGTTAGTATACGGAAATGAACCGCCTGGGTTGTGTGTTTTATCGGGTTTAATGTAAGCCATTTTTTACTATCTTATTGTTTATTAAAATGTGAATATGATATAAGCATGACCCTCTTTTGTTGGGAAACCCTTTCTAACATAATCTATATTTGATTTGGTTAAATCTAATTTAACTTTATTATTTGAGAATGCCGTCCAAACATCACCAACATAATCGTTGTTGTTATTAGGGCTAGACATAGTTACATTAGACAGTATATATTGTTTGTCATCTCCACCTCCGTTGAGGCTTGTAATTTTATATTCATTTGTAATCATGTTAGCCGCTAATGCTGTGATTGTAAGAGGAGCTCCATCTTCGTTAGCAAATGTAAACTCAGCAAACTTTTCTCCATTGCCACCAATAGAAGTAGAAGTGGTTACACCTCCAGGTTGCAAATCTACCGTCACCTATTAGGATCAACCATTGTAATTGTGTTAATCGCCTCTGCTGCAGTAAACGTAACATATGCTAAATATTTTTTAGTACCTGAACCGATAGCATCTCCCCAAGTTACAGAATAATCTGTACCTCCGGATTTTATAAGTGCTTGTCCATCTACGCCTCCGGCAGGAATTCCTACACCGTCGTTACCAGTATCACCCTTGAGACCTTGAATACCTTGAATACCTTGATCACCTTTGTCACCCTTAGGTCCGTTATTACCTTGAAGTCCTTGATCACCTTGATCACCCTTAGGCTCCTTGAATACCTTGATCACCTTGATCACCTTGAAGTCCTTGATCACCTTGATCACCTTTGTCACCCTTTAGGTCCTTGATCACCTTGATCACCCTTAGGTCCAGGAATATTAGAAACTCCATCATTACCTGGATCACCTTGATCACCTTTGTCACCCTTATCACCCTTAGGTCCAGGAATATTAGAAACTCCATTAATACCTGAAGTACCATTAGTACCCGAAGTACCATTGTTTCCATTAACTCCCGAAGATCCATCTTCACCCTTAACACCTTGATCACCTTTGGCACCATTAATACCTGAAGATCCGTTAGTACCATTAGTACCGCTTGATCCATTAGAACCCTGAAGTTCCATCAGTTCCAGAAGAACCATTGTCACCCTTAGGCACCATTAATACCCGAAGATCCATTAGTACCAGAAGTACCATTATCTCCTTTAATTCCTTGAGGTCCAACTTCACCTTGAATTCCTTGATCACCTTTAAGGCCTTGATCACCTTGATCACCCTTTGTCACCCTTTGGTCCAACTAGTCCAGTCTGACCTGTTAAACCTTGGTCACCTTTGTCACCTTTAGGTCCAACTTCACCTTGAATTCCTTGATCACCTTGATCGCCTTTAGCACCGTCAACACCAGATGTTCCATTTGTTCCTGAAGTTCCAGCTTCACCTTGGATACCTTGAATGCCGTCAAGTCCTTTAATACCTTGTTCACCTTGAAGTCCTCTTTCGCCGTCTCTTCCTGAAGTTCCGTCAACACCAGAAGTGCCATCAGCGCCTGAAATACCAGAAGAGCCAGAAGAACCATTTGTTCCTGAAGTTCCGTCTAATCCTGAAGTTCCGTCAACACCTGAAATACCTGAAGTTCCGTTAATACCATCTCTTCCTGAAGTTCCATCTGCACCTCTTTCGCCACTATAGCCTGAAGTTCCATCAACACCTGAAGTTCCATCAATACCTGAAGTTCCATCAATACCTGAAGTTCCGTCAGCTCCACTTATTCCTGAAGTTCCGTCGGTACCTGCATCGCCTTTAAGTCCGTCAAGTCCTTTGATACCTTGTTCACCTTGTGCTCCATCAACACCATCTCTTCCTGCTTCACCTCGAGGACCTTGTTCACCTTGTAGCTCCATCAATACCTGAAGAGCCAGAAGTACCTGAAGTACTAGGTGCTCCACCTGCTATAGTAAGTCTAAGAGACCCATCTCCAAGATCAGATGCTGCAATACCACCTTGCCATTCAATGGCTGTAATGTCTTCATACGTTTGTCCATCTACACTTACTTGTGTGCCTGGTTTAGTATACGCTTCTGCAAAAAGACCGATGTTGTCACCTATTTCAAGTGCAATATCGTTTGTTGCTATTTTTGAATTATCTTCCCATTGAACAACCTAATTCTATGGCGTCATGAATATCTCTGTTATCTAGTGTTTCCAGCATCTGCTGTATTTTGATCTATTCTTCCCCAACTTACAACCTTTAATAGCGTGTATTCACTATTATTGTATACGTTGGTCAAATATATCGAAGCGCTGGTTCCATCTGTATCAAACCTATCTTCTAAAACACCTTCAATAAAACCATTTCTATAACCCTTATCGTCAGTTACACTAAACTTAACTTTAGTGATACTCATAGGGTCTGCAGAATTAATAACCATCTCTCCATGAGAAACACTATCTGCAATATTGAAAGATTTTATAGAATATACAGGTGCAGGCAAAGTAAATCTACTTGCAACAATACCATCTCCTACGTTTTGTCCAGCATCGAATATATTAGCTGTCTTAACTTTAGGTACAACGACTTGATTAATATTTTGTTGTACAATAAATCGAACATAAAGTTCTCCTTGAATGTTATTGTCAGAAAGTACAAGAGATGCTGATTCTTCAGCAGTCAGTGATACTACTACTTCTCCTTGAACATCTGAGTTTGGTTGACCGTATGTTAATGTACCGTCAGATTTTTTAAAGGTTTTTACTACATTTAAGCTTTGGTCGCTTATTTCTGCAATAACCTCAACCGCATTATTAATATTAAGTTGATTACCTATGTTATTTTTATAGATTATAAAGTTAAAGCTCTGAGCTTGTCCTCTAATAATTCTTCTAATTTCAGGTAAAACTACAATAATGTCTTGATTTGAAGCTTGTGGCATAATATTAGTTTATATGTTTTGTTTCTGTATTATATATCAAAGTTAAAATGAGTAGTCTCTACGCAGCATACTAAATATAAAACTATTAATTACGGCTATTGCGTGATTGTCAATTGTAACGTCTATTAATAATTCAGATTTTATTATAATCTTATCCGACTTTTTTTCAACTATTTCTTCTAAGCTCTCAAAATAATCGTCTTGATTCCAATCTTGTGTCTTGATGTGTTGTAATTTAAAGTCTTTCCACGATGATGTAAAGTTCTTTACTGGTTTATTAAAATAATATATTAATAATTTATTATTTTTGGTTTTTAGAAATACAAACCCATCAGCTAAGAAATATTTTTTATCTGATATGTAACCCGCTTTGAGGTTTACTTCTATTTCTCTCCATATTTCTCTACACATAGAATGTAGATCTTCAAATTTATCTATAGCACTGTCTACTAATTTATCCATTAATTGACTTTGCTCAATAGTCTCTTCTTCTGTAGAGAAAACAAAATTTAAGGGTCCCCAATCACCTGCGGTAATTTTGGTATCCTCTTCTGTCATTTTGATAGCATCGTATCTGTACAAATAATCCAGAGTCGTGTCTACCTCAAATAATACTGGTAATAATTTTTCGTTTACAAGATCTTTCTTTAATGATTTGACATGGGCCAACATCATATATGTCCTGTATTCTAAATCTTCTGGACCTTCATTTGCCCAATCTGGTAATTTGTACTTACTTTGCATGAATTATTTATCATATTTTGTCATGCTTAGTTGTCAAATATCTAAAAAATATTTTTATAATTTTGTATTAGGTATATTGCGTGTCGTTCAGCATCATCTAAGTTGTCAAATACTCTAAATGATTTAGGTACGTCTTTTATGCTGGTTCTCCCTGCTCGCCTATGTACAATAAAGAATGTAGATCTTCCTCTATGATCTAATTTTTGAAGAATTCGTATTCTTTTTGAGAATTTCACTATTTTTTAGCCTTAGTCTTACTTGGCTTTTCTTGTAGTTGTGTTATTTCTTTTTCTATAGAATCCAAAGATTCTTTAGTGGTTAACCCCCATTGTAAAATGAACCAGCTCATTTCCATTTCTGCCTGTTTTTTAGACATTCTAAGCTTTTTTCTAATGATGTCTGTACCGACTTTCATAAAAGATTGTTCATTTTCCCTAGTAGTAGCATAATTCATGTACCAATTTGGGTCTTTCTTGACATCTATATATGTCTTTCCATGAGGCTCGAGTTGAAGGTTTATTAGTTCTACAAAAACCTCTTGTATTTTATCTCTACGTGCCATTTTGTTTTTATTTTGTTTTAGGCTTAATGATTTCATCAATAATACCATATTTCTTGGCTTCTTCCGCGTTTAGCCAAAAATCACGTGTTGCATCTTTCTTAACTTTAGCTGCAGTTTTTCCACAGTAGGAGCCAAGTAAAACAAATAATTCTTCATTAACTTTTTTCCATTCTGCCCAATCAACTTCAGCATCTTGTATATTACCACTAAATCCACCAGAAGATTGATGCAACATTGTTGTCGAGTGTCTTAGTGAAGATCTTTTACCTTTAGTGCCTGCTCCCAATAAAACTGATCCCATTGAAGCTGCCATACCTGTATTAACTGTTCTAATATCACATGGAATGTAATCCATTACATCTACCATAGACAGCCCAGACTTCACTGAACCACCTGGAGAATCAATGTGCATTGTAATATCGTCTGTAGAAGTATTACTAAGGAACATTAACTGTGCTTGGACAATAGTAGACATGTTGTCATTCACTGGTCCTGCAACCCACAACAACCTATCAGCCATTAACCTTGAGAATATATCCATTTGTGTAACTCTCATTTCTCTTTCTTCAAGAATATATGGTGTCAATGAGTTATCTACCTGATTTTTAAAATAGTGCATATTCATAGAGCTCACACCGTGATCGCTCATCGCATATTTTTCAAATTCTTTTCCGTAATCCATGTATGGTGTATTTGTTTTATTACTAGTTATATTGTAAATATAAAAACTGTTTATTTGTTTTCTATTATTTTTAACATGTCTTTAATTAAAGTACATGTTTCATACTCTTCTATTTCTAAAAAATATTCGTTAGCTTTTGTTAAAGATTTAACAAAACCAGATTCAGGTAATTGCATTTCGTATTCTAGACCTTCTCCATCAATTAAAACAGCTAGAAGTTTTGATTCTGGTTTACCTTCTATGACATTAAGCACATATTCAACCATTCTTCTATAGAATACATCATACTTACTCATCAGAACCTTATCTAAATCTCCTTTTAATAGCAACCTCGGGTCTATGTATATTTTTACAGGTTCTTTCATTTCTTGAATCATATTCTTATATTATATATTAGATTTTAAAATAGTCTTCTAGGACTTGTTTGTAGTCGTGTCTTTTTGCTAAAGGTTCGCGTGTTACCATGTCATCTATTCTAGCTATAAATTCTGTTGCTGCATTTGTTAGCTTTACACCATCTGATGAGGTGTAATCAATAAATTTATCTTTAAGCTCGAATGTGTGACCTTCACTAGATATTCTATTAGACTTTATTTCTTCTGCTAATTCAAAGTGTCTTTCGTAGAAATGAATATTGTCTGCAAAGTGGTGATATACACCTAGTTCTAGGTCAGAATATTGATCTTTAAGAATTAGATAAACCTGATTGGTGTAAGAATGAAAAGAAAGGTGCATCAAATGTGAGACCGTAGAATATGTCGTTAGATCTCATTTGTATTTTCATGTTTAACTTATTATTTCTAATAAAGAAATTAGCATACATTGTACATACAAAGTCTTTATTGCCTTCAAACTGAAATTTAGGCTGATTAAAGAACATAATAGCTTGTCGGCTATTTTTATCTTTAAGTAATGAATCTACTGCCCATCCAAATTGTTCTTTATTAAAAACTAAAGAACCATAATTAGAATTGATTTCGTTTGTATTAGGGTTTGTTATATTAGACCAAAATCCTGAGAATTGACCAATGTAATCTACATCTCTATCTTTTTTTAGATACCAAGCCATTTCACCTGCTAAGTATTTCCAATTAAAACCTCTTGCTTCAAAATCTGCTATCGGTCTTGTGGGATCTATAGCGATATGGCCAAATTGTAATTCTTTTACTTTAAGATCTCTTGGTTGTGATACATCACCATCTGATTCAATGTCTATAATTGTATCAATAAATTGATTTGAAAAATTCATATGTATTGTTTTTAAACCTTATAAAGGTTATATGACTATCTTACAATTAGTTTATCCTCTGACTTATCTTTTGTTATAGTTATAGCTTTTTCTGACTTTTTTAATCCGTCTAAAATTAAATCAGCTACTAAATCTTCTACATATTTTTGAATAGCCCTCTTAACTGGCCTTGCGCCGAACTTTGGATCGTAACCTTCTTTAGCTAAGAATTCTTTCGCTGTGTTTGTAAACTTAAACGCGTAACCTTCATCTTCCATTCTTTCTATAAACTTATTAAGCTCTAAAGTAACGATCTTAATTACGTGCTCTTGTTTTAGTTGATCAAATAAGATTAAATCATCAAGCCTATTCAAAAATTCAGGACTAAATTTATTTTTTAATTCCTTTTTAATGATTGCTTCTTTTTTGGCTTTCTCTTGGGCAACATTAGACTCACTAGCAAATCCAATACCAGTTCCAAAGTCAGATACCTTTCTAGCACCAACGTTTGACGTCATTACAATTACTGTGTTCGTAAAATCTACTGTACGTCCCGTTAGAGTCTGTTAATCTACCTTCGTCAAGCACTTGTAGTAATGTATTAAATACGTCAGGATGAGCTTTCTCAATCTCGTCGAATAGAACTACAGAATATGGCTTGCGTCTCACAGCTTCAGTTAACTGACCACCATCTTCGTGTCCAACATATCCCGGAGGCGCTCCAGTTAATCTACTAACTGTAAACTTTTCCATATATTCAGACATGTCAATTCTGATCATAGAGTCAGAGTCTCCGAACAAGTATTCAGATAACGCTTTTACTGTTTCTGTTTTACCGACACCAGTTGGTCCTAAAAACATGAATGATCCACTTGGTTTACTATGACTAGCAACTCCAGTTCTTGATCTTTTAATTACTTGTGCTAAAGCCTCAACTGCATCATCTTGTCCAATGATATTCGCTTTAATTTCTTTAGCCATATTTTTGATCATCTTAAGATCATCAGTACCTAGCTTATTGATAGGAATACCTGTTTGCATTGAAACCGTTTCTGCAATATCATTAAATGTTACCGCTCTCTTTTTAGATTTTAGAGAAGACTCCCATTTTTCAGTTTCTTTTTGGATCAAACTTTCTAATGAAATTTGACCGTCTCTGTGACTAGCAGCTTTTTCATAATCTTGTTCTTCCACTGCCATTTTCTTTTCTAGCTTAACAATCTCTAACTCTTTTTCAAGGTTTTTAATTTTAGCTGGAATTTTAACTTCTAGTAAATGTGTTCTCGCACCAGCCTCATCCAAAAGATCTATCGCTTTGTCTGGTAGCTCACGTTGTTTGATATAACGTTCACTTAATTTGGCGCAAGCTTCAACTGCATCGTCTTCATATATCACTGAGTGATGCTCTTCATAATTACCTTTTATTCTATTTAGAATCTCAATGGTGTCTTGAACCGAAGGAGCATCAATAAAGATTTCTTGGAATCTACGTGTTAGTGCGCCATCATCTTCAATGTTTTCTCTGTACTCATCAGTTGTGGTTGCACCAATACATTGTACTTGTCCTCGTGCTAGCGCTGGCTTGAGAATATTAGATGCGTCTAATGCTCCGCTAACTCCACCTGCACCAACAATTGTATGAATCTCGTCGATAAAAACAATTACATTGTCTGCACCCTTTAATTCATCTACTATATTTTTCATTCTCTCCTCAAACTCTCCTCTATACTTTGTTCCTGCAACAATGGTTGTCATGTTGATAGAGATTAGTCTTTTGTTAAGAAGCACACGTGCAACTTTCTTATTCACAATGCGCTGAGCTATAGCTTCAACGATTGCGGTTTTACCGACGCCCGGGTCTCCTAAAATAATAGGATTGTTTTTCTTTCTACGTGCAAGGATTTGACAAATTCTATAGATCTCTTTATCTCTGCCGATAATGGGGTCTAATTTGCCTTCCGCTGCTAATTGAGTTAAATCTTCTCCGAACTCATCTAAAAACGGAGTAGCCTTTTTCTTGCTACCTCGTCTTCCTTTTTCGTTTTCGTAACCGTCTGCTGCTAATGACATAAATTATTCTTTGTGTATTATTTATTTATAGGTATTATATGTATCGAATTCATTTAGTTTACAATATCGTCTGCTGCGTAACATCCTGGTAAAAGTTCAGGCTTACACCTAGCTTGAAAACCCAATGACTCTACATATCCAACGGCTGCTTTGACTAATTTGTTAGAGCCGTGTTGAGGGTCAATATTGTAATCCAAATCTATAGTATCAATTTCTATTCCAAATTCTCTTAGGTACACTGCGACCTCTACTGATTTTTCTGCTTCTTTCCATAGTCTGGTCCACATGTCTCTGATAACAGGTAGACTTTTCTTTTTTATATATCACGTGACAACCTGTGCTAGCTACGTGAAAAACCACAGTAGTTGCATAAATAGTTTGATCTGCTTTAGTTTGACTATCACATCCTAAATATATTTTAACATCATATTCTTTATGATCTTCTAAATACTTCTTAACATATGCTTGTAATTCAAACTCTGGATAGCCTGTGAGTTTTTTAAATTTCATCTACTTAAAAATTAGTTTCAGAATCTTTGCGATATTTGTCGTGATACTCTGTAATCTTTTCTACGGCTTCTTCTGCTGTATCTACAACTCTAAATAGATCAAAGTCTTTTTGACTAATTGCACCATGCTTCCATAAAGTTTCTTGCATCCAATCTACTAAGCCACTCCAATAAGATTTACCTACAAGAACTATTGGATATTTTACATTATGTCCACATTGTGCAAGGGTGATGGCCTCAAATAACTCATCGAGAGTGCCGACGCCGCCTGGAAATATCACAAATGCCTGTGAGTATTTAAGGAACATCACCTTGCGAGTAAAGAAATATCTGTTCTCAACTCCTAAATCAACATATTCATTCATGCTAGCTTCAAATGGCAATTCAATACCAACTCCAATAGATTTACCTCCAGCCTCATGTGCTCCTTTGTTAGCTGCTTCCATTATTCCTGGACCTCCGCCAGTAATAACTCCAAATCCAGCTTCTACCAAAAGCTTTCCTACTTTTTCGGCCTCTTTATAGTAATCATGTGTATTTAAAGTTCTTGCACTTCCAAATACAGAGACACATGATCCTAATTGATTAAATGTATCAAAACCTTTGGTGAACTCACCTTGAATTCGCATGATCTGCCACGCATCTTCGCTTTTATTACGCATGTTGTAATGTTTTTTGTGTTAATATATTCTATGTGTTATACGTGAGAATATGATTAAGTTTATTAATTTGACAAAGGTGCCGAAATTCTGGGGTGGTGCTTATAGTTGTGTACCTCATAATCAAATTCACCATCCAGCATGTTTACATTCTTAAATGAAACTGTAGGCAAATCATAGATCTCTCTAGAAATCTGTTCCATTGCTTGATCTACATGATTAGAATATAAGTGCACATCGCCTAAGTTTCCAATCAATTGATCTGGAATCATATCGACTTCTTCTGCGATCAAACAAAGTAATGCCGCATAACTTGCAATATTAAATGGAAGACCTAAGAAAGTATCTACAGATCTTTGGTTCCACATTAATGAAAGATATTTACCATCTCTTACGTAACACTGAAATCCATAGTGACAAGGTGGCAAAGTCATAGTTGGTAAATCTCCAACATTCCACGCCGATACCATCAATCGTCTAGAATCTGGGTTTGTTTTAAGGTCATTGATTAGGTTTTGGATTTGGTCAATCGTTTCAGATTGAAGATAAAATCCCTCAGTTCCATCAGTATTTCCTTCCACCCAAGTATCGCCTTTCCATCTTCTCCATTGTTTACCATATATAGGACCTAATTCACCCCACTTTTCAGCAAACTCATCGTCAGTTTTAATTAATTCTATGAATCTCTCCATAGACGTGCTTTCGTCAGTATAATAGGTAAAGCGTTTATATGCATCGCCATTCCAAATATTACAGCCATTGTCTACCAAATATTTAATGTTAGTATCTCCTCTTAAGAACCACTTTAATTCTGTCATCATAGTTTTGACAGCTATTTTCTTTGTAGTTAATAAAGGAAACCCCTGTTTCATATCGTGTCTTATTTGTCTGCCAAATATAGATAGTGTTCCAGTTCCTGTGCGATCGTCTTTGGGTGTTGAATTGTGCAAAAGCGAACCTAACAGTCCACGATATTGTTCTTCTATGCTACTCATTTATTATTATATTATATACAACTGAAGTATCGATCTCCTCTGTCACATAAGAATGTGACTACGATTCCAGTTGGATTATTATCTTCAATCCATTTTTCAGCGGCCAATATATTTGCGCCAGCCGAAATACCAACAAATATTCCATGTTCTTTGGCAAGCTGTCTAGCTCTAGATTTTGCGTCTTCTGTTTTAATTCTTAAAACTTCAGAAACTTCTTTCATCTCTACTAAGAATTTACTACCATCGCCAATGCCTTGAATTCCATGTAAACCAGGTTCTCCACCACTCATGACCGGTGATTCATCGGGTTCCACTGCAACAACTTTCATTCCTGGCCAAACAGTTTTAAGTTGAGGTCCACATCCCATTAGAGTTCCGCCAGTTCCAGTTCCTGTCACTAAACATTCTACATATCCATTACCGTCGTTTAGACCGTGGAATCGTTTAATGATCTCTTTAGCAGTACCTTCTTTGTGTGATTCTATATTTATAGGATTGCCAAATTGGTTACAGTTGAACCACCCATTAATTTCACACATTTCATCTCTGAGAGCAATAGCTCCGTCAAAATCGCCAGGATCTACCTCAATCAGCTCAGCACCATAGAGTTCAAGCGTCTTCTTACGTTCCATTGACATATTAGAAGGCATGATAATCACACAGCGATACCCTCTCTCAGCCGCTAACCAAGCAAAGCTCACACCCATATTGCCAGAAGTGGCTTCACATATAGTTCCACCTGGTAATAGAGTTCCGTTCTTTTCTGCGTCGTTAATAATATATGAAGCTGGTCTATCTTTAATCGAGCCAGTCGGGTTGAATACTTCTGCTTTAGCCCAAAGCTTGTCATTGATTTTAATCATAGGCGTATCACCTATGTAGTCGCTGAGTCTATTTTTATACATTATCTGTTACTTGATGAGGTTTGTTTGAAAAGTATTTTACTAAGATGTGTGCAGACTTATAATTTGTTGCTAGTGGAATTTCGTGCACATCACATAGTCTCATCAACATAGAAATATCAACATCATGTGGGTGTTTGTCTAGTGGATCTCTAAAGAAGACAACTCCGTCAATTTCTCCACGAGTAACCATAGCTCCGAATTTCAGCATCGCCTCCCATTGGTCCACTTGCTACTAACTCGACTTCTAAGCCAGCATGCATGATCATGGTTCCTGTAGTTCCAGTTCCTACCAATTCAACATGATCTCTTTTAAAGAAATCCATTCTTTTCATTACAAAGGCAACCATATCTGCCTTTTTACCATCGTGTGCTATTAGTGCTAGTTTCATATTAATCCCACCATTTTTGTATATTATGTTCTACCATGTCCCACGCAATTTTATGGGCTCGTTTTTGCTTGTGTCTACACTCGTGTACCATAGCTTCTCTGTCTTCTGCAATTAATAGCAGTTCAGTATCTGTATAATCCTTTTCAAACTCTTCGTGCATAATGTAGTATGGGTGACCATCGCTGTCGAGTGCATTAGTCGGCTTGAAACTAAAGTTAGACTCTCCATACTTTTCTTTAATTACATCTACGTATGCCATTCCATAGTCCTCATCATATACTTTAGTCAATAGCTCTACAGTTGAGCGAATGCGCGCAGCATCTTGTTTAGCTCTATCAGAATAGGCTCGATCGCTTTCTAAAAAGTCTGCAGTTCTGGAAAGTTGGTAAGTAAAAAGGTCTACGGCATAACGATAATCCCAATCGTATCCTCGCCACACATGTGGTATAAAGCTAATAAATCTGCTAAGCTTTCTAAAGAAACGTCTCATTAGTTACTCAGATCTAAATGTTTTAACCATAGTAACCGAGCGACTAGGTACATCGCCAACACAAACCCTTAGTTGAGCGCTCGTCTATTTGTAGAGTCTCTTCACATGGTCCATCTTCTGGTGCATACTCGCCCCACTTTGAGTTTTCTGGGTCGTGATTCATACACTTAACTGTTTTCATTCCCTTTCTTTTGTTGTCTTTAGCCATAGTGTGCTCTCTTTATTTGGGTTTATTCTTATATAAAGCTAGATTGATTAGTTTCATTTCTCTTAGGTCCTATTAGGGAAATTTAGGAAAATTCCCAGAACCGGGGAAAAATTCAGCATCGCTAGTTCGCGCGTATACCCTTAAGGTCTCTCCCTGGCCCCTCACCCTCGCTGGTCCATCACTGGCCCTCTGAGATACCGGTGTGGTTGGTCCTTCCCCCGGGGGCGCGCGATTCTATAATAGTCCAGATACCAGAGTTCGCGCGTGAGATGATTTCCACATGGAGTCTCTGGTCTCTGAGTTCTTTGAGTTCTCTGTGTACTCTAAGTGATACCATTGCAAATCATCTGAGGTCTCTGAGGTCCATTGCTGGTGTATGAGGTATTGGATACCCAAAGGCTTCATCTTCACCGCGCGCGATTAAGTGTGCGTTTAAGTAGAACCAGTCCGCGATCCATTTGAGATCGCGTTGGTGGTAGATTAGGCCCTGGAGGCTCTCTTCCCCGGGGGCCCAATATTTTTTCAGCGCTCTGCGGTATACGTTTTTTTGGTGGGGGTCGGGACCTCTGAGTCCTCTGAGTGATCTAAATATCGAGTTGGGTCTTTAGTAAGCCTCTGAGGCCTGGGATGAGGTGGGGCCCGCTGTGATACTTATTGCGCAAATAGCACTTATGAAATAAAGCTATAGCTAAGTTACTTATCTACTCTCCAGGCCCATAAATCGCCGCGACTCCACATGTCACCCCCAGGAAATTCGCGACTCTGGGTCCCTGGGTACTCTTTAAGCTCATTAAGCTCATATGCGCGTATTGCGTCATTATAAGCTCTCTGACTCATATGACACTCTGACCCTTTATCCGATTTACACACTCCATTCATTTGAGTGATTAGACTCATTTGCACTCCCTCCCTCTGGGTACCAGATCATTACTCCTGGGTTTTTTATGCCAGTAGGCTCCCCGAGCTCGCCTGCGCTCCTCTGCGTCTCTGTATCCGATTGTTATGTTGGTGCTTCTGTGCGTGTGCGAGCTCAGCTGATACCGGTATATGCCTGCGAGCTCTAGGTCTTCTAGGTGATAATTGCTGTTGGTGGCACGCCGACTCTTTGGGTAATCTTGGTACAAGTTGGACCATGGGGTGCTGGTGCGCCCTAAGGCCCCTAGAGCTCCTGGGAAGCTTCCTGGAAGCGCTCTGGGGACTTCTCTGGGTAAGCTCCTGGAGAAGCTTCTGGGAGCGCTCTGGCGGCTTAGTCCCGGGAGCTTCGCTGGGGAGCTCTGCTGGTACTTTGCCCTGGAGCTTTGCCCGGGACCTTATCTTTCCTCTGAACCCAATACTTTCTTTATACGCTTCGGGTCCCCTGGCGGTTTCAAATTGTTCGTAACTTTATTAGCCTGGATTTTTTAGTGTCAACTATTTGTGGTATATTAGTACTGTAATTAAAAGCTAAAAGATATGTATATTAAAGAACACTATGACAAACATTCCGATGCCACTACCTTCTCTATTGAGCAAGCTATAGGTGGTAAAATGCACCGCTTCCATACTAGTGAGTATGGCTTTAAGTGGGACGTTGAGTATGAATACCGAGTGATCACTAAGTGTAGAGCTGGTTTCTTTTGTATCTCTGATGGTAAGTCTACCCTAGAGAACTTGGTTAGCCGATACCAAAAGAATGCTCTCCATACTATAGAGCTTAAGTCTACCCATCCAGGTGCAGATCATTACTTGACTGCTTTGGCCCTTAAGGCTGGTAAGTTTGTTACTGTAGCTAACTGTATCTTGGAGAATATTAAGATTGGTACTATCCATAGCTGCTTCCCTAAGATGGCGGATCATGGTCACTGGAAGGCTATTGGTTCTAAAACTTGGGCTGACAATGCTTATAAGCTAGAGGATTCATTTAAGAATATTACTCTGGTTGAGGTTTAATTGGTAGCGCGCACTAGTTGATTCACATTGGCGACTTCTATAGTCGCCTTTGTTAGTTATAGGGGCCCTAGGCTTAATCGCGGTTCTCCTTATATAATACGTGATTTTTGCTTATTGTTTCATGCTAAGTTGCGAGTTTTTTCGGTTCGTAAGTTGTTCGTAACTAGTCGCTGAATTGCTTTGGGTTGTCATTTATTTTTCGTATATTGTATATGTAGGTTGAAGGTCAGTCCTCACCTAAGGGCGGTCGGTTCTTTTTGGACCGAGGAAGAGTAGACTCCGCCCTACATATATTTTTTTTATATGGCCTAATATAAGGGCCTAAAAATAGTTGTTAAATTATTTTTTATTGTCAACTTCTTGTGGTATATTAGCTATGTAAGTTAACTAATAAACCTCTTATACTATGATTGATATTCTTTCTAACTCTTACCCCTTTGCGGTTAATCTGATTCAGATCCTTGTTATTGCGCATACTGCTGCTATGGTTGTTAGCCTGCGCGAAATGAAGTGGACCGCTGATATTGCGCTTCGAGCTAAGTTTCCTGAATTGGCTGAAGAAGGCATGCTGTAAAAATAATTAGCTCCGGATTTTTATTTGTCAAATATTTTTTGTATATTAGTAGTATACTAATCGAGGCTGCTGCCTCACTAAAAAACACCTTTATGAAAAATTCACGTTACCCTAATGGCTACACTGAGAAGATCGGTTACTGGACTTATAAGATGAATAAGGCTATTGAGAACCTTGATCAAGCCGGTATTGAATTTGCCGCTCAGAAACTCGACTATTTTGTAGGTCGTCAAATCGCAATCTCTAAAGTAGTCTAATAAATTGTTCGTAACTTTGTCAGCCCAGATTTTGGGTTGTCAATTATTTCACGTATATTAGTATTGTAATTAATCGTTAATCCTAAACAAAAACAAAATGAGTAAAATTCAATCTTTCAATCGCCCAGCCCTTAAGTCTCTTCGTGTATCTCTTGATGCTGCTTTGGCTAAAGTAGCTGCTGAGCACGGTATTTCATTGTCTGCAGGTAACATCTCTTTTACCTGCTGAGACTGCTACTATTAAAGTTAACGCAGGTGTCATCGGTTCCGGTGGAGTTGCTGTTACTAAAGAGGCTCAAGCCTTTGATCAGTATAAGAATCTAGTTGGTCTAGGTGACCTCAACGTTGGAGATACTATTTACCTTCAAGGTGATGAGTATACTATTGCTGGTTATAAGCCACGATCTAAGAAAGCTCCTGTGCTTGTTAAGTCAGTTAAGAATGGTGGAAGCTACAAAGTCTCCATTCAGATGGTTAAGTTTGCAGTTGCTTAATAAAATGTTCGTAACTTTTGACGCCCAGATTTTGGGTTGTCAAAAGTTTCACGTATATTAGTACTGTAATTGTTGGTTGAAGCCAACGCAAAAAGAGAAATTATGAGTGTAAATAAAGTTTTAGTTCAGACGCAATATTATGAAAACTACGGGTTCCACGAAGGTAACTTCCACTGGAAGCCTAAGGGTGGACACACCTTTCAGATCGAGATGGATGCAGATCTTTTGCTGTATAGTGATCCTCGTGAGGTTTTCGGTAAGATGCTTGAAGGTCAAAACAGTGACATAGAAAAGTTCGAGTATCTTGATTATGAAATCCAATGGCAAGAGCCTACAGTCCTTGGTAATCAAGATGATTATATCAAGGCTAATCAGTTAGTAGAAGCTGAATAAATACTCTACCTATTGTTGAAACAATTCAGTAAGTAAATCATATAATAAACAAATAACACAGATTATGCCAGTATTAACAACATTATCCGCAACTGAAATCGATAACCGCAAGGCTATGACACGTAACTCTCAGTCACTACGTAAGACTGTTGCAGTGCGCGATATCAACCTCATCAATGATACTACGATCGAATACCAAGGTAAACGACTAGAGATCACTAAAGACGCTTTTAAAGGTCTTATGAAAATCATTGGTATGAGCCAAGCATTCGCTAGTAAGTTCGAATCACTCTTTAGCCCTGAGGCAAAAGCTTCTTTCATTAACCAAATGAAGAACGCTATGGCGGCTCAGCTAAATGAGATTACTATTATTCTATCCCCTACCTCTAAGAAGGTTGTTGGCTTCACTAAGCTAGCTACGGATATTATCTCTCACGACCGATTCATTAACCTTGCCGATCAGATCATTGATCAACACGGCTTTGAGGTTACTAATTGGGGTATTGATGGTAATAAGGGTTCGGTTATTATTAACGCGGTGAATCCTAACGCCAACTTTGATCTTGGTGCACTCGGCCTTTCTGATGAGGTATTCAACTCGGGTATTACACTTAAGAACTCACCGATTGGTGGTATTCAAGTTATGCCGTATGTAAACCGTATGTGGTGTACTAACGGTCTTACTACTGGTTTGGCTAACGAATCCTACTCTCTTAACAACTTGAGTAAGGAATCTATGGAGAACTTCTTCCAACACATGAACCAATTGCAAAAGAATGGGCTTTGTTCCAACTGACTTTGCTAACACTGTTAAATTGGCTACTGAAACTCCAGCTTCTCTTTGGGAAATGGAACGAGCACACAACATTGTTAAGCGTGCAGCAGGTGACGCAGCTGACTCTTGGATCCCATTGAATGATAACCGTGCAGCATACACTAAGATGAATATGAATCCTGCAGATTTCACTTCAGCTCAGAAAAAGAATGCTCGTACTGACCAATCAATCTGGTCATTGGTAAACGGTGTTACTCACTGTGCAACCCACGCTCCTGAAAACTTGGCTTTCAATATGACTGACCGAGAATCTACTGAGATGATGGTTCAAGCTGGTAACATTCTTGGTAAAGAGTTTGATCTTGGTAATCAAATGGCTTCACCGTTTGCAGCTAACGCACACCTTGACGCTCAAGCTCAAGTAGGTGCACTACTAAACTAATTGGACTATTCGGAACCAAGAACACGGACAATCGAAACTCTATTAAGTGCCGTTGAGGTTCCGAACCAATTGCTTATGAAAACCGGGAGTATGATCAGAGCATCAAGCCACCTGCAGTAAACGGCTTAATAAGACTCAGGATCTAAGTCCCTTCCCAGCCAGTCTCTCTTAGAGGCTGGCTTTTTTTATGAAAATAATTTGAAAATAATTAGCTCCAGATTTTTTTATGTCATTTATTTGTGGTATATTAGTACTGTAATTAAAAGCTAATAATCATGAAGATCACATTCGACATTAAATTCCTTCTTATCGCTATCGCTAGTTTTGCCGTAGCTGCTATGACTGTAACTGAAACTATTGACAAGTATATCACCTTTGCTGGTGAAGCCAATGCTGCTGGTTTCTTTTTGATGGCCGCTACACTTGGTATGATCACTGCCTTTATGAGTATCGACCAGATTAAAATCGGCAACCGCATCCTAGTTGGTAAGAAATAATTGTTCGTAACTTTCGCAGCCCAGATTTTGGGTTGTCAAAAGTTTCACGTATATTTACTATGTAATTAAAAGTTAAAGATATGCTATATACACTTAAACAAAAGACAAAGACCTCTATTGAGGCGCGGTCAGTAGAGACTGCTAAAACGATTCAAGTTACCAAAGGCGTAGATGCCAAATATGACAAGGTAGCTCAATACCTCAACGCAGGTAAACTGCTTAGTATCACTGAGTCTGGTACTTGGTCAGGCCGTAAAGATTATGAAGGCCACTACAAGACCACTCCGCAGGCCAATGCCAAAGCTAAGTCAGTTAAGGTTAAACTAACCAAGCTAGATGATCTGAAATTCTCAGATGATCTCTTCACGCCTATGGCTACTGGTACTGTGGCTGATAAGTTCCTCTCTAATGATGGTGGTTTCATGCCAGGTTCTAACATCATGGCCGCTGGTGCACCCGGTGTTGGTAAGACTACTGTGCTCCTAGAGATGCTGTACCAAGTGCAACAAAACTCTGACAAGAAGGTACTCTTTATCTCGGCTGAAATGAATCAGTTGGACATGGCACGTTACCTTAAAAGATTCCCTCACTGGGGCCAACTACCAATCCTCTTCTTGAGTGACTATGTAGATCAAGACCCTAAGGCAGTAATCGAGGCTACCCTTAAACAGGGTTGGGACTTGGTCTTAACTGACTCTTACACTGAGGTTAATGACACGGTTAAAGAGGAGTGCGGCCTAACCCGTTCTAAAACTGAAAAGTGGTTCCTTAGACCTGATGATCGCCCAAAACAAAGGTGAAAACAAGCGCAAGGTATACACCTACCTTTATCACTATCCTCCAGCTCTCTAAGGGTGGTACATTCGTCGGCTCTAACAAGCTGAAGCACATGACTACTGCCATGATGGACCTCAACTGGAAGGGCGGAGAGAACTCATCTGAAAGGTATATGGAATTCACTAAGAACCGTCTGGGTAATGTAGGCCAAAAGCTGTTCTTTGATTTCACCAACGGGGTTAGCTTTGATGAAGGCCGTTACTCACGAGACCTGCTGAATGAAGCCCTGATAGCCGAAGAAAAGGAGAAGCTTAAGGCTGAGGATGGCGCCTTTGATAGCCTGTTTGGTTCCCTCCCGACGGAGGCCGAGACAGCAGAAGCTGCCCAGGACGCAGAATCAGCATAAATCGCATACCCCTCCGGCGGGTCAGATGAAGCCGGGACTTTTAATTACACCTGAGGGATCCAGAATATAGCACTGGGTCCCTCTTTTTTCGCATAGGGGCTATTCGGAGTCCTTCGGGTGTGTGTATGTTCGCGGTGTGGTT